TAGCTAATAATTTTGAGAATACTCTTCTCACGATTGGAAATACAACCGTTTCGAAAGAACCTGAGCTTGAAGCGTCAGTTGACTCGTTCAATAAGTGAGAAGCTTCGTTCTCATATAATTGTGCGATGTTTTCTTTCACGTGACCTTTAAGACCCTCTAAGAATCCTAGGCTATCCCATTTAGAGATAGTGTTTTCACGTACTTGTTTCATATGGTTTAATCCGATGTTTCCGATTTTACCTGATGTTAAAAAATGTGACATAATTTATTTTTGTTTTTGTTTTTATTAATTTTTATTGTTTAGATTTATTAATAGATTATCTTTTAGTTCTATTAATTAAATCCATTATTCTACTTTGTGCTGGGTCAACGTAAGTTCTAGTTTCATTCAGCTGAGCTGATTGGCTAGTACTTTGTTCACTCACAATTCTACTCTCAACTGATTCAACCATAGGTTTTTTATTACCTAATTCTGAAACGATTGATTTGTACAACCTTTTTGATTCTCCAATCGTGTTAACTTCGTCATCGAATCTATTTAAGATTACTTTTTTCTCCTCACTAGTCGTAGAATGCTCTAAGAATAGTTTAGTAACGTAAGTTAAGTTTGAATTGAATACAGCAGTTTCACCTAGCATTTTTCTAAATCCAACAAGAGATTCTTTTATTTTATCGCTCTCTTCTTTAATTTTGATTGCTTCAGCTAACAGCTTATTATATTTATTTGCAGCTTCTTTTAATTTAACGCTTTCATTTGCATATGCTTTTCCTCCAGCTCCATCAGGTGCTCCGAACTTATCAGCTCCTACCCCTTCTTGTCTGAATTTTTGTGCCATACCTACAGCAATTTGCTCTTCAACAGCATCTTCTTCAACAACTTCTTCAGTTATTTCAGCATCTTCTACAATTTCAGTTTCTTCAACAGCTTCAACACTTTCTTCAACAACTTCTTCAGTTATTTCAGCATCGTCTTCATTAATTTCAGAATCATCTTCAACTACTATAGGAGCCTTTTGACCTTCAATATCTCCACTTGGCATTGAGCCTCCTTTTGATAATTTGTCTTTAGTTGCTGCGTTTTTAATCACATCATCTTCCATAATATGGTTAGCGTGATTATCTCCCGTACCGTTTTGAGCGTTATCATCAAATCCACCTTCAAGATTATCTCCTGAATCTGAATCTTCTGGCGCTGTTTGACCGTCAATGTCACCTGTGTTAGGAGCTTTCGCTTCTTTACCCATAGTTACATCGCTAGTTGCGGTTCTTGGTTTACCATTTGCTGTTTTACCGATTAAGGTATCTTCAGTAATATCGTCACCATCTTCTGATAACTCTACTTCGTAAACTACACTTTCTCCTAATTCATCGTCATCATCATCTGAATCATCATCACCTACTGGCGCTTCTGTTTCATCTGATTCTGCATCAAATTCTGCTTCTTCTGGTTCAGCAGCTGGTTCCCCAACTTCTTCTCCACCTGCATCAGCACCTAATTCATCACCACTAATGTCAATATCAACTTCTGGCTCTGCACCAACTTCAGCACCTAATTCTGCGCCAAAATCATCAGCTGGCTCTTCACCACCTAATTCTCCTGCCATATCCATAGGACCTTGGTCTAGCATACTATCGCCTCCACCTAATTTAACATTGTACTCTGAACCGGATACCGGGTCTTTAATAATTACTTCACTTGGTGATACAACTTCTATTTCGTCTTCTCCGCTTAATTTTTTATAAACTGAGATAACATCCTCGTCTGATGCGCTAGTCATGTCCATTTCGTAGTCTACGCTACCTTCATCTGCTCCGAGGTCTAAACCACCTTCCACAGAGTCCAAGCCCATGTCATCAATTCCAAGTTCTTCAGAACCACCTAATTCAGGTGAGTCTCCAACTGGTAATGCGTCAACGTCATCTCCCATATCTAGAGCACCCATTTCTGAGTCTTCCATTCCTGGTTCAATACCGTCAACTGGTAATGCGTCAATGTCTCCACCATCGCTATCGATATCCGAGATTTCATACTCGTCTTCGAAATCATCCTCTCTCAAGGATTCGTTTAGCGCATCTGTAATATCTTCTTTTGCTACTGCACGAAGTATTTCTTTAGAATTGGAATTTAACGCCCCTTCAATCAGTTTGTATTCCTTTATCGCTTCTTCTATAATAGAATCTTTTCTATTCATTTTCTTTTGTATTTAATTTTTTCGTATTACTGTACAATATAATTCATACATTTAGTAATAAATATGAATCGCTTTATCAAAAAAACCTTTTTTCATAAAAAAAAGGTATATTTCTTTGTTTTTTTTAATTTTTTTACAATAAAAACTTATTAAGATTGTCTATTAATAAATTACCACCTTTAATTTTTGACTCCATAAATGGTTGAGCCTCAGCCCTTTTATTAAACATATATGAGCCAGGAGTACTAGGACTAGTAACAATATCCCAACATATCAATTCAAAATCATCTTGAACAATTAATTTATCACCCATTTCATCTAACGAACCAACACCTCTTGAAGATACACCTACTCTAATACCCTTTCTAAGCATATTAGCAATATTATCACCTTCACAAGATATAATACCCATGTTAATAAATCCTGGAGACATTAAGATTTCAATCTCACCAACTAAGGTATGTCCTTCCCACCAAATCTTTTTAATTTCATGTGATACCCTACTGTTAGAAATAACAGATGTTTCCGGATGGTCACTCTCACCAATAGCAGACCTACTATCTATTAGTTTTTGATATTCGATTGCTTGTTGTCTAAGAACAGCTTCAGGATATATTCTACCATTTTTATTCTCAACTCCATATTTTTGTAGAATTACAAATAAAATTAATGGCTCAACCATAGCAGGTGTTCCAGTACCAACCTTACTCATTTCAGTTATGAATGGTTTATTTCTTATATCTTTAGGCTCGATGTATCCTGCATCACCTTCTATAAGTATTCCAAATCCAGGCTTACCAGCTCTAATAGTTTTATATTCTGACATAAAATCGTTTTATTGATAAATATAACAGAAAACGAAAAAAAGCCTAATCTTTATGATTAAGCTTGTTTAAATATTTTTTTGCGTCTACCTTTTTTTTATAAAATGTGAAAAATTCATTTTCACTAAGTACATCATTTATTATGTTTTTACATATATCATTTAACTCTGTTAGTATAAATTCAGAATTTATTAAATGTTTTTCATATTGATATAATGTTATCTCACAACACATATAACTAGGTTTACCATATGTAATACCAGAATCCCTCATATCCATATCAACCATCGTTTTATTTTGATTGAATTTATTGGTGTTGATTGTATTGTAAATTAAAGACTTAACCCTTTTATCGATTCGCCTAATTATCCTGATATAATTTTCATCATTCTTTGATATTGGGTTACCCCAACCACTTATCTTTATGTATAAAGATTTAGGAGTTTTCTTATCAATAGCCCCTATAGATATGTTAAAATTATTATAATTATTTAACTTTATCTCTGTTCCTCTACTATATTTCATTTATTTTATTTTACGCAAATATACGTAAAAGAATAGTAAAAGTCAAGTGTTAGAAGCTCTGACTACCAGGTATTAAGTAAATAGTTAACCTGGTATTATGCGATTTTAGGCTTATGAATATACTTTTCACCTAAAAAAGGTAAAACATAATCTTCATTGGTAGTTAATACATTATGAACTAAACACCCAGTACTAGAAGTTAAATAGTGAATTTCCTCTGGAGTGAAAAAGTATTCATCACCAACAGTGTACACAGCGCCATCTAACTTATTGGTTAATTCTCCTTTTATAATTCTACCTATTTCAAATTCTTTAGTATGTCTGTGAGGGGTTATGTACGAATTAGGTCTATAATCAGTTAATAAACTCTTAGCACCACCTTTATCTTTACCTAAAGCCATAATTCTAACCCCATGGGCAACAGAATTAGGTAACAACTCCCATTTATCTTTTATGAAAAGAATCTCATCCGGAGTTACATCTGGAAACGCAATTGCAAAACATTTTAGTTGTTTCTTAACCTTTTTAAGACCAACTTTAGCTTTGTTATAATTATCATTATTACTTAGTAGAAAGTTATCGAATACACCCATTTAATTATTTTTTTCTTCACTATTATTTTTTACCAACATCTTAATGTCCCGTAATAATTCAAGTATCTGTTCTTTAGTTTTCTCACTCGCATCTCCAATCTTATCACTTTTTTCTTCCCATAACGTAGCCACCTTGATTACGTCTTTAGATAGTTCATCTTTTTCGGTTTCTGATTTGTTCAACCTATTAGCTAACCAATAAATAACCACACCCATCAATACAATTACTGGGGCTTGTTCGATTAACCATGCACCTATTTCAACTGCTAGTAAAATTGTCGTAATCATATCTTTTTTATAATAAGTCGCCTTTTAAAGCTATGATTTTTGTAATTTCAGACACGAAATTATCTTCAGAATAATTATATCTTAATAATCTATCCTTTACTTGTAGTAAAGTATCTTTCTCATCAATGGTACACTCACTAAGTTGTTCATTAACTAAATCAATACACTCACCAATAGTTTCAGTATAAACTTTTTGTTGACCTTCAACATCTTTAGCTATGATTAACTTAACAATATTAAACTCCCCTTCATTAATCTCAGAGAATTTATCATTAAACTTATCTTGAGCTGCCTCAAGGACCATATCACTTTTAAAGATTTCAGGAGTTTCAGCTTTAACAACAACTTTATTGTTATTTATATAGTCCGATATGAAATAAGTAGATTCTAACAATTTGTCGATATTACTACTAGTTTTATCTTTAGTTGCTAATGTATTAATGTTTTTGTGTAATTCTTTTTTATCATAATCTTCTTTAATAACTTCATAGCCATGTTTGGTTAAGTAGTTTACTAGCTTATTATTTTCAGATATGATATTATCCTTACCCAATCCTTTTAACACATCAATAGCCTCTTTCACATAGTTGTTGGACTTAAAACTGTCCACTTCAACCATACTCTCAAGTTTATTATATATGTGATACTGAGCTCTTAAAACATTACTTTCTTTAAGCGTTTTAAAGTATGCTTTAAATACCTTTTTACCTTTATTATCCTTATCCCTAACAGAGTCAGCGAAAATGTTTTTAAAGGTCTCGTTTATTATACCAAAATTTTGCATGTATTTCTTTTAATATAAATATATTATTCTTTAGGTAAAGACGACTCATTAGATAAATTAGTATCAATTTCATTAATCATTGAGTTAATAGTATTGTTAACTATTAAACTTTTATCATATATTTTAACACTCTCTTTAACGAATTCCTCTTCTATTTCTAACCCTTTAGCCAATTCATTTAAATAGTTAGAACGCTTAATCGGTCTTCTTCTTTTACTACCTTTAAGTTTTCTACTTTCTTTAATAATGTTACCTTTCTTTCTAGCAATTTCAGCCATTTCAGCGTCAACTCCGACATCGGCAGTATCTTCATCATCTCCAAAATCAGTTTCACCACCTAAATCAGTTTCACCAAATGGGTCATCACCCTCAGTATCTAAAGATTCATCATCCAAATCTAAATCAGGAGCGTCAAATCCACCACCGAAACCGCCACCGCCTCCAGCACCGCCAGAACCGCCTCCACCTTCAGGGTCTTCTTCTTCAAGTTGTCCACCTTTCTTAGCCATTTCCATATCACCATAAATTCTATCAACTTTATCGTACATACCAGTGTACTTAATAACGTTAGCAGTATTTTCAAGTTCTGAAGCCGCAGCTTTCTCCATACGTTGCTCAATAAGGTCTTGTTTGATTTCATCATCCGACCAACCTAAGATTTCACGCTTACCTCTTGTCATAGACATTGTACCAAATCCATTACCAGCATCAGCAACAGCATCTTTATATAAACTAACTTTAGCCGCCATATGTTCAACCTTAAGCATTTCCGCTTGAGTTGATGGATTGTTAAGTGTAAGTGTGAAATTATCTAAATCATCTTCGAACCCTAATAAGTATAAGTGTATAATTGCAATCTTATTTAATTCATGAAGCATTGCTTGTTGAATTCTATTAATTGTTCTTGAGAATCTAATATCTTGTAACGCTAAGTTTTTCCCTTCACCAGTTGGTTCTTCAAACCCTAAGAAAGGTTTAGGTACTCTTAACGCAGTAAATAATTTTCTTTGTAAATATTCAATATCTGCAATTTGGTCTAAGTTCTGAGCTCCAGGCAATGTATCAATTGGTGTTGGAGAATCCTCACTCCTAACTGGTACAAATATATCTTGGTCTAAACCTAACTGATTATAACGCAAATCCATTTGACCTGTTTGAGGGTCCACCAATGGAGCACGTTTAAATCGATTAGCAATCTCATTTACGTACTGTTCTACATCTTCGTTATCAATGTTACCCACAAATATCTTGTATACACGTCTTTCTGGCGCTCTGGTTACACGATATACTAGCATTGCATCCTCAGACAGTATAAGTTGCTTCCAAATCCTTCTAGCCTTTTCTAAGAAGCTCGTACCGTATGGTAACTTCCTATCATCACCTAATAATCTAAAGTGGGCTACTTGCCAAGAATTGAAAGTAACGTCTTTACCTTTCCAAAAGAATTTAGTTTTATTTTTTGTATCATCCTTATTAACCCCTTCTAATTGAGCTGGAGAAATAATACCATGAATATCATTCTCTCTACGTTCAATCTCAAAGTTAGGTAATTGTCTAGCACCTATAACTCCACCTTTATCGTCAATATTTAGGTGAACGAAATTATCACCATACTTACAAGTGTTTCTAGTCCACATTGGTAAAGCGGTGTGAATATCTAATCTATTTACAAATAAATCTTCAAGAATTCTTTTTACACGTTTACTTCCAGAGTAAATGTTAATTATATCTCCTTTATCATTTGGAGTCGTAGACTCTTCCATCATAACATCTAAAGCTGCTGAAATCTCTGGATAAAATTCCATTGTTTCGAAATCAGAATACGAACCAACTCTTGTAGTTTCATAATGAATAGCTTGTTGATACAACTCACCATCCACTTTAGTCCACATGTTAGCTAAGTACTTAGTTTGTTGTGCTTGTAATTTAGCCGTTTCAAACTCTTCTTTAGAAGTAGTTTTAAGTATCTCGGTGTTACCCATTGAATACCTATTACTTCTCTTAGCATGAGGATTAAGACCTTCTTTTCCAAAAACATTATTAAGCTTTTGGTATACAGTCAATTTATTTTTTGCCATTATATATCTTTTTATTAATTATAATCAATTTATTATAAATATCAAGGGTTTATCGTATATTTACTTTGTACCACTGAATAACCACATATATTTACCAGTTGGGTCTTGCATATTTTTAGCAACAGTACTATGGAAATTAGGTTTTTTAGTTGATTTTTTACCTCTATCTTTTCTAGATACGAAGTTTTCACCTTGGTAGAAATCTTCTGAAGACTTACCACCAGTCATAACCCAACCTTTAAGCATAGCTTTAGTCGCAGCTTTAGATTCTTTTAATTTCTTAAATGAACTCTCAGCAACCCACAAAGCATAACCTAATGCCATTAATAAATCATCATGATACCCATCCATATGGTCAGCACGACCACTTTTAAATACAAAGGTTCTCATTTCACTAACCAACCTTTTTGAACGAACTATAACTCCATTGGTTCTAATCATCATCTCTAAGTGTCCAATCAAAGGTGTTCTTACACCAGCTGCACAGTTAAATCCAGGATACTTACCTTCATCAGTATAAGTGGTTATCTTACTTGTAACCTTATCCAATGGTCTATTAGTTGCATCACCATAATACAAGTTAGGAGTTCCCAATGTTTTTAAAACATTAATACATCCAACACCCCAACCACCAGTTATATCAACAACAACCATAGCGTCATAAATTCTAGCATACTCATCAACAAAATAACCTAATAAATCTGATTGAACTTTTCCTTTATATTCCATAACTTGAGTCATAGTTGTAAAATCTAATACAACTATGGTAGATGAATCCTCACCATCACCTCTAGCAACATCGGCCGATAATATATATTGATGCCCATCAACAGGTTCTTCCCATATCCAAAATTCATCATCTTCACCAGAAGTAAATTTAGGAACTTCTACATTATGCTTCTCTTGATGTGAAATGAATTTATCATCGATAACGTTACCCCCAGAACCTAAGAAAGAAACATCTAACTCTTGAGCAATTCTACGTTTATCCCAGTTCATTGCTTCACACATCTCCACATACCACTTAGCCGTAGGACTATAACCATCCTTAACTTTTCTAGCATATGACTCAAAAGTCCATTCTACCTCCTCAATAACATCATCAGTTTCATCATGAACCCATTTTAACCCAGGATTATATCTAGGGTCTTGATACCATTTCATTTCTATGATATTATACTTATTCTTACCAGCGATTGATTGCTCATAAGTTTTATGGTATAACTCATCCATACCGTTAGGTGTGGAAATCAATATACATTTACCCCCAGTACCTAACGAGGTAATAGCTGCAGCATATAATTCTGCCCCCTTCTCAACGAAAGCTGCCTCATCAAATATTAAAAAGGTTGGTGTAAATCCCCTCAAGGCATCCGTAGATGTTGCAACCGCAATTACTGTACTACCATTTACCAATTCTAATTCAGTTTGATTTTTAGCAATGAAAATATCTTTAGCTTCATTCTCCTTACTACCACAATACTCTTCACCCCATACCCATCTAGGATATTGAATCAAGTACTCTTTAATACCTTTAAGGAATTTTTGTGCTAATTTTAATTTATTAGCAATGACTAAAATAGTCTCAGGGTTTTTAGGGTCAGCAAATGCTATCTTAGTAGCCATATAAGCCTGTGTAACGGTTGATATCCCAGCCTGTCTTGGTTTGGTTACAATATTATATCTATGGGTCTCATAGTCTTGTATAATCTCACTCTGTTTTTTAAATAAATTAAAAGGTACGAAACCTTCTTGCGTTTTATCAAAAGTTGTCAAATAATTCTTAATAGCATATTCCGGGCTAATTAAGCAATTAGTGTACTCCATTAATATTTCTTCACCTGTTAACATATAGTTTTTAATAATAAATATCATAAAACTATCGTTTAGGTTATAAAAACAGAAAAGGAGAGCGTTAGCCCTCCTTTTTATATAATTTAAATTTGGTTATTAGAACCAATCTTCATCGTCAATATTATCCAAATCTTCAGGTGTGAAGAAATCATCATCACTTATGTGACTCATAGCATCATCAAATTCATCACTCTTAAGTTCATCAATAACCTCATCGATAATTTCTTGAACTTTAGCCTTACCACTTCTAGTACCCAACATGATTTCTCTCATAACTTCATTAAACTCATCAACAGGTAGAGCTACTAACTCAATATACACGTGATGCTTAAGAGCAAAATGTTCTGGTGGGATAGATTCTAAGAACTTCTCCCAAATTGGTGGACCTAATCTCATATCCCAAGTTTCAGCGTTCATAAAGTCAGCCTTACCCATTGCATACTTAGCAACACCTGGCTCTTTAGGTAATCCATGAGCAGAAAGTATTTCCATAACACCTTTAACTAATTCATGAATCAAAACTGGAAACGTCATAGCCTCGGCAGTTATTTTAGGGATATCCCCTTCACCTTTAGGAAATTCAACACTCACACCACCACCAGCAATTTTAGGTGTATTACCATCCTCCATCATGTAAGCATAATCAGCTCCTGACATAATCTTAGAATAGTTATGTGGTAATTGAGGGTCCATATCTTGTAATTCTGTATCAACCATATGAAACATGTGGTTAACTTTTTTAGCCGACCCTTGAATCATAGCATTGATAAACCTACGTTTATATACCTCACCATTTGCTTTAACAAGTTCTGCGTGACTATCAAATTTACTATCACCATCAGCATCCGGGGTTAATTTAGGTGGATTCTTATTAATCTCTAATTGAGAAAAATCTGTAGTTAAATTAGCAATGATTTCAACTTCACTTTCGTCAATATCATATTCATCTCTTACAAGATTAATAGCTAATTGTTCTAATTCCTCTTTATGTCGTTTTTCAATTTGAACTGTACCCATTAACATTTGACCTTGTTCTTGGTAAAATGATTGTAAATCAGCAACTTCAGTTCCGTGATGTCTTTTAAATGTTTTTAAAACATCAGCAAATCGTTTAGACATTAGCTTCTCTTCAAAATGAGATTCATCACTCTCTGGAAAGATAGGATGAGTACCAAGTGAATGCGCTCTGTCTCTTAATTGTTTAGCTAATCTAGGGTTTAATCTTTCAGCATGACTATCTTCATAAGTCATACGACTTTCGTTTAGATTGTTTTCCCCACTTTTTTTAGCTAATGCTCTAGCGGCAATATCTTTATACTTGTCAGACATATTATTTGTTTTTAATGTAGTTAACTAAATCTTTCTTTTTGATTCTAGGTTTAACATCTTCCTTAATGGTAACTACGTGTTTATTTTTATCTTCTAATTCTTTCATAACTGCATCAAACCCTTCATATTGAATTCCATGTTCAATTGAGTTATTAGCTTGGTCACCACCACTTAATTGGTCAATTTCAGCCTTATCTTTAGCATCATCTTCTTCTCCCTCAGTTTGAACAATATTTATTTCAGCATCTGGTGTCACATCTACTAACTTCTTAACCTCATCTTTTTGGTCAATAGCAGTATCTATTGTCATATTGTAATCCTCTTCTTTAATTTTTTTAGCCATCCTTTTGTGTTTTTTCGTATTTTATATTTATATCGTTAGCATATAATAAATCACTAACTTCCTTTATCGGCATACCAAAATGAAATACTAATCTTTCATCTGGATAATCTTCTAATCCTTCAATATTTTGCCAAGCCAATGGCATTACTTTATCCATTGCATCCCACATTGAAAACTGTTCATTATGTTGTGCCAATGTTAATCGTATTCCAGTGCTAATATCACCAACTTGCTTTATAAGTTTTTTATACGGTGGGTGTGGATTACCCCCTGCTGGGTATGTATCCCATTCCTCACCATCAATATCCTCAGTTGTATCAGAAAATATAAATTGATAGGTGTAATTACCTTTATAGTCTTGTGACCTATCATGTATATAAATTAGAAATAACTTACTCATTACCAAGCTCTGTTATTGTAGGTTCAGATTCACTAAATCCTAATAATTCTAAATTCTGAAGAGGGTGACCATAAAAATCAACATCAACCGCATATCTTTTACCATCTACTATATCAGAAACAAATTGATAAACCCAAGGTTCATTATAATCTTCTGGCTTTTGAACTATCTCATTACTATTACTAAATAAAACTTCTTTAGCCTCTCCATTAACTCTAAACTTAATAACTACTTCTTCTTTTTCATCTTGACCACTAAATCTAGTGCTATCAATATACTCAAGTTCTTTACCCTCAGCTTTAGGCTCTGGGTCTGGAATACCCTCTGGAACTATAGTCCAAGGTTTACTTCTCCTGCTAGGTTTAACCGCTGGTTTTGTAGTTGGTTTTGTAATTGGTTCAGCTGGTGAACTATCTAATCTTAAACTTTCTCTTACCATATCTTTAATATTTGAAGCAAAGATACGACTTTTATTTTGATTTTCCAAGTTTAAATACTTATTTTCTTCCATACCACCATCTTCAACACCTAAAGAAGGGTCCTCAAATACCGTCTTACCTAGATAATTAGGGTTATGACCCTCTTCCATAAATTCTTCTTCATCAGCAGGAACTGGAACTCCACCATCCATATTATCATTGCTACTATCAATAGCTTCTTCACCAGCCATATCACCAGCCATATCACCAGCACCTTCACCACCACCATTAGTACTTGATGATTTAACTTTATTAATAATATCGGTTTGGTCTTCTTGGTCCATAGAACCAGAATTAGTTGCGGATAAAACAGAGTTTATTGCAAACTTCTCTAAATCATAATCAGGTTCACCTACAGTTTCAGTATATTTCCTAAGACTTTGACCTAATTTTCCAGATAATTGTTGTATGTATTTTTCAGGAGATTCTTCCTCACTAGCTTCTACACCAGCATCGAATGGCTCATCATCAAAAGGTTTATCACCACCCATATCTTCACCACTCATATCTTCACCACCAAATGGGTCATCTGACATCTCTGGTTCTGGGAACGGCTCTTCTTGAACCTCAGAACCCATCTCTGGAGCCAATGGTTCAGGAGATGGGTTATCTAATTTAAGTTTAAACTTGGTTTCAGTTATTTCTTTTTTTTTTCAGCGCTATGAACTCCTTTATCTATATTACCAAGGGCAGTACTAATACTTAACTTGTTTTCAATAGGAGTTTGCTTAACTTCAGTAAGTTTTCTAACCTCAAGAATCATTCTATCGATAGCTTTCTCAGTTTCAGTTAATTCAACATCATTTTCTTCTAATGTTTCTTCACCTTCAACAACATCTTCTTCTTCAACAACAGGTGGAGTATCCACATCCGGGTTACCAGTTTCACCAGTGTCAGTAATGATTTCCTCTTCATGACCTTCATTTTTACCTGGAGTTTTAACAGTACCCATTAATTTGTCTGGTTGACTTGGTTTGATAGGGTCACTATAAGACTCAAAAGATTCAGTCATTAAATTATCATTCTTAAGAATGTTAATCATAGCATTAGCACCTAAAGCTTCATTAAGACTAATGAATTTAAGGTTAAGTTGTTTAGCAGCTTTAGCGTAACTTTCGAATACAACTTCAGCTTTATTTTGTAGCCCACCAATATAGTTAAAATCTTCAGCAACTAAGTTTTCTTTTTTGCTTGAAATTTTAATAAAATATTTATGATTTTCTCTAACGATACCGTAAACATTTCCGTCAGGTCCTAATTTAGTTAACTCAACTACTGAACGTTTTACGTTTTCATTGATAGGTGTGATACCCATCAAACTTTTCATTCTATTTACTTGAGAATTACCTTTTAAACCAGTTGGTTTTACATTATTCGATTTTTCCATTTATATTCTTTTTATAGTATTTGTGATGGCAATTTGATTGTTTTGTTACCTAATAAATAAACACCAGCAGCTCCAGTAATTGAAGTTACTATAATCTCAATTGAAGCACTTTCAGCCATTACAACTGAGATACCGTTAAGGGTTATAGTCCCTGCAGTACCACAATATACTTGAGTATATGTGTAGTTTTCTAAGTCAGCATCAGTTGATAAGTGTATTACTCTATTCATCTATTTAGTTTTCTTAATAAATATAAGAAAAAAAGGTAAAAATCTTTATTTGTGTATAAAACTTAAAATGATAGTATTGCCGACTTAACTTTAAAGGTTAACTTAACACCAGCCAAACTATCATCTTTAAAATCTAAAGTGCAAAAATCTATATTTTTTATTTTCCCAGTAAGAATCCATTTCTCAACACATATACCAGTCGGGTCTAACATTTCAACTTCAATATTCATTTCAGATGGCTTACCATCTCTCTTTTTACCTTTAAGAAGTTTTAACATCTCTAATTCTTGAATCCCATCCATTAGAACTTTACTAGTTGATGGAGAAATTCCATCATGTAATTCAAATACAATGTCAGACCACTTACCTTTTATGGCGTTATAAGTTGGGCGACTCGCTTTATGTGTTAAACATCTACCATCTTCAAATTTAAAAACGTCAGGGTATTTTACAATAAATCTATTCTTTCTCTTGAATTCAATTTGGTTGGGTACTTTATGTAATAATTCACTCATATCTATTTGTTTATTAATAAATATGAGCAAATCAATTATTTTAGTTAGATAAAGGCGCTTTTATTGAATCATGAGATTTATAACCTTCAATAATAAAATCGTCAATCTCTAAATTATCTATCCAATAATTAACTCCATCAAGTGTAGACGTATCTCTATCATGATTCCAAAACTCATCATTAATAATCAATTCAGGTAATGTAAAAGGTTCTCTACTTTTTAATGGTAATGTAAGTTTAGATAATTCTACCTTTAGTACCTGTTCCCTATCCCTTATTTCGGCTGCAGCCTCATAACGTTGCTCTTTAATAAGTTCCAATTTTTTCTTTTGAACACTAACATACTCTCCATACGTCTCAGGAGACAACTCTTTTAATATTATATTTAATTGATTATCAGATAATTCAGACCCTATTTGTTCCCTAGCTTGGTCTATATGATTTAAGTATAAATGAGTATCACCCAAATTACCAATCAATTCTCCTGGAATCATATTTACTTCCTTGGCAAGTATCTCTAATAACAAACCGTATGACGCAATGTTAAATGGTAACCCTAAGAACGTATCTACTGAACGTTGATTCCAACTTAATGATAATTCTCGTTCTGGAACACTTGATAAATCTATATTATCCATACTATTCTCTGGACTTACTTGGTGTAAATACCTGCTATCCCATATTTCTACTCGTTCTTCTAAACTTAACTCTCTAGTATAACATTGAAATCCGTAGTGGCATGGTGGTAACGTCATTTGATTTAACTCTCCAACGTTCCATGCGTTAACCATCAACCTCCTTGAATCAGGATTGTTTTTAAGGTTATGAATTAATTCTGCAATTTGGTCAATATGTGGCTTTTTAAAGTCATATTTAAATTCACCACTAGAATATGTTTCACCAGTTTTAAATGATTTATAATCCCCATATTCCCAATGTCTCCATTGCTTACCATAGATAGGACCTAACTCACCCCACTCTTCAGCAAACTTATCATCAGTTTTAATCTTTTCAACAAACTCTTTCATCGATAAAATGTCAAATCTATTGGAATGTATTGTTGGATGATTATTATGATAACGTGTATAAGCTTTATAAGCATCACCATTCCAAATGTTACACCCATTCTCTACAAGATACTTGATATTAGTATCGCCACGTAGAAACCATATTAATTCTGTTACTATAACTTTCCATGGCATTTTTTTAGTTGTAAGTAATGGAAAACCATCAGCCATGTTATGTCTTATAGTTCTACCGAAAACTGATTTAGTTCCAGTTCCGGTTCTATCTTTCTTCACCACCCCTACCTCTAATATGTCCTGCAGAAGGTCTACGTATTGTTTATCTAATTTATTTATTTTTTTCTCCATCTCTTTCTTTTGGTATTCCCATTGTTTTTTGTAATTCTTCAGCTAAAAGTCTAAGTAATTCAGTTTGTTCGACTATACCATGATACATAGTAACATCTTCTGCCAATTCTCGTGTATATGTTATTGGACTATCTAGGTAAGTGAGCCAAGATTCGGCATCACTATAATACCAATACCAAACCCACATAGTTCTTACCTTACCCCAAACACCAACATAGAACATGTTTCTAACTGTCATTCTGATTTTCCTAACCTCTGATTTTACGGTCACCTCATCTAATTTGAAACTTACCTCTGGAATATCTTCCATATATTATAGTAATGTTTTATAAACTTCGAATCTAGCGGTCAAATCATCTAACTTATAAAGGTCTATAGTATCTGTTGCACCAACATCATCAATTATCTTAGCCATGTCACTCATAATACTAGTTAAATATTCTACAGCTTCATTCTTAATCGCTTGATTAAGTTCCTCTTTAATTAACTTGGTATCAACTTTACCATCATTGATAGTTTCATATACATCCTTTATATACTTGTTAAAAACCACACCTTGACTTGAATCGGTTTCAAACCTAGTATAATCTGTCATAGGTACGTTATTATACGTATATTGCCCACCATAATTGAATGTGATTGTTAACGCCTGTGTTTTTAGGTTGTAATTTGACGCTAAAATGTTAGACGATTCATAAATTCCTCTGATGTTTCCATCTTTTTGTACTCTTTTTTTTATCATAATATCATTGTTTTTAATATGTTAAGCAAAGATACTGAAAAAAATTCACCTAAACAACTTGTTTATTAAATAATTTTGTGTATATTTGCAGTATAATTAAATAATCGAGTATGAAATGCGACATTGGTCCAAAGGTTAACGAAATAGTACAAAATGCAATAAACGAGGCACACTCTTATGATGATACCGAGTTATTGCCAGAACATATATTATTGGCTTTAATTTTAGATGATACTAATGAAGCTATTGAGGCATTACGTAAAAGACATGTTGATGTTGATAAAATGTTTGAAACTTTATCGTTGTTTTTGAAAAGTAACACATATAGAAAACGTAACGCTTATTCAGTTTCAGATTTAAAACCTAGCGTTGGTGCAACATTCATCATCAATCAAATGGACCACGAATGTGATAGGTTAGGTGATAAGATTGTAGAACCTAATCATTTAATGTTAGGGATATTAAAAGGTAAATCACAAGCACAGAGATTATTAATGAAAAATAATATAAATTATATAACTTTTAAAAAGGAAATTATGGGAGAATATGAAAACGATGATATGGAAGAACAAAGTCCAATCAGACCTAGGAAAACTAGAAACGTTCAAGAACAAACAAGTAAAACACCAGGGTTAGATAAATTCTGCGTAGATATTTCAAAAGCCGCAGCCGATGGTAAATTAGACCCAGTTGTTGGTCGTGAAAAAGAAGTTCGTAGAGTTACTACGATACTAGCACGAAGAAAAAAGAACAACCCAGTACTTATTGGAGAACCAGGAGTTGGTAAAACTGCAATAGTAGAAGGGTTAGCATCACTTATACACAGTGGTGATGCACCTCAACCACTTTTAAATAAAAGAATCTTCTCATTAGATTTAGCATCAGCAGTTGCTGGAACTAAATATAGAGGTCAGTTCGAGGAAAGAATGAAACACATTTTAACTGAATTAAAAGCGAATAAAGATATTATCTTATTCATTGATGAATTACATACAATCGTTGGTGCTGGTAACGCATCCGGTTCATTGGATGCATCTAACATCTTCAAACCTGCTTTAGGTAGAGGTGAAATACAAGTTATTGGTGCAACTACTCTAGATGAGTTTAGAGAAAATATAGAAAAAGATGGTGCTTTAAATAGAAGATTTCAACAAGTATTGGTGGAAGAACCAACATTTGAAGAAACAGTTGAAATCCTAGAGAACATTAAAGGAAATTATGAAAACCATCACAATGTTATTTATAGTTCTGATATTATAGCTGAAATTACTAAGTTAGCTGACAGATATATTCCAGAAAGAGCCATGCCAGATAAAGCCATCGATGTTTTAGATGAGGTTGGTGCAGCTACAAAAATAGATATTAAAGCGCCAGATGATATTGTAGAACTTAAAGGTGAACTTGCTAAAAGTAGAGAAGAAAAGATGCAAATCGTTGCTGAACAACGTTACGAAGAAGCGGCCACATATTTGAAGAAAGAAGAAGAAATCATGGCTGAAATCGGTAAATGGGAAGATGGTATTAAAACTAATATTACCACTATTACTCATGACATGGTAACTAAAGTAGTGTCAACTACAACAGGAATTCCATTAGATAAACTTTCAACTACTGAAAATAACACACTTAAAAACTTAGATAAAGATATCAAAGCGACTGTTATCGGTCAAGATGAGGCTGTTGATAAAATCTCTAGAGCAATTAAGCGTAGTAGATTAGGTGTTAAGAGTCAACATAAACCAATTGGTTCATTTATGTTCTTAGGTTCAACTGGTGTAGGTAAAACTCACCTTGCTAAAGTATTGGCTGAACAAGTATTCGGTGATGCTGAAGCCTTAATTAGAGTTGATATGTCAGAATACATGGAGAAACATGCAATGTCTAAATTGATTGGAGCACCTCCAGGATACGTAGGATACGGTGAGGGTGGTAAATTAACTGAAGCGGTTCGTAGAAAACCTTATTCAGTAATATTATTTGATGAGATTGAAAAAGCTCATGATGATGTATTTAACTTATTATTACAAGTGTTAGATGAAGGTCATTTAACAGATTCAAATGGTATAAAAGTGAATTTCAAAAACACTATGATTATCATGACATCTAATATTGGTGTGAAAGAATTATCACAATTTGGTGGTGGTATTGGATTTGAAACTGGTAACTCAATAGTTAATGAGGAAAGCAGAGCTAAGAGTATAATCAAAAAAGCTCTTAAGAAAAAATTCAAACCAGAATTCTTGAATAGAATTGATGATACTATTATCTTTAATGGCTTACAACCAGAACACATTGAAGTTATCATCAAGCATGAGTTAAATGAAGTTAAAAAGCGTATCGCTGAATTAGGTATTGCGTTAACGTTAACTAAAGATGCAATGACTTTCATAGCAAAAGAAGGTTACCATAAAGAGTATGGTGCAAGACCTCTTAATAGAGCAATACAGAAGTATGTAGAGGACCCTATTGCTGATGCCCTTATCAACGGAGATTTAGTTGATGGTGGTAAAATTAAGTTAGGATATAGTGAGAAGAAAGGTGTCACTAGTACCATTTCGTAATGGTAGAACTAATGGAAGAAGAACATGGTAAATGTCATAGTTGCAACGCTACCGCTGAAGGTCAGTGTGAGCGTTGCTACCAAGGCGTTTGTATCGATTGTATAGTTCCATTCACATATATGAATCAAATTGATTATACCGTATGTAATGATTGTAATGATGATTATGAATATATGCGTGGAGAGTTATTAGAAAAAGAGCAAGCTGAAAATATTAAAATGAATAGATTTATTGAAAAATATGGTAGCATCGAAAAAGGTATGGCGAGGTATTATAAACAAAAAAAAATAATTAGTTCTATTAACAAATATGTGGATAATGATATAAAACCCTAAATTAGGGTTTTTTTTATGTCTTTTTTTCATATTTATTAACATGGAAACACTTTCAGCAAAACAAAAAATATTACTTGAGGACTTAAAGGACGATATTCTTCTTTATAAAGAAGAGTTAGGTGGTCAAATTTACACTCACAAACTCGGCATAGTCATTGGCGCTATTGTTGCGGTTATATTTTGTGGTATATTAGTGTTTTACCCAGAGTTTATCACTAAATTACAAACAGTATCAGAACATATGGGATTAATAACTGGTTTTGTCGGAGAAGTTTTACCAGTGGCATATATAACAAAATCAGCCAACAGTTCAAAAGCCCAATCAAAAAAATTAAAAGGGTTACGTTTATTCGAAAAGAATATCCAAAGAATGGAATATTCAATAATACCAAATGATGAAGATGATATTATTGCTCTAGAAATGGACTTATCAATTTACGTAACCACTTAAGAAATAATATTATGAGTGAAATAAGACAATTAATTAGCGAAACAATAAAAGCATCTAAAAGAAATAGGATGATTAATGGAATACTTTGGGTAGTAGTCTTTAGCTTACTAGGTGTCGCTCTATATACAACCTTTTTATCAATAGAATCTAAAGAAGAGGCTGTTAAAGAAAGAGATGCTAAGAAAGAATTACTAATAGTGTCAGATAGTTTACGTGTTAAAGCCGAAATGTTGGTACTTGATTTAGAAGTTTCAAAAGAAAATCTTAAAGGAGAGAAAGCTAAATTAGAGGAAATTAAAATTTTATACGATTCACTAAGACAAGTTCAACTAGAACAAATGGTACTATTGACACAAATTGATGATAGGGATGAATTATGGGATTACGCAGTGAAATTAAATACAGTCCAATCATATACTGATTATATAAAAATTAAAGGTACTAATAATAAGGTGCATAACAAACTTAAAACATTACTTGATAAAACAGGGTATGTTCAGATTCAAGAATCAAATGGTAAAATGTTAATACAAGAAGTAGACGCTCAATTTGATTGGGGAGAATTCGGATTATGGACATCAAAATCAGCTCGTAGTATTAGAAATGGTGTAATGGGATTAAAAGAATATCCAAACACCAACCGTAATGGTGATGTAATACTAGAAGGTCAACCATTTGTTATCATTCAAGATAGTATTATGAGTGGTAGAACTCGTTGGGCTAAAATAAAATATTAATAATATGAGTACAGAAAATTTTAAAGGTGGTTTAGCCGATGGTAAATCGATTAAAGATATTGTAGCACACCATGGAAAAGAATCTTGGGCTTCAATTCAATTTGAATCACTAGAAAAGATAGTGAATAGAAACCTAGAAAACGGTATTAAGGTTGAAAAAGAGCATACAGATAATGAAAGTGAAGCTAGAGAAATAGCAATGGACCATTTATGGGAAGACCCTAAGTACTACGATAAATTAGAAAAGATTGAAGAGTCTAAGAAACTTATCGCTAAATTAATCAAAGAAGAAATCGACTTACTAATTACCGATGAAAGTCCAGATACTATTGAAGTGTTGGTGAAATATAATCAAAGAAACGCCGGGGTCATTCGTGTTACACCAGCCAACTCTGAAAACACTATGGAAATAGTAGGAGTTCAATTTAGAGAAGATTATGATAATTTATTCATAATCAAAGAAGCTATCCAAGCCCTATGGTATGAATTCAAAGAAATCAATACATTTATTGTAGCACCAAAATTAGAAAGTGTTCAATATTGGAACAAATTAGGATTCTCAAGAATCTCTCCAAATTATTTAATTTCAAATAGAGGACATTAAATTTGTCTAATTAAATTTTTATACGTATCTTTGCTCAAAGAAAATAAGATATGTTAAAAGAAGTTCAAATTGCCAATTATTACGCTACTAAAGCGCACGCATCCGTAAATCATACGTATGACGGAAAACCTTATTCATTCCATTTAAATATGGTGTATAACTTTGGGGTTAAATTTCAACACTTATTACCTGAAGATAAAGTTATTATTACACTATCCGCTTGTTGGACACATGACCTTATTGAGGACTGTAGACTTAGTTATAATGATATATCTAAAAAATTCGGAGTAATCGTTGCTGACATTACTTATAATCTAAGTAATAACAAAGGTAAGACTAGGGCTGAAAGAGCCAACAATGAATACTATCAATACATATCTTTTTGTAGATACTCCACATTCGTTAAAATTTGCGACAGATTAGCTAATGCGACTCATTCAAAGAATAGTGGTAGTAGAATGTTTGAAATGTACAAAAAAGAAAATGAAAACTTTAGAAATAATTTATATACCTCAGAACTTCAAGAAATGTGGGATGAGTTAGATGATATTTTTGGAATAGAAAGATAATAAAACTATATATTATGAGCGATTACGAACACCAAAGAGGTAGGATGATTAAAGTTGAGGCAGAGCCTGGAACTACATTAGAAGAACAATGTCTAACAATATTTAAAGAAGCCGGAATAGAACCAGCAGATTATTTTGATACCATTGCTGAAGCATTGGTTGATGAGTTTTATAAAACATATGTGCATTTAGATGGTGAATTATATAAATTCATTGAACTAGTCAATGAGGACCCATACGGTTCATTCGTTAATCTTGATGAGGATGCTTTTGGGATTTACACATTCAGTACTAGATATTATAATGGTGGGTGTGGTTTAAGTGAAATGTTAGAAGATGGTATAAAACGATTAAAAAGGGAAAATGAAACCAAAGGAAATAGCTAGGAGGATTTATCATAAAGATACTTGCTACGGCATGTATGATGATAAAGACCCAACAGATAAAGAGTTGATAGAATACTTCACCACATGGATTGAAGATTACGCTCGTGAATTTCATGAAGAACAATCAATTAAAGATGTTGAAATTAAAAAAGAAGAGGATGAAAATAAATTAAGATGGTGGAATAATGCTTAGAAATATTTTAAAATGTCTATTTGGGTTAGACATAGATAAAAAAAGGTAAATAATTTACCACCAATAGTGTTAACTCAAGAACAAATAGAACGATACACTAAAGAATTAGCATCAGATAAGTGGAAAGAGTGGAAACCTTCTAATGATAGATTTGATTGTTTTCGATAATGAAAATTTATACACATTATAATATAGAAACTGGTGTAACTGAATATGTGGATGTACCACAAAATAGGGTAGATGCGGTTAATTATTGGATGGAAAATGTTAAATCGGACAACTTACCTTTAGATAAGGTAATAGAAACATTTAATAAATGGTACGCAAGTGTTATGGGATTAAAGTCCTAGATACTCGTGACTAAAACATACTCGCTTACTATCAAAGTAATGATTCTTAAAGATATTGTCAATGGCAATATCTTTTCTTAGTCTACGATTCTTTGTAGTTGGCTTCCATAACTCTGAATGCTCTCTATGAAAACCCATTCTAGGATGTGCAGTTCTAGAATAATACCTATACCCATCATCTACGTGCATTTGCGCTATCATATCTGAAAATGCAACACCTATACCCATTCCCTGGAAATCGGGCAGTACAACCGTCCTATGACCCCTCCACGCATTCTTTACTAATCCATTAGGCATAGCAATACTAGCCCCAAAACAAACTACTCGGTCATCCCATACACCAACCCAACATCTAGAACCTCTAGATATCTTGCCACTTAAATAGTGATGACTTTTAAACATTGACCAGATACTGTAGTTTGCTCGATATATTTCGAGATTGATATCTGGTCGTTTGTAAAATCCCCATCATAGACTTCACCGTTATTGGTATTTACCACCCAATCAGGCTCAAGCCAATCCAAAACATCCTCATGACAAGTGGAAATTACAACATTCTTAATGTTATTCCTTTTTATATACTTGGATAACGCCATTGAAGACGCTTTAGCGACATTCCTATCCACTACTGAACTAAATTCATCTACTACCGCCCCAGAATAAATAGAACGACTTAAATCGGCTCTAAATCGTTCTCCATTGGATAATACATCATAAGACTTATACCAACTAGGTATAGAATTCAATCCAACGGCAGATAATTTATTAATTCCATCGTCAGGACTATCGAAATGTGATATGATTGATTTGTTATTATCCCAAACTTGGACACTTGGACACCCAAATTGTCCAAGCAAGGTAGTTTTACCACTCCCGGAAGTGCCATATATTACACCTATGTTGTAATCTTTAGGTATTTTGGTGGGTTTTTCCCATGGAAAGAAGGTTGAGGTGCCATTAAATGCACAATCGAATGCTTTTTCACTAGCTTTGATGTATTCATCGTGAACCACTGTAGAAGTTAGTGGAATGTCACTCTTTTTTAATTGTTCAATTATATTCATACCAAAATATAAAGATAATAAAAGAAATGTAAATAAAAAAAGACTAACTTTCGTTAGTCTTTATAATTTTATTACTAATATATATCTTCCCATCCATCTACACCACCTGAAACGTTCCTACTATTTTGTGTACGCTGAATCTCACTATCAATATACTGTTTTATTAGTTTTGAATATATTTTATCATGCGCTTCTGGTCCATATTCATCATACCCACTACCGTTATCACCCCTCCTATTAATCTTGACACCATTTGAAAATTCAAAATCATAATGAGGGTCTCCAGCCATACCACCTCTGGGGGTAACTTTTATAATTTTAACAATTTCTGAGCCATTATTTTCTCTAATTAGCTTTTTTTTTTAACGTTAAGTACTCTTCCAGTTTTAACCAATTCAGCCAATTGACTTTCAGTGACAGTCACCTTTTTAGTTTTTTTAACCGCTGGTTTCTTTGTTAATTCACCCGCTTCTACTCTTTCTGCGATAGTTTTTTCAACTATGCTATGTATTAAGTCAACTAACTTCCCTTCAGCAATTGTAACTTTTTTGATTTTTTTATCTGCCATTTTATTGTTATTTAAGAATATATTTTTATTTATATTAATAAATATGTCAAAATAGAGTAAAAAACTTTAAAATTACCCACCATTACATAATTTATCCGCTCCAGATGAAGCAGCGTAAGCGTCTTTTCCTTTACAATTATCAAAATGCCATCGCTTACCATTACCCTTATCAACCATTTTATTACAATGAGGGCACTCAGTTTTTTCCATCTTAACTCCTTTATTCCAACTTGGTGGTAAATCAGATTTACCTTTATTCCAAGGTGTACAACCTTTACTATGGTGTTCTTGATTTTTAAATCGTTCTTTTAACGTGTTAGATATATCTTTTTTTTGTTCCTCTGACATAGGGCCTGTCGATAAACCTTTATTCCAAGCTTCTTGTACGCCTACCTTACCTTTATTCCAAGGCTCAACATTTTTTAAGTGGTGTTCTTGATTCTTATATAGTTCCTTTAAAGTCTTTGATATTTGTTTCTTCTGTTTATCGGTAGCAATATAAGGGGCGGTATATCTAGATATTATTTCACCACTTACATATTTCTCTTTTAAAGTATTGGAAATTTTAACCTTTGATTCATCTGATAAAAGACCTGAAGATTGTCCACCAGTTTTTAAATTATAATTGGACCTATCTTTAACCCATTCTTCATTAACCAACCCCTTCTCAACTTCTAGTAGTTCGTCAAATGAATCATGATAACTTAATATTTCTCTTGTGAAATTTTCTTTACCATATTTCTTAATCGCCCTCTTTAAAGCAACCCCACTACCAAGATACCCATCATCTATATTATTAGTGTGGTGGATACCAATGTAAGTTTTATTGTTAATTGTGTTTGTTGTTTTATATACAAAATATGTCATAATATTATTTATATATAAATATGCGGTAACCTGTGTAGAAGATAGATTATTTAAATAAAAAACACCCTAATAGGGTGTTTTTATAATGTAACTAACCGTTACACAGTCTGTCAGCTCCTGAACTTGCGGCATACGCAAACGGTTTTATTTTACAAGTGAATCCCATCGCTTTAATGTACCCAACACTTTGTTCTAAAGCAACGTTAGAACCCGCTTTAGGGTCTGGATTAACATCGGCATGAATTTCAAATTCAATCTCGTATAATTCAAGTAATGGTAAAATGTTATAACCAACATCAATAGATAATTGTACCTCTTTAAGCATTCTAGCTTGAATCTTCATAGGAGTTCTATCTAAGAATACTCCTGAGATTACTTTAGCACCTCTACCAATATAAGTCATTTTACCATATACCATACCCATAGGCTCTTTAACCTCACATAAAATTGCAGTTGCAAATTTGTAAGCTTTACCTTTCTTTTGTGAATCGGTACCAATACAGATTTTTACTTTGTTTCCTTTTTCTTGCTCGATTTCGATTAATTTTTCTAAATAATCGATTAATGGTTCGTTAATCACTCCGTGGTCAACCCTCCTCCAAGTCATTTCATTTGCTTTCATTTTATTTTATTTTTATTTGTTAAAAACGTAAGCATAAAGAGGGTCTATGATTACATTTATTATTCCGCAGTGTATTCCACTACGTCTACTCTAGGTAATAGGGTTTTAAGTTTTTTAATTGTTTCATCACTCACTAACCCCTTACTTACTGATAGTCTACTTAACGAGCCTCCATTTGACATATCTAAATTTTTAATCTCATCTGGAATACTCTCTATTGCATTACCAACCAAATTTAACATAATCAATTTTTTAGAAAAACATAGACTTCTAGGTATTTCTTTTAATTTATTATGTGGAACGGCTAATAAACAAAGTTCTTTTAACTCTCCTACTGATTCATGCCATTCAGTTAACCCAACATCTTTTAAATATAAAGAAGTTAAATTTTTAAAATTACTAATATCTGGTAACTTAGCAATTTTTTCGTTAGACAAATTAATAGTACTAACTTCCGGGTCAATAACTTCGAATAAAATATCTCCAAATCCAAAGTTAACTAAATGCTTTACATACTTGTTATCAGTACTAACATTCTTACTAGCCCTGGCAAGTTTTATTAATAAATCATAAAAGTATTCTTCAATACCCTCACTCTTATCTAATATCTTACCTCTTATGTCTTGTTCAGTACCATTACCCTTATGCATGGTTTGGTTACTCTCAAAATGAAACTGCCATAAACCATCTTCATACTCAGGGTGACCTTCACCATGAAAGAAGTTATTATTAACTATAATGTATAGTTGAGAACCAGTACCGTATGAAGTCTCCTGCTTTCGGTAACTCTCAAAATAACTCCCAGAACTAGTCGTACACCAACTAGCAAATGGATTGAATATTTTACTAGAATCCAAACTTAATGGAGTGAAAACTGTAAAATGCCTATCATGAAAAGGAATTGCAGCTTCACCAATAGAAACAAACCTCTTCATTTCCAACTCTAACGTTGACATATCTTTCTCAATATAAGGGTCAACAGCATCAAATAACTGTGACAAATTCTTATACTGATTGATATCCGATGGGTCTTTAATTCTATTAACCGCAAAATTACTTTTACATAATTTTTTAAATACCTTCTTATACTTATTCTCTTCAAATAAAGTTAAGTATTGATTGGCTTGACCTAAATCTTCAGTAGCAAACCTTAATGCATGCTCATTATCTCCATCACGCACATAACGATTAAAAACATTCAACATCCATTGAACGTGAATCTTATTATGTGTCGGGTCCGCATCTACCATTTCAGTAAATACCTTCTCACTAACACCAATCCAACTGATAACACATCGATTACCACGATAAATAGGTAAACCCTTTTCATCAACTTGTACGGTGTACAAAGCAATTACATTTTCATGCGTTTTTTCAGGTAAACCATTCGCACTCGGTGTAGAGATTGCAATGTATTTATTATTCATTGCACCGCTAGTCATTAACGTAAAGTCTTCTTCAGTGAAAACGTTAAATTTTTGAGCTAAAAATGCTATTCTTTCTAGTGATTTCTTCTGTTCCATATATCTTAAAATTATTTATAGAGCAAATATATAGATAATAATTGAATTAAACAACTAAAAATATGAATTTATTTGAATAAATTCATTATGTCTTGGTCTAAGTAGTGTTGGATAGTACTTTTGTGATAACCTAGGGTTGATAGAGTTTCCGAATTTCTAGTAATAATATCCATCAGAATTTCATTTACCATTCCATCTGAATTAAAACTATCCTGAACTTCCTGATAGTAATCTAAATATTCTAAATCTATTAAATCTTCAATTATAGCGTTGTACGTTATAATGCGTTCAATCTCCGTGTCATCCCAAAATGTTAAAGAACTCTTGTTGAAGTTACGGGCCGCTTTAGTTAAGAACTTCGTTCCCGTTAAAGCTGTGTCGTTGTTTCTTACTCTCACAATTATTAATGTTTATTAGTATTAATGTACTTACTATAAATATCAATAACATCACGTTACATCTACCATACAAACAAAAAAAATCCTATAAGCTTGAATTTAGGCCAATAGGATTGATTATTCTTTGAAAATAAAATTATTTCTTTTTCCTCATACCTATTTCTTCATCAAAATCATCCATAAACCACCCCTCAATCGAATCATTTATCTCAGTCTTACTAATACCATCATACTTGTTCGTCATATACTCAGCTAACGCCCTGGGTGTGATGAATGTACCATCTACTTTCTTCTTAACCAACGGAGTTTTGTAAAATTCATTACTAATCTCTTTAACACCACTAGCTGGCTCATAATCATCCTTTAAAAAACGATGCATCTGACCTCTTAACCTAACGTTAGCTTCGGTCTCACTTATCATGGTGGTAATCAATCTTAATTGATTCTCTGTTATTTTCATTATTTGACTCATACTAATAAATATACTCTTTAATTGAAAAAAGCCCCTAATTAGGAGCTTTTAGTTTACTTTAAAGAATTAATCTTATTCTGTAGCATAACCTCGGATTGTACTCCAATGGCTTTGTCTACTACTTGCCCATTCTTGAAAAATAATAAAGTCGGTATGTTTCTAATACCATACTTAGTCGCTAAACTACTAACATCATCAATGTTAACCTTACCAATTGATACATCATTATTCTTCTCTGACAGATTATCAATAATAGGGATTAGCATCTTACATGGTCCACACCAATCTGCCCAAAAATCCACAACTGTAATCTCATTCTCATTTAATACGCTACTAAAATTAGCGTCCGTAATCGTTTTTACCATAATTTAATTTAATTTATAATTTGTTAAGTGTTGTCCATATGAAAATGGTCACCAAAATATTCAGCATTAGCCCTAACCGCAGGGAAAGTTCTATGCCATAAACGGTTCTTGAAAAATATAAGTAGATATGACGTAGCTTCATCAATACTTAATGCGTAAAGGTTCTCTAACCTAACATAAACAGAATCAAGCTCAAATATGATTTTCTCAATTGAACTCTTATTCCCTGATATTATGAAATTACGTATATACTCACACCATACGATTTCCGTGTCAAATTTACCGACTTTAGCAGCCGAAAGACACTTCTCGCTTATGGTTATGTGGATATGCATTTCCAAATCAGTTTCAATTATGTATTTACTTTCTTTCATCGTTATTTACATTTAATGCAAATATACTATTTTTTTCATTATGAAACAAATATTTATATAATATAATTATCAAAAACTATGGCACAAAGTCTAAATAATATGCTCGAAAAATTCTTATCAAACGAATTCCCAGTGAAAAGGGTGAAAAATAATTTGGGTAAGTGGTCAAGGGTCATGATTATAACCGGAGGGTATATTCGAAATACTAAAAAAATCTATAACTATAATAAAAATTTAGATAGAAATTTGATTGCCGCAGACCTTACTTTAGTACTAGTATATGTGTTCGCTTGTAGAAAGAGTGAAGCACTAAATGCAGTGCTAGAACATATAGATGGTTAATCACAACAATCACACCCATCAACACATTCCTTACAAGCCAACCTGTCATTCAAAAACTCAGTCAATGTGAAGTCAACATTATGAGCCTTACTAGCCGTCTTACCTAAAATGTAATACCTAAATAATAAGTATAATAACATTATACCATGAGTGATAGTCCCAAATATAAAAAAAGGGTCGAATATGATACAATATACTTGACTTAATATCATCAGAACTAAAAATATCTTATAAGCCGATACAGCTTTATCTACTTTTCTTTTTTTTACTTTACACATTATATTCAGGATTTATTAATAAATATCTTGCCATTCTGGTAAATTTTAAGTATCTTTACATTATGATAATAAATACTTTTGAAAAATTTAATATAGACCTAATCACTGGTGAAGCTGGTGAAGACGTAGTAAGAAAATTACTTGAAGATAACCAATACTCATTCATATCAAATAATAAAGATTATAGATACGATATTATTATGGAACGTAATGGTAGACAAAAAAAATTTGAAATTAAAACCGATACCTTCTGTAAACCTAATGATGATTCAGGTAACCTATTCGTTGAAAATGAATGTAGAGGTAAAGAGTCTGGAATCATGGTTACCGAAGCAGATTGGTTCGTAACATATTATCAATACCTAAACGAAATATGGTTCATACCACCAAAAAAACTTATAAACATTTGTTGTTATAATCTAGGGATAAGAGATATAGCAAGTGGTGGTGATTTTGGCTCTAATACCAAAGGTAAACTAGTGCCAAGAGAAAGATTTAGAAATCAGTTTATCGTAGTTAATCTTTAAACTTCAATAGGACCCGAATCACCGAAATAATCACTGTAATTCTCATCATAACCCTCATGAGCTGGCTCTTTAAGGTTATTTAACCTATATAATAAACTCTCAATAGCCATACGCTTATCATCAATCTTATTCTTCATAGTGTCAACGTCTGACTCATATTCATGATAATTTAACCTATCATAATCCTCTTGACTAACAGATTGTAATTCATTAACTATTTGCTTATACGCCTTGTAAATGTAATCATTTATACTTTCAGAATTGTCCTCAAAGGTGTTAAGACTAACTTCACCACTTAATACTTGTTGAATAGAATATGATGTCAAATCATTCCAAAGCCCATTCAGTTTACTCTTAGCACTATTAACTTCCCTATAGAATATAGATATCCTATCCGTTACCGACCCCTCGGTGATTAATTTATTTAATTGAGATTCAGTTAATTTTAATTTCATCCTTTTTGTTTTTATATAAATATTTATTAATATATGAAAAAACCAAAATTAACAATAGAATTAATACCTAAGACCACTCATTATACCAACGTTAGAAGTATATTGTCCCAATCAATATGGGATAAGTTAAGAAAAACGTCCTACAAAAAAGCAAACTTTAAATGTGAAATATGTAAAGAAAAAGGAACTAATCAAGGATATAAACACGACCTAGAATGTCACGAAGTATGGCAGTACACCACAAACGGTGTCCAAAAATTAAAAAAATTAGTGAGCCTATGCCCTAGATGTCACCAAGCTAAACACATAGGTAGAGCTCTAGCAATGAAAAGAAAAACAGAAATATTTAACCATATGATGAGAATCAATAAATGGACCAAGGAAACTATAGAACTATACGTAGGCTCATGCTTTCAAGACCATAAAGAACGCTCTAAAATAAAATGGATAATCGATATCCGAATCCTAGGTGAGAAATATGGTGTCGATAAAACACTTATCAAAGAAAATATAACTCCTGATAAAAACCTTAAACCTGCCTGGAAAGCTAAACGTAAAAAAAAGAAAGCAACCAAAAAAAGAAAAGTAGCCGCAAAAAGACCTACTAAAAAGAAATAATTATAACCACTTTGGTGGCTCATTATTAGTGGTAAACCTTATAACCGCATCAGTTATTAAAAAAAGAAGTAAAACAGGTAAAGCTAATGGCCAAAGAAGACCTACTAGAAATTTAACACCAATCATAGACCAACCCTCTAACAGGTCATCCTCATCACTATCCATTCTTTTTAAAAACCATGGTAATGAATAGTAAACCGCTAATAATATTAATATGTAAATTAATGCTCCCATAATTTTATTATATATAATGTTTTACCCAAAATAATAGTGGAACCACTACTCCTATAAATGCAACTAACCTAACCAAAAGAGCCGCCAATTTGTGACTTACCGTTATCTCAGCCACTAAAAAAAATAGTGAATACAAAAAGCATATCACCATCGCTATGTTTACCAATACCATCATATGTATATCATTTATAATGCAAATATACAATTAATAATTTAATTAAACAAGTTTATCTTAAATAATTTTTCTGTAATCTAATATGATGTCGTAATCGGATGCCAAATGTAGTAAGGTATCATATAATCTAGGGGCTGAACCATTTATGTAAACTCCACCATTATAGCGAACCAAAGGAAATAACTCCTTATCCAAGCAAATTGAATATACATAAATAAATAAATCGTCAGTTAAGTCGGTGTAAGAATCATTACCATAATTTAAAACATAAATATCCTTCTCAATACACCTGGTTAACGCTTTCATACGATTCTTAGCAATTAAATGATTCTCCATATTAATAAATATCCAATAATTGTCAATTCTCTAAAAAAAATCATCCATTTTTATGTCAAATTCAATACTTTACCAAATATATAACCTTTAACACCATTCATATATTAAACCATACCGTTTACAATCTAATTTAAATTTAAAGAAATTTTTTTTTATAATCTATTGCAAATCAGTTAATTATCTTTTCGGCACTTTTCTAACTCATTTCGAATGTTATTACTGATTAAATTAGCATAAGCCTCAAACGTCATAAACATCCTTTGACCAGTACCATCCTTAGACTCGTCATTCTGTACGCAATGTAATGTCCAATCAGCAACTCGTATGTTATTAATCAATTTACGGTTTAAATAAAACATAAAAACATCTTGGAACTTCTCGTGAACCCTAATACCAAGCTCATAGGCAAGTGAGTCAGTAGATATCTCATACGTAACCTCACCACCAAGACTAGCAGTTAAACTAGCACAAAATTCATCAATCCTGCTTAAGCCCATCTAAATAATCTTTTTTGTTGGAAGTCCTAGCTCCACCAATATATTGACTCATAGCCGCATCCCAAGCTTTCTCAATGTCATCAATCGTATATAACTTCTTCTTAGGGTAAAAATCAGATAACAAATCCGGATAACAACCATCCCTATTTAATATGTTACGTTGAAAGTCATAATCCTCACCATCACCAACCCACCTTAAGTCAACATCATCAATGTCAAAACCTAACTCCTTAGATAACCTTAATAAATATAAATAAGAATCACCCTCACCTAACTCATGGTCTTGATTGAGAATCTTACCATCAATGTAAATCCCATCCCAATCATCACTGCGTACTATTACTACTTTCATATATCCCTATTTTTAATAAACATTTCATCAAATGCCTCAACCGCCAAATCAGCGCCAGCTTTAACATCCTTTATGTTGCTATAATTACCGCTACCAGCAACATAACTGTCAATCCATAACTTCTTCATAATCTTCTCATTCTCCCTCTCAAGCTCCCTAATCTGAGTCAATGACTCAGAACGAATATCCGTACTGTAAAAATCCAATACCCACTCAACTACAGCCTCAACACCAGTACCATTAACCCTGTCGCTATTCTGATACTCTTCAGCCTTTTTCTTTATGTGACTAGTCAATAACTCTTTGCGTCTCTCTCTATCCATTGTCAATCATTTGAAATGATGAATAAAATGCTTCTACTGCCGCATCAGCCTTAACAGCCGATTGTACAACGTTGTAAGCCTCCTGTTTCATTACAAAGGTAGTCCTCCATAATTTCATTGCGTTTTCCCTTTTGGCTAATGCCAATCTTTCATTGTATTCCATATTATTTATCTTTTATTATTATTAATTCTTCCTTAAAATTACGAAGAAACATTTATAAAACCTCACCCCAATCCGTCACCAAGTGTTCAGAAATTTCCACACATAAATTAGTAGTATTACCATTTATTATTAAATGAGCAATATCATTATTATCTATTTTATAACTTACCTTAACTCCTAACTCATAAGTCAGAATGTAACATAACTCTATCAATGTCTCTTTAGTCATAAACCTATTTTATCATTACTCTTCTGGTACTTACCATATCTCTCCTAAAACTTATAAGTAACCTCTTCAATACATCATTCCAATTATAACCCAATATATGTACCCCATTCCTATCGTTTATTGTAGCGTAACTCCTACTATTAAATCCATCTATCGTGAAACGAACACGGTCATTAGAATACTTAACGTAATCAACCTTAACCCCTAACTCATAAGTTAATATATAACATATCTCTTTTACTGTCTCTATTGTCATAAATAATATTCTCTTATATGGTCACCAATGAAACGAATAAGACTCCTGAACATCTCACCCATAACAATCTCATCATCCTTCACTTCATCCGAAAGAAACCAATATACCTCACTCAACTTAGAACCAAAAATCAATGTCCCAACATCATTAATTTCATCGTTATTATCCTTCTTAAGCCCAGTAACGTAAGTTACATTAATCCCTGTGTCTATGGTCAATAAATAACATAACTCATGTATCGTTGATATATGCATTAACACTCCTCTTTTAAATGTTCACGTATCTCTGCCATCATAGCATAAAATCTATCTGAACAAACAACCAACTCACCACTTTCAGTGTTATCATCAATAGCCCAACACTCTTTCAACCCTTCACCATCATATATCAATTGCCCAACCAATTCCTCACCATCAATATCAATGTCAGCACTAGGGTCCAATGTAATAACTTCACATCGCTTTACCCTATGATATTTAACCCTAACCCCTAAATCAATAGATAATAAATAACATAACTCTATTATTGTACTCTCATGCATAAAATTATAAATTACTTATTACTTCCCTAATGATTCCATCAAACTTTACTCGCTCACCATCCGTTAACTCAGAATCAATAGCACTCATACTTCGTAAATCATAAACACTTATCATTTTACTATTATCCTTGCTCTTCTTCACAGGGACGCTCTGTACGCCACTCTTTTTCTCTTTTGATGTGTCACCACCTAAATATTCATAAAGCTCCAACAAAGGTATCTTAAGCGTTCCTCCGCTTCTATCTCCTTTTAATTTTAACTCTATACTCTGGTCTGCACAAATACTAACCATAAGATTCTTATCATTTACCTTATCAGTACTCTCCCTAACTAAATTCTTATTTAATATTGTAGCCATATCTATCCTTTTAATATTTTTTCTAAATCCTCTTTTAACTTCCTATTGGTAGAAACAACTTCGAATGTATTGGTTAATAGAAATGTCTTACCATCTATAGTAACTTCCTCATTTAATTTAATATTACCAAATTCCTTTCTAATCCTCTTGGCTAATAAACTTACCTTTGGTTCCATATTAAGCAATAAGCGTTAAATCTTCTATTGTTCGTAAACTTTCAGAACCATCATACTCCTCAACTTCAAAGGCAGTACCAACAGGTAACCAAAGAATTATTAAATCTTCCGCACCACCACAGTAAACACCTTCTATACCTAAATTCTCTTCTAACCATTCTTCAGTTATATCACCACCTTTATCTTGAGATACCATCTCAACTAATTTAGGACTAAATAATAATTCTTCATTACTATTCCAACTATACCAACCAGCTCCAAAACCTGGAGATATTAATACCGCCACATTACCATCCCTAATCACTTTATCCATACCTATATCTTTTTATTATTTAAACTTACAAACAACTTTGCATGCCTACTCCTATCTATAGCAATACTCTCTAAAATATGGTCACTACCACCAGCACCATCATCAACATGAAGAATATTGCATAAACTAATACTATACCCATCATCAACATAGATAGCATCACTACCATAAATCCGTAAGATAGACATAATAAAACTATCATAATCAAACATTAAATCTAAACAATAACGCTCCCAAATAGCCATGTAACCATCAATGCAATCTTTTATTATTATATGAGTGCCATTTATTGAAGGATGCTCTATGATATAAGCCTCCAACTTATCATCCATAACATCTAATAACATATCATTTAACTCCATAGCAATAATCTTAGGATTATCCCCAATAATCTCATAGGTAATATCACTTAAATCATCAACAAAACTAATTGTGAAATTAGCCTTGGAATTATCTTTAATGTTTCGCTGATAATGCCTAATAGTTTCCATCTATATAAACATTATAAATAATAAACCTACAATCAAAGCCACCAACACAAAACGTTTACTCCTAAACTTATAATAACCTATCTCTCCACCATTACCCAAAGCAGACCTACCATATGTACCAAAACTACCCTTACCAAAGGATATCCACTTATACCAAAAATCCCTCCATCCAGTTTTAACCCCTACGAAAAATCCTGTAGGTTCTTTATCATCATAATAATCTCGGTGTGCCATATAATTCAGTTTTATTTTAAGCAAAGATAGTCATAATAATCCATATAGACAAACTATTAACAAAAAAATTATAAAAAAATATTTTTAACCATAGACACATAACCCTTTTTTTGCTCGAAAAATTAGAAAAAAATTTGTCACACAGGTCCGACCGCCACCTGTGGGCAGCGCCAGGGGGCCTATATAAGAGGGGTAACGGGGCCAGGGGTACAGAGGGGAGCCCTATGGGAGGGGTGCTCTTAGAAACGCTTATATGGATTATGGATTTTCTCTATATTGTAATGGTCGTACTATAAGAAAATTCGATAATAACTTTTTACTATGTTATAAATTTATACTATCGATAAATACAATAGGCTAAAATTGAGCACAAAAAAAGGTATAAACTTTTACATTTATACCTTTGCTTTTTATCCGATATTTTTAAATATCGATAGCCAATTCAGAACCATCAAATTTTCGTTTGTAAGCACTTATTAAGTCAGCACGACCAATTATATAGTTTCTGTATTTAGTACTCTTAAAACCTAATTTAAAGAAGTCTTGAGCGATAACCAAAGCACCATTTTTAGTTTCTTTTACTTTTCCTTTCGTAATTACTTTTTTACTTTCAGTTTTAGCATAAATGTAAATAGTTTCGTTTGCCTTATGAAATTTTATCGTATTGTTAATTGGCTCGTATGTTTCAGTTTGTGCTTTTGAATATACACTTGCAACTTTAATACTTCTATCTAACTGCTTTTCGCCAATTCTAACAACTGAATTATACGCTTTCTCGTATGCTTGATACATCAAGTCCTCTGTAAATTTATCACTGCTTAAAATAGCCTTAAAATGATTAATAGTACTTTCTTTAGCATTATTTTCTATTAAGTAGTTTATTTTAGATTTGATAAAACTTTTAATTGAAATTGTAAAGGTATTAAAATAAGTATGAATATTTAAGTCTTTCAATCCTTTCAAGTCTTTATCCATTGCATTGGCATATCTAAAGTTTAAATTTACTTTATGGTTTGCAACTTCGCCACTTGTTTTAGCCGTATAACTGTTTACGTATGCAAATGCGTTACCGTTTTCGTTTTCCGTAGTTACCATAAGGAAATTTAATAAGTCTACTGAAAGTCCTGTTTTCTTTGATGTTTTGTTTACGTCATTCATAATATTGAGATATTTTAAGGTTTGCATAGTTGCTTACCGAGTGCAATATACAATGCATTATTAGATAAACAATACTTTTTTTCGTTTTTTTTTAATTTATTTTTGCATTGAGCGGATCCGCTCAATGGTAGCAAGGGTTTCAGCCGATAATTATTTTTGTTATTTTATTAATTTTAAAAAAGTCTTGTTTATATCAATTATTTTATATAGTATTGCAAATGTAAGCACGTCACTATATGGCGTACATAAAATATCACAATATGAAAAACATTATTCGAGAATTGCAAGTATGGGAATTTTTCACTGAAACAGAAAATGGTGAAGTTTCAATAGTTACTGAAAAAGAATGTAAATCACCTAAACGTACTAAGATATGGAAAGAATTACAACAAGGTTTAAATTCTGAAGTATATCATAGTGTAGGTTATCAAGTTAAAGATTTTGACCCATTAGATTAATCATTAAATTAACAATAAAATAATAATATTATGACAACTAAATTTTTAGAGTTACTAATGGAATTGGGTGACACGGCAAATGCTGATGAGTCACACGGTGAAGGTGTGGACACTATCGACAGAGCACAAGACCACATAGAGTATTATGATGAGCGGCTGAAGTTGGTAATGGATGAGCAGAAAAGGATTAAGGCAGAACTGAAGAAGCAGTTTCCAGAGCTAGAGATGGATACGCCTTAGTGGTGAGTCCAGGAAGCCGATGTACACAAATGTGTAGTGTGGATTAGGATATGTCATCTATAAGCACTACATTCACCACCTAAAGTTTATCCCTATGAAGATACATACATTATTCGAGTTACAGAGTTACCAAGGTTATCACATCTTGAAGCACATATTGAATGAGGCAGAGTTACAGATATATTATAATACGCCATCTTGCAAGCGTGCTGAGATGTTAGCGAATAAGAGCGTGGTTAAAGTTGCTGAGAGGGTTGTGGTCGAGGCAGACAAGGAATAAAAATCAATGTACACAAATGTGTAGTTAAAAACAGATAAGATGGATTTAAGAGTTACAACAGACCAAGAGAGAGAAGTATTAGAATGGTTGAATGATTTAAGAGAGAAAGGAACAGTTGATATGTTCTTAGTAATCATGACCATTCAATATAAGTTTACCGTTTCTAAAGATGAGGCTAAGAGATTATTGGCGTTATGGGTTAGGAATTTCAATGATTCAGGGGCTTATGAGGATGTTATAAAAGATTGTAAGTAAAATATTAGGTTATGTCAAATATATGTCATAAGTTTGCAGAGTGAAAGATATAAAGGATAGTATCTAAGTAAGAGGAAAGGATTTAAATCGATTCCTATTTCGCAAATAGTCGTAAAGTGTATTGGTATTACACCATTAGCTTGAATTACAAGTGTACATGACACCAAACGAAGTGTAAGAGCTTTATAAGCGATATAAATAAAAGCTATTCTTTTTAAAATATATTGTTGTTGTTGTTGTTTTTTTAAGATTGGAAAGAGTGGGTTGTGAGATATCCCACTCTTTTTTTGTTTATATGAATTATTATGTTTACCTTTGACGTATGAAAGATAATATAAAGAACCACATCGTAGTATTAGAGGGAGAACCAACTGAATGGTTAGTACTAGAAGATAACGGAGATAGAGTACTTGTTAAGGCTATCAACACTAAGTTATCAATCCCACCAACAGAAACTTGTAACAAGAAGTTTATTATAAAAGTATCAGAAGAACCTATAAATATCAAATAATGAATATCACAGCAACAGAAACAAGAGTAGACATCGATTCACTAAGGGACATGGCATTAGATTTAATTGACACATCATATAGATATGGTAGTGATGATTATAAACTAACTGATATGGGTTGGAAGTTTAAATTCAACGATAGAAAGAGAGCGTTTGGTGTATGTAATCCGAGTAACAGAACAATTTACTTATCAACTTATTTACTAGAAACTACCGAAAGGGAAATGAGTGGTTGGAAGAATACAATGATTCATGAAATTGCTCATGCAATCAATCATCATTTAGGTGGTAGAGGTCATGACTATCAATGGAGAAATATATTCTTACATTTAGGTGGTAGTGGTGAAAGATGTTCGAGGGATGCAAAGAAGATTATTTCACTTGAGAATCCTACATCTAAATACACATTATCATGTGAAGAGGGTCATTTATTCGCTAAACATAAGATGTCAAGAGGTAGTAATACTTGGTCTTGTCCTAAGTGTACCAAAGCACATGGATTAAGAGGTTATCAAGCACAATTCCCTTTAACTGTAACTAAAAACTATTAAGATGAAAGTAATTGTAAAGCAAATGTATCCAATATTAGAGGACTACTTTAGTTTAGGGGAAGAGATAACAATAACCACTCATTTATATGAGGAGGATACTATAATAGTTCATCCAACTTATGTTACAACTTGCGATAGAGCATACAGAATTTCATATTCCACATACAAACTACAAGAAAGAATTGATAAAGGTGAGGTTGTAATGTTAGACCCACCCACCATAGCAAAAAAGGGTAGTTATAAAGACGCATCATTCACCAATGCAAAAGGAAATACCTATGAAATTGATAGGTTGGTTGGGTTATTGGGTTATAATCGTGGCTCATTATCACATTTATTTGAAAAGTGTTAGGACAATGGTAAAGGAATTACATTATATGGAGGCTGTACATTTTCACCCAATGGATGATAATGGTAATGTAAGATGTCTTAATGGTTCGGCTCATATTAGGGCTACTAGAGACATCGAGGCTGTTACTTGTACCAAGTGCAAGGATAAGAACCACGCCAAGAACTTTTGGGCTGAGAAAGAGGCTGAGAAGCGAATGGGTAAGGTTGAATGGGCTAGACAAAAGAAACTATTGAATATATGAAAACCTTTAAGGAATTACTAGTAGAGGCTCAAAGTGATGATGAGGCTACTAGATTAGAAGCCCAAGCTGAAATAACAAAACGCCTCGATAAAATAGAGGCATTTGATAAATAAGACTATCATTTATTTGGTAGTCTTATTTTTTGTTGTATATTTGCCTATCATTAACCGTTAAACCATTATTATGAGTATTACAAATTTCACACCACTTGAAAATGAATTATTTGAATTAGCTTCTGAATCAGATGTTATTCAAGATTATGATGAGAACTATTTAGCTCCATTGAAAACCGTTGTTATCATTGACATCTGTAAAATCATTGCATCAGATAACACTGACAAATGGGGAATGATTGACTATGGAGATATCGAGAGAGTCGCCAAGGAAGTTACAATGATTGCCATTCATTCATAACTTAATATTAATATATTTGAAATAACTCTATCATTTATTTGGTAGGGTTATTTTTTTGTTTATATTTGCCTATCATTAATCATTAAAATATCATATTATGACCACAGAGTACACATATTGGGAAACAGAAACACATCAGGAAAAACAAGACAGATTAAGATTACTACCTTTTAGGGGTTCAACCATTAACTTAATTGATAAGAGTGGTAAAACCTCAGATGATGAGTACAGCCTTTTACACACCTTACCTTATTCAATTGGTGACTACATTACAAGCCACGACCAAACTTATAAAATAGTAGAGATAGATTGGTGTTTAGACAACCAACGCCAATACGTAACAGCCCACAAAGTAAAACGTTAACCTCAACACACTTAACAAGCCTCCTTTCTGGGGGCTTTTTTTATGCCCGATAGTTACATAGCCTGGGGAAGAAAATTCCCTGATGATATATTGCCGGATGTTACCAGATAAGGTTCCTTCCCGGAGGCTTCCCCCAATCAGGTTGACCTGGTAATCGGGGTCCTTCCAGTGCGGGAACCTTCAGCATTTGCAGGTCCTGCAGCAGGTTTCCCTGATGGTCCCAGCTCCAGAATTCCCGGCACCGCTTCCCTGATGAGGGTCCTGATGATATGCCAGATATTGCCGGATGTTGCTGCTTCCCGGTGCCTGACCAGCTCCAGCGGCAACCAGGTTAAGGTCCTGATGGTTCCTGCTCCGGGTATTAGGCTTCCCGGTGGTCCTTTGCCGGGCTTCCTAGCTCCAGGTCCTTCGTCCTGATGTGGGTCCTGATTCCCGGGTGGTCCTGACCAGAGTGGTTCCTTCCGGCGGACCTGATTCCTGACCAGAATAACCTGATAATCAGGTTGGCCGCCCCTGATGAGGGTCCTGAAAGAAATATACGATTTTCCTTGTGGGTTAATTAGGAACCACTTATATTTGTAATATCTTAAAACAACGATATTATGACAGTAGCAACAATTATCAAAGAAGACGAAGACAACGGAAGTTTAATTTTCAATTATGGATTAATGCATAATTTAGCACAATTCGGAGCCGTTAGTGCTTATGCGGGAATATGTGGAGGCGGTTATGAGGCTGCATTTCAATGGGCAGACCATAACGTGGCAGACATTAACGAAGTAGAAAACAGCAAGTACAAAGGTTGGATTATTACAGATTTAATGGGAGTCGAAAGAAAGGTTTATATCAAAAAATCAATTTTAAATATCAAAACAAATAATTGGAAATATGCATTTAATCTTTTCAAAAAATATCTAACAGTAAAACAATAATTATCATTACATTTACAATATCTTAAAACAAACATTATGAACATTGAAACACTTATCGACAAATTAGTAGAGAACGGAAACAAAGCAACCTTGAAAGGTATCGAGCAGACACTTGAACAAGCAACCTATGAGGCATCATGTGGTAATGAGGTCGAGGCTATAACCCGCTTAATTAATCGTATGTATCCAAGTAAACTTTTGGTAATAGCAAAAGAGATTGGGGCATTTTATGGAGCAGTAACCAAAGATGGTTATGAGGCATATTATTCGGCTGAGGATGCTATTAACGAAGAGTTTATGGAGTTTGTTGACCTTAAAACTAATAAGCCTCATCTGTTTCTTGAGAAAGAGGCTGATGATATCAGAGCAATCTATCCACAGTTCTTCGAGGCTGAGGAGGTCGAGGCTGAATAGTTAGAGAGAATAGGTATAAGGTAACCCCTAATCATTTAAAAGTGGTTAGGGGTTGTTTATTTAACGAAATAGTAGTATATTTGCATTATGAGAGAAATTATAGATTATAAGATAGTAACAAACAAGTCACCTTCAGAATTAACTACGAAGGTATTAGACTTGATGAAGGAAGGTTGGAGTCCAGTAGGCTCACATCAAGCACTAACCACAGAGAGTTATGACCAGTACTCAGGTAACCAGCACCGTGCAATCAAATACACAAATGTGTATAGCCAGACGGTAGTAATGTACGCAGAGTAATGAATGTACTATCAACCTTTAATGGAATGGGATGTATCTGGTTAGCGTTAGACCAGCTGGGGATTACAGTTGATACCCGGTACTCAAGTGAGATAGATAAGTATGCCAACCTGATAAACGATAAGAACTATCCGGATACTATCCAGCTGGGAGACATCCGGGACATCAGGGCGAAGGACCTGAACCCGGTAGACTTGCTGGTAGGCGGTTCCCCGTGTCAGAACCTGAGTCTGGCTGTAATAAACAACCTGATGCATAATCAAGGCCTTGCCGGGGAGAAGTCTAAACTATTCTATGAGTTCTTACGCCTGAAGGAAGAAACTAACCCGACCTATTTCCTTCTGGAGAACGTGGGAAGTATGAAGAAGGGTGATATGGATGCTATTAGTTACGCTCTGGGTGTGGAACCTGTCCGGATTAACAGCAACCTGGTATCAGCGCAGGACCGTGACCGGCTGTACTGGACTAATATAGATGTGCCGGAAGGACCTGATGACCGGGGCATAAACCTAGGAGATATAGTTATGGCACCAGATCTGGTGCCAGGTAAGTATTGGTACAATAAGCCCTTCGAATATAAAGGTCCTGATGCGAAGGTCCAAGCTATTCTGGGGATAAATGGCCATGATATACTCAAGAGGGTATATAACCAGTCCGGGAAGTGTGGTACCCTGACGAAGGTATCCGGTGGCTCCCAGCAAAAGAAGGTTTATCAGGACGGAAGGTGTAGGAAGTTGATGCCGGAAGAGTATGAAGCCCTTCAAACGGTACCATCAGGTTATACTGAAGGAGTATCAGACACCCAACGCTGGAATATGTTGGGGAATGGTTGGACGGTGGATGTCATCTCACATATACTTTCTGGGATGTTAGGTTATTAAATATATTATACTTATCTTTGTTGCTTAATCATAAAACAATAAAGATGAAATTATCAGAAAAAGCAAAAGAATGGGTTATTACTATTGGAATAGTACTAGGCGTTATGTTAGTTTTCGCAGTAGGAGGAATTTGGATTATTAGAGCTGACAACATTAAAGATTCAGAGTTAAGAGTGTGTAGCTTTGAAGAAGATGGTAAGACCTATTACATTTACTTAGATGAGATTAGTGAATATCAGAATTATGTTCACCTTGGTTCTGTAATCGTATATCCAAACGATAGTCTAACTAAGGATGAATATCAACTTTTACTTGCAGAAGAAAGAACAAAACGCTATGAGGAAGCAAAGACTACTAAACTATATCACTTTACGTTAAAAGAGGGCATATTACTTGACCATGTTGATTCGGAAACGATAATGAAACGTAAGGACGATACATTTAATCCAACTAATGACGCAAGAATTAACTTTATAGCAAATATATCTATTAGAGCGAATGAGAAGATATTTAGAGAAGCAGAAGCAAAGAAAAAGGAATTAGAACGTTTAAGAGAGGTTGAAGCGTTACAATGTGATTAGATAATACCACATTAATTTGAAATAACTCTATCATTTATTTGGTAGGGTTATTTTTTTGTTATAGATTTGAGGTATGGAAATTATATGCGAAATTATATTATGGACATTAGTGATAGGTTTGTTGATAACAGGTATCGTTGGTGTTGTAGGTAACGAAATGAATTAACTAAATAGATAAACATGAAAATTAAAGGATTAAGCATTAAATTGCTAACATGGAGTAAAGTAAGAGATGAGTTCAACTATCCAAAAGAGGATGATAACGGTGGCTTCGAGCATGGTTTCGAGTTTATCGTTGAAGAGGATGAGTATAAACCAGATACTCAATGGTTTAAACTTGAAAGCGACATGTACACCTTTATAAATAGGAATGAATTAAAAGTTATAGTTGTTGTGTGATTATATATTGTAGATGTTTTGAGAGTGGGTCGTGAGATAGCCCACTCTTTTTTTGTTTATATGAATTATTATTTATATCTTTGCTGTATGGAAAACACAATAAGAGAAATACTCGAAGACCAATTAAAGGATTTTACCGTTAGACAAATGGAACGCAGAGGCGTATGGTATAATAACCATATTGATAGATGCGTTACTACCTACGATTACATTCAAATAGGTGCAAAGGTTAGGCTAAACATTAATAATGTATTAGAGATGCATACGGTTAAGGCTGTTGAGATGATACCACCAAGTTTTAGTGGTGATAGTATTCACGTTATCTTATCTAATGGGTATAGATGTCATTATTACGAATTATTACCAAACTAACATATTATGAAACAATTAGCATTATTTTTAGTAACAAGTGGATTATCATTTCAATACTTTAGTACCACACATAGTTTTATATGGACTAAATATGACGGTGATAAGATTCCAAGAGGTGAATATTTCTTCGAGTTCAGAGAAGACGGTACTATTTACTATGTAATAAACAATAACGATTTACATACCTTTATCAAAATGGATGATGTAGGGGCTGTACAAGAGTTTATCAAGGCGATAAATAACAATTAAGATGAAAAAGAAAATAGGGACGGTAACAGTAGAACAGCAAATGAAAGCCATTAAGAAAGGCAATAGAGAGGCTGAACTCGAACAAAGTCCAGGATGGGTGGCTAAACATAAGGTTCACGCCTCAGATAAGACATATACACGTAAAAAAAAACATAAATAATTAGGTTGGTAATTAAATATAGTTTACATTTGATGTATGGAAACAACAATATCACCTTCAGTTTTAACTCACTCATTCAATTATAACGGTTTTATCACCAACCACATTAGCACTATGTACGGCAATACGCCTTATGGTGACTACCTACGAATGAAAGATGAGTTTGCAACCATCGAATCAGAATGGTTAAAGAAATTCAGCCTACCACCTTTAAGTAAGAACCCTGCTAAACGCCTTAAACAGATACCTAAACGTGAGCAGTTGCTATTCAACACTCAACACGTACACGGTGAATTAGATAGATGTGGTTCATTGAGATGTGTATTCTGTGGGAAGCAGAACTTAGTTATATACAGATGGGATGATAAGAATAAGAACCTCAACAACATGGCGACCACTGACCATTTCAACCCTAAAAGCAACGGTGGTGCAGCAAAAGATTTAAAGAACTGTGTTGTGGCGTGTTATAGATGTAACCGTAAGAAACTATCAAACAAGTGGAGTATAAGAACATTAAGGTATTTAAGTCACTATGGAGATTTTAAAACATTAGCAAAACAATTAATTTATTAAGATATGAGTAGTAACTTAACAATAGACCAAATACGATTAAAGGGTAAGTTTGCAGAATATAGGTTAAAGCAAATAAAACACGTAGACCCTGAAGTTAAACAAAAGGCTATAAGTCTTATCGATGATTTTTTAGATGAGATGGATTTAGAAACAAAAAACGGATAACATTAACCATTTAAACCAAATATCATGACAAGAGAAGAAGAAATTATTTTAGTATTAAAAGACTTATTACGTAATACCGATGACTCTATCGATAATAACTACATGGCACATGCTGATACTAAAGACGCAATTAAATCATGTGAAAAGATTATTGAAATCTCAAAGGAGATAGGAATGTATTTAAATGAATTAGAAAGATTAATCGAATTAAGCCAATAGATATGGGAACTGTATGGATATTAGTAGCATTATTAGCATTGTGGGTAATCTTTTATAATAGAGATTCGTTTATCAAAGAAGAAGTTAAGGTAGAGCCAAAGGTTTACGAACCTACATTCATACTTAAAGTCGAGGGTGATAGTAAGTTATGTAAGTTAATCGACCATAGCGTTGATTGGACTATTAACCATCTTAAGCAAACTTGGTTTCATTGTGATAAGACTAATATTTGGACTAATCAGATTCATACCTTTCAATTACAATGCAAAATGGAACGTATGGTTAAGTTGAACTATACTCACATGACCGAAGAGAAAGGTAAAGAGATGGTAAGACAGATAATAAAGATGTATCATTTAAGAACTGTTGAAAAATATCCAGAATTAAAGGAGTATTAAAAATAAAAGTTGTATCTTTGTATTGAACTTAAAATTATATATTATGAAGAAAGTATTTAAATTTATTGTAAAACAAGTAAAAGCATTTTTTTCTAATTGGGAAGTAGGAACGGCTTTAGGAGCATTAAATCATTAGGTAAAACGTATATGGTTCGCTACACCTAAACAAAAGTAGCATCTGTGTTTTATGGTTGAGAGTGGGGTTTTGTGATATTTTCCCCACTCTTTTTTTGTTTATTATTTTGTAGTTACAATTATTATGTTTACCTTTGATGTAACCTAAAACAAATATATTATGGCAACGAAAGTAAAATTATGTAAAAGAGACCAAGATTTAATCGATTCATTAGAGGTTGGCACTAAAAGCGAGACAGTAGTAAACCCTTGGTCGAAAGACTCTTGTGAATTAGAGGCACAAGCGGTGGCGTTGTATGACTACATACAAGGAGCTGAAAGGCTGAATTGGCAAAAGGAGTTGAGAACAGGCTTAACCCTCTTCAGAAAGCTTTATCCGAATGAATACATGGTGCTATTAGATTAGCATTAAACCCAAAGCAATTTATAATAAGGCTATCATTAATTTGGTAGTCTTATTTTTTTTGTTATATATTTGCAGACATAACTTTAAAACCATAGAGATGAAAGCAAAAGATTTAGCAGCTATCCTGCTGCAGCACCCGGAGAGAGATGTAATATTCTGGAACGGGACCGACAACGTTGACATAGACAGCGCAACCCCGGATGAATGTAATGATGTTGAAGTGGTCCTGTGTAATGTGCACCAGACCAATAACCCGGAGCCTGATGTAACCATTGCCACCCTGATGGCCAATTCAATACTGGAGAATGAGGATTATCGTCAGGTAGAACTGGAGCCTCAGGAAGCGAAGGACCTACTATACCTGTGTAATATGTGGGAGGACCGAGACAGCATAGAGATAGAAATCAACCAGTTCCTGAACAGGAATGGCTATTGCTTCGATGATGAAGAGTGTAGCTGGTATAACCCTTTAAAACAATAGATATGGGACGAGAAGTAAGCGTAGAGTTTAGACACTGGGAGTTTGATACTGGGAAGGACCTGGAGCCTCAGCTGGTGCAATTCCCGTTCGATGAGGACTGGAGGACCAATGAAGATTACTTTCAGGGAGACACTCTGGAGCTGGGGTTCGAGAATGAGGCCCAGAGACTGGCTAGTGAATGGCTCCAGGACCATCAGGTCAGGAACCAGAAGGACCTAGAAGCCTGGATAAAACATCTGGAAGCCCAGGTATATGAATCTGATACATATTATTCAAGCTGGGAGTTTTCCCTGATAGCTATAGGCTCCGGGAAGTTTGCTGTGGCCTGCTGCATTACGACCCGATGGTAAGGACCTGATGAGGTTCCACCCGGATAAATAACCCCGGCTATTAATTTAGTCGGGCTTTTTTATGTCCTAAAAGTTTTTTAAAAAATAGTTCACAATTTATTTGGTATTGTGAAGAATTTGTTTTACCTTTGACTTGGCGCACTGAGGTGGGAAGAGTAGACTCCACGGTACGCCATGTTTTCCTGATGAATTAAATGTGAAAAGTTTTATTGTTTTATTTGGTGGTGTTGTTTATTATATGTAAATTTGCCTATATCATTATTATAAACCATTTAAACCAAATATCATGAATACCTTACCATTTGAACAAGTACAAATTTTTCAATCAAACGATTATTCCAGATTCTCATTTTTCGATTTCAATCGTAAAGTTGATAAATCACACGTTAATAAGTTAAAAGACTCAATGACCATTAGAGGGTTTTTAGGGTGTATTATTGTAGTTAAATTTGAAGACACTTATAAGATATTAGAGGGTCAACACAGGTTCACTGCCGCCATGGAATTAGACATTCCATTTAAATTTGAAATACATGAGATTGATAATAAGAGAGAGTTAGCATTATTCATTGCGACTGTTAATAATAGCGCAAAAGCTTGGGGTACTAATCAATTCTTAAACGTATGGTCCAAAATGGAGATTAAAGAGTATATTAAACTTTTGAAAATCCAGACTGAGACTAAAATACAAATTACACCATTAGTAAGTGCATACACTGGGAAAAGTAATATGAAGGATTTTAGAGGTGGTGTGATTAAATTTAATGATGAAGCAGCTTCAGATATTATTATTGAACAAATAATGGATTTAAAAGATATATTACCTAATAAAGCTTTTTGTAGAAGAGCCATTATTAAAGTTATGCGTAATAAAGCTTACAACCATACTAACATTAAACCTTATATTGATAGACGTTTCAGGCAAGTTGGGTTTTCAGAGAATGAAAATGAGTTGTTAAAAGAATTAGAAATGTTAATGAAAATATCTAATAAAAAATAAACACAAATGTGTACAGATATTTGCACAGTAAATAAATAAGTTATAAATTTGACTATTATTAATTATAACCATTAAACCACAATACCATGAAAGTATTAAAAAGTAAACTTAGATTAAAATTAATTGAAACACCTAAGTTATTAAAGGGTAATTTTGCAGGATTATCAACGGCAGACTTTGCTTCTACTAAATCAAGTGTAAATATACAACGACAAAAGTTAGGTCGTTTGGTTGCATCTAAAAATGTTACTAGAACTGAATTAGCTAAACAATTAGGGGTTAAAACTACTATCTTAAATAACTTTATTAATAGTACAAGCATTAAAACTATCAATGCAAAAATAATTGCAAATAATGTTATTAAGGTTATTGATAGTAACGATATACCTAAAAAAGAAAAAGCACCTAAAAAAGAAGTTACTATCAATGCAACTAACTTTACAGGTAGTGAAAAAGGTAGGATTAGAGATTTGTACATTTCAAGGTTGGATAAGACTACTATGAAGAAAAGTGGTAAATTCTTCTCACTACCAAGTGCTGAATGTTTATTTGAAATTCAATTAAATAGTGAAATCGATAATAGTTTCAAATATGATGTAGTTGAATTTAATCGTAAAAAACCTAATATTTACAATGAAATGTTAAATAATATTGTTAGTAACAATATTAAAACGAGTTCAATATCAAATTGTTTATCAAGTGAGGTTATTTTAAATAAAACATCTGACACGTATTCACATATCTTTGCTGATTGGTGTGCAACGTATTCAACTCTTGAAAAAGAAGTTAGACATATAATTTATAATAATTTAGTTGAAGTTGGTGGACTTGTAGGCTTCACATTTTCATTAAGAGATGAAAAAGGTATGGGGTTTCATAAATCAGTCTTAAATGATGATAAGATTGCTTCTAAGTATGGTATTAAAGCAAATGTTAAAGACGGTATCTACCTTAAATTTGTGAATATGTGTTATAATGATTATGATATAATTGAGTTTGAACCTTATCATGACTCTAGCGCAATGTTATTTGTATTGCTTAAAAGAATTAGATAATTAAAAGAAACCCTATCATTAGTTTGGTAGGGTTATTTTTTTACCGTATATTCGCATCATGGATAGATTTAGAATACAACACAGAGAGATGTCAGCAGACGTAATTGAAGAGAACATTGGTACAGAAGCGAAGCCTAAATGGGCTGTACGTGTGTGCCCTACATTTGGTAGGTTCGATACAATGGCACATGACCTTTGCGACTTCTTGAACCAACGAGAGAATGAAGTAAACCAAAACTGTTAATCATGACTGAAGTAAAAAGTAAAGCAGACATTATAGTTGACAAATGTCTAACCATTAGCAAGTGGGCTTTTAGTTGTAAGACATTAGAACAACTAACTACCGTTGAGAATAACTTAGAGAAACTCTCAACTAGTTGTTATGGTACTAGCAATGCTAGAATAACATATAACCTAGGAATAGCTCAGGGCTATATCTTCTGTATTAAAAAGCAATTAACCAACGAAAACGAATAGAACTTATGACATTTAATGAATGGCTAGTAGATGAAGGACACGTATCTGACGCATCTTGTATCGAATTTGAACTTAGTGCTAGTGAAGTTTATGTACTGTACCAGGAGTGGACAGATGAGACAGGAGGCACCGGGAGTGGTCTATTTTAATTAATTAACACAAATGTGTACAAAGACTTGCACAGTAAAAATAAAAGTTGTATATTTGCAACTCAATTTAAATTTAATCTTTAAAACCAATCATTATGAGAAAAAATGTATTTATGAAATTAGTAATGTTGTTTATGTTAGCAAATGTACTGATGGCTTCCAGTTGTCTTACTGAAACACAAACGGCCGACAAACAACAAGCGGCTAAAAGTCGAGCTGTATTGAATGAAGCTGCCGCAGAAGTAGGCTTCCCTGCAATTCAAAACTTTACTGAACTAAAACAGTTCAAACAAATTCTAGAGCTTCGAGACCAAGCTAATTTAGTTACTTATACTTATATGGAGAATGCTATGGATGGTTCCATTGGACAATTCTTAGGTAAGAGTATAGGCTTCGGTATTCCAGCGGCTACTCAATTTACAAATCCACAACGAAGAGATTGGTCTAGCAGTCAAGGTGGCGTAGGTTATCTACCCCAAGCAGACCCCAATGGTTTGTTCATGCCTACCTCTACCGATGCAACGTGGGTTATACTAATCGACCCAGAAGGAAATTTAGCCCCTTCATATATCGAATCAAAGATATTGGTCTTCACCTTTAAAATTAAATAACATGAAAGCACATGGTAAATTATTTGGCTATATAGCCTTAGTTATTATCGCAATAAGTCTATTGGGCTTCGTTGGGAATGGAATGGGGTTGATATCCTATAAGATATTCGGTCCAGCGTGGGAAGATGCTCGAAGAGATGTGTATGAGAATACCAACAGCTTCACTAAAGCTAAAGTCCAGGAAGCAACCAAACTACGGTTGGAATACTTGAAGAGCGATGACCCGGCAGTTAAAAACGCTTTACAATCAACCATTCAAATGTCCTTTGCTGACTTTGATGTAGACAAGTATGTCAAGAATGATGAATTAAAGAGATGGGTGAAAGCTATGCTTAATAAACCTCCAATAAAAATAGATGTCCAGCATACTGAATAGGATAACTAAAATATACTAGGAAAGCCCATGTCATTTGATGTGGGCTTTTTGTTATACACAAATGTGTACAGATACTTGCACAGTTAATATATTATACTTACATTTGTCTCATATTAATCATAAAACCAATATTATGTCAAAAGAAAAACTAACAGAAGTAAAACCATTTAAGACCCATAACGATGACATCGACCAAGACGGTGGACATTACCAAGGGCGTATTCAAACAGACTATCAAAACTTATGTAGAGTGTTCGGGGAACCTCAGGAATCTGGTTATAAAAGTGATGCTGAATGGTATGTGAAATTTGATATTGGAGTTGAAGGTTATATCTATAATTGGAAGAATGGTAAGAACTATTTAGGTTGTGATGGTATGTCAGTAGAGGATATATACACTTGGAATGTAGGTGGTATGGAAAGTGGTATTGTTAGACTAATCAAAGATGCACTTAAAAGGTTTTAATCATGGAAATATCAAGAAAAACTAGATTTAAAGCATTAGGTTATACTCTTATGGCTTGTGGGGTAGTTAACCTTATTAGATACTGGGACACACCCGGCGAACCTATGACAATATTTATTATATGTCTTATGGCTGCAGGACTAGTAATGTTATACTTCGCTTATGATATGGATAAGGAAAGTACTAGTAGTTATAAACCACCCCAACGTGGTAGTGAAACTCATAAGGCGTTTCTATTGGTTACTTATAATGAATGTATAAAGAATGAAGTTACCACAACCTACGAGAAAGAAATATTCAAAAGAGGTATTAGGATGGCCGAGAATGATATGTGCCCTATTAAAGTTGAAGATTGGGTTGAAGCCACTATTAAACAATGGCGTAAACTTATATAATCAACGCACAAATGTGTACAAAGACTATCATTAATTTGGTAGTCTTATTTTTTTATTATACATTTGCCTCATATTAATCATTTAAAACCAATATTATGTTAAAATTAGGAAATCTATTAGACAGTAAAAAAGGAAGAGACTTCATCTCTCAATTCAACCTTAAAAGGGTTGTAGCAGGGCGTGGACATGACACTATGGGCTTAATCGCTGACCTATACATCAAAGGTCGTAAGATAGCTCAATTCAATGATGATGGTTGGGGCGGTGAACCTATTATTGAATTTGAGTCAAGTGCTAAAGAGGCTGAACTTAAATCCATGGTAGAGAAAGCTGACTTCGGACAGCAATTATTCGATGATGGTTGGGACTTTATGGGAACAGTTGATAAAATTGACTTCCACACTCAAGTATCTCAAATAGTTGAATTAGCTTTTGCTTTACATGAAGAGGCTAAGATAATGAAGAAAACTAAAGGTAAGTTAATAATTACCGATGGTAACTCTTATAGAGAACTATCTTGGAAAGGTGTTAGAGACCTAGCACAACTACCAACCCATTCTCTTCAAATCGTGCATGATAAGTATAAGAAAGAGTTTAAAGATGGTGAAAGCTACTTGAATACCGATGAACAATTACTTGGACTAGGAATTAAACTCTAATTCTTACCCTCGACCTCGTATAAGCCCTTTTAAGGGCTTTTTTTTATGTCTTAATGTTAGGAGACCACCCTATACACAAATGTGTATCAGACAGCCTCCTGGTAACTCCTGGACATAAGAAAGCCCTAAAGATTATTACATCTCTAGGGCTTATGTTATTAAAGCTTGGTACCTATGACCAATAACCTATAGCTATGTAGTCTATTTTAATAGGTCCATATTTATTCTCGTAATACTCAATATATTTTTTATATTTAATCTTGAACACAAGAAGTACAGCTGGAATATTCAGCTTGGATATTGATTGCCATCCACCACCATCATCACTATCAATATTATAAGACCCACTATTACATAGGAATATATTAGTATTCTTATCTCCACAATATTCTGGAGACCAGAATTCATCCTCATTTAACTCACTATCCTCATCAATCCAAGCATCCGGCTCTTGAGTTATTACTTCTGTTTTAGTTATTATTTTATTCTCTCTACCTGTACTAGGGTCAAACTTATTGTTTGTTTCCTTCCCAGTCTCATCTACCCGGACATCCCTGTCTATTGGTCCTGTTCTTTTCGGTACCATTAATGCAGGTCCTATGTATACGCTGTGACTCACTCCCATAATTATGCTATTTTAAATAAGTTAATATATTCTGGATACATCTCTTCGTACATCCCTATGTTTTCACCTTTCAGCCGTGCGAACTTCCTATTCAATTCTTCAGAAGCCTCTAGTTTGGTTACTTTTTTAGTTTTCACCTTCTTCATTAGTCTTTTAATGTGTTGAATATTGTATTCACTTGCTGTTCTGGGTCTCCCGTAGTTCATAATTTATAGTTTTAAGGTTAGTTAATCAATTATATTAGCTGGATAGGTCCATGTATTGGCGCTATGCTTGCTAATTAGTTTCTCCTGACTCATCAATAACAGCCAAGCCCTCCACAATTCGCTTCTAGCCTCTAGATTCAGGTCACTATAGCCGTCATCCAGAACTGTAAGTTTAAATTTGCATGCTGCGGTCTCTTTATTGAAGTACTTCTTACTCATAATGCTAATGCTAGCTGGATGTTAACTGGTGGCACCGGAAGCGGCATTAATTTAATGTGGTTCCTGCTTACGCCATACCTAACTCTCTTCAGTTTATATACGTAGATGTCCACAGTGTGGGTATAAGTGGCCACAATGGTGCCAACCTTCCCTGTAACGTAACAATTTCTAGTATTAAGACTCATATCCAGTTTGTATTTCTTATATCTAAATAAATAATCCAGCGTACTCTTACGCCTCCATCCTTGAGGACCACCATTCCATATTCGAACAATGTCTTCTTCAGTTGCTTCTCTGGCTTCTCGCTTCTCCAGCTTACCTGTCCAGTGCTTAATGTATAATTCAAATATTTCTTCAGAACATTCAATGTCAAATGCATCTGCGTGCACATAACTCGTCCCATATATTCGATTAACATCAGTTATCGCTCCTTGCTGTATCTGTAGTATACCATATGAATCACCTCCATCTCCAATTATCGAAGGTCTATGGTCGGTCTCCACATGTTTCAGTATATCTCGAATCTCATGCAAGTTATTCGAACCCATCATAAGGTTCGTAAATAATAAAAGTAGTATAAATAGCTTTCTCATTCGCCAAATATACTACTTTTATCTCATATAAACAAATTAAACTTTGTCTATGATGTAATACAACCCCTCATAATCACCACGAGTTACCTCTGTACCCTCTACAATTTCACTTCTCCAAGCTCCTTTATCAAGGTATAAATACGCTTTATACCCTACAAGTTTGATTACAACGTAATCAGCGAAGAATTCAATATTACCATTAAGTAAAAGGGTAAAGATATTACCTCTAACATCACCATTTAGAAACACTTGGTCCATTACGGCTTTAGGTATTTGATTGTAAACTGGCTCATTAGGTTCAGTAGCTTTACGAATAATGTTTCTAACCTCATCATTACCACGCTCAAAAGTTTCTGAATTGTTTACAACGTCCAAATCAATGTCCGTACCATCAACATTGAATACTTTAGCAGTGCTATCCGCTGATTGAACCATTTCCAATGCTAATTTAGCAGCTTCTTCTGGGGTATTGGCAGATAAATCAATTTCCCATTTGATTTTGTACTCCTTTTCAACCTCCTCTACATTTACAAGTGTAGTTTGGTCATTTTGCAATTTGAAACTTTCAAATAACTGGTCAAGAGCTTGTGACCCATCATAACGCTCAATAAGGTACTCTCTTACCTCTTGGTTCGTTAAGTTGCTTGGCACTTCAACTGTAGCCGTAGCTTCTTTAACAAACGTTCTTTGTACTAATACTTCTACTTTTTTCATCTATATTGTTTTAAATGATTAATAATATTCAAATTTACAACAAAAAAATAACCCTACCAAATAAATGATAGAGTTATTTCAAAATCGGGGGTAATTTTATTCTGAAAGGTCAAATACTAATGATTTATACCCTTTAGGTTTTACTTTTTCAATTGAAATCTCATCTCTTGCCCAAGTACCAACGATACCTCTCTCATTCCCTCGGAAGTCTCCACCACCGCCACCGTTACCCTCACAGGTTAACAATGGTAAAGGATGGATTCTCATTGGCCAATCCTCATCATCAGGGTCGATTAAATCAACCGTTGTTTTATCAACATATAATTTCTTTGAATGGTTTACAACAAACTTGTAAATCTCCGAATCAATCATTTCAGCGTTAGGTGTAACTTTGTTTTTCTCATTACATCTGTCATATACAATTGATGACATGCCATTACATTGATTTGCGTAATCACCAGCCCAGACTAGTCTTTGAGGGTTTTCTACTAATAAACTTTCCATGGCATTAACGTAAGCATTCCCTATGTAGGAATGTTCCATCAATTTAAGCCCATTGCCATAATCCCAACTGTAAACCCATTCTTTAACAGTTTTTTTGTTTTTCTTTAAAATTGCCGCATTATAATACTGACCCATAATAATATAGTTTAATGATTAATAATAGTCAAATTTACAACTTATTTATTTACTGTGCAAGTTTTTTTAATCGTTTTTTAAACACTTGAAAAAGTTTACATGACAACGCCATGGCCCTTTCTTCAACCCCTCTTTCACTAACTGGACAATCTACCCAATAGTCATTTATTTTATCCTCACAAAACTCTAAGGCCTCCGCATTAGTCTCACCAGTAAAGCCTAACTCTTTTAATTCTTTTATTATTTCTTCCATGCTCAAATGTACCACTTATTTATTTACTGTGCAAGTTTTTAACAAAAAAAGATGTCCCGAACCACCAGGACATCCACCATCATTATTAACCATGGTCATTTTAGTTGGCTGACCAAACCGTGTATTATAATGGAGCACCTACATTGGTTAATGTAATATCTCCATGTTTTTCTTCAAAGAATTCAATTGTCGCTTCTCCACCATTCTCCTCAACCGTCATCTGGTGTTCAACCTCATAAAGGGTCTCACAGCCGTGACTGCTTCCTACCTCTTCAATCAAATCACTACCATTGGTAATGATACCTTCTTTAATCTTGCGCTTGATTTCTGCTATATCTTCTTCACTGAGTTCATCAGTATCCAATGTATGTCGCTCCCAAGTGGTAACCTTAAAATCTACGTGCATAACTTATATTTTAGTTTGAGTTATAGTTCTTTTTTGCTTCCAGTACCATGGTGAAATGTAAACCTCTTCACCTGCACGACCTTCATAACATGGGTATTGTTCAAATCCTTCACCAATACCATCGGACCATTGGCCACTAGTATAGTCTTCAACAATTGCTAACTCTTCTTTAGTTAACTCTCTAGATGACTCATAAGTCGTTACCGACCATAATTTACCGTCTTCAAATATAAATTGAAGATGACCTCCTGTTACGGCACCATCACAATTCTCAATTATATCCATATAATCAGAAAAACAATCATGACAATCAATACCGTCCAACTCTTCTTTGAATTTATATGATGTTTCCGCTTTACCTCTTACTACTACGTTATACATATCTTTAGTTTTTATAGTTAAGCAAATTTATAACAAATAATCTAGACTACCTAACATAATCTAGATTATTTTAATTTATTTTAAACTAATTCTAATTCTTTGCTAACATCGATTAAAAAATCGTTATTATCAATGTTATCTTTGTTTTGGCCTTTAGTACCTTTGCCAGTCACTAACTTGTACTTAAGCCCTACAATAACATTCTCTTCATCTAAAAACCTTAAATCACTTTCGTCACCATTGATAACTTTAAATCCTTTATAAGTCTTAGGTAGCTCTTGTACGTTCTTTACGCCAAATACATAAGCAACATTAAAACCTCTATTCAACATATCAATGCTTTCAACATCGTTAGTCTCACTTCTAGAAAAAGTTAAGTGATAGTTTCTAGGTAATACCTTATCAAATCTTTTAGGATTTTTAGTATAGTCATAGAATTGAACAGTAGGAAAGTGTTCAAATAAATTCTTACCGTTAACCTTAATCTTTTCAAATGGTATATCAGCTGTACCGTTTAATCTAATAGCAAAATTCTTATAACGTACTACTTTACCTGTACGTCCTATTTGCTTTTCACCTACAACTTTTTCATGTAGATAAACAATTTTAGATATCTCATTGAATAACTGTAGCATAAATCCTTTCCTATCAGCTAAATAGTATTCAGTCTTATTCATTTTACCTAACTGAACATTGCTAAATCTAGCCGCTCCAGAATTAAATAAACAAGCTTTAGCACACCCTACAGAAGCATGGCTACATAGGTTTATACCTTTAGAGTTTTGCTTATGTGGTGCCAAATACATAATGTAAGTTGTATACCCTAACTTTTCACCTTTAATAGTCTTGCTATTGGTAGTTGATAATAAATTGTTTGGTACTTTGTAATTCATTGGTTTATAGTTTTAATGATTAATAACACTGCAAAGATAACTAAAAAAATAAGACTACCAAATTAATGATAGTCTTTTTGTAAATTATTTTTAATCTCTAATTGAATTACCTAATGATATTAACTCATCAAGACTTAACTCATCCAACTCAAATTCCTCTTTATCATGATAACCAATATCACTTATACCATAACCAACAATTAAACCGTCTTTAAGACTAGCAATAGCAAATACCATTTCTTCACCATGTCTAGAGTTACATTTTACCGTTGGTCCTTCAAGGATAATATCCATATCTTCTGGACCTATCTCATCTTCCATCCAGGCTACAACATCACCGTCAGTGATAAATGTCTGCTCTCTAGTTGATAACTCTTCTTTAAGCGTTTTAATAGCCTTTTCAATACCCTCAATTAAATCCTTCATATCTTATAATTTTTCAGTGAAAACTTCTTCTATCCATGCTCTCTTAATTTGATATTCCTCTTCAAGTAAATCATCAACTTCACTTAATTCAGCATCCTCATTATCCTCAAATACTTTATCAAAACATTCATTGAAACATTCTTGAGCATTAAGCCCATTCGGTACTCTATATAATCCTTGGTTAGCATCTAACCCTACTAATTGAACTAAATTTGTATTCATCTCTTATAATGTTTTATATGTTAATGCCTTATCATCTACATCGAAAATAGCGATACTTGTCATACTAGCGTCTGAAACTTGTGGTGAAATACCATAATTCTCTGCCTCGGTAATTATAGCTGTTGCTATGTTCTCTGAAATTTCGTTAATCTCCTGGTCGTCATAGATTGAATCCGAAAACTCAATATCTAATTTAAAACTTATTGTTCTTCTCATAATATATGGTTTAATAATATTCAAATTTACAACAAAAAAATAACCCCACCAAATAAATGATAGAGTTATTTCAAATTATTTCAAATTATTTTTAGATATGACAATCTACCACTGTAAGGATTTCATCATCATCACATTCAGCAATCAATCTATCAAGCTCATCGGACCAAACTTTTTCATCCTTATCATTAGAGCTCATGCCCCACCAACCCATTTGACCTTGCTCATGCCACTCATAGTCCTTGACCATAGCATAAGTCCTTAGACCAGTTAAATAAGCTACCGCAGCATACTCATCCTCTGTACATTGATAATCACTTAAATCAAAGAAGAAGCCTAATTTACCCCCATTCTCTTTTCTCACTTCTTTAAGCCTAAGCATTGACGGTTGATTATGATAATACTCTCGCTTATCATCAGTAGTGCCAAGTTTTTCATCAGCTAAGCAATCTTCCCAACTTCTTTCAATCTGTGGTATCTCTCCACCAAACATTTCTTTTACATCTCGATACGATTTAATGGCGGCAGCTTTATTAGCTTCTCGCATACCAATAAAATCAATATCAGATTTCATGGCACTGTCAACCTTATCACCGTTCTTTAATAATAACATATTACTCCAACGACCACCAGCTACATACCAATCCCATTTTGATTCTGGGTTATATGTTGAAAACTCGGCCAACTCATCGTTATCATTCTTACGCCATGAACTTCCATTCCATTCATCACCATAAATGGCATACAATCTTTCAAATGGTAATTTAACATGGGCTGGGTCTTTTAACTCATTTACCTTGTTTTTGGTATAATACTCCATGAATTGTTTGATTTCATCTTCGGTAACTAAATCGTTCTCATACGATTCTACTTCAATGTTTTCATCAAATCCTTCTAATTGGTGGTCAATACTGTCTCCTACTACTAATACTACAAAATGGCTCATAATTTTTATTTTTAATGGTTATCTAATAATTCTTCTTCTGAATGTATTCCTAATGTATTCTGTAAAATACCCTCTATGGTATCATATGTCTCATTGAACAGGTCCTGTGCCTCTTCAGTGTAACCACCAGTGTCTCCGTCAAAAACGACTGCAGCCTCACCAAAACGTTCATGAACTATCTTCTCAGCTATATCACATATAGCCTCCAAATATCTACTGTTATCTACGTATGTCTTTTCCATTATCTATTAAGGTTTTGGAAACTGTCAATGGTAGCATCTTTAAGCTCCGATTCCAGTTTAGTTATAGTACTCTCATACCCGATAATCAAAGACAAAGTATCTAACCTTGCATCTTCAGCTCTAAGCTGCTCTTCAAGTCCAACTAATTCCTTAGCTCTCTCGATAATCTCATGGGCTGTCAACTCCCCACCTTTTGCCAAGTCCTCAATGTACTCAACCAAATAGTTCTTACGGTCGGTGGCGTACTTAATCCTCCCTTGGATTTGTTCTAATTCTTCTTTAGTGTTTCTACTCATAATATAGGTTTAACGATTAATAATATGCAAATGTAAACATAATATATTTAATAACCTAATTTAAAATACATTTTCCCAAACAAGTTCATCGTATAACTCTTCACCTGAAATCTCTTCACCTAATACTTCATCTTCCAATACTAGAAAAGCTACAGCCTCACATAATTCAGTCATCGGGTTATCAGCATCCCAGCCTGAACCCATCGGGGCTCCTGCTTCCCATAACTCATTAGCCCTAGCTATTATCTTATTTTTTTTAGTCTGCTCCATATCTTAATCGTTTACGGCTTCCCAAATATCAAAATTATCCTCCTGTAACAACTCACAAACTACACCATCAATCATGGCCGTCTCAACCTCATTCCAAAATCCATACTCACCAGTACCTTTGAAAAATAAGTAATCACTAATACCAAATCTCTTCTCAATTTCGGTATGCTCTTTTAACTCAAATCCTATTTCTAGGAATGCTTCCTTTTGTTTATCAGTGTAATTCTCAATCCAATAATTCTTTCCCGAAGCTGGGTTCTTACTAACACATTCCATATCTTATAGTTTTTGTTTCAACAAATATAAACATAATATATTTACTAACCTAACTTTATTAGACATATATCCTAGCTTTATCTTTTACTAACTCAACTCCATACTTAGGGTCCTTATACTTGGATATACGCTTCTTTGCCTCGGCCTTACTCCTGTATTTCAAATAAGGATACCCAGCATATTGATAACCATACTTTAACTTCTTTACAAAATAAACATCGGCCACCGTTACCGTCCAATATTGGTCCACCTCAATTAAATTCTTAACTGCTTTTCTAGTCTTAGGAAAATACTTCTTACGTAACCATTTAGGCGTTCTCTCATACATACCACTTAAATTAATATGTAATGATACCTTGGTACCTTCATAATATCTTTGTAGGTCCTCATACTTCTCAATGAACTGCTCACCTGTATAAGGCGTAACAACCTCCTTACGCTTACCAATCTCTTCAAACGTATCATTGTATAAATAAGCACTAATAGTAACCTCAATATTCTCCTCTTTCAATTGCTCAATAGTTAAGGCCTTAGCACATCCAGTAGTAAACATACCCTTAAACATCCCAAAGGTACTACCTCTAGTCCCAGCACTACCAAAACTAATCGAACTCCAATATCCAAAATTAGAATCAATACCCTTAATATCATTATCATCCTTATAACGGTCAATAATCTCCTGTTTGTAATTATTGCAATACTTAACAAAATGGTCCTTGGTAGCCCATATCTTATTAGGTCCACAAGGGTAACCCCATACACTCCAACTCCTAGCACGTCTCTCACCACCTCCAGGTCCAAACTCCGTACAGTTATTACTACCCCAGTATAACATTGGTACATACCTATCTCCAGGCAACTTGATAAACTGTTTATCGTAAACTATTTCGTAACTCATATCTTTTAATTTAATGGTTAATGATACGCAAATATATAACTATATTATTTAATATCCTAATAAACACCAGTTATTTCAAATAAAATAGTATTAATTCTTCCATAACTAATCGAAATTTCTCATTGCTGCTTCATAACCTGACCTATTCAAACTAACCAGCTTAAACGTATCTGGGTTAACTTCTAAATTAGAACTATACGCATACTCCGCAATAGCTCTTTCAATAGCCGTCTCCATATCTCCAGCCATCATAGTATTCCACCCACCTGACTTGAAGTTAAACATCCACTCCTTATTCTGACGTAAAAATAACCATTCCTCATTAAGCCCCTGATACATCTCATCCAAATGCTTACGGCTTAATTCGATTGCTTCCATATCTGCACCCATGGACATATCGAAATTGTTCCATGCTCTATTAAGGACCGCCATCTTTGCTTGAATGTCATTCTCCTTTGCTTCCTTGATTTCTCTAGTCTTTAAAAACTCTAATAAATGTCTCATATCTAGTTTTCTTCCCATTCAAATTCTACTCCACCATAATCTGCCTCTAGAGAAGCATCTCCTAGCGCATCACTTAATAAGAAGTCCTCATCTTCTAACTTCTCTAAATAAGAGTATACATCGTCCTCATGTATATCATCGGATACCTCCAACTCTACAACGGTAGACTTATAATAGGTTTTGGTAACTTGTACTGAAATTTTCATAATATTGGTTTTAAATTAATAACACGGCAAACATATAACTAATATTCCATATAACCTAATCTTTTTTAATAATCTTTTTTGACTTACTTTTTACCCTATAGAAAACCACGAATTTAATACTAAAATCAAAGTTTTTGAAAATAAATCAAAATATATTTGCAGGGGTCCTTTTTATTAGTTACCTTTGACTTGTCATAGGGAAACTGCGACAGGGCGGCCAGATACACCAACTGGGGAAGAGTAGACTCCACCCTACGCAATGTTTTCCTCTTTTTTTTTTAAAAGTGTGTCAACGCAAAGTTATAACAAATTCTTCACAATACCTAATATATTGTGAACTATTTTTTTTTAATTATTTTCACTTTTTATTTGGTGGTCTCGATAATTAGCCCTACCTTTGTAATACGATTCGGGGTGAACGCACCTCGGACATATCGCTGTGCCCGAAATTTCGAGGCCATACAGTGTACACCCGCTTGTCCTTGTTTTTAATTAAACAAATTGGGCATCGGGATAAAACTGCCTAATTTTGAAAATAGGGTAGCGTATACGTGTGTCCAAAATTTTGAAGCACCCAGAAATTCACATGCCTAAATTCACCTGGCACCGTGATAGATGAATAGTACCTGGTAGTAACGAATCGAGCCGCTCGAAGGGTCCTAAAAAATCGGCCGAAAATTTTAGATTTTTAGTGAATGGGTCGCTCCGAAATAATCTGTGACGGAATTTCCTATGGGTCAAATGTGGGTCAAAGTGGCTTTTTGTGGTAAAACGTGGGATTTGCCCTATACATCGAAATAACCAAAGCGTGTCGTTCCCTGTGAGAAAAGATACATCAGATACCCTTTAGGACTCATTTTAAGCCTCTTTAGCACCATTTCAGAGGCTATTATATGTCCATACACAAATGTGTATAGAAAGTGTCTTAGAGGGGGTGTGTGTGGGTTGTTTGTTTATGTCGGTACACAAAAGTGTATCTATGGTATGTATGTGTTGTGCATTACCATGCGTCTATCAGAATCAAGACACAAATGTGTACTGTATCTATATGTTAATAATTTTGTATATGGGAAAGGAATGTTCATTGATTTATTCCAATAGTTACCATCAGAGTCTTCGTATTGTATTCCTGGAATATATTTAAAAAAATTATTATCTGAGTCTATGTAATTTGTATATTGTTTTATATTTTCGTCATAGGTATATTTGAAATGTATACCATTAGAGTCATTGTATTCTAGCGCATCTATTTTGTTAATCATATTAATATTTTCTCCCCACGGATTATGTTCATTGATATCTCTTGAATGATGTTTGATATTGAACCATGGACCTTTATTGGATTTATATGTTTGTATTGTTTTAGCTGTTACGAATCCTTTGTTGTGATGAATTTGGTGAGTCATATCAATAATAGAGTTGTTATTGTCTATATATCTAGTGCATAGGTTATCTTCATCTCTTGTGAATACTTTCCATTGACCGTTAGAGTCTTCGGTTCTCATTTGATATCCATCGCTATTATATACGTTTCTTAGCCAATAGTCATTTTTGGTTTGATATACTATATTACCACGTTCATCTCTAACGGTATATTCGTCATTTGATATAAATTCGTTATCTGCTACTATTCTTGCCATTTGTGTTGATTAGATACCATTCCCATTGTTTTTACGTAAGGTATTGGTATGTTCATATCTTTAGTCCAATAGTTACCATCAGAGTCTTCGTATTTCATTACTTTATTATTTTTATCATATTTTACTTTAACCCACATTTCCATGTCTTGATAGAAAGTTACATTATTATCATTGTATGTTCTTTCTCTCCAAGTTCCATCCATGAATGTTGTTGTGGTTATATTGCCTATGCGTGTATGAGTCATGTTTTTATATGTTTAGTTTGAATACGTTGTACATGATATCAATATAGGGGTTTGTTATGTTCATTGATTGATTCCAGAAGTTACCATCTATATCTTCATATGCTATAATATTTCCATATTTATCGTAATCTACTTTAATCCATCCGTTATTATTTTTATAGTATATTATATTATCATATTCACCATATTTAATTTCAGATACTATCCCTTCATAGTTTTCGACAATGGTTCTATATCCTTTGTCATTGAATGATGTTTTTTCCCAGTTACCGTTATGGTCAATTGAGTGAATTATTTGTCCTTGTTTGTTATAGGTAAATTCTTGCCATCCACCGCTATCGTATTCGACTCTTGTTTTATTTCCTTTACGTGTTATAGTTTGTCCCATGTTAGAATACTGTTAATATTGTTTCTGATGGTGAATTGTAAGGGTTATCACATTTCATTGATTTATCCCAATAGTTACCTTCATGGTCTTCATAGTGACTCATCTTATCATTATCATCAAAATCCATAATATAGTAGTCATTATCTGAAGATTTATATCTAGTTGTTTTCCCATTATCATTAAAGGTTAGTTTTTCCCAAAATATAGAATTTCTATAGTATATCATATGTCCATTTTCATCGTATAGATATTTTTTCCAATAATGGAATTGGTCTGTTGCGTATATATCTTTAATAAGACCATTATCATGATATAGTATTTTTCTAGAACTCCAATGTCCGTTAGCGTCTTCAAACCTGATTTCGTTCCCATGGGAATCGTATGTTGTTTTGGACCAATACCCGGATGATTGTCTGTGGCTTGTTTGATTATTATCTTTGTTGTAAGTATATTCAATCCAATCTTTGGAAGATGATTCAGATAGGACCATATTACCACGTTCATCATATACATGATTAGGAAATTCTTTGAATTTGATGTGTGTTTTATTACCTTTATGTGTTTTATCTGCTTTCATTTGGTCTTTCTTGATATCCGTTATCTGGTGTTGCTACTAGGGTTGATGACTCTGTTATTGATTTAGATAATGCTTCTAGTGCTTTGGTCATGCTATTGATAATAATAATTCTGCATGGTTATTTTTTATATGGGGATTTTCCACCCATAGATTTTGTCCAATATCTACCATTACTATCTTCAAATAAAATAACATTATTACCATCATATCTTACATTAAGCCACTCACCATTAGAGCAAATAAATGTTATTAATCTATTATTCTCATTATAATCATAATCTGCCCAAAGACCAGTGCTATATTCTACATATATGACATTAACACCTTTTTCATCATAGGTACGTTTATACCAATATCCGGATGAGTATTTGGATATTATGCAATTATTATGTATGTCATATTCCTTTTCACACCAATTGCTAGTACCAGCTTCATAATAGGTACAATTACCAATATCATCGTGTTCTTGATATGGGAAATTTGTTATTCCTTTTTCTTGAGCTCTTGTCATGATGTTGCTAGTATTATGTCGTACATTATATATTTGTATGGATTTTCCATTCCCATTTCTTTAGTCCAATAGTTACCATCATTATCTTCATAAGATGTAATCATATCATCCTCATCTAATGATAACTGGCACCATCCTATTTTTGAGTTTTCATAGCGAGTACATCTATCAAATTCATCGAATTCATGTTTAGCCCAATATCCAGTAGAGGTTTCATAATATGTTTCATTACCATTATCATCGAATTCATGTTTAGCCCAAGTACCATCATACCCTTCAAAATAGATTACATCTCCATTATCGTTGAATTTTATAATAGGGAATTCACCTACTATAGGTGAAATTATATTTCTTGTTTTAGTCATTCCATTTAGCTAATAAATCATTATAAGGGAATTCTTCTATATTTAATTTTTGTGCTTTAGTTAAATCCCAAATTGACTTTTTATTATATCATTATAAGGGTTTTCTATACCCATTTCTTTATTCCAATAATTACCATCAGAGTCATCGTAATGGACTATCTCACCCTTATCATAGGTTATGTTACCATAATAGTCATACGTGTCAAATTTGCAGCTATATGAGGTTAAGTTATTATTTTCATCATATATGTGATATTCAAACTCACCATCAGAGTTCCAATATTCCAATAAACGATTATCTTTACTGTATTTATGCTTGGACCAATATCCATCATTATTTGCATAATAGATTTCATTCTGTAATTCATCATATTCATATTTAGCCCAATTACCATAACTATCTATGGAGTATAGTTCATTACTATTTTTATCGAATTCATATTTAGCCCAATATCCACTATTCTTTTCACAATAGATTTGATTATCATTCTCATCATATCGACTTATAGACCATATACCTTCAGAATCTTTATAATAGGTTTGATTATTTCGTTCATCATATTGACGTTCAATTTTATTACCATCATAATTTTCATAGAACGTCATGTTACCACGTTCATCGAATTCACGTCTCACCCATTCACCGCAATCATTTTTACGATAGATTTCATTTCCATTATTATCAAGTTCTACTGTTACCATGCATTTTGATTATTTAATTCTTCAGTCATTGATAGTATTAGTTCACCTCGTTCTATATCATTTATAAGTTCAGAGATAGCATTTTTAACAAACTTAGTTATGCTAGGGTAAGGGTTATCCATACCCATTTCTTCATTCCAATAGTTCCCATTATAATCTTCATACATTATTCCTGGATAATTTTTATACCATATACCAGCTGAATCAATATATTCTACCATATCGAAACATATATATTTTACATCAATATATTCGCCATTTGAATGTTTATATGCTGTAATTCTATTATTCTCATCAAAATCATATTGATACCAATCACCTTGAGAGTTATAAAAATAAGTCAATTGACCAGAGGCATTATATTCTTTTCTATACCAATATTTATCACTTGTATGTTTAAGGACTTCATTACCATCTTTATCATACATGAATTCCACCCACATAGTTCCAGCCTTATTGAGTACAATGCTAGTTATCTTACCATCTGAGTTATATTCCCTCTTAGGGTAAGGTTCTATTTTTCCACTATCATAAGGGCTCCCACCCATCCAAGTGCTACTCATGATTTAGTCGAATTTGAATGCTTCTGGTAAATTCACATGGTCTCGATTGTAGTATTTGAATACATGGTTTATAATTTCGGTCATAGGGTCCTCATGCTCTACAAATTCGCTATGTAGCGCCCAATTACCTGTGTACTTACCATCTCTAAATAGGCTATATACTATATCTATATTATCGCTATGAGTTTTAGCTCTAAGTGTAAAGATATCATTGATAATTAATGCACCTTTACTATTATAATTATCTGTATCACCATCCCAATAGAAGTCACTTTTTTTTAGGTTTTTAATTATAATTGGTTCATCTAACTCAACACTTGTAGTAAGTGTGGTAGTGCCGACCTTTGTAGTAACACCTACCTTTGACTTAGTTTTTGTGGGAGTAGTATTTGTGGGAGTAGTATTTGTTTTAGCATTTTCAATTCGTTCAAGATGTTTTCGTTTCTTAGCTTCTGCTTCAGTTTCACCACATGAGGTTAGTAATAATAAGCTAAATACAATTAAAAGATATTTCATAATTTTATTTTTATTGATTAATATACTGCAAATATATGAATTATATATTTACTATGCAAATTATTTAAGAAAATACCCAAATTAACATATTACTTAAATGGTAAATGAATGCGATGATTGCGAACCATATGGCACTAGCAGACCAAATATGGAATGTTCTATCATATAATGGTTCATCGACTTTTTTGAATAATAAATAATTAATAATTCTCATTACCAGCTAATATAAGGGTTTGGGATATCCATTTCTTTAGTCCAATAGTTTCCATCGTTATCTTCATAACTGATAAGTTTTCCATCTTCACCGAACTCACGGCTCCACCAGAATCCTAGAGAGTTTTTGAAGGAGTTTTCACGATTGGCTTCATCGAATGTAGTTTCTCTCCAATACCCTTGAGAGTTTTCGAATTTAATATAGTTAAAATCTTTATCATATGAAGATTTATACCAATTACCGATACTAGATTCGTAGTAAGTTAACAACTCACTATCATTATTATCTGTGATAAATTCTTTGTAAGGAAATTCTGTTATTCCCAATTCTTTTGCTTTAGTTAACTTGCTCATTTTCTATTTTTTTTATAATTTTAATGTTATTTGACAGATACCATAATCCACCTTGATTTGTTGGTCTTTTAAAGTTTGTATAGTCCTTCATTTCAATCTCATACCAAGCTCTATTTTTCATAGATAGGTGTGGGGCATTAGGTTCTGACGTACAATGGAAGAAAGGTCTATATTTAAATCCTTTATCCGACTCATCATGATGTTTCTCGGCTTCCAACCATTTATTGATTGGTAAACGTGCTTTTTTGTTAACGAATAGGGGTGTTATCTCCCCTGATTTCAGCACTCTAAATAATTTGTATGCTTTCATATTTTACTTCTTATTTCTGTTACGATTTCTTTTATTTTTTTACTTATCTTAATTTTATTTTTATCGCAAAAGTCTGGGCGAGTTAATGCGGTTAAAATCTCGGCATTATCAATCCAAAAGTCTATTGGATAGGTTAAGCAATTACAACATACTCTTAAACCTCCCACATAGTTCAATTCAATTCCAAACTCACTCACAGCGTGGTCAGTATTTAATATTGAACAAGCACTAACAATTGAACCTTTACTTAACGTTATCCCATCAGTTAATTCAGCATCATCACCTATCACTGTACAGTCATTAATAGTACAATTATCACCAATTTTCACCCTTTTACCTATCTTTACGTTAGAACCTATTTCAACATAATTTCCAATCTTGGAATTAGCACCAATCGTTACTGTATCATAACTATAATTATGTCCAGCCCACTCGCCTATAAAACAGTCTTTACCTATTCTAGCTCCATGCCCTATGCCAGTAGATACGTATATTCTAGCTCCATTATCTATGTAAACATTATCTCCTAATATTAAATTAGCATCTATTGTTATAGATTGGTTCAGAAACCTTTGAATTGGTAGCGTTTTACCATGTATAACTTTAACCCAATTTGAATCATTTGAATCATTTTGTCTTAAGAAAACTGCACGATTACCATTATCTATATTATCTATCATCTATAAGGATTTTCGATAATATTAGTCATAAGTTTTTTATCCCACCAATTACCATTACTATCTTCATGTACTATCGTTTCACCATCAGCATCAAATTCACGTCTCACCCATAGGCTTTTACTAACTTCAACATAGGTTAAATTATCATCATCATCATACTCCCTTACTTCAGTATCACCTCTGAAACTCTCATATTTGATAGGTCTATATTGTTCATCCAAATAGTAATGTTCTTTCTTATTATTTAGATACAGTATTTTATTTGTTTTATCATAGAAGGTATTGGTTAATCTAGTCTTTTCATTCCCATAAACTTCATCTAAAGAACCATTTGCCAGGACTGTTTTAGTGTTATTGGTTAATATTTTATTCTCACTACAAAAATAGAATATTATATCTCCTGATTTGTTAGAACTACATATTACAAATTCACCATTGGCGAATTCGTGGTATGCTATTTTACCATATTGGTTAAGTTCAGTCATTTTTTATTGGAAATAGGTAGAATTTCACCATATAATACATACCTTTGATATAATATTTTAACGTATATAATCCCAATGATGCACTTCCGACTACGAATAAGTCAGTTAAGTCCAAATGACTGTGGTTATCTCCACAGATTCCGAATAAATGTTGCAACCAAACTATCATTTCTTTTTACGTTTTATGTTAGGTTTATTGGTTTTGAATGATAAGTCAATCTCACTAGTAATTCTAGTAACGATATCTTCACCAAATTTTTCAGTTAACCATCCTTTCAATCTTTCGATACCATATTCGACACCTGTTGGATTGTATGGTCTATTTTTACTACCATCAAGGTAACCTTCTCTAACTAACTCTTCGTTAGCTAATACTAATTCATGACCCTCTACAGTTTTCTTGTATAAGGTTATGACTAACTCATCATCTAATTCAGCATCCGATAACATCCCATCGATATTTTCAATTTCATACATATCACCTAGGTCATCAAAAACCACTGCTACTTTATCCATATTTTTACTTTTTTAGTTTATACAAAGATACGAAAAACAATTCATATAAACAAATTATTTCTCGTACCATTTATCATTATTCCAAATATCTCCTTTTGGAGTGCTTGGTCCATCCCAAATATCTCTTATTTCTTGAGCTGTTCTTTGTGGTGGGGTCCATTCGGTGGAGGTAGGTTGTTCAACTCTAACCCCTTTAGGAGTCCAGAATAGCCTTATAATCCATTTTATGATTTCCCATACCACCATAACGATTAAGCTCACTATGTTGATTATAAGAGAGAATACAAGGAACATGTTACCAATATCACCAAGCATGTTATTAGCACCTTTGTTATATTGGCTATGTTTGATAGATTTCAACCAATGGTCAGCCTCTAAGTCGTATCTTAACCTAGTGGTTGAGGAGTTATCATTCGGTCTCCATTGAAAGTTATCTCTATTATTATTTCCCATCATCTTTTTTTAGTTATTGGTAAGACTTTCTTTTTAAATGTCAAGATAGCAGCTCTAATTACTTTAATATCAGCATTAGATAGTTTTTCAGTACCTTTGTAACGGTCTGATGTACCTTTACCTATTAGATTAATTTGCATTGATTTAAGGTCATTAACATCTAACATCATTAATTGGAGGTCATTAGCAATACCATCTTGCTCTTCAATATCTTTATTGATTTGAACCTTACCATATCTACGTGGAGTTGCTTCAACCACTTCAATAGTTTCATATTCACTAAGAAACTCTTCACGATTTTTGATGATGCTGGTGAAGATTTCTTCAATAGAATCTTCGACCTTTTTTCCAAGCGTTCCTTTCTCCGCTTTATCCTTATAATTCATATGGTTAAAGTCTGGATAATCAGTTTTAAATATCTCATTCAACAAAGGTTCTTTATTGATGAGTTTGATTGTTTTCACTATGTTAAAATCAGTAGTTTTCATATGCTTACCTTTTAAGTTATGTGCAAATATAATGATTATTTATTTACTGTGCAAGTTATATTGCTATAATTTTACACCTTTAGGAATACTTCTATTTATTTCGTACCCATTATCAGTAAGTTCACGGATATAGGTTTTAAGTTCGGTCAAGGACCCTTTAAATATTGAAAAGGAGTAAAATGCTGGGCGTATATCCTTAATAGTATTACTATACCAAGCAAATTTAATTCGGTTGGACCTTATTAGATAGTATTTTTTTCTAACTTTCATAAACATCGTCTTTAGGTGTATATAGATTTGGTAACTTCCAATCAGCTGTAAAATATTTACACCCTATGCAGTTACCAATTCCCATTTCTTCTGGTGAAAGGCAACCTATGCACCCACCATGGAAAATTACATGATTTTTTGACTTTGGATTATCAAATGCGGTTCTATAACCAGCTAACTTATCCTCATCATTAAGGGTAGGTTTACTAATTAATCGTTTAAATACGTCCTCTTTATTAGTGTGGTCGTATTCATTAAAAGTTCTATTTGTTCTTCTCTTGTGTTGCTCCAATGCTCGTTTAAAGTCATCGTGCATGTGGATGATGTATACCACTAATAGTACAATAATTACAGTTTTCATATCTTATATATTTTTAAGTTATGACAAATGTACAAAAAAAAAGCCAAATAAAAAATTTATTTAGCTCTATTTTTAATTTCTTGAATTATTTCTTCGTGTTTAGCAAGAATATCTTCGTATCGTTTCTTACTTTTAGTTAGATTGGCATCCCCGGAAGATATGAATGAATCTAATACTGTTTGGTTAATTTTGGCTTCCCTTCGCCTATATAAAATATCTCTTAATTGGGTTATTAGTAAGTGAGAATCACTCATATAATTTATTTCAATTCCTTCAATTTTATGGTAATGATTTGATAGTTCTCTATCTATTGATGATAACTCTGCTTTAGCTTGTTTACCGAGTTTCTTTAGTTCATTAAAAGTATTAAATATCAAATCAATTTTACTTTTAATTTCATCGGTTCTTATACCTTTATTCAAACTATTTACCTTTTCTACCTATTGAATGGTTGATAGTACTAGATAAGTTCATTAGGATTTTTTGTAGGTTACTAACTGTTTCTTCTGAGAATGAATATTCACCACCATCTTCGTTAGGTAGTTTACCTAATTTCTTTCTAAATAAAGACCTATTAGTTGCTTCGGTATTACCAGCCCAAGGCTCATTTTTCAATTGTCTAACTACAGCTGCGTGATTGATAATATCATTATCTAATAGTGAGCTTAATTTATCGTAGTCGTTTTGTTCAGCATCACCAGTTTGTTTAGCAGTTGTTACAGTTTTAAGATGTGGAGCGTGTTTCTCTCTTAATAATACTTTTATATCTTTTTTGTCCATTGTTCTAACATATTTATAACTTAAACCTTTATGGCTTATACTATAAATATGCTAAAAACATGTAAAGTTATAATATTATTTGCACTCCACCGCTTCTTTCATCCTACCGATGGCGTTATCCCTAATTTGTCTGACTCTTTCGCTCGTAAGCCCTAGTCTATGTCCTACAGTCTTTAGGGTTAATGGTTCAATATCACCTAAACCATATAGCAACGTTAGCACTTCAGCTTCTTTCTCGTTCTTAAGAACCCCAAACAACTGTCTAAGTTCTTCTTTAGTATCTGAAACAGTTAGGTGGTGGTCAGTTTTCATAACATTATCATCTTTCAATAAGTCAGAATAAGACGTTAGTGAATCATTATCAACTGGAGCATCCAATGAAATCATACTTGAACTAATAGTCTCTAAAAAGAATGATACATCGGCTGCATCAAACTCACCATCAATAGCATCTAGCAATTCATAATACTGAGGTTTACGTTCCAATGATTGTTCTAACACATCACTTTTAAGTTTTAACTTATGTATGATATTGTTTTTATTATTTGGAAGTCTTATTGCTCTACCATGGTCAGATATATACATAAGAATAGACCTACGAATCCACCATACGGCATAAGATATGAATTTAAACCCCAATGTAGGGTCAAACCTTTTAGAGGCTTCTACTAGCCCTAAATTAGCTTCATTAACCAAATCCTCTAACTTCAACTCATTGGTGACATACCCTTTAGCAACGCTAATGGCAAATCTTAGATTATGAGTCACTAATAAATCCCTTTTTTTAAGGTCACCAGATTGAGAATCAATTGCAATCGCATATTCTTCATCAGCATCCAATATATCAATATTACTAACTTCTAGTAAATATTTTTTAAATGATAAGCTATCTCTATTGGTGATGGTTTCACTAACTCTAAATTTCTTCATATGTTATAAGGGTTTTAATTATTTGGCATGTCTATTTTCTTCTGTTTGGTGTACGTGGTTCACCACAACCTTAATGGAACGTTCTTTAGCCCATTGCTTGAATGTTGGCATATGTTCATCTCTGTCATCCCAAAATTCAATCTCTTTCAAGTTTGGAAATGTTTTTGATAAACTACCTAAGTACCTCAATTTAAAAGACATAGTATCACCACGACCTTTATTGAAACGACTATCACCGTTTAATACAACATCATCAAATTTGAAGTCATACTTATCTAAAACTGCTTGTACCTCTTTTCTTAATTTAACCAATCTACCTGTACAAAGTGATACGTGAGTATTAGGTTCGCTAACAGCTTGCTTGTAATCAGCAACAATATCATCAAATGGTTCGTTCTCGAATATATCAACCTTTAATGATTCAGCTCTACCCCACCATCCAACGTGTGGATAGTCAGTACCTGTCTTATCTTTCCAAATTTGCCTACCAGCACCTGGCAATGCAGTATCGATTAATGTTCCATCAAAATCAAATACTGATACTTTATATACATCTTCTACTTTCATAAATTTTCCCTTTATTATTGAGTTGCAAATATACAACTTTTATTTTAATAGTAAACTATTTTTACCTTTATTTTTTGTTTAAAATCTTAATTGCCTCATTAGCACAGATTTCGGTTAACCCATAGCCAATATCAATCATTCCAGGATGGGTTGGATTATTGGAAGTTCTAACAAAGTTACCTCTCTGAGAGTCTAACATATCATTGTCATCATCTAAAATAACATAACTATCGATATCGTCATGATTATCTAACCAATGCTGTATCTCATGTCCTCTATCAACCAAATCATAAAACTCACAGATACCAAGGTCAACTATCTGAACTGAATCTATTGTAATCCCTATTACATCGCCAGGGTAACCTCTATCACTCCACATATCTCTCATTGCTTGAAGACCAGAGTAACGCCAAGTACTACTAATAACTATCTTAGCATCAGTCTCATCTACGATTTTTCGAAGATTATCTACCAAATGTTCATGGAATATACCACCATGTTTATCATGTCCTTGACTAATGCAATTTAATACACCATCTATGTCTAAAAATATTAATTTCATGTATATACCTTTACTAATTCAACACCTCTTTGTGATTTTTCCCTCGCTTTTTGGAAGTCATCATCAAATGCAATTTCTTTATTTATATCTATTTTATAAGCGTAATTTATACCTCTAAACCTTTGGTCGTATTTATCCCAAAATCCACCGTTTAATAAATCTCTTATCACATAATATGTATTTCCCATTTTAAAGTGTTTTTGGTGCTTTCTCAAATAGCACTCGTCTAAAATCTTCTTGTTCTATGAATTCAATAGTAGAATACCTATCTGGTTCTTCTTCTATCATTATTCTATATCTTAAAAACATTATCTCTAAGTCTCCTAAACTTAAAGGTCTTGTTGTTTTATCTTTATACTTATCCAATATTCTTTCTTCACTATCCATTTAACTTACCGCTTTTAAAACTTCATCGAATAAATCTTCAATCGTTCCATTATTTTCAATTATAACATCACACCAAGAATGGTCACCCATCGATGCTTCTGATTCATGAGTTAACGATTTATATAATTCAACATCAACTTTATATAAATCTCTAGGGATTGAATATTCATCTTCACCACCACCTAATCTTAGCGCATAATGTTGAGGGAATTTCAATATAAACTTGCGCCTAAGTCCAATCAATAACCCATTGTTTTTAGTTACCGCAACACCTTCATTCTTAGGGAATCTAACGTCAGTTATAATCCACTTTGGATAGAATTGAATTTCATCATCGTTAATACACTCACCACATAGATATTGTCTCTTATAACCCATAAATGAACTATCACAATGTTGACACGACTCGTGGAAATAAGCACCACTAGCATCAAAATCAAGTTGAGTGAAAGTACCTTTATCATAAGGTTTCCAATCAGAGAATAATGAGTTAACCCATATATTTGGGTGTACCTCTTTTCGTCCACCTTGAGTGCCTAGTAATTGTAATATTTTTCTAGGTGTTAATATTTCTTTAGTAATGGACCCTTCAAAGTATTCTTCACCACCATGAGCATCCATTGAATGAGGTAAATCTTCTTTAGCCGATTGCTCATCCGAGAAATAGTTAGTAGCGTAGTATATTTCACTTGAAGAACTATCTAATGGGTCTGGCACATAGACTGTGTTTAAGGCGTAGCGTTCCCACTCTTCACCCAATGGGGTATTTTTGAATGTTTCGTTCTCTAAATCGCTCCTATTACATCCTATGACTATGGCTACAATCTCTTTAAGTTTCTCTGCACACTTCTTTATCTCATATGCTGATGTTATTAGACCAGCATCGTTAAATCCTTTGAATGTGGGGTTTTCTGTTTCGGCAATGTATAGTAACATTTCACCAACAAGGTCTTTTCCACTATTTATGGACCCACTTACTCCTATTAAATTATTTATTTTCATTGTATCTTCTATTTGCTTCTTTTAGCATTACTATTCTGGCTTCTTGTCTTGTTTCAACGAACCCTGAAATTGTTCTATCAAGGTCTATGATTATTGACCAATCAAACCATCCAGTATAAATCATTTCATGGTCAAAGTTCATATCGATTGAAAGGTTCATATCAACTGAATCAAAAAAATCTTGATATACACCATACTGTTCGGATAATGTATCTTCTTTAAATGATTTAAAAGCGAAGAATCTCAAGAACCCATACCCATTGTTTACACAGTAAACGTTGAAATACCACTTCTTAAAATCTTCCTTACATTTATCCGTTAGTATCATTGTATGTGTCGTTTAGTTTTTCTATTGCAGCTTCTCTAGCTAATGGTAATGAATCAAATTTATTAGAATACCCTACATAATCAAAATCAATGAATGGCATATAAATGTTACCATCACTTGGAGTACCTTCACTTTCATAACCAACCGTTATGCCGACACTTTCAGCCCAATCGACCATTACTCCCCATTGCATCGCAGATGATAATGTATAAAACATATTTTCACCATAATACTCCTGGTCTGTAATATCATTAATCAACGATTGGTGTTCAGAAAAGAATAACCACTTCTCAAAATCTACTTTGCATTTGTCTGTTAGTATCATTTTAAGTATTCTTTAACCTTAAAATTAATATATAACCAACTAATGAATAGTGCTGGAATTATTATCCACCAAATAAACTCATATTGATTAAACTCTACACCAGCAATCTTCATAAATGAATATGTAAATGTTGGTATTACAAACATTGGCAATGTTGTGCTTGGTGAGTTATGCTTACTTCTTTTTACTAATTTTTTCATATCTATAGTTTTATCTGATACTAATATCGTTATTAATTCCTATCATAGCGTGTGCTAATTCATTTGCCACTGATATAACAGTTAATTTACCATCCATATCATTATAATATACATTTCCTTCTTGGTCAAGCGTATCTGAACAGATGAACTCTTTAATTCTAGAATGTTTAATCTTATCATATGCCGTACCACTCATTACTCCATGAGTAACCAAAGCTCTAACTGAAAGAGCACCAGCATCATATATTGCATCTACAGATTTAACCAATGTACCACCAGTGTCACACATATCATCAATTAAGATTATATCCTTACCTTTAACGTCACCAATTATCTTCATTTCACCTACTTCATTTGGACCTGTCCGGGTCTTATCAATTGTAACATATGGCATTAGAGCCGATGGTGTTTTACGATAAATTAAATCTCTTATCTTTTGAACACGTTTTACCCCACCAGCATCTGGTGAACATAGAACTGTATTAGTGTTACCAATCTTAGTAATATACTTATAAAATAAGTATTTACCACTCAAATGTATTATTGGTACATTGAAAAAACCTGCTATTTGTTCAGCATGTAAATCAATAGTAATTAACGATGTGATTCCAGAAGCCTCTAATAGTCTTGCAAGTAATTGTGCGCCAATAGGACCTCTTCTTTGGTCTTTCTTATCTTGTCTAGCATAAGGATAATACGGCATAATTGGTATTATCTCAATAGCACAAGCCTTTTTTGCGGCATCTATTGCTAAAAATAGTTGCATAATCCTATGTGATGTGTTGGGTGATGTTAATAAAAACACCCTTTTACCTCTAACACTATCTTCAAAGTTAGTGCAAGTTTCACCATCAGAGAAGTTTTGAATATTGATTGAACCTACAGTAAAAGAATGGCCTTTATCAAGCATTTTCTTTTCTAGTTTGTCTATCAAATTGGTGTTATCGTTTAAATTGAATATAATCGAATCTAATTTCATATGTTATAGTTTAAGTTCTACGCAAATATACGTCAAATAAATGACATAAACAAATTATATTATAAAATATATGAATTATCTAAAGCATTAGCAATAGCTTCTTCAAAACCACACCCACCGTTGTAATATTTAACCTCATAATCAATACTTCCATAATCATTTGGTTCAGCTACATAAATATCCTCATCTATATCCAATCTATCTCTAGTAAATGCATATAATCTCTCATTGACAAATACATACTCATTACTTAATTGGTTACATAACGCATAAATATGGTCACCATCATCAGCACCTTCAATTCCTCTTTCATCAATAAGATTCCTTGCAATATCTTGTAATGATGTGGTTCGCCTAGCCTTAACCTCAACTAATTTTCCTTTGTAATGTACAACTTCACTCATATCTTTTATATTTAGATTACAAATGTAGTGAATATAAATTACACTACCAAACTTATTTTAAACAAAAGTAGCTAAACACTGATATTCATCATCATAATGCCATCCTGGTAGTGAGGCTATAGTTCTAATCTCATCTTCAGTGATTCCTTTTTCAATCAAGACTTCAACATCTTCACTATAAATCTTATCATGTTCAGCGGCTCCAATAACATTGTTACTATACTTACCAATGATTATCAATGCAATCAAATTACTATCACCTTGCCCTCTAACGGTCACAGCTTTATCAAATATTTCTTCAATCTTATCTATATCCATAACTTTACGATTTAGGTGTATATTTCTTCCAATTTCTAATATTATATTTAGCCTTATGATGACCTACTTCAAAACTTTGTGTATAATTAATTATTTCTAAAGCTAGAGGTAATTCACTATATAATGTTTCCACTTCAAGTTTTTGCTCTTCAGTGTATTGGGGTCCATAAGGACTTAATGGGTCAAATTCACCCTCTGGTTGTCCGTATAACATCACTCCCACGTCTTCTAACAGCGATAAACCACCATAAGGTGTTTCGTTCTCAACTTCAGTGAAAATTGCGTTAGACTCATCTATACCCCACTTTAAATGCTTAAGTAAAATTAGATGTTCTTTCTTTAATTCAAACTTTAATAATGCCATATTTTTAATTTAAAATTGTTTCTACAATATCCGATACTCCTTTAGTCGCATTATCACTCAAAACTGTCAAATCATTCAACCCTAAATAGTTGATAGTTAAATCTGGTTGTGGGTCAACATAGAACACTTTACACTCCTCACTAACTGAACCAACCATTGGTGCAATATATGAGATTGAGAATGATGTACCTACTACTATTAATAAATCAGCTTCAAGTAACGCTTGGAATGATTCTTCCCAATAGTATGGCATTTCACCGAATAGAACTGTGTGAGGTCTTAATTGTTCGTCTAGGTCATCTAAATCACCTATAAGAATATCTTCATCACACTCTAAAATTCTACCATCACTAGTACGTTTCTTAAAGAGTTCACCATGTATATGTAATACGTTGGTAGAACCTGCTTTTTCATGTAAGTTATCTACGTTTTGGGTTATAATTGTAACCTCATGTTCGCTCTCTAACTTCTGTAGGGCTAAATGAGCTTCATTAGGCTCTATTTCTCTAGATTTATTTCTCAACATATTGTGAAATTCTAGGACAAGTGCCGGGTTTTTCTCTAATGCTTCTGCGGTTGCTACTTCATCAATGTTATAGTTGTACCATAACCCATTTTTAATATCACGGAATGTTTCTATTCCGCTTTCAGCGCTAATTCCAGCGCCAGTTAATACTGTTATCTTCATTTTTATTTTATTTCTATTTTTTACTATTTTGTTTCCAATTCTCCCCTGAAAATCCATTTAAAAATTTAAATTTAATCGTCATTTTCTTCCATAATGTTTCACCATATTCACCAAAAAACGCAACAGTCATACCTAATGGACCTATGATTGGTATAAACCAAGCAATAAGTATTATTGGCATACTATCTGTATTTTCGTATAGAAATTTGTTCATCCACCTGGTGTAGATAACACCTAAAATGTAAATGATTATTATTTTAATTACCATATTTCTTTACGTTTATTATTTCAATTAATTTATTCACAGTCAAATCATGAGCATTACAAACATCCATAAGGTTATCCATACTCATTGCATCCATCAACGTATAGTCATCACCAAATCTAGCAATTAAATAAGTTATCATTCTTTCCTCAGAACTCCTATCATCCTCATAATCCATGTTTTCAATGATTGGTATTAGTCCATATATACCTCTAAAATGATTATAAATTTCAAACCAATCGGTTTCACCAAAGAAGCCTGCTTTGTCTTCAAATAGAATGTTCATATATGGTTTAATATCATAATTACCATAACCATTAGTTGGAACATCCGGATTTTCATTTACATATTTGAAATGGATACCATCTTCCTTGAATAACCTTTGGTACTCTACAATTTCATGTTCATGTGAGCAAGTGTAGATACTTAAATCAACATTCTCTTTATCAGTTAATAGTAACAGAGTTTCTTTAGCATATGGGTAATAATCTAATACAACATTACCCTCTTCATGGTTAGGTTGTATCACAGTACCATGCAAGTCAAAGAATAGAAATATTCTATCCCAACCTCTTTCGTCCATGTGCTGATACTCTCTATCAATCGTTTTTAAAAGACTATGACTCATCCTACAATTTTTTAAGTTATATGCAAATATACATTTTTTTTACTTACTAAACAAGTTTTACCTAAGTTTAATTATCAAACCAAAAAACTAATCTAGTTTCATGACCATTAGCCTCAAGATTTTCCATTGCAGCCAGGATTGCCAAAAACTCAACAAGTCCTAAACTAGTCCCAAAGTTATCTAATGCTAATTTATATTCTTCAAGAGTTATTACGTTCATTGAGTGCCAATCTGGTGACGCTACATGAGTAAGTACTTTAGCACCATCAGTAGTCATATCACGATATAAAGCATCACTACCATAATTTTCAACCCATTCAATGGCAGTTTTAAGATTCACACAACCTTCGAAATCCCCTTCATCGTCATCAATTACAAACATGTAATAATCTTCAAAAGTAAACGCACCTATATTCTCTGGAATACCTTTTGGTGTGAATGCATCTTTAGAGTCACCACCTCTAACACCTTTAGATAAAAATCCAAATAAATCATAGTGTCTACCTGGATTAAAGTGACTACCGAAATTAACCCAATAAGCATTCTGTTTTTCAGCATCCGTTTTACTAGATTTTGATTTCATTGAGTATTCTAGATACATGTGTATATCACATCCCATAATTATTCATTTTTAATTTTTACCCTCGTTTATTTAATAAGAGTAATTGCTACCCTCGTTAGTCATTTTTAATTAGTTTTTCGTAGTTATCAAATGCTTTATTTAACATTGATTCATACCATTTAGCATATTCTAATGAATTCATACCCTCTTCACCCTCTAATTCTCGTAAAGTAAAGGTTTGGTTACCTATAGTAAAAGATACTACGTGACCTTTAAGAGTTTCCGTTATCTTGGTTGTTACTCCGTTTAGCATAATATAATTTTTTATATTGTTTATAGGTTAAATAACGCCTAGTTGGTGGCTTAGACTTATCAAAAGTGTATAAGGTAGCACTACCATATAATACGTAACTATCATCACGACTACCAACACAATCATAACCTTTAATCTCAGCTTGATTATAATTTCGTCTGTCTTCCATAGTTAATAAAACATATAAAAACCATTTTATGTTGAATATGATTTTACCTAACATATTATTTCTTTTTAAATTTCTTAATTACTACATTCTCACCATCGAATATTTTAGGTAATTTAAACACTTTTTCTTTGAATGCTAAAACTACAATAATGGGTCCTAATAGTGATGCTAGTAGTACTAACCACACATATTTTAACTGTAAATCATCATCTTGCAAGACGATATATAAAATTGTACCTAATCCAATTAGATACCAAAGTATTAATATTATCATAACTATTTCTTTTTAATTTTTTTAAACCAAATAAACTCACTATTAAAAATCGTTTTAATTTTTAGAATTTTTAATAGTAATATTAACATAAAGGGTCCTACTAACCCTCCTAGTAATAGGAATGGCAAATCTTTACTTGTAATATCATCCTCTAATGTCCATCCATATATTGATATAACAATACCACTTACGAACCATAATATAAACCAAACCATAACTATTTATCTTTAAATTTTTTGAATAAAACTGCATCCTTATTGAATATCTTAGGTATCTTAAGAATTCCTTCACTAAATAACATACCTATCATAATCGGTCCGAATAGACCACATAAAAATATCATAGGTATATCTTTGAAGAATATATCATCATCGACTAAGGTAACGTATATCCCTATACCACCACCTATTACAAACCAAACTATTAATATCATTAATCCCATATCTATTTATTTTTATATACTTTTTTATCTAACCAATTAGATTCATCAAGAATAATGACTGACAAAACTATAAAGGTAATCACACCTAATAACCCACCCAGTGTAAGTGCTATGACTAAATCTCTATTAGTTAATTCATTATTTTTCCTAAATCCTCCATATAACGTACTACCAACCCCAATCAAATACCAAAGTATTGCGTAAAATATTTCCATATCTATTTCTTTTTCTTCTTAATTAAAACTATTTCACCATCAATTAATTTAGGTAACTTAAGCATCTTCTCTTGATATAATAATCCTAACATAAGTGGACCGAATAATGCAGGTAGTAATATCCAAGGCACATCTTTAACTTTCAAATCGCCATGCCATAATACAAAATATACCATGATGCTAACGCCAATTAAATACCATATAGCAAACCAAATCATACCTCTTTATTTTTATCTTTCATTGAATAGAACGCTTCAATTGCCATATAAGCGCCATGTGAAGCTTTACCTTTCGTATTCATACAAAGTCTTTGCATTTTCAAATAACGTTCTTGCTTTGTTAATTCGAGGTCGTTAGTGACCTCGAATAGTTTATCAAATAACTTATTATCTCTTCTCTTCTGTGATAGACTATCTAGGTATACCCAGATTAATGCCCCTATCAATAATATTACAATTAGTATTGCTCCCATATTAGTAATTTTTAGCTTGTTTCTTCGGTGCGTGTATCGCTAACAATCTTCTACGTTCATCTAATATCGCATCAGACGCAGGATAGTTATGATTTGTCGCACTTGTAAGATTTAATGGCATTGTATCCCATTGCTCTCTAATTCGTGCTCTAGTCTCAAGGAAATTATCATCTTGACCTATGCCAAATGGTTTCCAAATGTTACTACCATCGAAATACACGACCATAGCATCTTCACCATCTTCTTCTTCGAAGACAATAGTTTGTTTATTCTCAAGTGATATCTTATCTCTAAGAATTTTAAACGGTCCAGGAAGAGTTGTTTTCCCTAATGTATCAGAGAATTTAACCACACCCTCATCTTCTGTACCAATAGCACATAATGCGTATTTAGCTGAAGTGTTATCACGTTTAAGGTCGTTTCTTAATCCACCACCGACTCCGAACAATCCCCATCCATGTGGTGCAAATCCTTCTTCTAATAATGCTTCAATGATTTCCCATTGACTTGCCCATGTCATACCATCACCCTCAATAAATTTAAAGGTAGTACCGTATTTCCAAGTCTCACCTTTAGAGTTAGTTTTCTCAGTGTATAGCCCATTTCTGACAGCTAATTTACACAACCAAACTACTTGCTCCTTTGCATTACCTGAATCTGGTCTTGATACTACAATCTTACCATTACTCTCTTTAGCACTTTTTAAAGCTAAAGGTATTAAATGGTTGATATTTGCATCGAAGAACGCATAACAATCTGAAACATATGAAGATATACTATCATTAGTAGATGCATCATAAAGTGCTTCATAACATTCTTTTTCAGTCTTATATGCTTGTACATTTCTATGCGCTAAAGCGTTTACTGAACTACCAATTGGCACTCTACCAGCACTCTCCCAAGCTTGGTATGCTCCTTGGCATGTATCTGTACCTGGAAATGTTAATAAGTGTGCTTTACCAAGAATTTCAGATTCTTTATTACAAATCGCAGCTCTATCGCCAAAATCAGTAAGCATCAATGATGCCCAAAAATGTATATCTTCGTCTGAAGCATCCTCACCCTCAACGTCTCTAATCATTCCTTTGACTTTAGATAGCCAATGTTCATTTTGAGTAACACGTTCTGATGGAGCCCATACTTTAAGTAAAGTAGATTCGAACCAAGCTGCTAACTCACCCATTTCTTTCTCAGGTAGTGCAGATGATTCAATTTGTACTATTGGTTCGTTTGGATAAACCACTGAACCACTAGGCATTGCTTTAATTTTAATTGGTGGTCTACCATTGAATTCATCAACGACTTGCCTCCACATTTCTTCTGGAAAATCATAATTGGCTAAACCAATTGGTGTAGCTCTAAAGGTTTTAAGAAATTCTACCGTAGTATCAATTTCTGCATGAGTAATTGGTTCATAGAATAATTCTTCTAATAAATCGCCTAGACCCTCAAATACCATTCTATCATCACCCTCATTATAAAGAGTTGAATTAACTGTGTGTAATTGTCTACGAAATGTAATGTAGTACTTTGACACTTCTTTAGCAATTACCGATTGAAACAAATTACCACCTACCGTATAGGCATCTGACTTTAATAGTCTAGGTGTTTCAAATAATCTCTTTCTTGGTAATACTACCACTCTCTTTTCAATTTTCTTGTATGTTGCCATATTTTTAATTATTTAATGATTTGATATTGCAAATATATTACTTTTTATTAATATACGCAAGTATTTACTTATTTATTTTCATTACGCTTTACAATTCCATCTCTAACACATCTAGGTTCTATAATATGCTTACTTGCTTCCTCAACAGCACCAGCTAAACCTTGCTTTGATGCAATACGTGAACATTCTAAGTTTTTGAATATATGTGCGATTACATCTACAGTCCACCCATTACCTAACATCTTAAATCTTTGTGTCTTACTCACACAATCAGTATAGTCCAATGGGACAGTTTGAAGCCTCTCACACTCGTTTGGAGTTAGCATCCTATGTGCAGACCTATTATCGTCTAAAAACCCTTCCTCGGTGCTTACAGCAGGTCTACCACTACCTCTAATACCTTTCCAATACGTTGCAGTTATAGTGTTGAACACCTCTTTCTTTTTGAACATTCTCTTAACGTTACATGCACTTGGAAATCCAGGTCCATCAAAGTAATCATTAATGTCATAATCAACTTGTTCTGGTTGTTCAATATTTGGAATGTTAGTCCAATATAATCTTCTACGTTTTTGTGGTACAAGTTTACTACTAACAATCTCAATAGGTTCAACACCTAATATCTCAGTAATAACATCTTCCCACTCTTTCTTCATTATTACATTCTCTAATAAGAAATACTTAGGTTTAACCTCTTTAAGTATTCTAACAAATTCAAAGAATAATGCACTTTTACCATCAAATCCACTTCCATCACCTGCTCTACTAAAGCTCTGACATGGTGAACCACCGTATAGAATATCAATATCTACGTCCTGGTAACCTCTTGGTTGTTCATCTGTTTGAGGCTTTCCCCATACTAACTGACCGTGTTCTTTGTAATAGACATCGGTTACATCCCCAATTTGAATAGTGTTAGGGTAATTCTTTTGTGTTACTTGGATTGCGTACTTGTCAATTTCAGCTGCAAAATAGTTATCTACTTTGATACCTAATTTATCTAATGCTATTTGACCACAACTCATTCCATCGAAAAGACTTAATACATTCATATATGTTATATTTTAACTACAATGCAAATCTACAACAAATAAATCATATAATCTAATTTATCTCCATATTTTTTAATATATGTACAATTACATCCACAGTCCACCCATTACCAATCATCTTTCTAGTTTGATTTTGACTAGCAACACCATCGAAATAATCATCTGGAACCGTCTGTAATCTACAATATTCTTTTGTTGTGTAATATCTAAATGGTAAGTCCTTTTTAAATGCATCCGGATGTCTACCAATGTCCATACTAGTTAATACATTGTCTTTAGCAACCGTTGTAAGGCAGTTACTCTTATTCCTATTGGTTGCTCTAACCTCTAAGCATTGAGTGATTGGTATCTCCTTATTATAGTCATCACGTTTACCATCAGCATTCAACCTACGACCTAATATAGTTGCTTTATTCACAAGTCTACGTCCTCTTATGGCGCTAGGGTTCATATCATCAACATTCTCTAATATATCTGATAACCCTATATTTTTATCTTCTGGTTGTTCAACATTCGGTATGTTGGTCCAATATAACCTTACCCTATTCTGTGCTGACACTAGACTAGAATTGATTACGATTGGTTCAACACCTAAGTATTCAGAAATAACATCTTGATATTCCTTCTTCATCCTAACGTTTTCCAATAGGAAATATTTAGGGTTAGTTTCTTTAAGTATTCTAACGAACTCAAAGAACAATCTACTCCGAGGGTCCTCAAAATTTAATTGTTTACCTGAGAATGAAAACCCTTGACATGGTGAACCACCAATCAATAAGTCTATCTTAGGTAAGTCTTTACCGAATACTTCTGTTACATCCCCAATTTGTTGAGTGTTTGGATGATTATGTTGTGTCACTTTGATTGCATGTTTATCGATTTCTGAAGCGAAAAAGTTATCAACTTTAACGTCTAATCGATTCAATGCTATTTGCCCACATGACATTCCATCGAATAAGCTTAATACATTCATTTATTTATATTTTTTTATAAGAAATTTTGATAATACCATGAATTTAAATTTAGAAATACTTTCATGTCTTATTCCCATGGATTTAAATTTTTCTTGTAAAGTTACAACTTCGAACTCCTCACCAGTTATATGGTGAAAATTAGCAGATATTCCCATAGTCTCCAATTCCTTTGGTTCAGCAATTAGTGTTACAATATCACCTATTTGTATCATTATATAGTTTTATTCTTCCTGGCTTCTTCAATCGCTTTGTCTAACCTTTGTTGAAATGCACTTCTTTTAACTATTTTATCAGTTTTATCAGTAAAAGTACCTAGTTTTCTCCTAATTTCTTTTACTTCATTAGAATCTATATAATCACCAGCGGTTTTATCAAATGATTCTTTAATAAAGAAAGCGATTACCATGATAAATAATGATGATGCGGTAATTTGTAACGGTACCCAACCACCTATCCATATGAATAATAGTACGCTTACCACTATACCAATTAAACCTACAAGTTTAATCCAAGCAACAACTTTATGAACCTCTTTATTAGCTTCACTTATAATTGATTTTTTAATATCTTCTGTTTTCATAATTATTTGATTTTATACGTTTCATCATGTACTACTGCATAAGGGCTTGGTACTTCAATAGGTTCTTTATAGAACTCTCCTAAGTTAGGAACTAATTTCTCTTCATAAATCTTTATTACCAAAGTAGTTAACATCATTTGATGACCTTTAACGACATCCTTTTCAATATTTCTCTTTCTAGTGAAGTATGATATATCAAACCATTTAACCTCTCCAATATCATCAGTTCCAGCTGGTCTTCCATGTCCGAAACGACCTAAGAATAACGTGGTCATAATACCATTTTCAGTTCCTCGGTATCTCCAATCATCAACCTTTGCTGACATTTGATATCTTAAGTTTTCAATGTGACAACCATTTGATTCTTCACTGAATTCTCTTCTAGCTGATTGTTCATAATTTTCATCACTTACATCCACAAACCCACCAATGAATCTCCAATCTTTTTCGTCATGTTTTTTAGCCATTAGTATTTGCCCTTTATCATTGTAACAAGCAACATCTACTGTTGGGTAAACTTTTGCTCTTTCAGAATAAGCTTTGAAAATGATACCTGTTCTGAATGATTTCACATCAAGAACTTGTCTTGAAATTTCTTCACGTATTTCAGTACCACTCATTTGAATGGTTGGTGCTAACTCAACTGTTTCAAACCTACCGAAGTAATGTGGAATGAAAGAATCCCTACTTCCATATAGTAATGTTTTACCACTACCACCATACGCCATATCAATTTGATTATCTAACTTCTTAGACCATACGATATCACTCTTTTCGTCTTGTTGTGGTAAACATATAATGTTTGGGTAATCTAGTTGAATCATGATTTTACGTGTTGCAAAATCTAATGGATTATCTCTAGTACCCTCTGCTCTTGCGATACCTAAGAATAATATTACTTTTTTGTGATGTTCAGTTACAAAGTCTAAGAATTCTCTCTGACCAGCATGGATTTCATCTACTTGAAATCTTGCTACTACTACTCCTATTGAGTAATCTTTTACGTTTATTGCTTTATCTATTTCCATTATAATAAGTTTTTTAATATGTTAATTATTTTATCTAAAGTTTCTAATTCTTCTTCCATCCCAAACATAACCGCTTCGTATAGTTCATAGTTAAACTCAATGTCAGGTGTCTCTTTTGCTTTGGTATGTTCATCGCTCCACTCTTTAAGTTCTGATTTTACTTTAGAGTATTTTTTTTGAGCTATGCTTAGTACTTTGAAGATTTCTTCGTTCATCGTATATTCTTTTCGATTACTGTTATCTTCCAATTACTGAACGAACCATTCATTATGAATGAGCCAGACCTAAAATCATCAACCAATGGTGTACCAACCTTTACGTTCTTATAAAATTCCTTACTAACTGGTAAGTCGAATGTAATGGCATTCATATTATCTTTAATATGTTTACCAATACTCAGACTAGTTCGTGATTGTTTCATCTTAAGCGTAAGAACATACATAGGTTCTTTACCTATATCTGCCATACCTTTTTCAATTCTAACTTCATGATAAGCAATACTTGTTGCACGTACAACGTTTTTTAAGGCTTCTAACTCCCTTTTAGTTGCTTTTATATGGTCTCTCTCCACATTATTAATGGCTTCTAATTTAGTGCGTTCAATCTTCAAGTTCTCTAGGTCTGTTTTCACATCTGATTCGTTTTCACAAGATACTAATAATAGTATAGCGAATAATAAAATTAATTTTTTCATACTACTTGTTTTTAAGTTCGGTACAAATCTATAACTAATAAACGAGACTACCAAAGATAATCTCGTTTTATTTTTAAAAATTACACTTTCACGTATTAATTTCCTAATCCGAATTTACCTGAATATGCGGTATTACTATACCCTCCAGATATTGAATATTGAGTCTCATCAAGGACATACTCATTGAATTCTGATTGACTTAATTTAACTTCGTCTTTAAGTTCCCACTCAAACATAGCGATAATTCTCTCATATTTCTTGGTATTATCAACTGGGGTTATTAGGTCGAAACTAATTTTTAAACTACCTTCCTCGTTTAATTTTGCTAGTTTTTCTAATTGCTCCGCAACTTCTAATTTAAACGCTTTTACTGCGATACCATACTGCTTTTGGTGAACTTCTAAGTTCTCTTTTACTTTAGCGATTAAGTCTTTTCGCTTTAATTTAATAATTCTACTCATCTTATTTATTTATTTATTTATATACTCATTAATGCATAATAACTTAATATTAAGCTAGCTGCGTGTAAGAATTGGTCAAACCCAATCATCACAAAAAACTCATGAACCTTACCTTCAGCCCACAATTTACTAGTCTGTTTACTAGTGAAATAATCCACCACCCAATGTACTATCATATTGAATAATACATATCCTACAATTGGTAACGCCCAATTTTTACCAATAACAATCCCTAGTATTAATAAAGGTATTGCTCCGAACAATAAATGATTACCATATGATATTATATGTTTAGTTAACCACTTAATACTAGTAGATTTACCTTTAGCCATCTCATCTGTTTGGGCTACAAAATCTGCGATGAAATGCCAAAATAATATATAGAGTATCATCCAAATCATACCCTATACGTCTTTTCTTGGTTGGCTACACCATCAGTGTAGGTTGTGACCTTAATGGTCTTTGAGGTAGTTGTTCTACTCATAGCCCAATCCCTAGTAATTTCAATACTTGTTTTCGTCATAATTTACTTCTCTTTATGTTAATAATCCTTTTACAATTCCACTTAATTCTTTTCCATCATAAGTACCTTCAAACGTTTGTTTGAAATAACCCATCACTTTCCCCATATCTCTAGGAGAATCTAATCCTTGAACACTGATAAATGCTTTAGCAAATGTAGTGACTTCATCAGAAGATAATTGACTTGGAAGGTATGCTTCTAATATTGCAATCTCACCATTATCTTCACCGGACTCGTTAATACTGTCGATTAATTTCTTAACCATTTTAACGATGTCAGAATCGGTTACTTCAACCTTACCCTTACTACCTTGTTCATTTCTTTCAATCTCACCTTTAAGGACCCTTAAAATGTCCCTAGCGATTACATCCTTTGCTTTCATGGCTTTAACCATGTCTTTTTTTACCCTATCTTTCATGATATATACATTATATATGTTATAGTTGCACAAGCCCATCCTAATACTGAGGAAATCCATCCATTTTTTGGTGTTTTATTCCTAATAGCGTGAGCTAACGATAATCCTACATTTAATATTAATAAACTTATTATTATAATATCCATTATATTGACTCTTTAACTTTATTTAAACCTTTTTTCTTAATCACTTTCTCAAGCGAATCTACCGTGGTATGAGTCTTATATAACTTCATACACATTTTGAACCTGATTTCATCAGTTAATGTTTGTATAATTGCATACTCATCAGCTGATTCACCATAATCAATCCGAACACCTCTATATTTACTCATCTTTTATTTGCTTGGTGCTTCGTAATCACATCCATTTACATCACCAGTTACTTCAACTGATTCAATCCCTTTAGAGATAAACTCTAATCTACCCTCATCAAACCAATTTGAACTTGGGTAAGTTCCACCTTTATCTACCTCACATTGTGGTTGAACACATAGTTGATTACATCCTGTTAGGTATGATGCTATACCTGTTACAATTCCTTGAAAGCCCGTAATTTTGTCTTTCGCTTCGTTTCCTAATTCTAATTTATCCATCTTTATTTATTTATTTATTAAATCCATTCCTCATCATCGTCCATAAGCCATTCATAATCATCTACACCAAATTCAGCTTCACGTAAGGAGCCAGTGATAAACTCTTCTCCGTTCCTAAGACCTTTGATATCATTAACATCATAAAAATTTATAACATCACCAATTAAATCATCTATGGTTTCATCTACATTTTCATTGTAATCACTTCTAATTTCATTACGAAAGCCAACGGATAACATAATATACCCCTCTAAACATTTATCAACATTTAGATAATCTTTAGTAATATGTGGTGATTCAATTATAAAACTAATTAATTCTATCTCATAAAGGTTGTTTAGTTCATTCTGAGCCAAATCATGCACTTCATCAATACAATTACCTAGAGTCTGTAAAACAATACCATTCTTTAACTTATAAGTTAAATTTATATAAGTGTCAGTAGTTTCATTACAACCTTCTTCATATATTGTTATTACTCTAGGTACAACCATCTTGTTTATTTTAACTTATACTTTTCTTTACCACCGTCAGCTTTACTATATGTTACAGTATCACTTGATACAACTAATGAATCTTTACCACTTAACATTTGTACATATTTCTCACCAGTTCCAGGCTTTACATACGCTATCGTTGCATGTGGGTGATAATCCGGATAATCCGTTGTGTGTGGTAATTCAGCAAACTTTTTATTCATATCACTTAACCTACCCTCACTAACACCTATTACGTCAAATTTAACAACATCAAACTTATCGTTTTCAAATATACTTATCTTCTTTAACGTTAATTTTGTTGGTTTAATATCTTCAATTAACTCTTCAATATCTGAATCTGGGATACTTGCATGTAAACCATATAAAATCGTTACATGTGGTTCATCTTCACGACCATATCCTTGGTCACCATCTTCAGTGTAAACATCCTCATCTTCAATTAAATCTTGAATTTTACCCCAAGAACTTTTATCAATATTAAAATATAACATTACACATCCGTAATCGTATGAATCGCCATCACCCTCTAGTAATAATTTCCTAAACTCGTTTCTAATATTATTTTTATTCATATTTAAAACTTTCAATAATTTTTGGGTTTTGTAAAACCTTATATAATAAATCTATTGCAGATTTAACATCTTCCTTATGTACAGTCTCAACTGTTGTGTGCATATACCTCATAGCCATTTTAAGCAATGCTGTTGGTATTCCATGTGGATATGCATAAGCATCTGCGTTAGTGCCTGACGAGCCTCCTGAAGCCGTTAATTGATATGGTATGTTATTCAACTTTGCAGTATCAGTTAACAACTTAACTACATTGTTTTGAAGTGAAGGAGCTTTCATAATCACAATCCCATCACCAGCTGTCAATGAACCATGTTTAGCGACATCATATGCCGGGCTTTCAGTATCGTGAGTTACGTCAATTGCTATTGCAACATCAGGTTTAATTAGTTGAGCTGCCATCTTTGCACCAAACAATCCAACTTCTTCTTGAACTGCGTTTACAATTACCAATTCGAATGGTAAATAAACCTTTTCAGTTGCTAATTTCTTAAGCAATTGTGATGTGATAAAACCTCCTACTTTGTCATCCAATGAACGACCACAGTAGTATGCGCCCAATTCCATATATCCATCAGACATTGTAATTGGTGTTCCAACTGTTATTCCTAACTTCTCCACTGCCTTTTTACTTGATACTCCTACATCCACGAATACGTTCTCTTCCTTTTGTTCGAACTTACGTCTATGTACGTGAATGGCTGGGTGTCCAAATACTCCTACAACCTTACCTTTCTCTCCCCAAATATCAACTCTAGAAGATGGAGCGATTGTAATATCGGACCCACCAATACATCTGATTTTAAGAAATCCTTTATCGGTAATGTCGAATACAAAGAACCCTATCTCATCTGCGTGAGCATCAAGTAATACTGTTTTCTTCTTTCTACTTACCGTTGGAAGTCCATCTTTCATTATACGACTACCGTAATACGCATAAGCATTACCATATTCATCAGTTTCAACTCTATCAGCATATTGACTAACATAATCAATCCATACTTTCTGACCACCCAATTGCATCTCATATCCACTCGGTGATGGTGTGTTGATGTACTTCTTTAAAAATTTATTATCTAATTTCATATTTTATCCAATTTCAAGTCCTTTTTTATTTAATCCTTCAATGATTGCTTCAACCATAATATCCTTATCTTTTTCCTCAACACCCTTAACACTATATAAAATGTCTTCAATGTAAAATCCTAAGTCATTTTTAAGTTCTTCCAAATTTTCTTCACCAATTAACTCAGTTGAGAATTTATGAAATTTAGTGTAAAGAGCTTTATTACTACTTTGTGACCCATAATATGATGGTCTTAATACTTTATATAAGCCATGCATATTAACTATAAAATGATATTGTGCCTTAACATTATCGTAATCTTCAACCCCTAATGGTAATATTTTATACATGTCAGTAGTTGCCATAGAAGGAACTGGAAATGTATGAGTTAAATCAGAAAATGGACCTCTAGTAGCACGTGAATTAGCCATTAATACTAACCAATTTCTTATTTCATCATCACTTTCATCCTCACCACCCTCTTTTGAGAATATATTACGATATTCAGTAATTTGGTCTTCAGTTATATCTTCTTTAGTGATTAATGTTGACTTATCTGGATTTGAATTCCAATGTTCATCAAGACGTTTAAGTCCTTCTTTAATTTGTACAAGTCTTTTTTTACACTCACCAACCCAATAAGAGTCAGAATGGAAATCACTTGCAAGGTAATCGTAATGTTCTTTCTTAAAATATGTAACTGTAATTTGTTTAAGAATGTCAACGTGCTCCATCTTATTATCACCTACAGACCAACTGCTCTGGTCACCATCTACATCTTCACCTCTTCCATAACTATACCATCTATCATCCGTGGCACATTCGATAATATCTTCAATAGAAACGTTGAAGAATTTTTCTAACATTTCAATATTTCTATCACGCTCAATATCATCAATATTACCGTAATCAGCATAACGTCCTAAGATTGGAAATCCAAATGGTACAAACTCTGCCATAGCTCCCTCATTGGAAACTCTAAGACCTTTTTCACCACAACCAATTGCTTCACCATCTATCGAATATGGATTACGTACCCATGTAGGTAATATTAGTTGCATATATGTTGCATCACCATCTATTATTGATGCATCTGTTATTGAACATGTTGCGTAAAAACTTCCCATAATTTTATTTTTTAATTATTTATACTGCAAATATACTATTAATTTACTTACTAGACAAGTATTTTACCACCAATGTGCTAAGAATATTTCCTCACCATCTTCTACATCACAATTATCAAGTAACCATTGGTCTAAAATATCAAGTTCATCACCATATTCTATTGACATACCAACAGTATATTCTACCCATACATCATTACATACCTGTTGATTATCAAAGAAATGTCTCTTTACATCATCTGGCATTTTAGGTTTACCATATTGGATGTCTAGGTATTTTCTCGTGTTCAATTTAGTTTTCGTTTTCATCTTCACAATTATTTATATATTCTATTTTAACTACTTTACTTGCTTCATTATCCAACATCCTATTCTTATGGTCCTCAATAGTTGTCTTAGCGTAAGAACACACTTTTTGTCTATCATCTGTCCATTTTGGACCTATATCTTGCCACCCAAATACAAAGTCATAAAATGCTTGTACAATTACATTTTTTGATGTTTCCTTAAATTGACCGTAATACTTAGCATCACCACCATTTTGTCTTTCTATTTTGATTCTATATATCATTCCAAAAAAGGTATATAATTGCATATATCAACGCAACAAATGTTAATCCCAATAATACAATTAAAATCTGAGGGACAGCCATCACCAATAGTACTAGTAATATTATTCCTATTACAGTTAGTACTGGTTTAACATGCGGTTTAATCTTAGGGTTTTTTAAACTACTTAAATCTATCTTTTCCATATCTTATCTATTATTAGTTTCTTCTGGATATAATTCATCTACCAAATCACTTTGCCAAAATTCTTCAGTATCTACATTCATGATTGTTAATTTACCTTCACCACCACCACCAGTATCTATATTCCATACTTTATCGGCTTTCATTGGTAAATCACTACCCCATGACAATGTTGATGTATGACCTATAAAGACGTTCTTAACTTCCTCAGTGAATCTTAAATTTGATTTGGTGGCTTTAGCAGATAGAGCTTGATTCCACATTTTTCTATCCCATGTACATATTTCAATTGGAGTGTTTTTTACACTCATCTCTCTTACAAATCCACCATGAACGAATATGTTATTATCTTCATCCTTATAGTATTTATGTTGACCTCTAAAGAACTTAACATGACTCTCTGGTATATCTGATGATATTAAATTAGTCATATATTCTCTTTTTGGTAGTTGTCTTACCCTAGGCGTTACTTTAGTGGTATATTTAAACTCTATACCAATACCCTCGGCATATGACTTTGCAGTTCCTAAACCACCTTGGCTCCAGGAATCCGGATGAATTCCAAAATTAAGGAAATCATGGAACCACTCATCATGATTACCTATAATGTCTATTCTATTTTTAATCTTAAGTAGTTCTTCTACTACCTTAAAAGAGCCTGAGAATCCATCTACAATATCACCTAATGTGATAAGTAAATCATTCTCATAATCAAACCCACTACGTTCAAGGCATTGAATTAATGCTTCGTATGTTCCGTGGATATCTCCTATTACATATTTATTCATTTTATTTATCTTCTATTAATGTTACTTCTAGATTTTCATACAAATTACCATTAGCCTCAAATGGTTTATAAAATATATTCGGCCATCTAACTAGTCTAACTCTAAGTATAGTATCTTCTCCTGATTCAATAGGAACGATTATAAGCCCATTTTCATCTGTTTTATCATGTACTAACACTCTATAGTGTTGTGTTATGTAGACATTAGCATAAGGCACTACTACCCCTAATTCATCTATAACCTTAATCTTAACCATTTTTTATTTATAGTATTCTTTAAATTCAGCATTGGCTATTTCGTATGTTATTACACAACTAACTATTCCAGGTAGGAATAAAAAACTTGCAATATATAACATACACATCGTACCAATTACACTAATTGCCATTAATGTATACCAAATTATAAATTTCCACATAATTAACCGTATATTAGATATAAAATACCATAAATTAATCCACAAATACCACCAATTATTATATTAATCATTACTTGGAATTAAATTCTTTAAATACTCTTTATCTTGTGTGAATGTTGGTGGAGCTTCACTAATCCAGCGAGTTCTAAATACGTCAGGTTGTTTCTTGTAAGTTTCCTTAACAATCATTCTACCCCTCTTTAATTTAGGGTCAAAGTCATTCCAATTAGTTCCCTTCTGAAACATCATTTCTTGCTTATCAGAACCATTCTTACCATGTAATTCTTTATCACTATACATAGACTGAGCTGCGCTTGAAATACTATTCTTAACAGTATCTTGTTGCCTCCAAATGAAGTTATTCATTGCTTCACCTCTTGTAGGTACTTGCCATACCCTAGAGTCGAATTCAGCCAATCTTATATCTTTAAGTTTTTCTAAAATAATAGAATCAAGATTAAATGATTCTGCTAATTGTGGTTTGATAGTTCTTAACATACGTAATTGATTGAATTTAGCAGTGGCCATTGATGATGATACACTTACCATCTTCTGAATGTTATTATCAAACCAAGCACTTGTTTCACGATTTTCGAAATCAGTGATTACGATTGTGATTTCATCAGATTGAACGAAAGCACATTTAGCACCTTGAATGTTTTCACATAAGTACTTTGCAGTATCATCCATGTCATTAACCAATCCCCAATCAAATGGCGCTTCACATCCTTTTGTATATGTGTTAAAAGCTTTACCATCGATTCTAATCATGGTATAACCTCTTCGCATCAACTTACATTTAGTGGCATTTTCATACCCTTTCATTCTATCTCCTAATGCGTCTCTTTTTTTCTTTCCCATAATATTTATTTTTATACTCTATCCCTAGGTAAATAAAACAAACTCCATTTATTAAAACCCAACCCAAATTTCCGTTTGAAATTTGCATTATTACCGCTAATGCGTTAATTAATATTCCAAAAATTACTAATGCTTTCATAATTTATTCTTTTATTTTTTAATAAAATGGGTCATCCCAATTGATATCTTCTATAGATACACCCCAATTAGCAGCTAGAAAAAATATCAATAATATAGCATCGGTAATACCAAGAACACTTGCTATTACAATAGCGCCAACAGACCCAGTGGTAAATGCTATAATTGTTAATATTATTAGTACTATTTGACTTATAATAATAAAAATAGTACCCACTTTCATTTCTTTTAATTTATCAAAATCCATCTTATTATTTTTTTATAGTTATATATTTACTTGGAACTTCATCTGTCAACCAAACACCGTTATCGGACACTTGAAATTTATATCCATCTGAGAACATAAAACCTGAACTAATCTCCAGGATTATCGCATCACCACGCCTAGAACCTACATTTATAGCGGTTTCTACGTCAACACTTAAATGAATTGCATGACGTTTCATTTTACTCATACCATTTTTTAATATTAACTCCACTGACTTATCAATCGTACCGTGATATAATTTCATTGGTGGTACTGTGTTAGGTAACTCCAAATCAACAGGAACACTATGCCCTTGACTAGCTCTAATCTTAGATTTATCATCATTAAATGCAAAGCGTTTCTTGTTGTTAGTCTCAACTATTTCTTCTAATTCCTCCATGGTAACACCTTTGCTATACTCTCTTAATTTAGCTAACAGTACTTCAACTGAAGTCCACCCATTCTTATCTAACTTAATACCAATATTATCTGGCTTATGTCTTAGTACATTGGATAGTAATCTACTAACTTTACTCATATTTTTATTCATCATTTAAGTGCTTTAGTTATATAAACTACCAATATGATAGTTACGATTCCGCTTAATATAAGTCCAAGACTAGTCAAAGCCGCTGTAATTCCAATACACAACCATAAAACAATTATAAGTAATATAATTTTTTCATATGGTGTCATTTCAATTATTAAATCAATCAAGTTTTCCATTCTATTTATTTTTATTCATAATGCAAAGATACAATTTATTATTGAGATAAGCAACTTAATGTGCTAATTCTTTTTCCGTTTTTTTGATATGCTTTTGCAATTTAGGTAATAAATCCGCTAAGAAATTATACTCACGACTAGGTTTAGTACCTAAAAAATACCATGGCTCACTACAAATTCCATTTCTGATTATATCTAAGAATTCAGTTTCTTCATGCCTATCTAAATCGTAACAGATTAACCTATCAGGTAAATTACTCATTTCGTTTACAAACTCTTCTTTTGATAAGCAGTATTTTAAGGCTCGTAGTTCCTCTCTTAATTCTTTTTGAGCACTCATGTACTCATACCAAGGTAAGTCCTCTTTAAGCTGCGCTCTGACGTTTCTAAGAGAAGTTTTAGCGTCATACTCATCATTATCACGATGACCTAACATTTTACTTGCGAAGTAACCATTGTTTATATGTAATATGAACTCATTTAACGTTCCACCCATTGAACCCCAAAAGTGGTCATAAGCGTTATACCCATCTGAAATCATTATGGACCCTCGACCTTCACCTAAGTCATCTAATATTATCTTAGTTTCTCCTATATAAATTTTTTCCATGTTATTTTATTTTATGCCAAAATTTACTTGGCAAATGAATATTCTTTACATTTTTCGCTTCCTGGAATAGTGGACCCACCTTTCTAGTTTTTAACCCAGCCAATCCACATCCAATTTCTGTTACCAAAAATGTCAATGTAGGATTTTCTTTGGCGAACTCAATAAACCTATCAACATATGGTTTAATTTCATTTAAAGATAGCGTTCTGCGTATTGAACTGTCTTTTGAAGGGATACCATAGGTATTACCCTGAAGTCCCTCTGCTTGTCCCCATTTCGCTCCCCAACCTAATGCGGTTTTAGCGGCTCCTTTTCCATGTTTACCACCCTCATTTGAACCAAATACGAATATTTCACCATCGGCAAGTTTTTTAATCTCATCTGATGTAACTCTATTCTCCATCTTCTAGTTCTTTTATCTTGGCTTTATAATATTCAATTGTTAACTTCTTCTCTTTAGCCAATATGAATTCAATTTCTTCACCAGATAAATCATGTTCACATAAAAAACAATCAATACATCTTTCAATACCATCATCGTCAAACGTTACCGCAAAGTCGCAAAAATTTTCACCACAATGCTCACAGAATGGTTCGCTCTCATACCTTACAGCACAACCATCATAAATTTCTTTCTTTCCCATTACTTTATTTTATTTAAAATGTCTCTTCCTAAGTCTACCCACTCATCTCCAATGAATATAAATAATAATAGTCCAATTAAACTAATAGCCATTGCTACAGTTGCTACTATCCAAGCTAATAATATAACTCCAAGGACTACATTCTTTACCGAACCATCCATATCTTAAAATTTAATATTAGTTTTACCACCAACTCGTGATACTAATGTTTTAGCAATATCAAGTGGGAATTTCGCACCCCAATTTGATATTTCAATTGAATCTTCTTTTTCGGTGTTTGTACCATCAATACCTTTAATGTAGGCGTGTTCTTCACCGTGATTATCAACCACTACTGCGATTCCAACGCTCTTTTCGCTGTTGAACCATGCTGTTCCTGTTATTGTCATAATTTTTGTATTTTTATTTGTCTACCTTTTCTTCCTATGTGATGCTTATCACATTTAGTACATTTATAAGTCACCACCTTATTGATTGTTGATGGTAGACCATTAATATAATTCTCTTGTTTCTTCGCTAATGCGAAACTATTGAATTTACGTTTATCTTTATAAATATCAAATCCATTTACCGTTGCTTCATATGTTTTACACTCCACGCTTTAATGTTATTATAGTTGAACCGTATTTATTTTCTACTCTGACATCTTCTGGTGCTATCTTATATGAACAACAATCAGAATTCCATAAACTCTCGTAAATGCCATATTTGAATTGCAACATATCGGTTGGATTGACTTCCATGATATGACATCTAACAGTTTCTGGTAAATATTTCTTTTGCATTTCCACATCATAAGCCCTAACCTCATCCCATTCTTTTTGGGAATTTAGTTGGTCCTCACGATATGCTTTAGACCATACATCATCCAATCTATGATATTCATCAGCTTCACCAATGGCACATTGAATTACTGTCTTGGTTTGAATCATATCAATGCTAAGTGTTGGTAAGAACATATCTACTATCTGCTCACCAACGAAATAACCTAATTGGAAATTTAAATCTTTATAATCTGCCACTTTATCCATAATTTAGGTTATTACTGATTCTAGTTTATTTAATAATTCTTTAGCTTGTTGAACTGACATAATGATTGCATTATCACCCTGATATAGTATCACCATTTCAATTCTTTGATTAACTCTCATCACCGTATAGGTGTGTTTTGTACTGAACATGGCTTTATTAATTTCATCGAATTCTAAAACTGTTCTTAATTGTGGGATTAACCAACGTTTAATTATGTAATCGGAGATAGAATTTAGTTTATCACCAGAATTTGTATTTTCAATAGTATATAGCAAACCATTACCATGTTTTATGATTCTATTTCCATAGCCAATGGATTCAACTATTGGTTCATCCCAAATCTCTGGAATAAGTAATCCATTTATAATAGTTACTTGTGCATTCATTAGGGAACTCCCTAATATTACTAACAATATTATTATCTTTTTCATAATTTTTACTTTAGTTTACAAACATATAACAAAAAAATGGAACTACCAAATATAATTCCATTTAATTTAAAATAAGTTGAGCTTACCCGGAATTCTGTTCTAATCATACATCTGCCTATTTGCCACATACCCGAACCTTAGAATAGCTCACCTTCTAGTTCTGTTTGTGTTGCATCCTCGGTAGTGCTAACGGCTTACGCCTCCTACCTTAAGCTAAGATGTTCCGAGGTTCCTCACCGTAGTGCGTATGAACTCTCTGACTTATTTTTTATTATAATCTCTTATGATTGATAACCGTTGTGGAGTTTCCCCATCAAATAAGTCATCTACTATATCACCTTCAAAATATTCGTAATCAATCTCCAATAATTTAGGATGAATATCAATATTTTGAAGTGCGTTAAACATATCCTCATAACTAATCTGATGGTCTTCAGTTATTTTCTCACCATCTGGACCGTATAAAACGCTCCAATCGTCTAATTGAATTACAGTTATTTTATTTTCCATATCTCTAAGAATTCATTACGTTTAACATATACTCAGCAATATTATCTTGCCTATCTTCACCACCCTCTAATTTCTGTAATCTTCCCCATCCACGAACACAACCAATTGGTTCTGACGGTCCTTGCGTATCATAAAAATCACCATGAGTTAGACTATATCTATTACCTATCGACTCTACCTCTTTATAGCCACCAATCAATTTCTCAAATGGATGATAATTTTCCCTGGCATCTAAAACACTATACTCAACTTGAGCAATCATATTCATATCTGCATCAAACAAATACATTTTATATTCGTCAGTATCCCAACTAATTGGGAAGTCAATATCTTGTAATATTAAATCTTTATTCATTTAGTCCTTTTTAAAATCATTAAGCATATCAGTCATAATAAAAGAAGCATCGGTTTTTCTGACATCTTCTTTTATAAACGTTATCATCTCATAACCTATATTATTATCAATTAACTCCATTCTGATGTATTTATGTATAGCGTTATTAAAATCATCACTATTGGTACTTGGTACGTGCAGTCCAAATTCTTTAACATTAGCAGTAATTCCCCTAAGTGCCTGGCTATCTTCAACGCTTAATGCGCTTCCCTCTAAAACTATTTCAATTTCATATGAAACAGCATCATTAAAATGACCTTTGAAATTAAACTTTGATGGGAAACTTTCTACCGTTTCTTCACCAGATACCACTTCGTTGATGTATTCTTCAACTGTTGGATATGTTATCATCATTCCAAAAAATACTCCTAACACAAATCCTATCCACATTTTTACATTTTCCATATTATTAAATTTTAAGTTCAATGCAAATATATGTATAATTTATTTAACTACCAAATATTATTTGATAAATTTACCATTCGTCTTCTTTATACTCAACATCAGCCACTAATTGCTTAATGGTTGGTATCTCATCTAAACTATATTCATGGTAAGGGTCCTGTCCACCACCACGATAAATTTTAAGTTTATTTTCATCAAAATCAATCACATAAGCCCACTCAATCCAACTATCTTTACTCAATAAATCACCTGTACTATTTAGTAATACAATTTCATCATCTTTAGAACGGTCTATAACCATTTGAAGGATTTCTGCGCCATTATCTCTAGTGCGTAGAGGGTATTTCTCCTTATATAATTTAGCTTGGTCCATATTCAACCAACCATTCTTAGAGCCAATACTATCAAACCATTCTTCACTTTCTTTCTCATCAGCCTCGTTAGTAAATCTAACCTTATCTAATGTTTTTTTAAGTTTGGCTACTCGTTTCTTATTTCTTAGAAATTTAAGTATTGTGTTACCTTGACCTTCTGGATATCCATCCCATTGACCATATTGTGCAATTTTATACTCACCATCTTTAAGTACTCCTGTTACGTGTCTTGTTCCCATAATCTTAAAATTTTATTTTAGTGTTAAACCATTTAAATATTCTACTCTTTCTGAAGAATAACTTTATAACTATATATGGTGATAGAAATGCCCACCAATAATATGTTGCTCCATCCGGAAGTTCAATGTCAAATATAATCGATATTAATACGATGATTAACATAATAGTCATTGTCCCTAGGAAAAATATATCACTTCGTCTCATATTAACTTAATTTAGATTCATCATATTCATCAAAAGTTATAACACCTGGACAGTGCTGACTTTTACCATCCTTATAGTAATTGACCCATAAATCACCAGCTTCTTCACCCTCACCTTTAAGTTTGAATAATACTTTAGGATGCTTTTTACTTACATTTACCATATCCTTTTCATGGTGGTACCATTTAGTTTCCTCTTCAAAAGGGTTGTAGTCTACTTGCTCAGCTACCACTTCTTCATAATCAGTGTTGTAATCACCACCCTCTACTATTTCTAACTCGTAATTTGTATAATATCCCATAATTTTAATTTTTAATATACCCTATAAATTCCACCGCCAATAAATAATAAAAAGATACAGTTGAAGAAATTGACCCTACCCATACTATTAAAACGTAATTGACCTCTCTATTAATGATAGGAGGAAAGCCTCCTAAATATAATGTCATTAAGTCTACCCAAAATACCATCATTAAAAGGAAATTACCAAATATCCCTATTATTCTTAGTATTGATAAAAATATTTTCTGTCTTCGTGTCATAATTTATTTTTTTAGTAATTGTTTTTTAAACCAAGCAATTCCACTTGTGTAAGTTAAGTATGCCAATGCTCCAATTTTTTCAGTGCAATCATCGGCTTGTTTTTCTATAGTTTTATCACTTATAGCATTAACTCTGCTTTGGTGGTAGTCTTCAGCAAATGTTATAATATCCTCTTTACTGAAAATCCAAAGGTCCATATCATCTGTCTCATCTGTTTTATTTTCAATATCACTTTCGTAATAATATTCTTCTGCTTTGCTCATGATTTAATTTCATATTTAGATTACAAACGTACCACTAATTATTGACGTATGCAAATATTATTCTATAAATTTTCTTTAATCCAAGTATTATCATCCCATTCTGGTAGTGCTATCGCTGTAGTTGAATTTAAAATACCATCGTAATCAATAGTATCGTCAATAAAATCTGCATGTTTTTTTATCAGTTCTACAACCTCACTTCTACTATACATCTTCTCATTTATTGGACTAATGATGATAGTGTTATCTTGGTTTAATTTTATTTTAAGTTCTCCACCAAAATAATTTTTAGGACATTCCTTTCTATTAATGCACTCATTACTTTCTCTAGTAAATCCACATAAAGCACATCTTTCTCCTTTAAAGTAGCACTTAACCAACACCTTATCAATACCACTTTGTTCACAATATTCTTTAATGAATGATTGAGGTATTTGGGGTAATTGTTCTAAACATTGAGAACATCCTTCATAAGTGGTTGCCATACAATCACACTCTCCCTTTAGGATAAGTTTCTTATCAGTAGTTGCTATGATTTTTCTATCATTAGGCAAGGAATTCTGTTTAGGTCTTTTGAACTGAATAGAATCATCTATGGCAATAAACCAATCACCATCTTTAATAGACTCTACCTCTTGTGATACTGTGATGTAGAGGTGAAAAGGTGTCCAATTTTCATTTTTAAATAAGTCTGGTCTAGTAAGTATTGCCCTACCCTTATTAGCCTTATATAAACCACTATCTTCTTCCGTTTCAACTCTATGTACTTGTGCTTCTTTTTCCATAATTATAATTTTTCTTTAATCCAATCCATTGCTTCATTTGTATTATAAGGTGTAGGCTCAAATAAAGCATCCATTAATAAGTCCATAACCTCTTCTCTACTATATCTTTTAATATCCATTGGAAACCACTTCACATCGGCATCTTGGGTTAGTTTAAGTATATCTCCAGTCTCTCCCCAACATTTTTCACAACCCTCTATAGAGTGTAATTTACAGGTCATATCGGTAAAACATAAGCCATTAACCCCATCACATCTACCACAACATCTATTTTTATATTCAACCAATACCGTATAAATGGTAGTTTTAGCTTTCAGACAATATTCTTCGATTAATGATTGAGCCATTCCAGGTAAATGCCTAGAATTGAAACAACTCTTAGAGCATTTCCACTCATGAGGACAAGTATCTAATAGACAATCTATTGTGAGTTTCTCATCAGTAGTTGCTATGATTTTTCTAATATTATATTTTGGATTATGTGCATATCTGGTTAACTCATGTTCATTATCAATTCTAGTTAATCTGCCATGTGTTAAACCACAATCTAAATCTAATGTCCAATCACCAACCTTAATAGGGTCCACATTTTGAGGTACTGTCATATAAAGGTGTTGATGTTCCCACCAATCTTCATGTCCATCAACTTCTACTCGAAGTGAGTTTTTATTATATGTACCCTCTTCTGTATATGTTTTAAGACATTTAGATAAGGCTCCATTCTCTTTTGTCGGTAACATTGTTATGATTGCTTCTTCTCTCATTATTTAATGTTTTTGAATATATGAGTAATCACATCCACAGTCCATCCATCACCTAATAGGCAAGCTGCATCGTTTCTATTTAATAATTTGGTATAACCCTCTGGAACTGTTTGAAGTCTTTCTAATTCCGTTTGGTTTAAGATTCTATTATGAAATAAGTTCAAATCTTCTCTTTCAAATACAATATTTACAAATCCTTTCTTTCTCCATCTTCTGAATCGTTTCCAATTGGTCTTCTGAGGTCTAGACTCGCTCTCTAAGAGACAATAAGCCTTTTCCTTTGTCGTATATCCACTTGTTAAAATATCGCTGAATTTAGCCTCTATTTTCTCTGGTACGGTAACGTTTGGAATGTTGGTCCAATAGTTTCTATTTCTCATTCCAGCAGTAATCAACTTGGAGTTGATATTGATTGGTTCAACACCTAATAGACCTGAAATAATATCTTGAGGTTCTTTCTTCATCTTCACGTTCTCTAACATAAAGTATTTAGGTTTAGCTTCTTCTAATAATCTTACGAACTCATAGAATAATCCTGATTTAGCACCCTCTAATCCATCTCTAACCTTATTGGCTTGGCTGAAATCTTGACATGGTGAACCACCAATAACCAAATCGATTCCATCACCAATGTTATAAAGTCTCTCCCCTGTTTCCTTATTGTAAATCCAATAATCTAGAAAAGGCTTAGCAATACCAATCTTGGTGATATCACCTAATTGGATTGTATTTGGATAATTGGCTTGTGTTACTTTGATTGCGTGAGGTTTTATTTCACATGAGAAATATTGGTCAACCTTAATCCCTGCTCTTTCAAGGGCTATTTGACCACAACTCATTCCATCGAAAAGACTTAGTACTTTCATATATATATTTAATTACAATGCAAATCTACAACTTATTTATTTACTGTGCAAGTTTTTTTATTAAAATGGTAAATCATCATTATTAGCATGTGCTACTTGAACATCGTTATACCACCTATATCCATCGTGAGTATTTGATAGGAATGGGTAATTACCTAATATTTCATTTTCAACTATCTTATGTTTAAAGAAAGAAGTTGAACCATTTAACGCAGCTGATATTACGTGAAGACCATTTTTCATTTCTGGTTCATCTACCACATTAAGCGAATGTATCAACTCTTTAAGTTCTTCTGGTGGTCTTATATTTCTATATCCATAAAACTGATTAATAAAACCACTTATAGAGTTAATTGATAATGTGTATTTATCTTTTTTATTATTTTTATCTAAATCGTCAATGACGAAAAATGTCAGCGTATCTAACCTATTTACGTAAGAGCTACCAATACAATGTTGTCTAGTTAATCCTTCTTGGTATATCTCTCGTGGAGTTTCTAGTTTCCTATAACCTATCCCATTATCTATAAAGGCATTTTCAATATGACTTGTAAAAGATTTATACTTAATTTCTGTTGAATAGTTCTTTAATTTATCAGCGTTTTGAGCCTGAACCATTTCATCATGAAGCCTATGTAATTTATTAATACTTCTAGGGAAATCAATTTTAACGGTATGAGAATTAAAACTACTAATCCAATCAGTTAATAGATTAAAGTTATTGACTTTAAGGATTTGTAGTTTATTGATATAATCAACTAATAAAGCTACTAAATTAGCTTTATTTTCAGCCCTAACTATTAATGAAATTATATCTAAATCTCTAGTATAATTGAATAAATGAGCAAATTTCTTATCCGAAATGAACTCTAATCCTAAACTCAATTTGGCTTCATTTAATGAATTACAATTTTGGAACATTCTATAGTCCCACATCTTAGGATGCGATTTCAAATATTCATATTTCCTACCAACAAAAAAACAATCTATAAACGTTTCACTATTTTTTGGTTTTCGTTGACGATTAAAGGTCGTTAATGTAAGATTTTTAAACCTACCCTTAATGGTTTTACTTAAAAGTTTACCTTTTGGTGTTATTAGATATAATGCATCATAATGTTTTTTATTAAAAGTTGTAACTTCACCCATAGTACTTAACATATTCTTAGTAGTGTTATATCCGGTCGAAAAGGTCTGATTACCATTATTGGTTGCTAGACCTACGTATGCATAAAAGTTACCAGCTTCTGATGTTTCATATTCTGGGAATGATTCTTTAAATAGTTCAACCCTCTTGGTGTATAGTTCTTTTTTCATATTATTATTTTAAGTTTTTAAATATATGTGCAATCACATCAACGGTCCAACCATTACCTAGCATTTTCCATCGTTGACTATCGCTCACACCTTCAGTATAATCGATTGGTACGGTTTGTAATTGTTCGCACTCATTATGAGTTAATGGTCTAAACTCACCATCAACTACAACTGCGTTCAATTTCTTCGAATAAGACGATACAAGGCAGTTACTTTTATTATCCTTACGGATGTTTAACATTGGCTTATTAGTACCATCTTTCTGCCTCTGATTGCGTTTAGCAGCTCCAATACCATTTGGTACTATATCTGATATAGAAATACCTCTATCTTTTGGCACTTCAACGTTTGGAATGTTGGTCCAATAGTATCTTACTCTATTTTGACCAGATACCAATCCACTATTAATCATAATTGGTTCAACACCTAACTCTTTAGTGATAATATCTTCCCACTCTTTCTTCATCCTAACATTTTCCAATAGGAAATATTTAGGCTTAACTTCTCTGAGGACCCTCACGAATTCAAAGAACAATGCACTTTTACCATCAAATCCACTACCATCACCAGCAATGCTGAAACTTTGGCATGGTGAACCACCATATAGTAAATCTATCTTAGCGAAATCCTTACCTTTAATATTACATATATCACCTAATTGTACTGTATTTGGAAAATTCTTTTGAGTGATTTTCATCGCATGTTGGTCAATTTCTGAAGCATAATAAGTATCAACCTTGATACCTAATCTATCCAATGCTATTTGCCCACATGACATTCCATCAAATAAACTTAACACTCTAAATAGATTCTTATTTTTAGCTTTATCTAAATAATCTAATGATAATTTACTTCCGTAAGGTAAACCAGTACACATCTCAATACACGTTAAAGCTAATTTGTCTTCATATTTCATTCTTCAACCCTATTAAGTAAGTCTAAGCCAATAGTACACCATGTACTTCTTCGTTCACTTACTGGTTTATAATATTGAGTACCGTTAATTCCTGGAATAAACAATAATAACCCTATGACACTACACGCTAGTATTAGCGATACTATCATCCAAATAACAAATAATACTTTCATAATTTATTTTTTAATTACTTTTAACCATTGCTCTGGAATATCATATTCCACTCGTTTAGCATCTTCACCAAATATAGCAATTGATTCTTCTGTAGGGTCCACCGTTACAGCAACATATCCACTTGTGTAATATTTTAAATATTCAGCTTTCTCACCAGTTAAATCTCTATCGATACCAATACTTTCTAATTGGCTTTTTGTTGCGGCTATTTTATACATAACTTATTGTTTTATTGGTCTATAGTGACCGTTTGAAATCTTTTCGAATATTTTAATCGTTTTAAATTCTATCTCACATTCAGTATGACATGCATCACAAAAATGCATCCCTCTATCACCAAAACTTGGTGGACAGAATTTAGTGGTGCTATCACAACACTTTGATTTATGTATTCTTTTAGTTGTTTCCATAGTGCAAATATACTGTATTTTAATCAATTAACCAAATATATTATGAAATAATATTTTAGCACCACTAATAAATGTAACAGCAAGTACTGATGCTATAAATGTAATGGATAACCAAACTACAATAAAAATAATTCTATCTTTTAATTTCATTAGTATTCTATTTTAATTTACTTCAATATCTAATAATTTAACATCTTCCCCTTGCGTATGCCTATGAACTGTATCAAAAAATTGCCCTAAAAATTTATAATCTTCATCAACCATCCTACAAAAGTCAAAACCTGCTATTACACCACTAATTTTGTGTTGTATTACTTTGTTAAACTTTTCTTCTGGTTTATATTCAAATATTGTATTTCCTCTAAATATATATTTCATAGTATTTTATTTTGGTAACATAGGAAATAAACTAGCGTCCTCACCAGCGCTGAACTTATATATCAACATTGCATTATTAATACCTAAATGAAATTTATTCATATTATCTCCATGTATACAATAAAAATTATATTTATATTTAGGGATTTTATCATATCCTGGAGTGATGTTTAAAGTTTCAATAATCCCATACCCAAAATCATCCTCATAAGATTGTACGCTAACCCAATCATTAATAGGGGCTTTAATAAATATATGTGTTTTACCACCAATAACATCAACTCCTTTACGCATTAAATCCCACACGTTTTTTTCATTGGGTATTTCAAATAATTCACAAAGTCTATATATATCTTTTCTTCTATAATTCATGCGTTTGGCATTTCGAGTTCATTAAAATTAATAGATGCGGTAATTTCAAAATTGAAGACTTTACATTTTTTTATACTAGCACTCATATTTCCGATTACCCATTTACATTTGGCTACTTGACCCCAGTGATTTGACAATCTAACGAGTATATCGCCATTATACCAATAACTTGATGATGGTTTACCTCTTTTGTTGAATGAAATGAAATCTGGTTCTCTGGTGGGTGTTTCACAAGGTGTGAATCTACCATTAGATGCTATAAAAAAATTATCTTTATTCATAATCCGTTCTATTTAGATTACAAACTTAAGCATAATTTATTTACTGTGCAAGTTTATTGTATTTTTATTTTTGAAGTCTGGAGCTGATGATAGGATTCGAACCTACGTTGGAACTCTCGTTCTCTTGCTTACAAGGCAAGTGCCATCGACCACTAGGCAACACCAGCATTAGTTGTGGTTATTCGGGGAGTCGAACCCCATAGAAAATTGTGATGTAACGCTCACACAACATATCCATCTTAGTGACATGGGGATTTACCCACAAATGCTCTATTGATATAGCCGACCTATTATAACCATTTTGAGCGATAGACAGGATTCGAACCTGCGATGTGAACCTTATCTGACTGGGTTGGAAACCCAGGGTCTTCGACCACTTGACTACTATCGCTTGAGTAGTGTAGGAGATATCATCCTTATAGAGCCACTACAACTATTAACCTATTTTGAGCTGATGATGGGCATCGAACCCACAACCTCTGGTTTACAAAACCAGTGCTCTACCTATTGAGCTACAAACAGCTTGGAAGTCTTTTAATATTAATCCTCGCTTTTGGTCGGTGTATCCACCGTCCCTGATGCATTGCTTGACCAGTAACTCGAACACTTATATCGTCAAATATAAGCCGTCATGGTCCGAGGGGGATGCCTCAAAGTTTTACCCATTTATTAAAAGACTTTGAGCGAAATATGAGATTCGAACTCACGACCCTCACATTGGTAATGTGACGCTCTACCGCTGAGCTAATTTCGCATGTTGAGAATAAGAGCGTTTATGTCCGATTATTCTCCGTTATTTCATTGTGAAATATGTATTTTGCTAGGTGTCCATAAGCCCCAGTATTCCATACTTGTAAATCAACGTTATAACGTTTGTACCCCTGGTCAGATTCGAACTGACGGTCCCTCCGTTAAAAGCGGAGTGCTTTAGGCCAACTAAGCTACAGAGGCATTTGGTGGGTATAGTGGGTTTCGAACCTAGATTGCTCCACTTACTTGCCTACTAAAAAGAGTCCTATATTTCGTCTATGCATCGACTTGATATATTCTTCAATTGTTCAGATTTTTCAACACTTAGTCTTTTGGACGCTACCCTCATCGGTAGACTAGATTCACCACATCTAGCAAGTATACCCTTTTGTGCAGATGACAGGATTCGAACCCGCACCCTGAGATTGGAAGTCTCGCATGCTAACCATTAACACCACATCTGCATTTGAAAGTTATTAACTTTTTTGAATAGGACTTTACTTTCAAATAGAACCTACGGAATTTTGAGCACCCACTCAGAGTCGAACTGAGGTCCATTCCATACCACAGAATAATTCTTTCCTATTAAACTATGAGTGCTTTTGAGCGATGCAAAGGACTTGAACCTCCACCAATGACCCTCTGGCCACTATGCTTAAACTAGTATTTTTATCTTACACAAACATCGCATTTTGTCCAGCGAGAGGGAATCGAACCCCCGTACAACAGTTACGTATCCCTGATTAAAAGTCAGGTGCCTCACGCCACTCGGCCACCGCTGGATTAACCTATTTTTTAAAGATGTTAGGTTAAACATCTCCCCTCTTATTTCCTACCTAATCTCCAACCTTTTGGAACTAAGTCATTTTTATTTATTTTTTTAGTTTCATCACCATTGGTCACCCAACGTTTTCCGAATTGAGAGTTATCACTTCCACTACCTTTACCTTTCATGGTTTTACTAGTTTTAAGTTTAGATTCCTCAGAATGCTTTTTACCTTGAAACGTTTTATAATTATGTTTCCCAGTTGCATGATAAGCTTTTAATATTTTACGAGCATTTTCACTATGCCTTTTAAAATATTCTTCATCAGTTTTTAATAATAATTTTTTTGCTTCATTACCAGCTTTACTACATTTAATCATGTGCTCTTCATCCTTGAATCCACCTGAACCACCAACTTTCAAATTCATACAATCAACCTTTGCTATCTCATTCAGGTTAACAATCTCTTCTTCTCTCTTAATCAACTCTTTTCTTGTATCAACAAACTCTAGTATCTCTACCGTATGATTGTCTTTACCATGTTTATTGATTGAATATCTCAATCTTCTACCTGAACCCATATAACCATCCTCTAAGTTAGATGTTGAGTGCATTCCAATGTAATACTTACCGTTAAGTAAGTTAGTCGTTTTGTATATCATATGATATTTCTTTTCTTTTCTTCCCATATTAATAAATATGTAGAAAAATATCAAAAGTACACTTTTCGACTATAAAGTGGGGCGATAGGGACTCGAACCCTACAAGGCGAGAGGGTTACAACCTCGGCCAGCATCCTTTCACACCCCATTTTACTTATTGAAATAGTGGTCAAATTCACCACTATCATATCTTTCTTGTAACCTCTTAATTCCTTCATCTCTCCACTTGAGATACTTATCCAATCTCTCTTTACCCTTTTCGGATAAAACTTTTACATGTAAAATTTCTTTCATAACATAACATTTTAATTTGTTGTTCTAGTAGGGTTCGAACCTACACAAGCGGTTATTCGTCTCCTAAGCCAAAATCAGGCGTGTTACCTATTACACTATAGAACATTATAGTTTAATTTTATTAGTTAGGACTCGAACCTAACCCCTCCGTCTTACGGAACATGCATATTCACACCTTAATAAAATTTTATTTCATTATTCGACCTAATCTCCAACCACTTGGAATTAAATCATCTTTATTTATCTTCTTATTCTCAATTTCATTGGTTATCCAACGTTTACCAAATTGAGAATTATTACTTCCAACATTTTTAGATTTCCTCATCTTCTGTTTAGTTTCTTCGCTATGAGTTTTATCTTTCCAATTAAACCTATGACTATCTAATTTATAAGTTCCTTTTTCAATACTTTTCATACGATTAGTATTCAGTTGCTCTTTAATTCTATTATAATAATCTACATCATTCTTCATCCTATCAGCATGAAATTCACCACCATGTGAATTTATAAATTTTAAACGATGCTCTTCACTACTAAAACCACCTGAACCACCAACTTTCAAATTCATACAATCAATCTTCGCTATTTCATTTAAATTAACTATCTCTTCTTCCCTAGCAATTAATTCTTTTCTGGTATTAACAAACTCAAGTATCTCTACCTTGTGATTGTCTTTACCATGTTTATTGATTGAATATCTCAATCTTCTACCTGAACCCATATAACCATCATCTAGGTTATCTGTACTATGCATTCCGATGTAATACTTACCATTAAGTAAGTTTGTCGTTTTATATATCAAATGATATTTCTTTTGTTTCCTCATATTAATAAATATGTGAATAAATATCAAAAGTACATAAAACAACCATAAAGTTTTCCCACAGAGATTCGAACTCCGACTAACTGGCTCAAAACCAGGTGTGCTACCGTTACACTATAGGAAAATATAGACTTTTTCATTTCTTGTTATAATGAGGCGCTGAAAAGTCATGAAAAGCTTTCGCTTAGAAAAACTTAACCTCTAGTGGGACTGATAGGATTCGAACCTACTAAGTCTTACGACAACGGGGTTACAACCCGCCACTAATCACCATCTCAGCAGCAATCCCAAATCTAATTCTATGCTTCCTTTATCCAAAGGTCTATGAATTAGTAACAGTCTAACCGTCTAATGGTGCGGATTCGAACCGCAGTACTCCCACATCCAACGAGGGCATGATACCTGGCTTCGCCACTAGTTAATCTGTCGAAATGGCGGGACTCGAACCCACAACCTCGTACTCCCAAAGCACGCCATCTACCAATTGATATACATCTCGATTAAAAATACAATATGTCAAAGAATATCCTTTTAAGGTAGATACGAACCTATTAAACGCAAAAAATCCAGTTGAATTTGCATCAACTGGATTGTAATTGTTATTTTATATTATACTACTTAAAGAGTAGTTAAATCATTATAACGCATATTCAGCTGACCTTGTGGCTTCCCGCCCTTCGGTTGATACTGCTTCGTATATGTAGTTATAATGTTATTCATAATTTCTAATTTTCTATGACACCTTCTCGATGTCCTTATTAATATATAGTGCAAATATACGTAATGTTCACATATAATGCAAGTTTTTTTTTAAACTTTTTTACTTTTATTTTTCTTTTGCCTGATTATCAGGACTTTAAATAATAAGAAGTTTTGGGTCTGAGCCTCCACGGTGTTAACCATAGCCGTGAGTCTTAATAAATCCAGAACGTAAGTCTACTCCCCATTGTTATCTTCTTACTATTTTGTTGTAAATGAGGGATTCGAACCTCCGACCTTCCCGTCTGGGGTTTCCCCCTCGCAAGACGCTCTACCAACTGAGCTAATCTACAATTTTAGGCTAACTACTGTACTTCATTAGCCCATTTTGTTCTTTGTCATACTGCTTTCGTCCAAGTCTCATCAGTACCTAATTTTATAGTCTCCTTGGCTGACTTTACTTTAATTAGTCGAAAAGAGAGGATTCGAGCCTCCATATAAATACCCACCTCTTGTGGCTTTTCGATAACGCATGAGTGTTGAGCGTTTATGTTAACATTTGTATTGGCTTTCGCCTTTTCACACACCCTCTGTTTCTGTCAGGTAGTCAACATTAAGATACCATTATGGCTGGTACACGCCCTTTTACATGAATCTTTATAAACCTTACTTTCAACCCAGTCTCCTTGCGAGAGTACAGAGGGGCTTAATCCTCTTACCAATGACTTACTTACTTAGTTTCAACTTCAACCTTGCGGGTATCCATCGTCTGCATATTTCAACAGAATAACTTAATTTTTTTACTCATGTCCAACAGAACTTTTGCTTTCTTTCTACTTTTTTAAACGGAAAGTTGCGGCTCTTCACCGCCTGTTTTTCCTACTCCAAGATGTGTCTGTTGATTGACAATCGTACTGCCTTTTGAGCAGGTTAGATTACAACACCTCGATGCAACATTTTCATGCCACGATATTTCGCATTACTTCAAACCTCCGAAGAAATTATCCCATAACACTAATATTGAAACTCAGCTTTATCGTTTTTTAGACGTTCTCACCGAATCCTAGTTCCCCACTTATTGTATTTTCATACTCAACCCCCTCTAGTAAAGGAGATAACCTATCCACACCAAGTGTGAGTTCGGTCATTCAGAACCGCTTACTTAGATTGACACCGAAGTGTTCAACGCATCACCATTGCATTTTGCCTGGCTTTGCTTTATACCTATTACTAGGTTTATCTTTTAAGGAGTATAAGCACCCCTATTTTAATATTTTAAAGAACTTTTGTTGTTTATTATTTACAACTCTGCAAATATACAACAATAATTTTAATTAAACAAGTCTTTTTGCAAAAACTTTCATAATTTTTTTAGAACATATAGAAACTTGCATTCTATGAGACTTTTTTCAGCCTGTCTTACCATTTGACGTAATGCTCTACCTTTAATTACTATGCAAATATACAACTTATATATTTACCAAACAAGTTTTTTTTATAAAACTTCAAAAAATATTTTAATAAATAAGAAATCAAACTAATTAGAGGGATTGGCACCTTACCTCCTTGACACCCCATCAGACCAGTGTGTTAATCTGGTATGTTTTACAACCTATTTGTTTGATGAGTTCACCTTGGACCTCTTACCAGTTTCACTCTGGCTATCAGACACTACTTACCGTTGATTGCGTTATCTGATTTCTTATCTACACTGCAAAGATATGTATAATTTATTTATCCTGCAAGTTTTAATATAAAAAGTTTTCACATACCTAGTCTCAACAGTTAAGCTGTCCCAAAAGGTTAGAGACAATCAGTATATTAAAAGGATGTGTTACATACACTACGATAGGCAAATCCTCCTATCCAATTAGCAGTCCTTTCTAACCACTCCCTTATTTGCTTTTGCCACGTTAAAGGTAACGTGGGGTCTGTATTTAGTTTGAGAGGTAGGACTCGAACCTACAACACTACCATAGTCGCTGGTGTTACCCAACTTTAAGGATTCGAACCTATATCCACGGATTGTTTGGTCCGTGTGCTTTGCCAATTTGCATACTCTCAAATTTTTAGAAAAGGCTTTAAGAGGTTCTTTTAATGTAGTCTAACCAATCTACTGTTATTTTTTATAAAGCCTTTAATACCTATCGTTAGTACTTCTACCTCTTACTAACGCCTCTACAAAAAGAGGACTTCTAGTAACAATAGGATTAGTATTATTAGTCTATAGCCTTATCGCTATATCTATCTTTCCTTAAGTATTCAAAGTTAACTGCTGAACCTACTTCTTTAGCATCGTATTTAATACCTGTAGTTTCCCATTCAATCAACCCACCATTCTCTAATTCAATATAAAAAATGTATTCATCCCTTGAATCTTTATAAACCTTCTTGAAGATTACACCATTTATATTATATACAAGTCTTTTTGAATCCTTTTTATTTTCTTCTGCTTTAGCCTTGGCTTCCGCATCCTTTCTCTCTTCAGCATTTTTCTCTATAAGTGCTCTCTGAGCGTTAGCTCTTTTAGTTTGGTTATCATCCGACTTATTACAACTAGAGAAAAAAACTAAAGAGAATATCATTAATATTAATATTCTCTTTAGCATAACTTATTATTTTTGGTTAGACATTTTCTTAGATAAATCATAGAATGATTGTAAACCTACTGCATCAAATGGATTTACACTTCCACCACCAGTACCGCTTCCTGAACCACCAACGATAATCATATTATTTGGAAATTTCACTTTAGCCATCTCAGCTGCAACACCAATCGCAGTTTCCTTGTCAATATCAGCTTTTTCCTTTGGACTTAAACCAGCCAATACTTTTAACTTATCACCCTCTGCCTCTGCACGTTTCAATGCTAATGTAGAAGCCGCCTTGTTTTTATCTTCAGCCAATTTTTCAATAGAAACTAATTTCGCTTTTCTCGCTCTAATTACTTCTTCTTGCTCTAATGCTTCTTCCCTTGCTGTAGTTTCAGCAATAAGCTTTCTACCTTTAACAATCGCAGTTTGCTCTTCTTGTTGAGCTGCAATTAATTCTTGCTTAGAATTCGCTTTATCAGCTGCATACTTAATTTTTTCTTGTAACTTAGTATCAATTTCCTTTACGTAATGTACGTTATCCATTGATGTATAAGTTGAAAGAATACCAAACGTTTGAATATCAGATTCACTTCTTTCAATCTCACCTTCATCGTTTAACCTTGGTGTTACGTCAATATAAGTTTCTTGACTACCATCCTCTAGAACTCTAGTCTTTGTAGTAGTGTTCAAAATAACTTGTCCATTACGTAATTGGTCTTGAAAATATTCATCTAATTGTGACTTACCACCTGAGTAATGCGCTTCAGAGCTCATACGTTGAGTACTAAATGATGCGATTTTCTTCTGATAAGATAATAATGTCGTTGACATAAGGTTGTCTACGTTGTTATATGTGATGTGCAAATCAATCATTTTGTCAGCACCACCTGGTAAATCCCATTTAACTGTATGTTCTAGTTCGGCATTATCACCCTCACTAAAAGTACCATCTTTTAAATCTGACTGTACCCATAAATCTGCATCTGGTGATGCGTTGATATCTCTACTCACTTGAATAGTAAAGTTATTTGGCCAAGTCGTTACTTTTGAAAACGGTCCTACCCAATACAATCCTGGAGTAAATTTTACACTCAAATCACCTCCAATGGTTTGAATTACTTGTCGATTACCAGCATCATTCAAACTGAATGGGTTGGCGATTAATCCTGCTATAATAATTACAGCTAATACTCCTAAAATTTTAATTACTTTTAAGTTCATCTTTTTTTGTTTTAAATTACATTTATGCCTAGTTATTAGGACTTTTATTTACATTTGCCTAATTATTAGGACTTTGTTTATTTTACTATGCAAATATATGTATAATATATTTACTGTGCAAGTTTTTCTTTAATTATTTTTCTTTATCGTACTTTTTATTTAAAAAGTCTTGAATAACAACCTCTCCATACTCACCAAATGGTAAACATTCACCTCTAAAATCTACGAGTAATTCATAATCACGTAAATACGCCTCAAGAGCTTTTACGTTTTCATCAAATATATAAGACTTGACTACTTCATTAGTTTTAATATTTCGATAATTGTCGAACTTTCTCCAATCGTTCACTCGTTCCAATTTCCAATCTTCTTTTTTAAAATCTATCGTTCTACTCATATCTTTTGTTTTACTATGCAAATGTAAACATAATTTATTTACTGTGCAAGTTTTATTTTAAAAACTTGTATAAATATCATCAATCCATACTTGTGATATGTGTTGAGGGTCCACATGTTCTAAGAAATGCTCTCTCCAGGTGATTATAAAATCCTCATAACTTGTAACCTTTTCCATTATCAACTCAGCTGTAGTTGGAAATGTGAAATCGTCATACTTATCACTCATTACATTCTCAATAGAATCATTTAACTCTGAAGTTAAAAACTGTGTGATTTGAGTCATCCTATCTTCTGGTAACTTATCACTATGGTGTCTTAATACACTTCTAAACCTTTTAACCTTTTGACCAGTAGCACTATTATCTACTATTTGGTATGTTACCAATAACTCTTTAGATAACTTATCAGCTTCAAGTTCGTACTTGTTATGACAAGTATCACACATGATAACAATATCAAATGAACTTCTACTCTTATACTCAATAGGTAATAGTTTTCTGTATTGACTTGGAACTACATGGTGTTTTGTTAAATCATCGTAAGTACCACACTCCACACATATATTCTCTAATGGTTCTTTATAGAAATCACTTCTATCAGCATTACCATTACCTTTAGTAACAAACGTTAATTGATATGTACTATCATCTATAATAACAGCTAAGTTCCTATCTAAAAACCAATTCATTCTTTTGATATTGGTGTAACAGTCGAACTCACCATCAATTGATAATCTTTTCATATTTTCGTAAGGTTCATTATTACCCATTATATTATTTATTTTCTTCTTTTAATTTTTTAACACATTCTTCTAATCTTTCGATTACTTCTTCTTTAGAGAAATTATGTTCACCAGACCCTATCATATAAAGGGTGTCTTCCACTGATAATGAACTATTATTATAATAGTCATCAATATCAGTATCACCAGTCACCAACGTAAAATCCTTGAATTTACCATTACCATTGGTAACTGTATGGTTATTTATACCATATATTGAAAAATATCCTTCTACTAATTCGAATGAACTACCTGTTTGAGTATATTCTTCCCATACATCATCTAAAGTTATTCTAGCATTACAATAATCCATCATTAATTTATTCAAATCATTACATGGTGTTTTTGTATCTGGAAACCTTAGAGTTCCATTTTCATCATAAATTAATTGATATTCCTTTTCATCTACTATACAATACGGTTTTTCCATAACTTAACTATTTTTACGTTCATTCAATTCTCCTGCCAATTCATAATTCTCTTCCAATATAGCGTTAGCTATCTTATCGTCAATATCATCTTCATTTTCATCTTCTCTAGATTCTGAAGCTTCTTCTGCTGTGGCTATTTTAAACCTTGCCAATTTAGCCCAATGAATTCCACTTCCTGGAATATCATTACCACATGAGCATGAAGTATAACGACCAGAACTATTTCTTGCATTGATATCTAAAGCATAGCCATGGCAATGTTTGATTATACCTAGTACTTCATATTTTTTATTATATTCTAATCTAATGTTGGTGAGGGAGGTATTCCAATCTCTATCATCTATACAGATAACAGTATCACCTTTCTTTGGTAACTTTGGTTTGGGTTTTAAAAAATCAAAAAATGCCATATATCTATATTATTAGTTTCTATGATGCAAATATATAACAAAAAAATAAGACTACCAAAGATAATCTCATTTTTATTTATTTTTTGTGGTGCGAGATGGATTTGAACCACCGACACATAACTTTTCAGGCTATTGCTCTACCCCTGAGCTATCACACCATTTACTTATTATATATCTTCATAAATGAAGATATTTGCTAGTTTTCGTATTGTTACCATGAATTTTTGTTGAGATTCATGGAGATGTTTTTCAGCGAATTCGAATGATTTCCATTGAGTATCATCGTTCTCTGGAATCTCTTTACCATTGAGAGGGAAAGTACTGTCACATCTTAATTCAACGTCATCCATATCCGCAGTTACGAAAATAACATGAGCTCTAATAGTTTTCTTATTACTCTTATACCTTTGTTCACCTAAGTCGGCATAACAAGAGAAATTCTCAGGGATAAGCCAATCATAGATATCCACATTGGTTTCTTCTAATGTCTCTCTAACTGCACTATCAATTGAATCTTCACCCTCTTCTGGTAAGCCTTTAGGTATTGACCATAAATCCATTGAATGTCCGGTCGGGTGGGTAAGTAATATCTCACCCTTATTATTTATTATAAAAATTCCGTGTGTTGTAACCATATTTATTTTCTATCTACGTGTTCTCTACTATTTAGTTCGTCTTGTACTATAGATAAATAGTCATCTCTCATCTCATAATACTTTTTATTAGTTTCATAACCATGATTAACTTCCCATATAAATTCACCACATCCACAGTGACACCTACTGGCGTGTGCCATTTGAAAGAATCTTTTTCTTTCAGCTTTAAAATAGGCTAATAAATTTTTATCATTAATACCTTTAAGTTCTTCTAAACTTTTCTCTACAAATGTTATATGTTTTCCCATAATAATATGTTTTATTCCCAGAACTTAAAACTACTCGTTTTAGAGTCCTCTAAGGAGTTTTTATTTTCATTTGAACCTAGTTCATTCACTAACATTTTAAGCTCGTCTACGCTTATCCCTTTATCATAGACGAGCCTTATCAGTTCTTCCTTTCTAGCTTTAGTCATTACCTAGTGTACAATCTAACTTTATTGTAATTAATAACCTCATTTGAGGTGTTTTCTAAATAATAAACGTTCTTAGCTTCACTTAACATATCTGTTGAATCAATAGATTCAGTGATTGCGTTAGTGAATAATACATTAGACTCATCAATATCATCCATTGTATGTTCAACCCTTAAAAAAGCAGCCTCTACTGATTCCGAAATAATCATTCCAGTGTAGAAACCTTTCAATTGATACTTTTCAATGAATTTATCTGCATTACACCAAACAACTGCCAATTCTTTTTCTCTTAAAAGGTAAACGTAACTTGCATCAATCATATACCTACCTTTACCAAATAAACCATGTTCTGTACCATGACCTAACATCACAATTCTTTCATGACTATTGATAGCTTCCCTTAATTCTTTTTTGGAAACTAAGTTATCATCAATGATAGTCCAATCTTTACCTTCGTAAATTTGATTTAAGAATATGGTAGTTTCATCATATGGATGAATTACCAATGTTTTCATATCTTTATTTTCTTTCTTCATAACTTTATCTTTTTAATGGTCAAATATCCAATCATTCAATTCTTCAAGTATACTTCTATCAGTTAAAACCCAAATAACCAAATGAATTACTACTACAATTGGAAATGTACAGAATATAATTAAACCTATTATTAATCTTAATAATCTATTAAACATAATTTTCTATTTTTATTAGAATACAAATATACTAATATTATTTCAACTAAACAACCTATTACTCAATAATCTTCATTAATTTCTTCGTTATTTTTCATAATTTAGCTTTAAAAATTTCATTATTTCTTTTAACTGCAAAGTCCCAATCCAACACTGTTGGTGGGTTCATTACATTATCATATGCCAACCTCATTTCTTTGGCAGCTCTCTTATATGGTATTTCACCACAAAAAGTCCCTAACCCAGTACAAGCGACAGTGTTTATTGGATTTTTGAATGAAGAATGAAGAATACCGGCTTCATTTATATTAAAATCATCTACAGCAATCAACATCGATTTCATCGCTTGGTAAACGTTATCAGTTCTAACTATATTTTTAGGAATTCTCATTGTAGGTGTGTGAGCGACATATTTATTATCATTCTCTCCCCAAGTTTCATTACCACGTATAATGAACGAAGTACCAACTGGTTGCTCACCACAATAATCTGTTATAATTCTATGTTGAACCCTGTCCATCACTTGTTGACCAAAATATCCTGTGATAGCTCCATCAACACCACCATCCATTAATCCAAATGAATTAGCGGCACTAACGATACAATCAAAATCAACTTTCTCAAAGGGTCCGTTGACAACTTCTACGTTCTCAACCCCTTTAAATGCTATTTCGAACTGTAAACATAATTTAGGTTCTAAATCTACTAATACTAATTTAAAATTACTTTTCATAATATTCTTATTTTATTATATCTTAAAAATCTGAAGGATAAAAATACGCATCATTACAATTGTACGTGTTCTTACAAGTACTATGTTCATATACGATTGTTATTGTCCTTTTTGTTTTTATTGAGACTACACCCTCACCTTTCTCATGGTGGTTAAATGTCTCACCTACTTTTACATCTTGAATTGTTCTCATAATTATTTACGTTTTACTCTCATCCCAAATTTACTTTGAGCCATGAATTTAACATTAAAGCAATCTGTATACTCATATACAGTTCTTCCGTTCACCACATCAATAAATAAACTATCGGTAATAGTCATTGACGTTCTACTTTTAAACCAATTTTCAATTTGTTTCCACATAATTATTCATTTAATTTTTGTTCTTTAACCCACTTGTTTACAAATTCTGCAATCTTATTGCTATTTGGAATACCTCTTATTCTTCGACTACTCACCATAGCATCATTTAAGCAATGATTTAACATATCCTTTATATCCATTTTATCTTAATTTAGTTCCATCAATATATATAGAATTCTCATATGTAAGAATTTTAAAATTCCTACCATTTAGTTGGGCTCCTTGTGATTCAAACCTTTTACATTTAGTACATTCTCTAAACCTAACCCCTTGACATATCCAACCCTCTTCGATTGAATGTTCTTTACAAAGCCCTTGCTTTATATAACTGAATACATGTCTTTCTAAATAACTTAGTACGCTCATATCTTATTTGTTAAACCACATTACGTGAGTGAAGTCATCCCTAACTCTATTTCCTTCTAAATCACTAGGGTAAATATAAATGTCACTCTCTTCATTTTCAGTCGCATACCTTCCAGAACCATCGGAATCAATAAATCCACCACACTCTACATTTTCTCGGAATTCTTCCATAGTGAATAAGTCACCAAAAGTTGAATGGTTAGATAATTCATAATCACGCATAAGTCGTACCTCTAAATCATATTCATTTATCTTATCTTGATACTCATCAATAGCTTCTAAATACTCACCATAACCTTTACTATAATCCCAGGACTTATCTACCTTTTTGATTTTACCTCGCTCAACCCGGATTCTTTCTTTTAAATCTTTAATTATTAAATCTTTCATACCTATAATTTTAAGAATTCTTTTTTCACTTCTTGTCTAAATAATCTATCTTCTTCATTTATATATTCATCTTGCCATAAAATAATATATGATTTAGCAGTATCATAATCTCCGAAATAATCTAAAATTTTCTTCGCTCTATCTTTTGTTGTTTCTTTCATATTTCTTAAATATATTTGTTATTGATGTTTTACCTATAGGTTGTGCATACCATGAAAACATTTGCTCCATCCAATCATCACCATACTTAGCTGCCATTTCATCTGCTATTAATTGCTTTCCATTTACCATTTTAGGAAAAAAGAAGTACCATATGTTTGTTAATATTTTCATATACATATTTTATACAAATATACGCAAAAAAAATAAGACTACCAAATTAATGATACTCTTATTCTATTTTTAGCAATTCGTCATTCAACTTACTACGTATTTCATTTCTCTCAGGAGTTTCATCTTCAGAGTAAAAACAAACTCTATTATTTCTACTGTAATACTTACCACCAAACCCTAATTTACCTTGAAATCTCCACTCACTGCAACCATATACGCTCTCACAATGATGATAAATAAAATCTTTCCTTCTTTTTTCAAATGCACCACCAATTGAAACCAAAAGGTTATACACTTTATCTGCTTTTTCTTTACTTATTAACTTATCTCTCATAATATCTAATGTTAAATGATTCGCATATAGACAGGTTCTACCTTACCTTCTTCATGAGGATTAATCCTATTCTCTGTAAAGGCGCTAGACATGGTTTTCCCACCATATTCAAATTCCACTATAGGGTTATAAGGTTCAACTTTTTGAAATCCCTTTATAACACCTTCTAAATCACCAGCATCAACTGGTTTTATCCAAACTTTTTGCCCAATTTTATATTTCATATCTTTTCTTCTTTAACATTTTCAGCATACCATTCAGCGTATTTTAATACCGATTCCCAAACAACCTCTATAAGTGATTCCCCTTCAGCAATAACCTTTATTGGTTCAAACTCATCTACTTTCAATGAGTGTATTTTACATTCATCAGCAAAGATAGTTACCCAATCACGCTTATTAATCTGTTCAACTACTGGCATCAATTCTGCCCAGTCGTAATCATAACTAGGCAACGCTTCAAAATCTTGCATTTCAGCATTATTATAGTAGTAATATTCCTTACCACTACCTTCCATTACTCCTTTCATTGGGTGTATTCCCATCATCTTAGCAATGCAAACGTTACCTAACATTATAGCTTCTTTTCTACCTTCCTCGTACATTTGAAAATCATTCATGTCAATTATCTTTTAGTTAAACATCATATCCACCGTAATAAAACCATACACCTACACCTATCAAGATGATAATACCAATTATTGGTAATATACATCCACCTCTTTTACCATTTCCAGACCCTGCTACATCAATAGCTAATTCAATTAAATCTTCTACCATATTATATTAATTCGTTCCAATTATCTCTATCCTCCAAAACTTCCAATTGACCCTCGGCTAATTTTACATACTTATCCAATATATCAGCACCGAAAGAAGTGGCAATTCCATATCCCTTTTTATGACATTTATAACAACTACCAGAATAGCCAATGAAATAATAGAAATCATCATCAGATTTTATACTTTCTATACCACTATTCATTTTCCATCTATCACCATCTAAATAGCCACCAGCCCAAGTTCCAAACACTTTATAGTATTCACCAACCTTCACAATTACCCATTTATTTGGGTGTTCACTTATATTTATATCCATATCTATTCTTCTTCAAATTCAGTTATAATATCATCTCCGCATGAATTACAAGTCCATACCTCACCATCTGCCATTGCAAAGGCAAATCTAAAATTCTCTCTATCGATGTTTCCGCAGTTGCAGTTAAATTCGTCCATAATCTTTAATTTATAATACATGTATAATTTGTTACTTCCATTGGGTGTTCAGTCTCGACCATTAAAAATCTCTTACCTTGACCAACTTGTCGGTAAATAGCATTCACCGCAGTATCATTCAATCTATACCAACGCTTCTGATAGTAAGGACCCCTAGAACTAATGGTGTAAACAGTATCTAGGACATACCAATCATAACCATCGTTATTAGTAGAACTAAAACTCTCCACTCCAGTTGGGTAATGAATAGTATATACTATTGTACATTCTAGTTGCTCCTTACAACCTAATGTTACTACTAGTAATATCGCTAAAAGTATATGCCTTATTTTCATATTATTAGTTTCTATGATGCAAATATATGATAAAAAAATAAGACTACCAAATTAATGATAGTCTTTTTATAATTTTCTAAGTCTTCTAGGTTGCCCTGGACTACGGAATAAGGGTTTTTTAGGTTTTTTAATTCGTTTAGTTTGTTCAAAAAAATCTTCAGGTAAAATCTCTCTCTTTTTTTCTTTAGGAGCCATCATTTGTTTTCGATACTCTTCAACTCTAGCCTGTTCCAATTCAAGTTTGGTTTTTTTCTTATACTTAGTTAGGTATTTATGATAATTCTCAATTTGATTATCTAACCTACTTCTACATGAAATTGACAACTCACAATCTTTATTGGTATTTACCACGTATTTTAATTTATTATTTAAATAACTAACACTTTTATTTCTATAGTTTTTATTTTTAGTAAATAATTCAATTAAATTAATAATCTCTTCTCGGTCAGTATAACCTAAATACCCATGTATTAATTGATGAACTTTAATTGGAATTGCTATTAAATTATTAATATCATTATTTTCATGATTCCAATCTATATGGTGAACTTCCCAATTATCAGTTATTTTACCATGTGTATTTTCATATAGTTTTCTATAATTTTTACTCATGGTTATAATATAAGACATTATAACTATAAGTAAACCTTTTTTAAAGTGGAGCTAGTGGGAATCGAACCCACCACACAGATATTGCAAGTATCCATCGCCAAAGCCTTGGAACATGTAACCCCATTTTTAATTTTTAGGAGACAATGGGACTCGAACCCATATCTCGCTCTGAGCTATCCTACCAATTAGACGATATCCCCAAGGGAATTAAAACCCTTAAACTTGCAAGTTTGTAGTGCTAACGGGGGTCGAACCCGTGTTTTACCCGTGAAAGGGGCATGTCCTGACCAACTAGACGATAGCACCATTTAACTTAACCACCCCAAATTCCTAGGAGGCAATCCTGACTTCTTTTTTCTAGAATTTAAGTCAGCCCTTGGTTTAACCCGATTAAGTTTGTAGCCCATGAGAGAATCGAACTCTCGTTGTCCGGTCGAAAACCGGGTGTCCTAACCACTAGACGAATGGGCCATTTTGGGTAGAATCAACGTGCACATTGTCTACCGAGACCAGTTTCCATTACCTAAAACTTCACAGGTAAGAGGGAATTCTGACACAATTATGGTGGAGGATATCGGAGTCGAACCGATGACCTTCTACGTGCAAGGCAGACGCTCTAGCCAGCTGAGCTAATCCCCCATAATTTTGAGGAGCTGTTGGGGGTCGAACCCAAATCATAGTGTACCCAATTGTACCAGTCCCTAGTGGTGCGAGAGGGATTCGAACCCCCGACACGTGCGGCTTCAACGCACTGCTCTACCCCTGAGCTACCACACCATGGCGGCCATATTACTACAACCATTTTTGTTTTTAACGTGGAGAAGACTTACCATCATACAAACTCCAATTCAATGTACTCCCGACCAGATTCAAACTGGCGTCCAAGGGTTGAAAGCCCAAGTGTCCTGGGTCGCTAGACGACAGGAGCATATTAATTCACCTTATTGGATTCGAACCAATGTTTCCACCCTGGCATGGGTAGCGTCCTATCCGCTAGACGAAAGGCAAACTAATTTGTGGGACAGGTCGGTATCGAACCGACATCTTTGGTTTTTCAGACCAGCGCATGAAACCTCCATTGCTACTCCCCCATTATTAGATTTCGTACCGTTATTACACTTCAGTACAAGTCGCTTTCACTATTATCTAATTCACTTCCTATGCTGCCCACCTAGGCATTCCTAGAGGCATTGTGCAACACCGAGCGGTCTATACGGGAGTCGAACCCGCTCCTCACTCCGTGACAGGGAGGAATCTTAACCATTTGACCTATAGACCGTATGTACTTTTTTAAAGAAAGTACTAAACTTTTGCAGCTACAACGGGAGTCGAACCCGCTACATTGTTTCCAAAACCTGAGTGACAGTCAGGCACACCAGCCGTTATGCGCTGTAGCTATGTTGAGAGATTGCATGGACTGCCGTGGTTCTTATGTCCCTAACTCCATACCTAAGTTCGAATCTCTCAGTTCTCCTTGCAAATGTACAACAATAAATTTTACTGTGCAACTTTTTTACAAGTTTTTTAATTTTTTTTTCAATTCGTCAATTCTCCAACGTTGAAGTGGTAAATTAATTTCCACTGTTCCTGTGCTTTTCTTTGTCAAAGAAGTCACTATCTCTTGTTCTAATTCATCGATTCTATCAATCAATTTTTTTCTCTTCTTACTAATCTTACTCATTCTCAATCTCTTTCATTCTCATTTCAATATAAGCCATTGGTGAACTACCTTTTGGTAATGTTACAATGTTAGTATATCCATTCGCTTCAGTTATCTTAGAATCTTTTTCGTGAATTGAACCAGTACTCTTACTGCCATAATTCCCTAAGATTTTACCACTTGCTGGGTCAATATCTCCCCAAACTCTTCTTCCGTTGCCCGTTTGGTTATCTATAACCTCTACGGTAAATTTTACATCTTTCATAATTCTACTTTTAATTATTAACACAAAAAAAAACTCCCATCCGTTTGGATGAGAGCTTAATTTTATTAGTTAGTACTAGAATACTTAACCTTCAAATTTAACACGTCTCATCCTACCCAGGCTAAAATCCGCCTCGGCTACGATAAAATCGTTTTCAAATATGTTAGTTAAATTCCTCATTATTTCTTATTTTTTATTCACACCATCATTAAGGTGTTATTAATATATAGTGCAAATATACTTTAAAGTTTCGATTTACACAAGTTTTTTTTCGTTTTTTTTTAAATTAATTTCTAATAACTTCTGTATGAGCGTTTTGCGCTCCAAGTTTTTGATGATGCATTGCCTAAATATTTATACTTAGATATGTTTTTATTTACAGACTCTCTACTATTATTCAAGGCACTGTTATTTGTATTGTTATTGCTCATTTCTATAAATTGATTAAATAAATATGTGCAAATATACTAAAAGTCTATTAAATAGACAAGTTTATTTTAATTTATTTTTTACTAATGGAAAAATTAAACCATTTATGATTTAAAAAGTTTAATCTCTTAATACCACCTTCATTGATATGCCCAGTAGAATCAACCATTCCAGGGTTTTTATCACTATAATGTTTAGCACTTTCAGAAGCTGTCATAAGCATAACTTTTTCAGCTTCTTCTATAATTTTATCCATTTCAACTAACTTATTTGATAGTTCTTCAGAGAAATTACTATCTAATTCTGCCTGATAAGACAATCTAATCTTTTTAACGTTAATCAACGCTTCTTCAATTAGGTTGTTATTCATTATATTTTCAGGTGATAAATCCATCATTTTAGTAATCTACAAACAGTGCGTTCATTTTACCTTCAAGTCCTGTCATAATACCTCGCAACCTAGCAAGTTCTTTATCATAAGCTTCTGTCTTGGTGTTCGTACCAGCGTTATTAGATTGTAATATAGAGATATCTCTTTGTACCCTATCACCTTGTAATACTAATTTCTCGTATTCTACTCCTTTTTGTTCTCGTGTCATTTTGTTTATTTTTATATAGTTAATATAGTTATTATTATTTGAAAATAAAGAGTTTTATAATAAATTTTTAAATCTTTTGAATGCTTCAAATAAACTATAGTTGGTAAAGTAAGTTGCTATTTTTTCTATTTCGATATAACCCTCAATTTCATTACCTGTATTCTTATTGGTTATAATGACATAAACCATTCCACTTAATTTGAAATTATTTCTATTTATGTCAATCTTAACCATATCATTCTCTATTGTACTAGCGTTAGGGTCCTCACCCAAACCTTTTAAAGTATTATTTAATGAAACTATAACCGTGTATCTTAACTGTTCTAACCTGGTTTTAGATACGCCATCATCTACTTCATCATCAACATCACTTTCATCATTTTCCTCATAGAACTCTTCAAGTGCTTCAGTAATGTTATCAACGAATGTATCAATAAGACCCTCTTCATTAAATTCATAATGTTGGTGAGCATTATTATCTACCGTTTCTCTCATACTATCGTAATCGTAAGGTAAATCGTTATCACTCAATATTTCTCTAAATAGCGTGGTGAAGTTATCCATATATTGTGTTGCATCTGTAGTAAATAATTCATTACTAGCAATGAACATAGATAAAGCTCTACCATTTATTTGTACCTCATCTCTACTAGCATCAACCTCTATAATTGCATTAATCTTAGATTCTATTTCATTGGCTGCGGTTACTTTAGCATCATATTCAGTTTGATTCCTCTCTTCTCTAAGAGCACTCTCTACAGAATCATATTTTTTTTGGTTCTCTAATAATTCTATTACATTTTCAGTTGTAGCTGAAATACCAACACTTTGAACCGATTCAAGTAAATGGTTATTATTAGCAGCCAATGCTTTCTCGATATATTCATTCATATCATTATTTAAACCTTCTTCCCAACCATCATAATAATCATCGTCTTCCCAAACTTGATACCCACCATATAATTGCATTGTTTCATCATCTAAATCAGGAAACATAGATAACATATATTCAGCACCACCATAATAGTTATTACGTGTACGTGGGTTATCCGGGAATGTGAAATGAACCTCAGTACCAGCATTATATGCTTCATAACCTTCAGGCAATATCGCTGCATAACTATCTTCATTTGTACCATCTGACCTTATCAATTCAATTAACTTTTTAGTCTCATCCGTAAACTTTTTAGGGAAATGTCTACTTACTAGTTTGTAAGCATCATCACCACCATCAATAACTAATCTATTAATTTCACCGCTACGTAACGTTTCTAAGTACTCTGTTTTATCCTCATCAGATAATGTTGATAGTTCACTATAATTTAAAAGATAACCACTTCTAGCGTAAGCTGTGGCGTTATTTTTATACTCTTCATACTTTCTACTAGTGATGAATGCATATCTTTTATATATTTTTTTGTAATTTGATTTAACCAACTCATCTTGTTCAGGTGTTAATCCAATACCATAAGAAACGTATAGATTTAATAAATCACCAGGTAACGATTTCAATTGTTCATATGAAATAGGTTTTCCAGGTGCTGGATATATTTCTAAATATGTCTTTTTATCCTCATATGGTAATTTAACAAATTCTCTATCATCAATACCATTTTTAAACCTTTTATGCTTATTTTTTTCGTCAGAAGTAAAAGGTTTAGGTTCTAAATAATCTTTGATTTTTTCTAGTTTAGGATTGATTTTAAGAATCTCATTCCAACTCATTTTTGTATCTCCATCATTATTAGCCGAACTAACAATATATTGAGCATAATCATCATTATCTTTTATAACATTTTTTGGAACTTGTACTACGAAAAAGTGATATTTATCTTCGAACCCACTGAATTTTTCACCATCAACATGTCTGGAGAATTCTTTTTCAGTTGCTTTAACATCTTTAACAAAGTAAAATGCTGGTTCATTCTCCTTGAATCTATATGTGTAAAACATATTTGAAGAATCACTCCTGGAGATACACCAACTATATGGAATTGAACCTTTGTATTGAATACAAGCTCTAGGATTATCAGCATAAGAAACTACGAAATCTTCATCTTTAAAAATGGCATCACCACTAGTTTCGATATCACCATTACTCTTCATTGAAGAGCCTACAGCTCTCTGACCACTAACGTAGTCAACAACTGTTTCCAATTGACTAAATGTTTTATACGAATCTATATCTGTCCTACGTTCTGGTGGTGGTACATTACCACTTATTTCGTTAGACTTTAACTCTCTAAAGTTTTTGATGAATTTAAATTTATCAAAATAATCTTGCACAATTTCAGGTGCATATCCTTGTTGGATAAACTTATTCTTTTGTGTCTTAAAATTCTCGTATAAAACGTCACTATATATTCTAGATAATTTCATATACTATAAATATGTAGAATGTAAGTAAAAACCTTATTTTGTGCGGATAGTGGGAGTCGAACCCACACTGTCTCTAAAGTGTTGCCTCGGAGTCTAAACTCTTGATATTATTCTTCCCAGCAAATGTTGATGTCTGACTGTGGCAATTAGGGCAAAGAATCCTCAAGTTATTTAATCTATTATCATCATTAACGCCATTTATATGGTCTAATTGTAGTGTAATTTTTTCACCCATCCATTCACCTTCATTACCACATTTCACACATTTATACTCTAGAATACCTTCATTTATTAACCTTTTTTTTAAATGACCTCTATTATAAGTTGAAAATTCAACTAAGAGGTCGCTTAACTCATATTTTACACCATTATTAATATGCCTATCACCAATATTCCAACCTTTACCAGTGAAATGAGTAATATCAATATTATTAGTTTTTATTTTCTTTTTAAGGTTTAAAAAGTTACCACCATTAACTTTAATGTTTAATTTTCTACATACATCTGAATACGTTGAAGAATTTTCAATAACTAATTTTAATTCGTCAAGTGTGTATTTAGATTTTCCATATGTAAAATGAGAAATGTCGTAATCTTTTAATATCTTACCAACCTTTTTCTTATCATTACCGTTATTACTATCTAAACCTAATTTACGACAAACTTCACTTTTTGAAATTGATGCCTTTACTATTTTATCTATATCCATATTAATAAATATACAGAAAAAGGCGAAAGGTTAACTTTAATTCAAAATTAATCCAACGCCTTTACCAATTTGGCTATATCCGCATATTTTGTCCCCCTACTAGGAATCGAACCTAGGAAATCGTGGGGTCTAAAGCCACGCTGTATGCCAACGTTCAGCATAGAGGGTTATTTAATTTTAATAGTTATTTCATAAATTTTCTTCACATAGTCATGTTCCCATCTAACAATATTCACTCTCTCTTCCCATTTACGAGTGCGATATTGAGAATCTTCCCAATCTTTTTCTTCTACTACTATCTTATGTGTTTTCATAACATTAAAATTTGTAGGGATAGTGGGAATCGAACCCACGAAACGACTGGGCTTAAACCAGATGTGCATTCCAACGTGCACCATATCCCCATGATTAATTTTGTGCACCTACTTGGATTCGAACCAAGGACCCCTTGCATGTAACACAAGTGCTCTGACCAACTGAGCTATAGATGCATATTGTACGAGTAGAGGGATTCGAACCCCCGGAACCTATTCGCCTCCACCGTGTAAAGATGGCGCTCTGAACCAACTGAGCTATACTCGCATATTTTGGATTCGCAATTCGCAAATCGCAAATTCAGTGGGGAAGGTGGGACTCGAACCCACACGCCCCTTTCGGAGCACCAGATTTTAAGTCTGGCGTGTCTACCAATTTCACCACAACCCCGTGATGTAGAGAGGGTGGGAGTCGAACCCACGATATTCTGCCTGTAAAACAGATGGCTTGAACCACTTGCCTACCTCTCCATTTGATGGGTTATATCCTAACCCACCTTAATTCTTCATTCTTAATCGCTATGTTGATGTATCTCATCAAATGTATAGCTTTCTCCGTTCTATTAAAAATAGCACCACCTATCTCACCTCTATCACTTTGGTCGATTGAAAACTCATATCTATAGTTTTCAGTTTCAACTTCATAAACTAGTTTACTTGCTTCACACCACAAGTATTTTGCTTTTGTTCCTTTCACTATTGTAGTGATTTTTTCTGGTACTTGGTACATAATTTCTACTCTTTTTTTATTTAATTAATTTGAGGTGCCTATTGGATTCGAACCAATGTAAATGCTTTTGCAGAGCACCACCTAGCCACTCGGCCAAGACACCATTACTATTGAGCTTACAGTCAGATTCGAACTGACGATGAGATTTCTCTGACGGTTTTGCAGACCGCCCCTTTCGACCACTCAGGCATATAAGCATAAAAAAAACCCGATATCATAAGACATCGAGTTTTAGGTTATTAAGTTATATATAAAATTACTTAAGTAACGGCATAGCTCGATGTGCTGGTGACTAAGACCAACAGACATAAAGATAATAATGTTACTAAATTTTTCATAATACTTATTTTTTAAAGAGACTGTCCAGATTGTTATCCTGTCGTAAGACTGTCCAGATTTTTATCCTGTCTCCTATGTTTAATATATAGTGCAAATATACTTTAAAGTTTCGATTTACACAAGTTTTTTTTCGCTTTTTTTTTAAATTAATTTATAACTAATTGATTATCAACCACTATAATCAAAATAAAATTCATCTCTATCATCCCAATAATTGAAATATGTCATAAATAATATAGTAGTTTGATAGTTATTTAACTTTCTCCAAGTATCTCTACCCTCCCAATTTTTAAATTCACCATCATACCATTCTACTAATATTTTCATTATTCTCTCAAAATCACGATTCCTAAATTTCTTATTAATTCTAAGTACAGATGTTGCATAAATTAATGAAAAATCATATTCAATATTTGGATGGTGTTTAAGTAAAAATAAATTAACCTCATCTAATAATTCATCTTGGTTCATATTTAATAGGAATTTACGAATCTTATAGTGTGAACCCCTTTTGGTATTTCAGAAACAATAATTTCATACCCTTCTTGCATATCTGCTCCATATTCATGAACTGGTACATGAGTTTCTAATTTTTCTTCGATTAGATATTCTTCTGGATACTCACAACCAAAATACTCAGCAGTTTCCTTTGGTAACTCTGAAACTTCAGCGTCTATACATGCTCTTAACACTTTTAAATGTTTTTGATACAATTCGTTATCTGGTGAGATAAACCCCACCACGTGTGTTGACATTCCCATTATAGTAATTTTTTATGTTTTTTAATCACTTCCAATTCCTTATAAAAACGGACTATATCACCATCTTCATTAAATATTTTAGTTAAATTAGCTACCATCTCTTGTAGATTTGAATACCAATCTCTTAATCTAGCTGCTTCTACATAATCTTCATTAGCCACCGAAATTTCTAATAATTCGTTATAATTTAATTCATCGGAAGTACCATCAAGGTTAACCCTTACCATATCCTTTAAATCTTCTTCTTCAAACCTAGTCTTAATTAGTAAAAAACTAACTACATTACCATCTGGTACAGCCCAACTATTCTTAATAACAGACCAAACTACACCTTCTATCATTCTATTTATATCTGGCTCACCAAGTTCATTAATATTATAGTTACTAGCTTCAACGCTATGTCTTACATCATCATCATCAATGAAAAGTGATACTATTTGACGTTCACTTGGAGTTTCCTCCAAATCTAAAAACGACCCATTTTGTTCATTTTTATTTATATTATTATTTAAGAACTCACTATATTTTCCTAAATACTCTTGAAAATCGTCAAAATTTATTTCGTCATCCATATTTTTATCTATTTTATTTATATAGCAAATATACTACATTTATTTATAATATGCAACCTTTATTGCATAATTAATTATTCTCACCTTCATCAACACCCCATGGTTTAGGTATCTCAATCCACTTACGACCCTCATAGTTAAATGCTTGGATAACTATATTATCTTTAGTTATAAATTTTTTCCATAAATGATAACCATTATATTGTAATAGTAAGTGTGCACCATCATCAAGTGTTCCACCATTAATTTCAAAACTAAAAGGATTTGTAATAGGCCAATCGTTTGGGTCTTTTATCAATGTTGAAAACCACTTGCAAAGTAACCGATGTCTTTCTTCATCGGATAAATACTCAGTATATTCCTCATATGAATACCCTAAATCATGAAAGTCATTATCTTTCATATTATTTAACTATTTTCCTTCTTTATCTAACTTACCATATTGTTTTAAGGTAAACCCTAAACTATTAAAATGTTCTTCAGTCATATTTATTTATTTTTAAATTCTTCCCATGATTGTAATTCACTATCTTTTTCTGATAGAATCAAAGGGGTTGGAGGTACAACACCCCATTTTATACCTAAATCTTTATCAAATGGGTCTAACCCATCTTCACTTCTTTTATTATAATAATAACTACATTTATAACTAAAAATAGTATCATCTTCTAAACTTCTAAAACCATGTGCAAAGCCAATGGGTATAAATAATTGAAGTTTATTATCTTCACTTAATTCTATTGAGAAATGTTGCCCAAATGTACTAGAATCTCTCCTAATATCAACTACAACATCTAACACCTTACCTTTAATTACCCTAACCAATTTTGATTGTTCATATGGCCACTTTTGAAAATGTAATCCTCTAAGAACATTATTCTTTGATTTACTTTCATTATCTTGAAGGAATTGCATAATATTCACTCCAGTTAACTCATGGAATATCTTATGATTAAAAGATTCGTAAAAGTGACCCCTATCATCCGAGAATACTCTAGGTTTTATAATATACAACCCTTCAATAGGTGTGTTGATGATTTCCATAATTAGTATTCTTTTATTATTTTTAATAAATATTCGCCATAACCACTTTTCATTAATGGTTCGGCTAATTCTGTTAATTGTTGTGAACCTATATAACCCATTCTCCAAGCAACCTCTTCAATACAACCTATTTTTAATCCTTGTTGGTCTTCTATAGTCTTTACAAAATTAGACGCTGACATCAACGATTCAAAAGTTCCTGTATCTAACCAAGCGGTACCTCTATCTAATTTGATTACATTCAACTCATCATAATTTAAATAAACCTCATTTATATCTGTAATTTCAATCTCACCTCTTTCACTAGGTCTAAGACATTTCGCATGGTGTATCACATCATTATCATAAAAATATAACCCAGGAACTGCATAGTTAGATTTAGGATTATTAGGCTTCTCTTCAATTGATATGGCTTTACCATCATCATCGAACTCAACCACTCCAAATCTTTCAGGGTCCTTAACATGATGTGCAAAAACAACACCTCCTTGAAGATATTGACCACCTAACTCATTTGCACAATTTTGCAATATTTTAGATAACCCACTACTATGGAATATATTATCACCAAGTATCAATGCAACTGTATCATCCCCTATGAAATCTTCACCAATGATAAATGCTTCTGCTAGACCTCTTGGTTCATCTTGAATTGCATATTGAATATTAATACCTAATTGTAATCCATCACCCAATAAATCTTTAAACGCATGTTGGTCTTGCGGTGTAGTGATAATCAATACCTCCCTAATTCCAGCCAACATAAGTGTTGATAGTGGATAATAAATCATTGGTTTATCATACACTGGCATTAGTTGTTTACTAACGCTAATTGTAAGTGGGTGTAACCTTGTTCCAGCACCACCTGCTAATATTATTCCTTTCATTCTTCTTTTTTATATAATTTTAAAAACGTATCACCATATTTTTGATAATCTTTCCAATTATCAAATGGATGTATTAACTTCTTAACGTATCCATTAAGATTTTTTTCTAAATTCAACGTATTGTTGAATAAATCCTCTAATATTTCATTAACCTTATCTTCCTTCATATTGCCACATTACAGCGTTACAATGACAGTGCACAGCACCTTCAGTTAAACCAGTTCCATGGTCATGTTGCAAATGTATTGGACTTGATAAGAAATAGGGTGGAAACAAATCCAAATCAATCCTAATTTCCCTTATCCTTTCTGGAGCTTCTATATCCAAACGTTCATCACAATAGAAACACATGTTTTGTTGTTCGTAAATGTACTGCTCTCTAACTTTCTTTTTCTCCCACCATTTTAGTGTATCATAATCAACTGGTAAGTCGTATTTATCCTCTTCCTTTTCCCACCACTTTTCCATTATAAATTCTTATTTAAGTGGTCATGATTAAACCATTCCTCCACTATTGATATAACTTCCAATAATGCTTCAAAAGAATTAGACGCATGAAACCATGAAATAACACCAAATGTAGTGGCTAACCCATTAACATCTTGGACAATTCTAAAGTTCTCAGAATTGGTTATATCGATTTTCATTTCATTACCGTCATCACCATCTAAATACACATCACTTACAATATAACCTTTATCGGTTAACATTTCTTTAAATAATTCAAATACATTTTCTTCCATAATTTATATTTTTTTCCTATATAAAAATTCAAAATCTTTATTGATTTCCCATTCATATAACCCGGGTGGATGTAGAGTAGTTTCCAACATTGGAGTTCTACAAAAATTACTTAACCAAACCACCTTTTCTTCAAATGTGTAATCTTCTTTATTCATATTCTAACTTTTTTCTTTAATATTTCTAAGATATTTCTTATAGTAGCTTCATTGGTAGTTTCACCACCTAACCAAATACAATAATCAATAAAATCCACATCAGGTATCTCAAAATCTTTCTTACCTTTGTATTTACCACTTATGATATGATACTCATCTTTATATTTTCTGAAGACATCACATCTAGGGTTTTTATTTACCATCTTGATATTGGTAACATCGATTAATTCAACCTCATTGAAACTTTCAAAAGTTAACATATATCGATTACCAAACTTCATCCTCAAACCTTTAAAAAGTAAGTCTTTTTCTGATAGATAATTCCCATCAATTCTCTCACCAACTTCATTAACCACATTCTTCCATTTGAACTTATTAGGGGCTTGGTGACAATTCACAAACCCATCAAACGTTCCATATACCCTCATCTAAAATTATTTTATACAAAAATACACTTTTTTACCCATATAAACAAGGAAATAATTGACTTATTCATTTATATTAAGTATAATAGCGATATGGATAAAGGATACGTATATCTTCTTGCTGAAATGGGAGATAAATTAAGATATAAAATAGGAATTACTAAGAATAATGTTAATAAAAGGGTTAAACAGTTGAAAACTGGTAACTCGGATGATATAATGATTATAAACACGTATAAGAGTATTAATTATAAGAAGATAGAGAAACTACTACATCGTAAGTTTAACTCCGATAGAATACACTTAGAATGGTTTACAATGACAGATGAACAAGTATCTACATTCATAACTGAAGCAAAAAAGGCTGATGAAACCATCAACCTTTTAAAAGATAACCCATTCTTTAAATGAATTTAACAAATTCCCATTCTTCATTAGTCTTACCCCAATAATTTTGGTAAGACCACCCATCATCAAAGTATGAATATTGAACATAACGCTTACGCTCTTCAACTTCAATAAATCCGAATAATTTACCACTCCACTCCATTGTTCTAGAGGCAAACGTAACACCTAATAATGAAAATCTAGATTTAATTCTAGTTTCACCACTTAATTTATATCTAATACCACTTCCCAATAAAATCCAATCTGATTTATCCATAATATTAAACTTCTAATAAAGATTCAAATTCTCTAAATATATTTTCCTGGCTTTCATAAATTAAGTAATCCTCAAAGACATACCCATCAGCCTCTAAACTATGTTTAAAGTCTTTTAAAGCCATACCAATTTCTTTACCTTCTAATCCGTACTTATTCATAACCATGGACCCATTGAATTTTGCATTGGCTAAAGCTTTTTTAGCCTCTTTGTATTCAATATTTCTAAGTTTAAGTTTGAAATTAGACTCCGGGAATGCTTTCTCGATATATTTTTCGATATTACCCTCTAACTTATCACCTTCAGTATAATCATATTCAGTATTAATCCAATCTAAGAATGACATATATGATGCTCTCTTAATATTTCTCTCACGATTGATACGATTTAAACTGTCTAATTGAAACATATCAGTGTCGAAATACTTAGAAGTGGTAACAAATTTAAATGTATCTTCTAATTCATCAAATCCTTCTAACCATCTGCTATAATCTAAATCTAAAAATTCAAAGATTTCTCTATAATCTTTAGATATCATAACCTTACCTAAGTTTTGACCTCTTAAGTAATGGTTGTACCATAACCCTTCTTGACCATACTTAAGACCTAACCTATGTGCAATCCTACCAATATAGTTACCTAAATCGTTGAACGCAAGATAGTGATAGTTGGAATCATAATCTTCACTAGGTACACACATGAAATCTACTTGCACTTCCTTATAATCAAAGGAATAACAATTTCCATTATGGAAGATTTCGTTAGGCTTAAATGTTTTTTCAATATAAGTTCTAACAAACGCACCACCATATTGAACATCACCTCTATTTCTTTTATCACCCATATCAACGATGATATCAATATCACCAAACGTTTCTTTGTTATGATAAAATAATGGTGTAGCCGCCCTATTGAACGTTAATTCAAGAGTTTCTACTAATTCTTTACTTACACTATCGAATTCCTCTTTAGTGTAACGTCTTGTAAATGTGTTTTTTAATGCTCTTCCTCCCATTATTTCTTATTTTTTATCTTTTTCTTCTTTATATTTTACTAAACATTCATATATTTCATCCCTAGCAACCGAATCATCTATACCCCATCGTATAGCAGTTCCTTTAACATCATCGGTTAATATCCAATCCCATAAATATTGTAAAGCATCTTCATTATCAACCTCATTACCATTTACGCTATGTAAAATATCACTTAAAGAGTTATAATCACTTTTCTCTAATTTTACCGTTACTATCATATCAATTAATTTTTTCAATTACAATTAACCCATCTTTTAATGCTTGGTCTACAAATTTTTCTGCCATAGGGTCGAATATCACATCTAACCCTCTTTGCACACCATCCAATCTCATTTGACCACCTTCATGTTCGAAAGTATTATCTTTCCCTTTATGCCAATAATGACCTTGATAGAAGTTAGCTTTCATGGCGCTTATTAATACTCTTCTAGCCCTATTATAAGAACCATGGGCTAATTGACCACAATCCATTTTATAAGTCTTACCATCCATCTTAATAACCCATAAGTCACTAACACACTTGCCCACAAATTGGAATAAATCATCCTTATTTCCCTCGTACTTCATATCTTTTAATTTAAAAGATTAGTTTCTTCATTAGGGAAAATCAAGTCAGGTTTAAAATCCTTTGCTCTATCAATGTTCATCATACCATATGCTATGATAATAACTGCATCACCTTTAGTACATTTTCTAGCGGCAGGTCCATTCAAAACTATCTCTCCACTTCCCCATTGTCCTGGAATCACATATGTTTCCAAACGTTCACCATTATTAATGTTAACGATTTGGACCTTCTCACCTTGAATGATATTTGACGCTTCCATTAACTCTTCATCGATAGTAATACTACCAATATAATTTAAGTCTGCGCCAGTTACCTTTACTCTATGTATTTTTGACTTTACTACGTTTATTAACATATCTTATTTTTTAATTACATTGCAAATATATAACTATTTTTCGAATAAACAAAAAAATTATACTAATTCTTCCACATCACCACATAATTCCCTTAATTCTTTCCAAGTAGGTGTTGTATCTTTCCTAATAAAAAATGTAGGTCTACCTATATGAATCCCAGAACTTAGATACTCGAATTTACCATTTAACGTATTTACGTACATTAAAACTACTTTATCAAATGGCGCTCCGTCAGATATAAAATTAGCCACTGTTGATGACTTTACAAATTTTAACACCTCATGACCATCAATTAATACTCTGAATTTAGTAGCGTCATACCAATCTTTAACAAAGTCACCAGAATCAAATACTCTATTATCTTTATTGAAGTTATAAGTTACTTCAACCGATTCATATGTATCAATATTACCTTCTTGGTAATTTATTGATATTGTTGGATTGTATTTATCGTATTTACTCATATTACCTTCATTTCAGTTAATAAATCAATTGCTTTAGAATGTACATCATTTAGATTCACATCTTCACTCTCAACTATATGGATTAATAGTTTTACCATCTCTGGAACTTGTGCGATAGCTCTAGCATCAGCCAATTTCTGTTCTCTTGGGTAACCACTATGGTCACCATAATCGTCCATCATCACCTCGATTTTACCCATGTGACTTTTTGGTTCTTTTGCTTCTACGAACACATCACATTCAGCATCATCAGATTCAGTCATATTCATAAATCTAACGTACCATTCACCTTGCGTTCCTTTAAATTCTGTCATAATATATCTTTTAAAAATTTATTTGTACTATTTACTGACCCATTTTTAATGTAATTTGGGTAAACTACTTTATTGAAATGCACTAATTTATCTTTCCACCATTTACCATCTTCCGAGTTCAATACTGATGGACCCCCACCAAAAGACTCTGAATCGGCATAGCACATAGACATGTACCTAGCGAACATAAATGCTTTTGTATTTTCGGTTTTAATTCCCATCTTACTTAACGAATGATGGTTGACCTTCTTTAACTTTCCAACGTATTGCCCAACCCTCTTTTGGTTGAACATAGTAACACCAATTTGTAGACGTATACAAGCGATGTCCTCCACTTTCAGACACATTTAAGTACAATGGTTCACCATCAATTTTAAGGCTCTTATCGAACCTTATATACTCTCGTTCCTTTTCTGAACTAATATCTTTAAAATCTAGTTCTGTTTCATTAATAAATCCTTCGTTTTTTTTCATAATTTTTTATTTAAAATGTACTTCCAGGTGTATCTTCATAAGTTAGGTTCGGACATAGAGGTGTACCATCATAGGGTGGAGGGTCTGACATACGCATTGGAGTTACCACTCTAACTTCATTTACCTTTATTTCTTTAGTTTTATCTAGTATGGCTTTGATTATATCTGAACCCATAGTAGCCTTTAATTCATCCCAATCTTGCCCATCATCACCCAAAAGTTTAACTTTAAACCCATGACTAGTTAACATATCTGCAATTAGTATTTGAATGAAGGTTTTACCTACACCACTTTTACCTATAACATCAATATCTAAATGTCCTTCTTCCATATTAGTGAATTTAGTTTTCATTTATTTCTTTTTTAAGCCTAACAATTTCACCTTCTAACCTCTTAAGTTCAATCTTCTTAGTGGATAGATTTATTTCGTTTTGCTTCTCAATGGCACGTTCTTTTTCATCTTTAGTTTCTCGTTTGAGTTTTAATCCATGAATCTCATACTCCCCATGGTCACAATGCCAATCAATAGATACAAAGTTAGCACCTTTCTTCTCAACCTTATCAATATGAGCTTTCATAACACCTATAGGTATGGGTGTAGCGTAATAATCATCATAACTACCATTTACTTTTTGTGCATACATGAAAATTTCATGATTCAATTCTTGGTCATTTTCCTTTACAGTGCACAGTTGATTACAAATTAATGAATTTGCATCAGCAGTAATCTCCTTATGTACCAATTTCTGTTTATATCTAATCATTACATCTTCTTCCATAAATTTTATTTATTAAGTTATATGCAAATATAGATATAATAATTGGAATAAACAAATTTATTTTGATATTTATAGTAAAATAGATATTATGATAGAAAAAGTAAAATTATGGCTTAAAGCAACAGGACTGAACAACTTAGGTTGGGCGGCAGGATTTGGTGGTGCAACACTACTTGGTTGGTGGTTTGCAGCTGGTGTTTGTGTTGGTATTTTTGTTCACTTGAATTATGCAGTGATAAAAGGAATCATCAAAGACCTTGCAGAAAAAGTTAATGACTAATTAAAAAGCCTCCAATTGGAGGCTTTCTTATTTTACTCTAGTACTCCACAATGTAAATTCATAATCATGTTCAATTATAGTATCTTTCTTGTCTTGTACATATTTAACATAACCTTCTTTTACATCAAGAACTTCTCTAACTCTAACAACTGAAAACGGATTACCACCATCTGGGTAGTTTTCCCATACTTCACCTCTATCTGGTGTTAAATCATTTTTAATGTCATCTTTATTGTCATTAGAAGTTTTCAGATAAAATCCTAATAAGATTATAATCACAACTCCTAAAACACTAGCAAATATTAAAACTCCTGGTTTTTTCATAATTATTTTAAGATTTCTCTAGCGTCCATTATGGCTTTACCTAATAGATTAGTTCCTTTCCAATTTTTCTTATCGAAACGTAATGGGTCGTGTGGTGATAAACCAATACCCCATATTGTATCATACGCAGAAGCTTCTACAATTTCCCTATTTTCAGTATTTTGTAAAATGGCTAATAATTCACTATTTTGTTTGAATTTAGCAATATTACCACGCACCACTGTATCATAAGCAATCTCTTCCCATTTAGATGGTTCAAAGTTTTTAACTTTCCTACCAAAAGCCTTTTGCTCTTTAGGTGATGTTGTATTCATTATCTTATCAACCATTTCATCATCACCAAATAGTTTGGCTTTTTGTTCCATCATGTACTGTTCAGCACAATTATATTCTGTCCCATCAATTTCAAATTTTGATGGATACCATTGGCTGAATTCTCCACCCCAAAAGTATACTGCATCTTTATCTTTCATAATTTTTTCATAATTTTACATAATATTTACCATCATCTAATATTGCATCAAATATTTGATAATCTCCGTATTCATGACCATCTGGGTCAAAGTCCTCTAATTCCTTAAGAGACATATAACTATCTAATGCTACATCATTTGTTATGTCGTAAACAACTCTTAAATTAATTTCATGGAATGCACAATAATCACCATCTATACTTACCCACACTTTTACTTTTTTCATATTAATCCTTTTTTTGCTAACCCATGTAAATATTTTGAATGGGCAATGTTATCTCTTGGAATCCTCTCTTTACCAAACTCAACCTCATCATAACTGATACCAGCCGAGCCTATAGTCATATGTAAACCCCAATAAGGTCTACCTAGTCCGACTTCACCTCTAATATCATGTAATGGCTTCCTGGACTCTTCAGTTACGGTTAACCACCAGTTGATATCATCAGTTTTAGGTTCTAACTCTAAATCGACTTCAACGTACTTACCATTCCACCTTTTTTTTAGTAACTTCCACTCGTTTTCACCACCAATTTCTCTTGTAGAGTCATTTATGAATGTAATGTGCGGACCCCTAAGTGGGCTAGCTAGTATTAAGTTAAACCTTTTTTTAACGAACCATCGGTAATACCCTAAGATACCACCAGTTAATTCTATATAAGCCACTTTCTTCCAATTAGCTTGGTTCTTGTGCTTCTTAGTTTTATCCGGCGGGTCAAATACTATTTTACCTTTAACTCTTACTGTTGTTGTCATTATTACTAATTTTTAAAAGACAAAGGTAATGAATAAATACCAACCCACCAAATAAATTATTATTTAATTTTTGGTAAGACTTTAGGTACGCTTAATTGTTTAATAGCTTTACCCTCTTTTTGTTTATTCCAACCAAATATAATTAATTTAACTGAATTTCCGTGTGTTAGATTTTTAGATTTAACTAATCCCATTTTAGAATTAACCAACCTATTTCTTAAGTGGAATAGAGGTGAATTTAAAACCATACCTTCTCCTGAAATTAATGAAGTTAAAAATACTTCAGCTTCTTGAGAATCTAAATTTTTATTAGCTCTAGTTAGTAAATAATGGAATCCAGTAACAACTTGTGGACCTATAAGCCCTGTTGGTTGCATATAAGGTTTAACTCTTTCATAGAATTTAATAGCATCAGTAAATAACTCATCAGTTTCTACTATATCTAAAATTTGATTTACAGATAACCCACCTGTAGAATTAACTCCGTTCCTATCTGGTGATGAAGCATTAATTCCAATTACCCCTTGACCAAATTTATGAACAAACATTACTGTTCTAGCCATTAATGTAGCATTAGGGACTCCTTTAATACTTAACGCATCAGCAGCTTTCCTTGTGTTCACAATGTCCATTGTTGCAAATACTGAACTATCATAACCAGTTGAGATTGCCATTGGAATTGACACTCCTGATTTAATAACAGCTAATAGTCTATGTTGACCATTTAAAATTCTACCATGTCTATCAAACGCAATAGCGGCTCCATCCCAAGACCACTCACCATTAACCATCGCTTTAGCGTATTTATTAACAGCAGTTTGCGAGACAGGTCTATTGTTATCATTTCTCAATAACATATACTCAGCCAATCTAGTATCTAAATTAATAACTCTAGTTTCAGTGATAACGTCACCTACCTTTACTCTTCCTACTGTTTGTTCAGGTAATAAATTACCTTCTAATACATTGGTTAATTCACTAAGGCTCACTGTCTTAGTCTCATTAACATACTTTAATAATTCTTGTTCTACTTCTTTCATCTTATTTCTTATTTTTAATTTTAAATGTAGTAAATTCCCCATCTGTAAAATTTAAATGTTGAGTTTTACCGTTTTTGTGTATAATAACGTGTGATTGTAACCAACTACTAGCTCCTTCATTATAACCCACTCTTAAATGAGTTGAAGTTCCTACAGCTAATGCTCCATCTTTTCTACCTGGAGAATGGTAATGTCCTACTATAATCTTTGTATTAAGGTTTCTAAATTGATTTAAAGAACCTCTACTTCCACTTGCACCTTTATCTCCATGTTGACCTACTTCCCAATCTTTAATTTTATAACTAGAACTTCTACCTAAAGTTTTAAACTTTGGGAATTTCTCATTTATAAGATATGGCACAACACCTTGTGGAGCTTTACCTTCCATGATTGCAGCTGCATATTTCATATATTCTAAAGAGTTTTTCATAGTTGAAGCTTTTCTCCAATCTAAATCAATTAACCATCTATCTACGAAATCATCATGGTTACTCCTAACGATTACTACGTTTTTGAATTTAGTAAATGCTTCAAGATGTTCAAGCATATTAGACACTTCTAATTTAAGTGAATTAGTCCCATCTAGTTCTCTTTGATATTGAATAAATGGATTCTTTCTCTCGTGATGACTGATAGAGTGACCATCAAATACATCATGCAATATAACATGTTTAGGTTTTAATATATCTAAAAACTCCATTGTCTTAGATAATACAACAGGGTCGTGATGACCATAATGTAAATCTCCTAAAACACATCCAGCTATCTTATCAATAACCTTGGTTGTCGAATCTCCTACCCAACTATCAACTAAAATGTCGTGCTCATTAAACACTTGCTTAATGGACCCTTTAAATTCTGTCTTGTAATATAAATCAATAAAATCACCATTTTCAGTTGCATTTACTTGTCTTATGAAGAATGTCTCATCATCTTTGATTTCAACAATTACGAATCCAAGCATGTGATGGAATTCTCCCTTTTTACCTGATTTAGAGTCAGTGTAATTAGACTTTGTACAAGCCCCAGTAGTAACCATCATTTTAGGTCTCTGACCTTCTAACACAGGAATCATCTCCATTTGAATCTTAGGTGCTCCGAAAACACAAGAGTTTTCACGACTTACACCTTTCAAACCACTCATAGGATTAACCCCAGTTGGAGGGATTTTAATATCAGACATAATAGAGACGTATTTATGTATGTCGTGTCTATTAGCATCTAGATAGGGTAATATTCTATCATCCCAGTTATCTTGTTCTTTATCCGAAAAGATACTTGTTGGGTTTTTATATCTTCCTGCAATCACATGTAACTCTGCATTTATGTATTTTGCGTACCCCTCAATATTAGTTATAAACCTCTCATCTACAGGCGTTCCGTTCTGCGCCCAAGTGATAATGAATCGTTTTTTAGTTTCATTATGTTTTTTTAATTTAGCAATTTTATATTGCTCTGGCTCTGGATTTTCTTTCTTAACTAAATCTAATTTCTTAGCCCAAGCTCTTACAGTTTTCTCTCCTTTTCCGATGAAACTTTCTAATGCTCCCATCCTTTCACTCCATGTTACTGAAGTGTCTAAATAAGTCTCTGAAAACCACTCTTTATCCTTTTCTGTTAATTCGTTATATCTCATAATTTTATGCTAATCGTTTATCTTTTAAAAATACTCTTAAAAATGCGTTCTGTGGACCTCCAATTTTGATTAACCAATTTGCATATTGCTTATCATTATCCTTAGACCATTTATTTAATTCTTGTACTTTACTAGAGTAGTCTAAATCTTCAACATCTGGAGCTGGAGATTGTGCAAAATCCGGATATAAATCTCTATTAAATACTCTTTCATCTACAATGAAATTTATTGCAGTTAACATTGAATTTAAGTCAGGTTCATAGAAGACTCCTACTTTAACTTCGTTTGCTTCTAAGTCAGCTAAATGCTGTTGCATTGTGCCGACATAATATTCTTCTTTAAAACCTTGTTTAACCATATGACCTTCATTGGATGTTCCTCCGTTTAACGCAATGGTAGTAAACCATTCAGTCCTAAACCAAAAGCAATCATCGTCATCAAAATATTTATTGTAATAGTCATCTTTAGCGTGGTCGAATTGAATTCCTTTTTGAATATCTGAAATATTATAAGGAACTAATCTATACATTCTACGTTCTAAGAATTTATTTGGTTTTCTAGGTGTTGAATTCTCTTTGTGATTCCCTTCACTTAAGAATACTTTAAATTCGGCTAAATCAATCTCTTTAAGCATGTATTCATCATCTGCTTCAGAGTTTAAATTTAATTTAAAATTTGGTCGTATATGGTTAACCATACACCACTCATACAGTGTGTGTAATTCTTTCATTTAATCTTAAAAATTTCTGTTGTCTAATTTGAATAGTTGTAAGTTCTTACCCATCCATTGATTTATAGTTCCTTGTAACCCACTAGGTAACATGTGACCTTCCATATATAAGACGTTATTAACTACTTCTATTTCTTGATTTTTATTTAAGTTTAAGTCCTTAAATACCGATGTGTTTTCTTTCAACACGTATACTCCGTTTTTTAACATGATACAAATATACACAAGAAAAACGACATAAACAAGAGTTTGTGCCGTTTTTTATTTAAATCACTAGGATTAATGAAATTAATTCACTATATTACCCGATTTCACAATCTTCATGATGATTCCATCCCATCATTAAACACATGTCAGTGTAAAACTCACTTTTAACCCCACTAGGACTTTCAAATTTGAAAGTGTATTCAACCATTTGACCATCATGTTTATGACTACCATCTTGCTTATAATTAACTTTATAACCAATGAATTTCTTAAATAAATCAGTCAACTCTTTAATTTCATCGTCATCTTCTCCTTCAACTAAATTCCATTCCTCGGCTGTCCATTTACCCCATTGGTTACCTAATTCTTCACTTACAACTTTATCCTTGGTATCATCTACCACATATTGAACTAAGTTCATTAATTCACCTGTGTACCCTTCACTTACTTTTATCATAATTTTATAATTTTTCTTTTTCAAAGAAGTATGCTCTAGCCACTTCTGATATGTATTTGTTGATTTCTTTTGGTTCGAAACCAGCTTCAGTAATAGCCACGATATCTTCTTCCATCGTATCTTTGATAACCATTCTAATGTAATCACCTAAAAACTTTCTCTCAGGTAGACCACCATTTATGGTATCACATGCTAAGTTGAACATTTGTTCTAACCTACCACCAGTTACGATAGTATTCACTAAATCATGAATTCTACTAATCCTTTCACTATCAACAGGTTTAAGCGTTTTAACTTTAGATGCTCCAGCGTGTTTTTCACCTTTTACTTTGAATCTTAATTTAGACCCATTGTATGTGGTTGACCAAACAACACCTTCACCAATACCTTCTTTATCAAACGCTTTTCCAACAGGACATAGTTTTTCAACTGCATCAGTGATTTTAGCCATTTCTTCTTGGGCTAAATCAGGTCTGTTAAAATCGATTGTGATATGGTATGAAAGATAATCAGAAATATTATATATTCTGTTATCAACATCCTTTAAATAATCAAATTCAACGTAGTATGATTCAGAACCATCATATGGAACAATCTTCACATCAAAAATGAAGAATGATTTTTCAATACCTGTAATGGCAACCCCTTTTTGGATGTTACCACCTGCCCACTCACCGAAAATTAAAACAGAATCATCTTCTGTAATATTATCACCTTCAGTGTCTCTAACTTGTGCAATCAAGTCTAAAAATACTTCTTCATGACCCATTACATAAGCTGCAAATCCGGCATTATCACTTCCTACTGTAATAACGTTACTCCTGGATTGAACCCAAATAGGGTCCTCAGCATTACCACCGACTCCAGCGTTTGTACCATGTAATTTAACCAAACCTTTAAACTCAAGGATTGGTTTTGGTAATGTAGAATCATAGGTAGCATTACCTAAATCATCCTTACCTGTATATGCGCTCATCATTTGAACTTCTCTTACCACTTGTGGGTACTGCCCGATTTTCGGGAATTTACTCATTTTTGCCATCGTACTCTATATTTAATTCAACTTTAATTCCTAATTTACCTAGTTTTTCAACTAGTTCAACAACTTCTTTAATTGTTTTCTTTGCTACCTTAACATCATCAACGTATGTGAAGTAATAATAATCTTCTCTTCCACAACCTTCATAACACCATTCATCGTATAAGTATTTTACACCAAGAACACCCTCATCATTTTCACATGCATCAACCCTAGCTTTAAGTTTTTTGCATACTCATCTCCTTGTGCCATTACGATAGTGTTTTAGCAGCTAATTCAATATTCTTCACATCCTCTAATGAGTCAGACACATCTTTATCATCCCTCAACACCTTAAATACTGGGTGTAAGAGAGAATACTCACCATGTCTATCTTGGGATAGCCCTGAACATTTAACTTCCAACACAGTGCCTAATAATGCGTCTTGGTTTTCAGTTATATGTTTCATCATATCTTCTTTGATTCCACCTGGACTGGTTTTTAATATCCCATCCGAAGTTTCAACATTAAGTGAACTAATAACAAATTCATTCTTAGTCCCTTCAGTTCCATAATTGAAACCAACAATCTTTAAATCCAAGTTGATTTCCAATTTCATTTTTACTTGCCAATTTGGTTTACCATCTTTCCAAGTACCATCCATAGCTTTAAGGATAGTTCCTTCCAACCCTCTACTTAGAGCTTCTTGGAAATGTTGAACTGCTTGAGCGTATGTATGAACGAACTTACTTTCCACCATTGAGATTCTAGTTGGTTTTAACTTTTCCAATAGTTTAACCAAGTTATATCTCCTAACATCATAAGGGATTAATGATTTTTTATCAAAATATTCATCGATACTAATCATATCCCAAACAGTATATCTAATCTTATCTATATTTTCTTTGTAATCACCATGCTTTATAGTGAATGCTTCAATCTTCTTATTAGTTTCGATTATACTTCTTTCTTCACGTTTCTTTTCAATATCAACTATACTAGCAACAATACCATTGGCAGTGTATCTATCCAATCCATCGATTGTTAATTCACCATTTAAAACTCCATCCGGGAATTGTGCTAACTCCTTTAAGAACGTTGCATCACCCACATGAGTTATTTCACCTTGTCTTGATACTGCTTCTACATCACCACCTCTAACTATACCATTGGCATATCTACCATCCATCTTGATGTCAGATAGAACTGCACCACCATTGAATAACTTCCTAGCTAAATCCTCGGTAAACGGTTTAGCACCTTGATACGGAGTCTTTTCAATCAACCCTTTAAATACTTTATTCATATTGGTTGTTCCCATACCTATCTTAACATTCTTACCGATAATCAATTCGATTACTTTAGCATCGTCAACGTTTAAATGGGTTAATACTTCAAACAATATATCTGAAATATTACGCCCTTGACTTCTAGCGTTATTTAACCCTTGTAAGTGTGTTAATCCCCACTCTAAATGTCCACCATTACCCATGTTAGGGGTGTACTCAGGTATCTGCTTAATATAGAATTTAACTCTAGGTGAATGTGCTAAATACAACACTCGTTTAAGAGTGTCATTTTCACTATACTTTCTAAGAGTTGCTATCTTATCATTAGTACCACTAATATCTCTAATTTCGTCTAATATTTCTTTAATTTTCATATGTTTATTTTTAAATTATTTGTCCATTTTTAATTTCACTACATCTATCTGCTAACACTTGTTTTCTATTCATTGCTTTAAGAATGTCTTTTCGTAATGAAGACTTACTATTGTAACAACTCTCAATATCCTCATCTATTTTAAACGCAAATTGGTTATTATAATAGTTTATTTTAAAACCAAATATTGAAATTGTTTTAAATACGTCATTGGTATAATAGAATTCAGTCTCCGACCAACCATATTCATGATTGTAATGAACTATTTTATAATAAAATGTATTACCATCAATGTCTATTTCCTTAAGTTTCTTATTTATCATACAATTACCATTTAATAGTTACATAACCAGACTCTCTTTGATTATATCCATTGGTTACTTCTGTTGAAAAACCTCTCTTATTTAATTCTGAAAGTACTAATTTATCAGTGAATTCAGAAATTGTAGTTGAATTTTCATTTCTACCAACGGCTGTTTTTATTTTATCTAAAGCCTCGTTAAGTTGTTTTTGGACTTTTGCACCTAAAATTTCTTTAGAAGTCTTTTTAGCCCATTCAGCGGTGATTTTATCCCTATCCATATCTTTATCTTATATATTCAACTTTTTTAACTCCAGTTGTCGTTGAGAACATTGTCATAGTATCTCTTCCTGGTACTATCACTGAACCTTCAAAGTATATTACGTTGCACATCTCATATTCATCAATAATACAAACTAATTTACCATCTTTAAGTATTACCACACCACCAATTTGATTTGATTGGTATATGTCGTAACCGTTTAATTGTTTAGGTCCATAATTTAATGTGTTTTCACTATAACCCTTACCATCAAAATATCCACCCCCAAAGAATCTTTCAATAATATCTTTTTCAGTCCCATGTTTATCAGCACCAGCTTCAAATTTAACCATTTCACTAATATCTACAGTGGACATTTCATCCAATATATCTTTAATTTTAGTTTTACCTAGTTCTATCATAATTTTAGTTTTTTATGTTCGCTAATTAATTTAGATAATTCACACTCACCATTAGATACTTGCTCACTCTCTTCTTCGCTTACGTATTTTTCCCATTCACCAGTCTGCAATTCAGCAAACGCTACTTCAATAGCAATAATCATGTCATCAGTTAAATCTACTACCATATTTTTATTATTTAAGTTTACATATGGCAAATATACAAATAAAAAATGGAACCCGCAAGGATTCCACTAATTATATTTTTAATACATCATCAACATTACATTCCATTTCTAAGTCAGAAGTAATTATTTCACCATCATACTCAGTGTAATCAAGCGTTACATCTTTGGACATGGTGAATGTAACCCTATCACCAACTATCTTAGTCACTTCACCACTATGACCTAACCAACTTTTCAATTTTACCGTATCTCCAATATTTATTTTATTTATCATAATCCTCACCAGTGAAATCTTTATACCTTTGTTTGCAAATCTCTAAATAACGTTGAGAATTATCTCTGACTTTACTTGGGTGGCAAACTTTGTTATTTCCTATTTCACGTTTTGCGTGAATTTTATAACTCTCGATATCTTGGGATAATTCCCTAACTTTCTTATTATATGCCCAATTATCCATAAGAATCTATTTCACAAATCTAGAATACAATCTTTTATTATCATATTCAAATAACCAATCTTTCACATTATCAGCCTTACGGTCTTTAAGTGTGAAGTATAACCCTTGGAACTCTTTTAAGTGTGGTTTTGAAGCAAACTCTTTAAATAAGCTCATGGCATATTTCTTTTGTTCCTTTGGTGTTATATTTTTTGGTAAATGTGTTTTCATTACATCCCACATTTCTTCCAATTCAACAGTCAATTTATCGTAATCAACTTTTATTTGAACCATTTCCTCTTTCCTTTCTGGGAAAGTCGCACCATACTCTTCAATCTCATTGGTTTTAACAATGGTCATGATGTGGTGAGCACTTGTTTTTGACTTCAAGTGATGAGCAGCCAAATATGCTGGGTTCTTGATTTTAACCCTATTAAAGTTTTCATCACAAACTATGTAACCTTCTTCCGTATATGGCATCCCATCAAATGTCGCAATCAAATGACCAGCATTCTTTGCGTTTAAATGGAATAACTTAGGAGTTGGTAAACCTAAATAATCAGCGATTAATTTAACTTTAGCATGAGATAATTCTTTCAAACCTCTATATGTATTTCTAATAGCCAACAATGAAACCTTTGATTCTCCGTGAGGACAAACAACGATATTATATGGTGTCATTAATTCGAACACGTATGTACATTCTTTGCTTAACTTTTCAGTGTCAAATTCTGGATAATTTTTAATTGTGCTCCAAAATAAGTCGCTAAAGGTAGTGTTAGGTTTCTCATTAACTTCACCTTCGGCTTCTGCCATTCCGGATGTACCAACCATCCATGTATCTTTATGCCAATCCCAATACAATTGTATTAAGGACCCATCACATTTTTCGTAAGTATAAGCTGTTGACCAATCAATTTTAGCTGCATGCCCTTCCGCTGAGTTAAAGAACTTTCTGAATGCCAATGACATTACTTTCCAAGTATCTTTCTCAAGGATAAGACCTCTACAATCTTGAACTTCTGGTAAACCCATATCAGACGCTATTTGGTCATACTTTAAAAGAATTTTAAATTCATAAACTTTACATTTAAGTTTGAATTCTTTTATCGCTTTAGCCAATCCGTTGGCTTTTATGTATGTTACTATTGCTAATTCCATTTTATTTTCTATTTTATTGTTACGTCCTCCAACATATCAAATAATCTACTACTGATTATTACTTCACCAATCATACCTATTTGTTTATATGCTGAATCATATTCATCTTGTGTCATACTACCACTATTTATTTGCTCAATCAACGTGTTTATTAAATCTCTAGATTGTACTTTCTTCTCAGGAGAACTTTGATAGTCTTCATTCTCAAGTAAATTATATCTAATATCGTGAATGTTGGCTGCAAACGTTTTAGCGTGTGGATTTACCACTTCACCATCTTCAGTTAATATCCTCACCAAATCACCAACCATATCACAAATAATGGTTTGGTCAGTTGTTATGATTTTAATATCATGGTGTGGAGATTTCACTAACATCGAAATAAAACCTCTAACTTGATTTGCTGACATTTCTCGTTCTGGGAATAAAAATGTCGATTCAGTAAATGGTACTGCTTTTTCCAAATCATTATAACTATGATATGGTGCGACCAAACATCGTACTGTTTTCCCATTATACATCATTGTTGATGTTGCTAATTCTTCACTTGTTAATTCAAATAATCCTTCTAATATTTTCATAATTCTTTTATATTTTTAACTTCCAATTAAACTTCCACCTACATGTGGTTTATCTTTTTGTTTAAACCCACAGTCTCTTAAGAAACCTATCCCTACTGGTGACCCTAACCACTGAATGGTTGTTATCATTAATTCTTCTTCTTCTTTCGTACAAAATTCATTACGATACCCATTACCTGTAACAGGTTTTACAATTGACTCTAAAGAATGTCCATAATTATTTATGAATGTATCATGAAATACTTTCTCTAGTGGGTTAGATGCGTGTCTATATGTTTTTAATCCTTTCATATTATTTATTTTTAAATTCCTCAAATGGTGTGAACATAATGCAAAATATACATGTCATCTTTAGGAAGTCCCAAATACTTTTTGGAGGTCTAGAGCCATTAGCTGAATGAATGGCCGCACATATTAACATTTGTATTATGTATATTAGTAGTATCATTTTCTATTGTATTTATAATTTTCAAAAATTCTTTCTATTATCTCTTCTTCCGTTTGATAATCTATATGTGAAACATCATCACCCACTAAAGCATCTCCAGCGCCAATGCTGTAAGCACACTCTAAGTATTTGGTGCAATCCATTATGGTGCTAGTACCTTTAAGTTCATCATTGAACCCTTTCATATACCACTCCATTATTAATTTAGTTGTCATAATAATAATTTTAATTCTAGACAAAGATATAACTAATAAACGAGATAACCTAATTTTTTGTCGTAAAATACATAATTATCTTAATTTAACGTCATGTGGCTCATCATTAAAAGAACCACACATACAAGGTATGTCAAAATGTATTGAATTTTCATCACCCCTATAAATAAAATCGATTTTATTACTAACATGATAGGGGTCAATCAATATCCTAACACCCCTTTTTGATTTTCTTTCTAAATCACACTTATAACTAAATAAATCACCATCAATGGCTCCAATAATTTTATCAGTTAAATCATATAAATGAGATAACATTTCCGTTGACATTACCATAGTCGTAAGGTTTTCAGCATTAGATTTTTCATGTAACTTCAATAAGAAATCATTATTTCTCTTTAAAAATTCAACTTTTTGCTCTTCTTGGGTTCTACTTTCTCTAAAACTCATATATTATATTTTACATTAACCGCCTCATCTATCCAAGGCACTTCTAATTTATTCACCATCTTATCAATTACCTTTTCAGGTACTTTATACTCTCTATTATGGTTTTGTTTAATCAAAGTCTTATAAGGTACTTCAACATATTCAATTATTACCTTACCACCATACTCTTCAAATAAAGATATCCATTTACCACGATTATCCTTGGTGATATTAGTCCCATTATATACAAAGTCTTTCTTTTCTCTCATAAGAACCTTGCAACGTTCTTTCCCCTCCTGGACGACCCTACCATTACCTTTTTTATCAGTTGGTTTAATTTTAAATTCACGTCTTATATCATCCAATGATATCATAGGTAAATCAGAGTACTTATTTTTGATTAATGTATCTTTACCACTACCAGCAATACCAGATACCATATAAACAGTGAATTTACTTTCATCATATGGTTCAATATCTCTATACCCACCATGATTTAAATAATAATGTCTACCTAAATTAGATTTAAACTCAGCTTGTTTATCATAACAATCATATTGCTCACATGCCATTTTAAAAAATTCGATATCATCCAATAATTTATCCTTATCTGGACAAGTTCTACCAATTACATCGGCTTTGGCTATCATAGTCAATAATGTCGAAGATATTCTTAATGATGAAGTAACTGCTGTTAATTCATATTCTCTTTTATATGACCATAATGGTAACCCATGATACCTAACTAGCGCACATATTTGTTCTCGTACATTAAATGGTACCGCTAAATCACGATATAAGACGTTTCTAGCCGTTTTCTCACCTCTTTGAGCATGTCGTGGTGCAACTACACAAACTCTTCCATTACGTTCATCTGTGGTTGTCGTAGAGCGTTTCTCAATATCATGCATAAGACATGCAGTAACCATAATATGTTTAAATGTATTAGTTAATTCTTGGAATGATTCTAAGGATTGTAAAGCTTCAACGACCATCTTGGTATGAATCTGAACATTACCCTCGGCATGCCATACCTCATCTTGTGGTACATCGGCCATGTCTCTGAACCAGTCAAAGGCATTTTCGATACCATCCCAATCGACAACATCCGTTTCCGCATTATAGTATTTAAATATCCATTCCATTATTTCTAATTTTATAATGCAAATATACATAAAAAAAAGGGAATAAACTAATATTCACCTTATTTTTTTTTAACTCCACCAATCATTACCTCGACCAGATAACTCTTTTAATAACAATTCAATCCATTTTTTGGCTATCCTATCCGGGTTACGCCTATGCAATAATTCAATACAGTTCATGATATAACTTTTATCCATTTCATAGATTGATATCTCGACTTTATTTGCGCCTCTCCACCTTAGTTCTTTCATATCTGATAAATCTTGCAATTGCTCAATATAGACATCTTCTAATTCCGTTTTTTCCATCTTTTTCCAATCTTTAAAACCCATGACTTCTTTTTAGATGTTGTTGTTTATCATTTACTATTCTAGCAGATTCAGTAACTGTGTTGATAATACCTACTTTTATCATATCAATGAATTCTTCACCAGCCATACCACAGCAATGTTCAAAAGTGGAGTTACTAATAAGTACTTCAGTGAATAAATTATATAAATTACCCATATGGGTTTGATTATAATACTCAGCAGAAACTGACATAGCTAATTGCTCTAGAACCTCAACCCTACCTTTTTCATCTTTGGTATATTCCTTTAGTAAGTGTAAAAATAACTTCTTTTTCATAATTCTCTACTTTTTTCCATTGCTAATTCTTTAGATGAACCTATCTTTTTATATAAGTCATCTGGATGCATCCCTTCAATCCATTCAACTCCACCTGAAATGTGAAATTGTTCACAGTTCATATGACACCATTCTTTACAAAGGGTAATGCCATTCTCAAGGACATAACCACCATTAGGCATTTCATTTCTATCCGTAATATGATGTGCATCCATGTTATCACCATCTATAGGTTCACCACAAATCATACACTTACCATCTCGTTTAAAAACGCTAGTCTTAAATTTAGTTCTTATTTGCTTCTTCTTGCTCATCTTCTTTTTTTGGTGGTTCTGGTAATGGCATCCAATGACTACAATTATAATCATATCCATCTACCATTACACTACTTGGCATTGCAACACCAACTTGTACTGTATTCTGTTTTTCATGCCAAAATATTATTTTTTCTAATATCTCTGGCATTTTATCTTGTATCCTTATCCAATCCATCGTATTATCTATTTTTAGAGTTAGTTTCATGTTGCAAAGATGCTCTCTTCCAATTTCTTGTCCAATGCTCATCAGTACTTACATGGTCTTTACGTACATATTTGAATATATTTTCATGTTGTAATTCAACATCGAATTCATCATAGTTTCTAGTTACTATACCCTCACGACTACAAGCGTTACCCCTAGCACTCTTTTCTATTGCTTGGTATGAACCAAATACACTAGGTTTTTCCGACTCATATATAACGTGATTTTTGATATCTTCTTTGGATAACAATTTAATGTCATTGATTGACACTTCTGGTACTATTGGAAAATCAAATATATCTGCATACCATTTAACTTCTTCCCAACTAACCCACTTATCCAAAATCCTTACACCAAATATATAGAAGTGTTCGTCAATATTTGGATATATAATTGAATGTATTGCATAGATATCTTCACCAAATAATTCTATATTACCTTCCTTTAGGTCATTCTTAATCATTGAATATTTGGATTTTAAATGTGATGCCCAAGGATTGGTTGTTGGGGCTGCATGACTTCTAGCGAATATCCCAACTCCATTAAGACACCTATTCTCACCATCTAACTTCTCAGTATCAATGGTCTTAGTCATCTTTGAAATATGACCATACCAATTCCTATTGATTCTATCATCAGACGTTGTGCCTGGTGAAAAATCGTAGTGGTATGTTCTTCCATATTTTTTACTTATACTCATTATTTCTAATTTTTAATGCAAATGTACATAATAAAAATGGACCCACAAAGGATTCCATTAATTATTTCATCCACTGTATTTGTTTACCACAATGAGGACAGTTCAAATGACCATATACGTCACTACCACCACCATAATCACCTATTGATTTATATAATACTTCATTCTCGAAGTACTCAATAACAGCCCCACAGTCACCATGAGTAACACGTTTAGCTTTAGTTTCATCAATCCTTATTACTCTTGCCATAACTCAATATCTTCTAAAAATACCCCTTCACCTATTTGCTCTTTAACATGCCCAATATCTGGGTTAATTATCGTATCAATGCAAGCTGAATCGCCATCAATTGATACAATATAGAGAGGTTTTTTTAATGTTAATGACCAATGCGATAATGCATGCCATGTAACGTCATCTAGTAATTTTACTTTGTCTCCTATTTCCATTTTTATTTATTTACAATTCTTTAAACATTGGTTTGCGTTTTTCCATTCTATCTAGGTTTTATCACTTTTTAAATTCATGCCACATCGAGGTGGTACGCTTAAATATTCTATCTTCAAATCTCCACCGCCAACCAGATAAACACTCTGACATTAACTCATCATTAATAGCGCAAAATTCGTCAAATGTCTTTATATGCCACTTTCTATTTTCTTTATTATAACCTTGCTCTAAATTAAGCGTTATATATGTAACCATATAATCAAGCCATACTTTATAGTCGTCAGATGCTCCTTTGCTCATTTTTTAAATATTCTATTATAGTCATTAATCTTCATTGAAAATACACCTCCATTATGGACACAAAACACCGTATCAGCAAGAACATCAACTGCATTAACTTCCCATTTCTCAATGATTGAAACGTCTATGTCATATTCACCCTCATTAGGGAACATTATTGTTATTTTCTCATCCATGTGTTCCATCTATTAGTGACACTCCGTGTCTTATCCCATGTTTAAAATCATCTTCTTCCCAACCATACTTAGAATTATCATCCAAATCTGGCATAATATATTTTCCAAGAATAGTTCCAATTTCATTGCCCATATCACCTAAATCACCTAAATTTTTATATAACTCATTACTATCTAGTGATTCTAAATGCTTTATTAATTCCTTTCTTAATTCGTCAAACTTATTTATTTCTCCATCCATTCTGTTACTGATTTAACTATTTTACCAATATCGGCATGATAAAACCCAACGCTATTCAAGCAACCACATTCAATTATGTAATATGTTCCATCATGAGTGGAGCAAATATCCATGGCAAAATTATCATGTGGTTTATACTCTTTCATTCTTTCTCTTGCAAAGTCAAGCATATCTTCTGGAATATCTGTACTTGATTTAGATAATTTAAAATCTTTCCTATATAGACTTGAAGTAACTATCTCTCCACCAACTATGTAATTCCTCCATTCCTTATGAATGTTATATGCGGGTCCTACAAGTATTTTACTATCACCATCTAGGTTGATATCATATTGCATTACTCTATCCATCCAGGACTTGATATTCTTGAATTTAGCCACTTGACCATCGAACTCTTTACCATCACCATTAGGTCTAATAAACCAATTCTCTTCCGGGTCATTATCCTCATTTAAAAACTCATTAATGGTTGTGAATCTAGCCTCACTACTAAGCATATGGTCACCCCATTGCTTAATATAGTTTTCCATGGTGTATTCCTTATCATCGTAGAATAATCCTTTAGGTTTTAAATCTTTATAAACATTATTCATAAACGTAGTTGACCCATAATAAACATTATTATCACTATGTTTAAACTTTGGGAGTTTATCGATAAATGGCACTATTAATACCTCTTCAATTTCAACCCCTATGTGTTTACATGACTCTTGTACCTGATTTAAATCGTTTTCAGCTATAAGGTTGTTCTGTATAACCCATCTAACATTTCCCATCTTAACTTAATCCTTCAATTATTTCGTCATGAATCTTAGGGTCGTATAATACATATGTATACTCCAACCAACCTTCACGTTCTTCATTCCAAATGTCATAAGCTTCATCATCCTCAACATCATCTTCATTTATAATATCATCAATTGACCTTAAACCATACATTCCATCATAATTCTCATACTCACTAGCTGCAAGTTCCCATGCTAAATTGCCAGCTTCAGCATCATTTACACATTCTTCAATAACAAATAAGTTTGCTCCACCAAACCCACCACCTAATCCAAAACGGATAAAATATTTCTTTTTTTCACTCATAATATTTTAATTTTATTGTGTATCTTTATAACTCTTTAACGATATTGCATCCTTTGGGTTTCTATCACTAGCAACCATTAAATTACTATCCTCTAACGCCTCAATAAGTGCGTCAGTTAGATGACCAATTCCAGTTCCATCCCTACTAATGGCTTCTTCCCAAAACTCGTCTCCCTCAACATCAACATCGTAGATTATTACTTCAAATTTAAATTGTTTCATATCTTTATTTTTTAAAATCTATTCCAGTAGACTCCATTGAATCTATTACCATTTTATTCCAATGTGCGAATGAACCTGTAGTGGCTTCCACCATTTTAGCCCACTTCACAACGTGTGGCTCTTTATCCTTGTTATAATCGATTTCACCTTCATAATCGGCTATAAAAGTATAACCCATTCTACCCTTTCTATGCATTGAGAATATCAATCTTAGATTATCTATTACAATTCCAGTTTCTTCCATACATTCACGTACAGCGGCTTGACGTGGGCTTTCACCATGGTCTACCTTTCCACCAATCAAACCGAAGTCATTATGGTCGTGCTTACGACTAACAAGACATACAAGACCTTGTGGGTTTACAATTACTATTTGAACTGCTTCGCCTTTATTTGCTTCTACATTTTTTTTAATAAATCTTATATTTGGCATATTTTATTTTTTATATATCGCAAATATACGCAAAAAAAATGGAACTCACAAGGGTTCCATCACTTTTATCTTAAATTAAATATTGAACCCATTATCTTTTCTTGCCGTTTTTTAGGTTCACATTGCACTGGCATAGATTGGTTGGGGGCATCTATATCAGCGATATTTCCCTTCATTTCACACTGTGGTGGATATAGAAAAGACTTTACTAAATCACAATGAAAAAAATTGTATTTTCTAATATGACTTTCATCACCATAATATTCTTCATGTTCATATTCTTTCTTTTCTAAATGAATACAATCAAAGCAAGCTCTGTGATTAGCCGGATTTTTAGTACACATAACTTCATGCTTGATTGCAGAATGCTTACGTTGATAAAGCTTTCTGCAATGTTCACATTTATATACCTCTTTGATTTCAGTTATCATGCTGGAATATCAGTTACAACTCCATACAACTTCATATCAAAACCTAATTCAGTATTACCCCAATCAGTAATTTTGTTTGAATCGAAAGGTTTACCACCTCCAGCAGCGTTCACAGCCACCGTTACGTGAGGAATCTTATTAGTTGTAGGGTAACCGTCCACTTTAACCGCTAAAGCCTTGTCACTAGCTCCTAAAGCCACTACAGATAATACAACCTCTTTACCTAACTCACTTTTATCTTCAATTCCTTTACCAAAAACAATTGTCATGTGATGAGCGATTGTTTTCCAACCTTCTGGTAACATAGAAGCAAATTGTTGTATCAAGGCAGTTCTAGACTTATCATCTAATACCACAGCCGAATATAAGATTTTTTCTGGTGCATTATATCCACCAATCTCAGATTCATTATAGTTAGATTCATTGGTCATTTGAACTGCTCCTTTATAGTTAAGTATTTTAGCAACAGTTAACTCACCAACACTTGCGTGTGATTGCATCATTCTCTTAACAACTTTTAACGGTACGTTATGAGTGTTTCTTTCAGTTAATACTTCCGCAGTACAACCACCATCACCAACATCAACAACAGTTATGTTATTTTCATCCAAACCTAATTTTAAAGCTGCTTCAACATAGTTTCTAGCCTCTTTTGGTTTGATGTTGGTATTATCTACAATAACAGGTGAAACACCTTCTTTCATAGACTCTTTAGCATCTAAAAAACACCTTCTGTGCATTCTACCATGTGCTGACCAATCGTTAGCTGCAATCATTTTAGCGAAGTGAGCATTGTAGTCACCAGTAGCTTCAACCAATGCATCAGTTGAGTGAATTATCCCTTCACCTACTATTTTATTGGCTTCTGTTGATTTACCAGAACCTGGTATACCTCTCATTATAACCAACTTTTGGTCTGGTCTAGTAATTGCGACATTTAAAATATTTCTTCTCATTGTTTTCATTATCCCTTCTTTTAATTTCTCTCTTATTCCCATTTCTTTTTATTTTTTTTATTTAACTTACGATTTGAAAAGAATTTATCTACTTGACCTAATCCGTATATAAATAATCCTAATATTAAAAACATAAGTACTGTATATTTAAATTCCATAATTTTAATTATATCTATTTGCTAATTTTTTCCATAAAGATTCAGTTTCACCATTGGCTTGTCTACCAATTTCTCTCATTCTCCTTACACATGCCAATGTATATTCTTTAGCATCCATTCCATACGAACCAATAGCCCACATATCATTTACTTCAATCAACGCTGTTGTTCCATGTTTACCAACACCAACATCCAATGTGTATGCACAATTAGCACTTTTATAATCCTTTATCATATCCTCAATCATCTTGATAGATGGATATACTCTAAAATCACCTAGATAATACTGTATACCTGTTAATTTACCTTCATGTACAAAGCATCTATATTCTGATACAATATTTATTACCTCAGAAATATAAACCATAGTTTCACCAACCACATTATCAAAATCTCTTAACCATTGTAATTGACCTTCATCTTCAACAACACATCCAGTAAAACTTTTTACACCCTTACTTGGTTTGATGAAATACGGCATCTTAGCCAACGCTAAATCTTGAAACCTAATCTCAATTGGCTTACTTCTAAGCATATATTGAGGTTTGTTCAATTCTTTAGGATAACCTAAATACTCAGGTGGTTCAATGCCACATTCTTTAAAAAATGCATTTGTTGCTTGAACTGACCCGAAAATTACATCATATTTAAGGTCCAACATAAAATCAGTTAAACTATCTAAATCATCCCCATCAAAAGGTTGAATTTCAAAGCCTAACGCTTTTAGTGGTTCTATAGACATATAAACAAAATCGTCTAACCATTCCCCACCAATTTTTTCCAAATATGCTACATTTTTTCTCATGATTCTCTATCTATTATTATATCTTGCTCAATACGAGCTTTTAATTTTTCAAATACTTTATCACATTCTGCAATACTATCTATATTTATAAGGCTATGATAACTTTCAGCAATGTAAAAGTCACATTTAATATCTAATTCCTTACATATATCATCTAAATAATTAGGAAAATATATTGAATCTGTAACACTACCATGACCAATACTTGGACCACAATAAAAATAAAAATTCAATTCACCTTCATAATCAGGATGTCCCCAATCATCACTTTTAACCATCATCATTTCACCAGTTAATTCGAAATGTTCCATAAATTCTTCAAACGTATTACATTCAAGTTCAAAGTCTTCACAAACTTCTCTCCAATCATGGAGCATATCTTCTAATTTCATAATTCCCAATTTAAGGCAAATATACGATTAATAATCCGAACATACAAATATAAAGCAAAAAAAAATCACCTATTGGTGATTATCTTCTTTTTGTTGTGGATGTCCTAACCCTACTTGGTGTACTTCTATTAACTGTTGTGGGTGTGGTTCTTCGTGTTGTGATATTTCTATTAGTTGATGTTGTACGATTATTAGAGTTATATGTTGTACGATTGTTAGAGTTATGTGTTGTATAAGTTCTAGTATTACTTGTAGCCCTTCTATTAGTAACATAATGAGTTTTATTAACTCTAATACCTACTGTTGGCGTTACGTAAGTTCTTTTACGGGATTCGATTCTCTGTCTACTATCACGCTCTCTACAATATCTAACATAATATGGATGTTGATACATATAAGTTTGCTGACCATATTGATTGATATAGAAAGTGTTTTGGAAATAATTAGGTTGATTTAGATAAATGTAGTGGACCCTATCGTAATTGTAAGGTGAATAATTGAAATAATGTTCTGAGGTTTCCCCTTCTATCATTAATGCACTACATGAAGTCATTAATGTGACAATTAGAAATAAAATTATAGTTTTGTACATAATAATAAATATACAAAAGTTGTGCCAAAGTTGTGATTCTGGTAGGATTCGAACCTACGACCTCATCATCCGTAATGATGTGCTCTATCCAGCTAAGCTACAGAACCATTTTGAAGGGATGACGGGACTCGAACCCATATTTGCAACTCCAATTACGATTAACGGTGTCGAAAGCCGACTCGGTTACATCCCCTTATTTAATAATCTACCACCTCAACGTGAATAGCCGATGGGTATTTTTGTTGAATTTTATATACTGCATCAACTTCTGAATGAGCACATATTTCCTCTTCAAATTTAGAGTATCCGGCACTTTCCAGGGCGAATCTCCAATAACTTATAGTAAACTTCATATTAATATGTAAAACCTACCTTCACTAGTATTCAATAACTTTTTATAAATTAAAACATCTTTATGTGTCTTGATTACAACATTATATCTTGGGTCAACGTGTGAACTCCAAATATCGATAATAGTGCCTATTTTAATTTCATCTTTAGTTATAAGCCTACGCTCTTCCCAATAACCCATAGTTAATTTTTTTGAACTGGTAGAGGGGTTCGAACCCACATTTGATACAATCGCAGCTCCAATTACGGATAAAGGTTTAGAAAACCTCCTCGGCTATACCAGCATTTTTTTAATTATTAATCTGTAGCATAAATTGCAGCGTTTGGTAACTTATACCATTGCTTTTCTCTACCATCATCCCTACTAAATTGCTCTAACTCATCTTTAGAATGACAGAAAGCTGCAGCTGCGAAAAATCCACTATTAACCACACAAACTAAATCAGATTCAAACTCTGTTGGTTGTGATATTTTGGTTCCACCATTCTGTTCTATTCCTAGAGTTTTATCTCTAAATGATGCTCCTAATCCAATTCCGTTAATCTTGTTAATATATCTACCCATAATTACTTATTTTTAATATTCTTTATATTCAGCTAATCCTTCATCAACTAACCAATCGTTTACAAATATAACGTCATTATCGGTAACTAATTTAATATCACCAATATATCTACCATACTTACCTTTCTTATCCTTATATGTGGTTATGATTACATCTTTATCTAGTATTAATTCTCTTAACCTATCTCTACTAACTAATCCGGCTTCTCTTTCTTCACCTCTAATTTCTGGTGTATTGATTCCTGCTAGTCTAAATTTCTCTTCAAAAGAAACTTTAAATCCTAAATCTACTTTAGCTGTAATGGTATCACCATCGTAAACTTTTACTACCCTTGCATTATATTCGTACATATTATTATATTTTTAGTGATTTCGATAGGATTCGAACCTACAATCTTTACTTTAGGAAAGTACTGCGCTATCCAGTTACGCCACGAAACCTTATTTACTTTCAATCCAAGCTGCGGCTGTTTCTGTATCACCAGCAACCTCAGTAAGACCTTTATCTGTTTGTATATACACATTAGGTGTAGAGTATACAAGTTCTCTAAACTTCTTATCCGATACTTTAAGGACTATGATATCACTATCTATAGGTGTTATACCTAAATTCTTAACCGCATGAGCGACTTGAGAAGCGACCTTTCCTTCACTCATCTTTAAATTTTTCCTATATATTGCTTTTATTCTCATATTATAATTTTGTAGCGATGGTGAGACTCGAACTCACATGTTAGTACCTGTTAACCTTTCGACACCTTATGAGGGAGAGGGTATACATCGCAATATAAAAATCAAATGGCTGAGAACCCACCATTCTAAATCTTCTAGTTTCTTTTCCTATTCAAAAGTAACTTTTAAATGTCTTACCATCCAAAACAAAAAGTCAAACTACTAAGTAGGTGTGTTATATCCCTATTATCCTTAGACCTCACTCCTTACACCGCATGAGGTTGTTGGTATCACTATATTTAGAGCGTATGTGACCTGCTCCGAGCATCTCTTACTCGTTTGTAGCGGGGGTGGGACTCGAACCCACGGGGTCTTTCGACACGAGGTTATGAGCCTCGCAAGCTACCAACTACTGACTACCCCGCAATTTGTTCTGCAAATATACTGCTAATTATTTTAACTAGCAACATAAATACTATATTTTATACCATTATTTTTAACATATCAATTAATAACTCTGTAAGTTCTTCATTCTGTACCCCATCATCACTACCATTTTCAACTACTTCTAATGGAATTATACATCTACTAGGTTTTTCATTAACATATAACCTATATCCCCAACTTGAAGTTCTGCTTATACTATATATACCATTTTTACCAAACTCCATTTTATATGTAACATCAGCATCAATATTTTCAGATATATTTGTAATTAAATTCTCCATATAAAGAGTATAGAATTTATTACCACTTATATAATCAACCTTATTAATTGGTTTTAGATGGGTGAATCCTAACAATTCATTTAAATCTACATCCGAGGCTTTCATTTTCCTAAACATCATCTGAGATAATGTTTCATCAGACATATCTAAATTATCATTATCCGCTAACTTTAACGTATCTAATATTGATAATAAACATTCTGCCATTTTAGTTTCTAATTCTGTCATAATTAATCGTTTAATCTTCCGTTATTATTAGTGAAACTATTCTCATCAAAACCATGAGCATCCCTTTTAATTATATCATTCTTTCTATCATCCTTTTCTTCTATTTCTTCTCTAGTTAAGAATGAAAGTTGAACCTTCCTGGCTTCGATTTCTGCCTCACGTGCAGCTTTACGACCTTTAGAAGCTTGTTCAGCTTTACATTTATGATATGATGCATCTATCTTCTTGAAGGTGAATATTTCCCCTTTAACTACAACATATTCTTTATCATTATATCTATAACCGTTTTTCCACCAACGAACATTTTCATCTATGGATTTGATATCAACATAACCCCATTCAATATCATGAGAGTAAATTTGATATGTTATTTCTTGTTTCACCCCTTTATTGTATTGAATACATTTATTTTTATCAACATACCAATAACCCCATCTACTTCCTTTAAATCTCCAACCAAATCGTGTTGATTCAGTTAACTCATCCCAAAACCAATGTTGTTGGTACTTAGGCACTATTGAACAGTAGTGAGTAAAAGCTTTATCAGCATTTTTACCTGTATACTTCTTTAAAACTCGTTGAACGTGGGTCCATGGATATTTACCATTTACCTTATGACAGTCATCACTACCGTAACGCCATCTATCCTTACCTTTAGTCATTGACTCTTTCATAGGTAATTCTTCCATTCCTAAACCTTTTTTACTCATAAGCCTTATTCTTTAATCTTATGTTTAACTTTACCCCTCATGTTTTTATCAATCAGTAATTTTATCTCAATGATATCTGCTAATTCACAGAAATCAGAATAATCCAAAGTTATATCAACATTACCCATTTTTATAATAACGTTATCACCATCATCCTTAAGCGTTCCTACCTTTTTTCCTTTCATAGTATCGCACCACATATCATTCTTGGAACGTTTATAGGTGATATTATCATTCTTCCCAATCTTTGAAATGTAAGTTAATCCTTCACCTTTTTCTATTGTATGCACCTTTCTACTCATAAGTCTTATTTTTAGTTCATTGCAAATATACAATAAAAATTGACATTACCAAATTTAATTTAATTTATTTTGTAGTAAGAATGGGAGTCGAACCCATGCGCCCCTTTCGAGGCCTACTCGCTTTCCAAGCGAGCCTCTTAAGCCACTTGAGTACCTTACTATGTGAGAGTACTAACAGTTACTTATTCGCACTAAGGAACCACCCTCGGAACATTTTTCACTACACAGATTTACCTCTCCGGTTTAATGTTAAGAAAATGACAACTACCATCGGAATGGTAATTGTCATATTTAATTGTTAGGGTAAGGATTTGCCGAGATTCGGGCTTGATTTACCCGTTCGTTTTCATTCTTGGCCGTAGCCTCAACTCTAGCAGTGCCCCGCATAATAAGCTTTTGTCACTCGTATAGTCACCTTACATGTGGATTTTTTTTCATATAATTATTTGAGGGCTGCTCATACGTGCATGTCCACTACCCCTCTGTTACCGAAACCTACTTCGGAAACCTAACAACTAATTTGTAGAATAGATAGGAATCGAACCTATGACCTTTAATACACCATACCATAACAATACAACTGCGTGAAACGCTCCCCCACTGAGCTACTATCCTCACCTAACGTTATTGGTGGTACTTTACATACCTACCAAATACATCTTTTCTAAATGTAAGTCTTTCTACTAAAAAATTCCAGTTTTCAAACCTACCTAATCCAGACTTTCCTCTTGCTATTTTAATAGCTTGGATTTCTGACTTTACTAATCCATTTTCTTGTGTTTCCACAATAAATGTGGGAGCTTGTACACCAGTCTCACTGGTAGGTACTACTCTCCAAATTCTCAAATTACTACTCATTCTCTTCAATCTAACAGACTGAAGTTACGAGGTATTAAAAATTTCTATATTTTTCATCTTACTACTAATTTTGAAGCTGCAACCATTGATTGGTGCATGTTCTTTTTATGTTTTCTAATGAAAGGTTTCATTTCTTTTTTTATCCTTTCATTAGCCTCATGAATTTTCTTAGGGTCAATATATTCCCACTTAGAATTAATCGATTCAAATGTTATTTTATGACTTTTTCGTTCCATAGTACAAAGATACTATAAATATAAGTAAAAAACAAGTGTTTTGGTATATTTATTTGGTTGCCCTGAAGGGTCTCGAACCCATCTGTAACCAACTACGCTTTCTACTGGTTATGAGCCAGAGGCGATACAGGGCATTAAAAAAGGATGGATGATAGCGTTCACTGAATGTCTGGGGTTGTATAGAATAACCACTTTCTACCAACTTCCACCTATCTTTTTTCCTTTGTCGTGATGGTGGGATTCGAACCCACGTTTGATGTTATCTCAAGAACCGCTACGATTGTAGAAGATATAAGCTTCTCTCGCTACATCACGAGTTACGATTTTTTGCCCTAGAGAACCGTTTAACTCCGTATCATCTTAACTATTTTCATGGTACCATCCAATAGTTAACCAATATACCAAAATTGCGCTTGCAAGCAGAGGCGTTGGTGACTAATGTTGGAATGAAGGGACTCGAACCCATAACCTTTCACGTATCAGGAATTCAAATAAATCTCGTGATGAATTTCACGATGACAATTTGCGCATACCATAATACATTTATCTAATTCCTTTTTAATTTTATCCCAAGATAGTGTAGAATATTGACCTACACCAAAGTCTTTTTCATTTGGGTCTAAATGATGAAACTCTAAAGCGCCATTACATTTTTTATAACCACATTCTTCACATTCACCACCTTTATATGTAATTGAACGTTCTTTGAGTTTTTGCCTATAATCTCTTACTCGATTATAATTAATCTCTTTACGTTCTTCATCGGTGTATTTAACCCTCTTATTATCCGCATATTTAGTTAAAGTTGATTTAGATATATTGAAACGTTTCATCGTTTCTTCACCTGAATGTCCTTTATAATATTCGTTTAATTTAACTACATCTTTATCACTTAGTAATTTATTAACACCATAACCACTTCTTCTGCAATGATAACTTATAGTTGCTTTTGAACAACCTAATTCCTCTTTAATTTCATTATACGTTTTACCTTCAACTCTTAAAACTATAATTTTATTCTTTAAACTCTCAATCATAATATATCTTTATATGTAATAAATATACTTAAAGTTAGATAAAAGTCAAGTTTTTTTTTGTGGGTACGATGAGATTCGAACTCATAATCTTTTCGGTATCAGCGAAATGCCTTAACCAGTTTGGCCACGCACCCAGTAAATTTATGCTCTAACCAGTTGAGCTACATTCCAATGTATTGTAGTGTGGGTTTTTCACCCACATCGGTAATCTAAGGCTTATTTACCCCTACCCTTTAACAAGGTACGGGCTACCGATTCATCCTCTCCCACTTTAAATAGCTTTTTTTAAATGGTTAACGATTTAGCTCGTTAGTGATTAATTCACACCTACAATTTTTAATTCTTCACATTTTAAAGTATCGTAATCAGATAACAATATTTCATTTTCTTCCATATACTCTTCAAGGTCTATGAGGTTATCTATGTCATGTGTATATCTGATATACCCTTCAATAGCGTTAGTTTTACTTGATGCGGATATAATGTTTGAATAGAAAACACTACAACTTTCTCTATCACCGCCATCACCAACCCAAAATACTAAATAATCTCTCATAATTTTTAAATTTGATAATGTTCGTCATTTTTTAATTCTAATAACTGAACTACTAATAAGTCAGCTTCCCTTTTAATTCTATCTTGAGATTTCTTCATGACTGCTTCAATCTTAAAATCGATTAATTGCTCTTCACCACTATACACCTCAAACGTAATTAAATCACACGTACCATCAAAATTAAAGTGTGTCTTTAGTTTAGTATTTAATTGTAACCAAACCAAAAGGTTAAACGCTTGTTTTATTTTAGGTAGTTCTTCCATGTTATTCTTTTTCGATTAGTCTCTTACCTTCCCATTTAAAAATACCATCAATCTCACAATTATCAATATTATGAGTAGTTATAATTTCCCAAAAATCTTCTAAATATATTTCAACCGTAAATCCTAATGGATGTTCCATTATAGCCCAACTTTGACTTTTACCGATTCTATAACTATAGACTTTCCAACCTCTTTTAAATTCTTCTTTAAATATATAGACAGTTTCAGGTTCTGGATTTTCATCATACCAACTTCTACCCCAATTCCGAAACGACACTGGCATTGACCCATCCTTATTGAATTTGGTCATGAAGCCTGTTGGTACATCGTCCTGGTGGTCTCTAACCTTTAATAAATACTCACTATCTTTTAACTTACACCCTTCTTGATATACTTCCATAAATTATTCTTTTTAAACCCACCAACCGTAAAGGTCTTCTTTTATTATTATCATTATTTCTTCCCACTCAGCTTTTTGCATTTCATCCCCTAATTTAATCGCTTTACGATTATTATTTTCTTGAGATTCACTTGCAGTACTTTCCATACGAAACATTTTACTATCATCCTTATATCCTTCATCACCTTCAACTAATTCATCCCAATTAATATCATAGTTATAGTCGTATCCACATTTTTCCGAATAAGTATCTTCTATTTGCCTTTCTAAAAGGAATATAGCCCTTTCTAGTCTAACTTCTTTAGGTAATCTAGTCTCATCAATCTCTTGCAACATTCCTTCATTCTGTAAAGCCCTTAAATGCTCTTTCAAACAAGTTAATAATACTTCTTGAGTTGATGTATAGTCTGAACCTCTAAACCACCATATTTGATAGAAAAACGTTTTAAGAGATTTGAATGACCTCTTTAAATTATAGATAATATCACCAAAGGTTCTACCACCAAATTTAGGTATCAAATTTTTATTCTTTATATCATTAAATTCATCCATCATATCTCTATTTAATGCAAAGATACAATTAATAAATGAAACTGACAAGTAATTGTTTATTTATTTGTCGGGCATGAAGGAATCGAACCCCCGCAACAATGCGCTACCACTACGCTAATGCCCAATTCTTAACAATCACCGTTGCATGGTGATTGACATGTGCTTCCAGTTGGCCATTCACACATTTGTGAATATCCAGTTGGTGAGTCTGGGTCTGCCCAGCAACCCCATGCATCAACTGAGAATGGTCTGTTGGTATCTCTAGCCACTTGCACTTTTCTTCTGTATTCTTCGTTACGAGCTTCTTTACGTAATTTCATACGTCTTAAACCCTCTTCTTTGTAAGTTAATTTTCCCATTTGATTTTGATTTAAGATTAATATTGTTGGGACAGTGGGATTCGAACCCACGTCTTCCACATACCACTACGAATATCCACCTTATCAGGGTGGCTCGGTATATCCCAATTTGTTATGTTTCATAGTCGATATGTAAGGTTTAAACTGACATTTGAACTATGAAACATAACTTTTGTACTCCTACAGGGACTCAAACCCCGATTCTGGCTTTAGAAGAGCCATGTCTTATTCAGTTAAACGATAGGAGCATTTGTAGAGAGAGTGGGGGTCGAACCCACTTGGGTTTTCACGCCCAGCCTCAGTTTAGCAAACTGGCACATTACCGTCCTGTCCCCTCTCTATAATTGATGTTTCAACTATCTTTCACATCTCAATAGTTTTTGCTCTTGGGGTAGGATTCGAACCTACGATGGTATTTCTACACCAGGTTAACAGCCTGAACCGGTCGGCCACTACGGCAACCCAAGAATTTATAATCACACCCTTAGTATAATTATTTTGCTCCCCAGGTAGGACTCGAACCTACGACCTATGCATTAACAGTGCACCGCTCTAACCAACTGAGCTACTGAGGAATGTAATATTTGACATACATAATCGGATAATTTCCGATTATCTATATCGCATATCGCAATATGCGATATGACTTTGCTGATAAGGTAGGACTCGAACCTACATCTCTCACGTTAACAGCGTGACGTTTTAACCATTATTACTACCTATCAATTTGAGGGCAAGGTGAGATTCGAACTCACGACCTAGTACTTAACAGGCACTTGCTCTGGACCGCTAAAGCTACTCACCCCTAATTTCTTTTGTCTTTTTAATTAATTTATTAATTCTTTCCAATTCTTTATCACTTGGATTTTCATTAAATGTTACATTATGACCTCGTTTTCGAAGTACTTCTACTAATATTCTTGTTGCTTCTAAATCCATAATTTATAATTTTTAGCGGAAAGTAGAGTAATCGAAACCCACACCTTTAACAATGCCCCTAGGGTTCAAACCTAGTTCGCCACCTTGACGGTACCTTCCATTTATGTTTCTTTGTGTTTTTGTCTATTGGGACACTACCAAACATATAAACCTTACTATAACCCATTGCACGAAAAGGGGGACTTGCACCAAAACCTAGGAACCCTTCTTCCCCCTCGCTGGGGACGTTTTTCTACTTAAACTATTTCCGTATTTGAGGAAGGAGTCGGACTCGAACCGACACGCCAGTTTCCCGACACTGGCTTTCAAAACCAGGGAGATACCAATTACTCTTTACCCTTCCAAATTTGCACGCAGAATGGGAGTCGAACCCATAGGAGTCGTTAAACTCACAGTTTTGGAGACTGCTTAATTCACCAATATAAGTCTGCGTGTGTACGCAGCCTATTACGACTGCGTTAATTTTATTTCCAATATGTCAATGAACAATATAGGGTCATAAAAGAGGTTCGAACTCTAATCATACTAGTATACCTCCCTCGCAGAGGCTGAGTCACCAAGACTACGACCATTTGTTTGTGTGTACGGTGAGAGTCGAACTCACATTCTCCAGGCTCACAACCTAGCTTACTGACCGTTATAATACGTACACCATATCTCTTATTTAAGGTATAAGACAAACCTTTGGGTGAAAGATGGTATTCGAAACCACGAAATCTTTTCAGATACTAGGACCACAACCTAGCGCATTTGACCACTCTGCAACAATCACCATATGTTTACTCTTCTAATTCGACAAACACAACAACTTTACCTTTTTCTGTTTTAAACTTTAGTTTACCTTGGTAACCAGTTGTATCTGCGATTGTTCTATACTTATTTACTATTAAATCGAAATACTGAACAAAATACTTCTCTTTTTCACTTCCTAACTTTCTTACTAACTTTTCCATAACTTTTAAATTTAGCACAAAAAAAAACTTGACCATTTTAAGTCAAGTTTCTGTTTATTTTATTTAAGTGTTATGTTGCTTTATGTTGCGACAGTTCCACCGTTAAGTATAAACATACCTTGACCTGTTGAAGAGTTACGTCTCCAATTCATAATCGAATTTATATGTATACTTATTGTTTGCATCATCATTATTTTTGTGAGAGTGTTAACCCTCGTTATTAATATATAGTGCAAATATACGTAATGTTCTTAGTTTACACAAGTTTTTTTTGAATTATTTTCGAATTAATTTCTAACTGATTGATTAATAGGTTAATATAATCTCTTTCTTTTTTTGCATCTATGGCCAATTGTTCAAATAAATTATATACATCCTGTTTTTCATCTGATTTTGGAAATGAATTGCAGATAACAAAATCGACTACGTTATATAATTCTAAGTCAATTGATTTTAATTTACCATCAGCTGTCTCAACAACATCTTCGGTTGCATATATTTCAATTGACTTCTTTAATGGGTCACGCTCTTTGGTTACAAAGTTAAAAACATTAAAATTAGTATCCACCTCTAATATTCCTTCGTATGCGTATATTTGTTTTTTCATCTTTTAAAATTATTCCCAGTTATTTCATTCCACCTATCAATAATCATTTTTGTGTAGGTTATTGGATTTAATCCGTATGAACCTAACGCAAAACCATCATTTATCTCAATAAGGGTTGTTTCATCTTTATCAGTTACAGCAAAATCCAATGAATAGGATATTGGTTGGCCCTTATAATCTTTAATTGCATTATCCACTATATCATAATCGATATTCTTCTTGAAATCACCTGTATAGTTTTTACTACCAACTAATTTACCTCTATTAACAAAGCATCTATATTCACTAACCATATTAATAACTTCACTCACCAAGACTCTCGTATCATCTGATACATTCCTTATTCTATTTTCAAGAATCTCATTATTAACCACAAATCCAGTAAACAATTTATGGTCTACTTCTGGTTTTACAAAGTATGGATAGTTTAACACCCCTCTTATTTCACCCATTGTAGTAGACATGAATTTCCTATTAAAGTATTCAGGTAAATATTCATGTGGATTATGTATTTCTGGTTGAGGTACTCCTAATAGATTAAATATCCCTCTCATGGTGTTAATTCCACCATGAACTACCGTCTCTTTGGTAATATCTACTGGAATGTTATCCATTGAAAATGGATGTACTTCATGGCCCATTCTTGATAATCCATACCATACGGTATAGCAATTATCGTTTAACCATTGATTGTATTGTTGTTGAACGTATGTTTTCATAACACAAATATACTAAATTATTTAAAATAATAAAGGGTTATTGATAAGTTGTTTTTAATAACGGTTCTCACTTTGCCATTCATCTAAATCATTGTGAAGGGCTTCATTTTCTTCCATAGAAGTTTCTTTAAGCCAAGATTCTAACCCGACAGCTTTCCAAATTTCAGTCACATCTACTATCGCACCTTTAGTGTCTTCATATTCCAACGTCACCTTACTTAGATTAACGTCATCAAAACCCCAAACGGTGTCTTCACCTTCTGGTGGATACCAAGACTCTGGGGGTCCATTGGTATTACCTGGGTCATAATACCCCTGACTTATAACATCTGGACTACCTTCCCAATTAATTTCAACAATATATCCAACATTATCTACGATAAGATACCCACCATCATCCTGATATATATCACCGTTAACAGAAGATGCATCACACCATTCAAAAATAGTATTGCCTAATTTTTTAGCACTACAAAGTGCAATGGGTTTTAATTCCTCACCTTTTTCAACTATTAAAGCTATTTGTTTTACTAATTGAGATGGTTCAGCCAAGGGGTTATTACCTTCTTCGGTTAAATTAACCGATTCTCCTTCTGTTCCTTCTTTGTTGTATTGTTTTTTAATATGTTTAGATATTAGTTCATCTTGCTTCTTCATTCTTGCAGCTTTATCGGCTTTATATTTTGCTTCATCTCTATCTCCCCAAGCTTTAATTGTTGATTTCATGTGTTCTTCTTCACCTGGCGACCATACTTTTGGTCCCCATTTACCAAAATCGGCATCTGTTGCAACTTCATCAATTCTTTTAATCTTATTGAATTGTTCTTGGAACGATTCCTTTATAAGGTTACCTCTTTTCACTAGGTCTTTTAACCTATCTTTATTTGTGTTTATTTTTTCATAATAATATTTTTAATAATTTTGACTATCTCTATTATTTCTTATATCAGTTCTACTCTTCTCTATTTGAGAACTACTATATGTAGTTGGGGTATGCGTAGTACTATAAGGTTTTCGTTTCGGTAATCCAGGACTTTCTTTATCCAAATCATAACCAGTTATTGGGTTAATACCGTCTTCTATAGGTTGTGCCTCATCATTGTTACCAGATTCTTCTAGGTCATCCCCTTCTCTTACAACAGATTCCATTGGGTCGTTCCTACGTTTCTCCATTTCTACTTCAGCTTCAGGCGTACCCATAACCTTAAGTTCATTATGTGATTTACCTCTCAATGGGTTAGGTGATTTATGCGGTTCCTCAAGGTCGTGGTCACTAAATCCAAATCGGTTCTGAGACATGCTATCATATCTATTAAAATCTTCATCAATTCTTTTAATATTATTAAAAGTTTCGTGGAATGATTCTTTGATTAAATCACCTCTTTTCTTAAGTGATTCTAATCTATCTTTGTTTGTGTTTATCTTTTTCATATTATTTTAGAATGTTTGTTCAAGGTTAATACTCTTAAGGTAAGTTATCAAATCTCTGAAATTATCTACTTCTTCAGTGATTCTTTCATTACCCCTCTCCATAATAACCTTAAACTCGTTGGTATCAACGTTTTTAATAATCGCTAATATGAATTTACCAGCATAGTTATTATCAATATTAAATTTAATGATATATAATGAGTCACTATATAGTTGTACATCATCAAGTGATGCTAGTAATTGACTTGCAACTTCCCTATCGTTTTCAATTGAGAAATTATCATATAATTTGAAAATGTTTAACATAATGAATCTTTTCTCAAATCCACTAAACATGTCAACTGGTTCTCTATGTACAGGAGCTCTATGCTCTTCTCTATACTTAATAACTAAATCCTTTATCTTTTCTAATATAGTGTTAGTACTAACATCAACCCATCCGGTTTCAATAGCCTCTTCATCACCTAATTTAAAAAATATTTTAAATTGACCATTTCTATATTCTATTTTGAAGTTTATTGAGCCTAGAGTTTCTAATTCAGTTGAAGTGGAGTAACTAATTGTATATTTATTATGCTCACCACTAAAGGTGAAATTTCTATAATTGTTGATAGGGTCCGCAATCGCAGCTCCAACTTGGAATTTGAATTCAGCCAATTTACGTTTAAGTTCCTCTTCTGCTCTATTAAGCCTTGCAGCTCTTCCAGGAGAATCAGGAAATGCCATATTAGCGTCAATGGTAACGTTATTACCTCTAACCCTAACTGCTGCAGATGGATATCTTTGTTTGAAAAATCTAATGTAGTATTTAGTTCTAAGAGATTGACCTGAGTGGTTACTATCTAAATCATTATCGAATACACCTGCGAACTCTATAGTGTCTATATCATATTCACTTGCAGCGTCCTTTACAACAGCGTCAGTAGTAGTTAAAACGTCATTAAAGTGACGTAAATCTTGTCTAGTTCTATCACTGTAATTACCACCGCTTTGTCTAAATGATAAAGAATAATGGTTACTGTATGAACTATCTCTACTTAACCTTATTACGTAATTCTTATTATTAATTTCACTACTATATGTGATAATATTATCACTATTAGATGTACGTCTAAATGGAGATACCGTTCCTTCAACCAATAGCATTTCGTTAAGCATCACCCTCTCTTGTAAAAGAGTATTAGCCGATGTAACTTTTTTTATCTTGTCAAACCTTCTCATTAAATCTTATGTTTAACAATAAATATCACAAATTATTAAAAAAACCTTACATTTATGAGTATCCTGTGTCATGTTCTTGCCTATCTACTTCAACACCGCAAATTGAGCAGTTAAATATTTTAGTAATACTACCTCTATCAAGGTAACCTCCTTCAATTGTTTTTGTTGTAACCTTATTCGGTGAAGGGTGATAACAGTTGTCATTTATAAGATTTGTTAATGAATCATATTCATCTTTTAATGAACTAGTTTTAGCGTTACGTTCCTTAATTAAGTTAAATATTGCTAACTCAATAGGTTTTTCAATCTCATCTACTAAGTCAACTAAAACTTTACGTTGTTCTAATAATTCTGTAAAATCATCTATCTTACGTTGGTTTATTTTAAAATCATCTTCAGATTTTAATTTACTAATCTCAACTTTTAATTGATTTATTTTATCCTTATTATTCCCCATCTAATACTTTTATTGTTGACATCATTTCAACCATTACCTCATCCGGGAATAATTGATTAACCCTTCTCATGAATAATTTTTTAGCTTCTTTAGGTGGTAATGGTATTATGGTATCTTTAAATGTATCCATACCTTCAGCCCATTCCCATACAATATCATTATCAACTAAGTCTCTTTTTTCAGTTAATAAAGCTTTAATGTCGGCTTTTTTAATGTTAGGTGTCATACCATCATTAACTTTATACTTTTCATTTATAACTGCATGAATTCTATCTTCTAACGTCTTATAATCACCTAAATCTACACCGCTTTTCATTGGGCTTGGTAGGTCATTAACGTAAGCTTCAGTTGCATCATGCAATAAACCAGCTCTCTTTTCTGCTAATGTAGTTTGAGCATCTGACACCAATACTGAATGTTGAGCCACACTATAAAAGTCTCTTAAATGTCCAGTGAACCTACATATATTTGATAGCGAATGTGCTATATCGAAAATTGAGATATCCTCTGGTCGAATATCATTATAATTAAATATTCTACCAGAGATTGTATCTATAGTAGCATCCATTTTACTCTCTTCTTCTGAAACTGTGGTAACTGATACCAAATCTTTCTTATCTTCCATTTTTCAATGCTTTAGTGAATAAATCTGTTTCTAATTCCTTTTTTTTAAGGTAAACACCTCTACCTTGTTTTATATTGAATTTTCTCATGACATCTTCACCATCAATTGAAGTGTTGAATGCTATGAACTTACTTGTCATATTTTTATCAAGTCCTAATAAATCGGCAAACTCTTGTAATAATTTACCATCAATATTTTTCTTATCAAAATCTAATTTTAAGTCGTAAAAATTATCAATATTCATATTATTTTTAAACTTTATTAGGAAACTAACATTGTCTCCAAAAGTTCCTGCATAGTTCAATTTATTTAAAGTCTTAGCAATTTCGTTAGGATTACCATCTCTAAATAACCCAGCAAGTGCTACCTCTGGAGTATGAGTGTTAAGGTAGTCCTTGTTAATTTCTACTCCTGGAAATATCTCATCAAATAGTCCGTATCTATCAATCAAGTTCATAAACTGTTTTGGGTGTACCGCAGAACCAATACCTTTAATAACTTCTTCCATGATTCTTTGACCTGAAATCTTCTTACCGTTAGGTCCAGTTAAAGAACTATTAGTCATCAATGATTTATCTATATCTGAATCTAATGGTGAATCTACTCTAGCTGCGAATCTAATCGCTCTAAGAATACGTAACCTATCTTCATCGAATCTTTCAGTCGCTTTACCAACAGTTCTAATAACCTTATTCTTAATATCTTCCATACCACCTACAAGGTCAATTATTTCATTTGTAGCAATATCGTAGTATAAAGAATTTATAGTAAGGTCTCTTCTCTTAGCATCATTTTCAATAGTTGAAAATGTTACCGAATCTGGTCGTCTACCATCACCTTCTTTAGAATCTTCTCTAAATGTAGCAATCTCATAGTCATCATTCATGTGAACGTTAACCACTGCTTGTACACCTCCAACTTCAACTGGAACGTTCCTAATTCCTTTAGAATCAAGCATCTTAACCATAGCCTCTGGTGGAGCATCTGTTGCAAGGTCATAATCCTTGATTGGTCTAGACAATAGAGTATCACGAACAGCACCACCTACAATATAGAGTACAAAACCATTCTTTCTGAATAAATCATAAAGTTGCTTTACCTCTTTAGGTATTGGAAGGTTACCCTTAACCCTTTGTTCAAATAATATGTCTTTCTTCTTAATTCTCATTATGTACTACTTACTTTTGTTATATAATCTGGGTATCTTTCGATACTTTCTTCATCTAAATTAACACAAACGTATTGTTCTCCAGCATCAATCGCTCCAAACACTCTGTGATGACCATCTCTTAATTGTACAGTGAATCTATTAAAATCCCCTTCATCATTAACATCAGCCTCTTTTAATGCAACTTCATATTCTATAAACTGCTCGAAAGCATCTACTTCAGATTCGTCAGGACCAAGTTTCGTAAAACTATCCTTTAATTGATTTACAGTTGCTTTCTCATAAATCAAACTAAACCTATTCTTATTAAAGAATTGGAGTATAACTTCTTCACTTACGTTACTACTTATGAAATCTAAATCTTCAATTTCCTCAGTACCAACATACTTATCAATCTCATCATTACCCGTACTCGCTGGGTCAATCTTACCTTCATAATCAGTTGCAAAATTATCAGCATGATATGATGTTTGCTCTTCTAATATATCAATAAAATTTATAATTCCACCAATTCCATAGGAGCATTCAAATTCTACATTAGTTTCGTGATTTATAATTAAATCTGTTACGAACTCTAATTTATCCTTATCATAGATATTACCCCACATTCCATATACATCATCCTTATCCAATACAACCATCTGGTCTTTATCACCATACCAAGTTACACCACGACCAACATATCTAGCTGATAAATTCTTAACATCTTTATCAATTGATGTATTGAAATATCCTTCAGATAATAATTGCTCTCTTAATAATTTCCCAATATTATTTTTCATTTGTTTTTATTAATAAATATGCAATTATCGTTCATATGTTTTGGCAAATATACAAATAATAATCCGTCTAAACAAATTTTACGTCAATTAATTTATCTATCTCATCTTTAGCTTGTTCGAATCTGACATCATAATCTCCATTGATAATAACGTAATTAGAAGGGTATTCTTCATCCTCTAATATCTCTTTATAAGCGTTAAAATGCCATTCCCTTTTATTTGGAAAATCCCTAGTACCATCATCAATCCAAGGCACATCTATATTACATAGAAGTGTTAAATCAAACTCTTGATTATATGCTATTTCAGCTATTATGTCAGAACTGAATTTATCACCCAAATATAATTTACCAAATGAATATGTGGTTATAGCCTCAGTATCAACGAAAAGATATGGTTTAACACCATTATCTAACATATTTTCAATCCTTATATTGTGTTCAATAGCAATAGTTTCGAAATCTTTTTCACTCATCTCTTTTGCCGGATTTTCATCGGTAAATTCACGACCATACTCCTCAACTAAATCACCATCATAGTGCTCAGCTAACTGTTTAGTTAAAGTTGACTTACCAGTTGACTCAGGACCCATAACTACGAAAGTCTTCTTATAATAACGTCTAACCATGTTTGGAATCAAATCCCAATTCTCAATAGCGTTATTTCTAACTTTTGTACCTGATATAGGATGTTTGACTCTATCAATATCAACCAAATGATGCTCTATACCTAATTCATGGGCAAATTCATCACCATAGTCTTCAGATGTGAATATTCCATCTAAATCAGATGTTCTAGAATATACAGTATTTATCCATATATCATAGAAACCTCTAAAATCTCCATACTCTTCTGGAGATTGTGGGTTTTCATCTCTAACCCAATGTATAGTAACGTTTGGAATTTTACCAAACACTTCTTTCATCCATTGATGTCTTAAAAACCCTGGAATAGGGTCTGACTCTAATGAGCACATAAAAATATCAACATGTTCCGAGTGTTTGATTGCAGTATTAATTAAGTAGATATGTCCGTTGTGTAACGGCATAAACTTACCTAAAACCATTCCTCTTTTAAACTTTTTCATTTCGTATACTTTTTCTTAATTCTTTAAATCTATAATCAGTAGTCCAAGTTACTGAAGCGTTAAATGATATGATTAATAGTATGATTTCCATACTAGTTGCCATCCATAAGCCTTGAGTGTAAAATAACACTATCATAAGTGCGTTTATAATCACCCATAAGTACCACGCTTGTATTATCTTCTTAGAAAGGTAATACGTAGCCAAAAGAGCTAGAAGTGTCGTTAAAACGTCTAAAAATGAGTTTACACCTCCTAATCGTTCTATATAAGGAACTATTACTATTGAAAGAGCTGTTACTCCTAATATATGAGAAATAAAGTCACCATTTTTCATCATTTTAGGTTCTACATCACTACTTTTTTTACTCCCACTCCAAAGCCACCAACCATAAGCTGATTGAATAAGGAATATCACTTGTAATCCGGATTGAAATAGTAATCCTTCTTTTATAAAAACTATAAAGAACATTGCGGCTCCAATTATACCATAAACCCAACCAATTGAATTTTTACCGTTTAATTGGAAGACACAAAAAAGTGTCATTATTACTGCTACTACCTCGTAAATCATTTTACTTAAAATTTATATTTAACAGTCAAATAAACACTTGCTGTTGCATTAACATAAAAGTTTCTAACTCCACCATCCATATATCCATTGGTGAAATATTCTTCATTAAAGATATTCAATCCTTTAAGTTTCACATCAAACTTATTTCCTACGTATCCTAATGATGCATTGAAAACTACAAATGATGGTGTTACATTCTCATTTGCGAAGTCTATATAAGACTCACTGTGATGTTTACCAGCAAAATCTGCAAATATTTTACCTTTATTAAATTGTACTGCTAAGTTAGTGATAACGTTAGGCGTATATAAAGGTTCGAATGTTACTCCTTGGTCTTTAATCTCATTATCCGAGAACGCTCCGTTATATATAACTGTAAAGTTATTATTTAATTTATACGCTAAATCAACTTCTAACCCAGCTCTATAAGATTGCTCTACATTACCGAACTGTTGAAGTGAATAAGCTCCTAGTGAACCTAATAATGTAATTTCATTATCAAAATCCATATAATATAAGTTACCTTGGATTGAGAAGTTCTCACTTGAGTAATTTATACCTAATTCGTAATCTAACACTTCTTCTGGTGTTACTTCAATGAATTCAATTAGATTATCTTCACCACCGAACATATCAGACCTTGTAGGTTCTCTATGCGACTTACCTAATGTTGTATATAACTTAAAGTTGTTACTTACGTTATAAGTTAATCCAATCTTAGGGTTGAAGAAATTCCATGTTTGTTCATCTAAATTTACATCACCATCGTATTTGAAATTTACATTTCTTACTTGAGCATCAGCAAATAGAGTTAGAGCATCTAAATCATATTTAATTTTACCATAAGCACTAAACTCGTTCTTTGTACCAGTGTTATCATATATCAAAGTTTCTGTATCAGGTAATACTACCATAGAGTGGTCTCTATTGTATCCATTAGCACTTACACCTACGTTGATATCGAAATTAGTTGGTGTGTAGTTATAGTTGGATATGATACCATAAAAATTAGAACCTAATCTAAAATTAAGCATATCATCCCAATATAAATCCCAATTACCATCTAACCTATTATAGAATATAGTAGTGTTAATTCTACTAGTAGAATTCAATACATTTTTATATGCTAACGTAATAAGTGTTTGATTGAATTTATCATCAGCGTCAGGATGATTATAATTCGTCTTAGGGTCTATTGCAATATCTTCTTCAGATACAGCATACCAAGCCATTTTATTTTTTGATTGTCCTGTAAACGCTGTAAGTGTCCACATATCAGTATCACCATAAAAACTACCTGAGTAAAATACTGAATATCCTTTACCACCTGAATGATGTTTATAACCATCTGTATTGAATGAAGATATGTTTAAGTAATGTGAAAAATTATCATTACCTACAAGTCCACTCTCATATTCAAAGTTAAATCTTGAAGTATTCCAAGAACCATATTCAGCCTCTATACTAGTACTTTTATTAATACCCTTTGGGCTAACAAAGTTAATTGAACCCCCAAATGATGATACACCATTAGTGGATGTTCCTACACCCCTTTGTATTTGCATTGAACTAATGTTATTAGCGAAGCCTGGATAGTTTGAAAAATATACCCCTTGGTCTTCTGGTTCATTTAATGGAACCCCATTCAATGTCATGTTAATTCTAGTTTGGTCTATACCTCTAAGTCTGAAGTATGTATAACCTTGTGGATGACCACCATCTGTATTAGATGTGATTGCTGGTGTAGTGTTTAGCAATATTGGCATCTCTTGACCGTAATACGCTTTTTGTATTTCAGCCCTTGTTACTGTTTTTTGGGTTACTGGAGTTTTCTTATCCGCTCTAATCCCTTTTAGTACTACTGTATCTAATTTTACCGTCTCTTGTGCATTGATGCTATAAGTTAATAGCATTAAAACAATCATAATTAATTTTCTCATATTTATTCTATTTTAATTAGTATTCATTTATTTAGAGTACAAACCTACAACTAATAATTCAGATAAACAAAAAAAAAGAGATAAATTTTCATTTATCTCCTTTTAATTAACCTAGCAGTCTTTTTTAATTATCTTTTACAATAATCAACTCCACTCTACGAGCGACATCATATACAAGTTCTTCACTCTTATTCAAATCTTTACCGAATGATTCTATCCTGATTCTATCTGCATCTATACCCATACTAACATATTTAGCATACACTTCATTAGAACGTCTCTCTGATAGTCTTTGGTTATATTCACTACTACTTTCAGTAGGTGATGCCCAACCATTAATAATCAAAGTAAGATTATCATTTAACCTCAATTGGTCATACACTTTATATATCGCATTTAATTCCGTATCTTTTATATCTTCCTTATCATGGTCGAAGAATACGAACTCATTTGAAATGTAATCACAATCGCAATTACCTTCAACTTGAACGATGTTTGTTATAATCTCCTTTGGATAAACATTAGTTACATTAGTAATTGAAACCAAAGTATCTTTAGGTGCTACAAACCAATCTGCGTGTGGGTCTAATTTCTTATCTTTTTTCTTACCTAAGTAGATAACTGTACCTAATGATATATTATGTACCGTTGAACTTATTCCCGCATTCTGAGGGTCCAAACCATCCACAGTTGAACTTTGTGCTATATTACCTGTTGAAGTAAAGTCTAATTTAAGTGCTACTCTATTATTCACTTTAAATAGTCCAGTTATACCACCAGAAATGTTCTCTACACGTTCATTATAACCAGTATCTGTATCAATCCAAGATAATCCGGGTCCACCATGTACTAACATTGTAAATCGTTTAGGGTTTAAGTCTAACATTTTAAATATGTTAACATAAGCTTCAACATTTACTCTATAGTAATCTAAATTGAATGCGTCACCTTCTAAACTAACTGCTGTAAGGTTATCAAACCCACCTACAAGACCTACCCCAAATTTTGGGTTGAAGTTATATCTACCAGCCACACCTAAATGGATTCCATCATCTAATGATTCACTAGTTATTGAAGGGGAATTCACTTGGTGAGTTCCCACTTCCGCTTCTACCGCCCATTTATTATATTGAGCGTTTGTTACTGACACTGAAAATATCAGCGCTATTAATATTATTACTTTTTTCATCTTTTCTTTTTTATTAATTAATCTTGACATTCACCGAATGCGTCATTTTGTGAACTATTTCCATTATGATACTCATAAATGTGTTGAATATACTCTGAAAGATTATACGTTAGTGTAACGCTAGTGTTACTGCCCCATTCTGGGTGTTCTTCTACTGGATGTGTTACTCTATGGCAAATTGTTACTGTACCATCAGCGTTTATACCGTCTTGACCATCTTCTCCGTCTTGACCATCTTCTCCGTCTTCACCATCTTTAATGAATACGGTAGTTACATCTTCACCTTGTGTGATGATTAATATAGTACCACCTTCAACAATCTCATAAGTTATTGTTACGGATACACCATCTTCACCATCAATACCATCAAGTCCATTTGTACCATCAGTACCATCTGCAATGAATACTACTGTAACACTATCACCTTGTGTAATAGTCAATATAGTACCACCTTCAATTTCTTCTGTAGTTATTGTTACTGATGCACCGTCTTCACCATCAATACCGTCAAGGCCGTTAAGACCGTTTTCACCATCAACACCGTTAACTCCATCAGTACCATTTTCAATGAATATTTTAGTTACGTCTTCACCTTGTGTGATAATTAATATAGTACCACCTTCAATTTCTTCTGTAGTTATTGTTACAGATAATCCATCAGCCCCATCTACTCCATCAATACCATCAGTTCCATTCGTCCCATCAAGTCCGTCTTTAATGAATACAGTAGTTACATCTTCACCTTGTGTGATGATTAATATAGTACCACCTTCGGTTTCTTCTGTAGTTATCGTTACAGATACACCGTCTTCACCATCAATACCATCAATACCGTTAAGTCCATCGACACCATCGACACCATCAGCACCATTATTTAAAAATATTTGATTATACTGAACGTCATCAGCATAAAAATATATCCACCAACCACCCCAAGGGTAAGTTGCATCACCAGCCTCAACATATTCAGTATCCATTGTTTGAATAGGGATGTGGGGTATTTCATCTAATCTATCTATACTACAAGATAGAATTGTTAATGCTAATAGCATTATTAATAATCCTTTCATTTTTTTCATTTTCTAATTTTTTAATTAATTTAATCACTAACTGCAAATATACGACTAATATTATTAAAAAACAAGAAAAAAGGGCATAAAATTTAATTTACACCCTTTTATTATTATTTCTTTATGGTTATAATTCTTCAACCATTCGCCTATAAGCCTTTAGGTCTTTACTAATTATAACCCACTCTTTCAAGTTTGCTTTTTCTTTTCGGCTTGGTCTAGATTCTTCTAGTTGAGCTCTTACTTCATCGCAATGTTCCAATTCTAACCTTTTCATCTCATTTTTATCTTCCCATCTCTTCAAGTCATCTTCAATTTGAAGAACTGATTTTTGCGATAAAAGTTCGGTTGGAATTAGAGAGTTATTTAAATCCTCTTCAAATAATTGCTCTTTTGTTGGTGATAGGTCATCTGACAACGTTTCTTGAGCGTTTTGACTCATTACGGTAATACTGAATAATAGCATCGCTAAGATTGCTACTTTAATTTTTACTGTTTTCATAATTTTACTTAATTAATTAATTATTAATCAGTGGCAACTTTTTTACCACTTTATTAGATGCAAATATACTACTTATATTTGAAGAAAACAAGGGAAAGTTTAATTATTTTTCTTTTCCTTAATTTTTGTGGTGAAGAGTGGAGTCGAACCACTGACACATAACTGTTCAGGCTATTGCTCTACCAACTGAGCTACTTCACCAATTTATGGTATTGTTTTGTGGTGAAAAGTGGAGTTGAACCACTGACACACGACTGTTCAGGCCGTTGCTCTACCAACTGAGCTATTTCACCTTGTAAAAGATAAGGGACTGCTACCTGAAAACAGTCCTTTATCTTAGTTTCCCTTAATTATACTACAAATATACTACTAATATATTTACTAGACAAGTTTTATTTATAAAAATTTCCTTTTTCTTTTTTATACTCTAATCTAGCGGTCTCAGTCTTAGCTCTCATTAACTTATAAGTAGTTCTTAAGTTGTTGATTCTTCTCTCTTTATGACTCAAATCAATCTTAACCCTTTCACTAATCACTCCTAAATTTCTAAGTACTAAAAATAATACATTCATACTTTTTCTATTACCTTTCATAGCGTATTGGATTCTTTTACCAATATTCTTTCTAGCATTTTTACTCAAGTTACCAAAATCTGGCGTTATTCTATAAATTGGCTCTGTACCATCTTCATTTTTTTCTACACCATCTACTTTGATTATATAGTCATTATGGTCACATACGTCCCATATTCTATCAATAATCATTTCATAATTCTTTTCTAATTCTACTTTTGTTACTTGGTCTTTAATTTTTACTTCTATTTCCATCTTATTTGTTTTTTATTATTTATATTGTCAGCCAAAAGTGTTCTTTAATACCTACATTTGGCTAGGTATAGGTTTTTACTTTTGGTCGCCTCATCAGTGAGGTGACCTAATCCTAAGTGGGAATAGTGTTACGGACCCCTTATCTATGTGTCTTTCATATTTTCAGTTTATTTTAATTTCCATTCGTAATACCCTTTTTTATTATTATTATCTAATCTTTCGAATTTATTAGAATAAATAACCCCTTCTAAATGATATGGTGTTGAATTATATAATTCTTTACCATCTTTATCATATATTAACCACGTATAAAAATAATGATTATTAAATTTTATTGATTTATCATCTACTAATTTATTTTGGAAGAAAGACCATCCGCTTTTAATGGCTCTTTCTTCTGACTCTTTAAAATGTCTAGTTTCAATCTCATACCATTCATCGTAAAAGATTTTAGCTTGTTTTAAAATACCTTCAATCCTATCCTTACCAGAGTCGCAATACATATTAAATTCAAACTTAATCTTAGATTTAATATGCTCCCAATTATTAGGGTCCGTAATATCAAATAACGTTTCAACATAATCATCCATATCTACACAATGTATATCCACCTTATTACCTTTAATTGATGTTACATAATCACCTTTATCATTTAGGTAAGTATATGGTCCATCCCAATAACCTTCTTTTAATTCTGCGTATGTTGGTATTCCACCATCCATTCTTATATGTGCTTCACCGCTTGGGTCAGCATCTTGTAGCATTTTAATAAATTCTTTTGTTTTCATAATATTTATTTCATTAATTTTAAGCCACTAGTTATCTTCATAGAATCTGTCGTAGGTTCTATTGCAATAGCGGTTATTTCATTATTGATATCTGGCTCCCGGAATACGGAAACTTGTATGTTATTTGATTTTGCCTTATCTATTAAAGATTCTAATTCTTTCTCGTTTTCTACGGATAAGAATATTAGATAATTCGAATGGTGATACCATTGCTTGGCTAATTGTGGATGTTCATATTGAAATTGAACAGTCGCATGGGCAGCTTGAACCGCCTGGTAAGATAGTTTTAAATCCCTCCTTGAGATTACTTTTAATTTGTCTACTTTAATCTAAGTGTCTTTCATATTTTCTTCTTTTAATTCTTTTTTACAAGTACATATTGGTAATGAGCAATTAGCCCATTGATTATTATTTTGAGTTGTACCTGTTGATATGTAATGTTTACATATCATTATTCACAATGACAATTACCACCACAACAATCCCCTTCTTCTTCTTCTGGGTCTCTATTGGTGAAATTAAATTTAATTTCACATTTAGGGCATTCACAATCTGGTTCACACCATGATACTATATCTTTCATAATCATTATTTTCGACCTAATCGCCAACCACTTGGAATCAAATCATTTTTATTAATTTTCTTACTTTCACTTTCATTGGTTATCCAACGTTTACCAAATTGAGAATGTGAAAATATATCAAAAGTACACTTTTCGACCATAAAGTGACTCTATAGGGAATCGAACCCTAAAACCGGGGGTTAGAATCCTCAGTCGCTGCACGCACATGTAGAGCCATGTTACTTATGTAGCAAATATACTACATTTTTTTCTAATAAACAAGTGTTTTACATTCTATCTTGAATAATCATTATATTTTTTTGATGGTTTTTAATTAAATCATCATTATTAACACCTAAATCATATAATATTCCATATTGAAATATTGCACCTTTATTTAAATAATTAAAGGATTCAGGTGTTAAATTATATGGTGGTATAATCGTTATTATAAAATCAGTATATCTATATGATGGGTTTGAACATGTTATATTTAATTCCCCTTCGGCATAATCATCACTATCATCACTATCCATTTGATTTTGTATTTTTCTATGTAATTCTAGAACACTAATTATTTTACTACCAAAATGATATACATTATCTTCACCTATTAAATTAATTCCTTTTTCCATAATGTAAATATAGGAAATTAACGTGTAAAAGTCAATGGTTACCTATTTATTTTTCTTTGGGTATACGTTCTGTAATTTTTTAGCATCAGCATATATGAAATCAGGTCTATCAGTAAATCTTAAATTACTAAACTCACCACTATCTAATGTAAATCCATTACTACCATCGGCATATACCTTTAAAGTACCAGGTTCTCCGTTGATGGATACTGGGTAACTAATGAACATATCGCCATTATCGTTCTTCGCTGTAGCATTACCTACAATCTCAACATTAGCAGGTTCTTTGGTATTTCCATCAATAACGCTAAGAGTTTTGTCACCACTTACCGTTCCATCATAGTTCTTCATATAATCACCACCGATTTTATCTTTAGCCATCTTATTTATCCTATGGTTTTGACCCGCTTTATCAGTTTTATAATACCTAACTATTCTTTTTTCGAAATCATCTAAAGGTTCTCCGTTGTTGGCTTTATCTAATGAAGTTTTAATTTTAAGTAATTTATCGTAGTACTCTTGAACATCTGCATCATCATCCATAAGGAATCTATGTCTCGCATGTTTTTTCTCTTCCCAATCTGAACTATGTAATGCTTTATCTGCCACACTTAACCAATATTCTAGATTTTTACCTTCTGCCGGATAATCGTCAATCTTCATTCTTTGTTTATCGTTAGGATTAATCTTAGAATACACATCATTGTAATCTAATTCCTCTAAACCTTGGTAAACTGTGGTTTCATCAACTCTTTTGATTTTATCAAATGTTTTTTTAAATGCTTCAACGATAGATTTACCTCTACCTTCCATAGATTTTACTCTATCTGAATTTGTTGTAATTATTTTCTTTTTCATACTCTTTATTTAAAATATCCAACCTCTACCGTCTCTAATTTGTTTAGTACAGTTTTTATTGATATTGTCTCTCTCTAATTTTTCTAACTCTTCTTTCCAGGCTTTCATTTCGTCCTCGGTAAGTTTCTTTAATCTTGGTTGTTGTCTCATATTATGTATTACGTGTATTGGCTAACTTTAATCTATTCCACTTATTTTGTTTATGATATTGTTTCAACTTATCATAGGACCCATCTTTCCTATTTTTGGAAACATCCTTACCAGCATCACTACCTTTTGGTTGTCCACCATGTATCAATAGGGCGAATGACTCATCTTTGAAAGCTGCAATACTATCATCGTAATCAATATGTAATTTTAAATCAACTGCTTGTTGAATAGAACCCACCACTTTAGCGTATCTCAAATTATTAGACATAACCAACTCTTCATTATTTTTATCTATCGAAGCGATTAGTCTCATGTTTTTTGGCATTGAACTCATGTTATTAAGCCAAAAATCTATAGAGGTTGTGTGTGTGTAAAAAATTGTACTTGGTAAGGAGTTGCAAACTTTAATCCACGCTTTGAAGTACTCATCACTATAAAAATCTCCACCTTCATGAATTCTGAAAACTCCAGATTTGTCGTAACCATAATGTTCTAATGACGTTAAAATTAAATCAGCCATCTCATCAATACCACCACTTTTATTTGCTAGTACTAACAAATCTAAATTACTAAATGCATTTTTACCTGCTTTATCCGAATATTGAGCTTGTTGTCTAGCAGCGTAGCATTGATATTCTCGTTCACTTCCAGCTTTGATTGAGGTACCATCAGAGAACTTCTCACCTTGTTTAGCTGCGTATGACTTACAAACTGTAGCCATTGGACATGTATACCCTGCTGGTAACGATAAGTAAGGCCAATCTAGTTTAGAATTACTATTAGACATATGCAGTATGCATGTATTCTCAGGTATTTCAACTTCATCATCTGAAATAGCCTCACCATGTGAGAATGGGTCAAAATCACCATCTTCGTTTAAAGTATTGTATAGTTCATTAATGGACTTGGCATCTTTTCTGTAATCACCTTCCATCATGTAGTAATCTTTAATCAATGAGTAAAACCTATCGTTTTCGATTAGTGGTTTTATTTGAGTCTCGTATAGAAGGTTGGTATATATGTTAGTTAATTTCATTTATCATCATTATAATAATAAATAGTTGGAATTTAGTTAAAAAACAAATGGGTTACAAATAAATGTAACCCATCATAATCCTAAACTTAAAAATAATTTCCATATGAAAAGAAATTGTAGCGGGGGATGGAATCGAACCACCGACCTCAAGGTTATGAGCCTTGCGAGCTGCCTCTGCTCTACCCCGCAATTTGTAAAGGTATTAGTTTTGACACTTAACACCTTTTAGTTAAACTTTTAATAAACAAAAAGACTCCTTTTTTTACCTTAAATGTATAGTCTGTTTTATTTGCTGAACGCTTTTTTTATTATTAAAAATTATTCTTTATATTCTTATCAGATTGACTGTTTACGCTTTACACCTCGCATACGGTGCACCCATTTTAATGACTGGATGAATTTCATATCTTTTTCTTTAAACCGTTTAGATAATAAAAACGACACTAGTTTTTTTTAGTTGTCCAATGACTTAACATCGGAGGTTAATGGAAACCAGCTATAAAAACCTTTCTTCTAATTTGCTTAGTAGTTTTGTTTGCTGTACTCAATCTTATTAAAGAACTTTAATATAAATATGTCGAAACTTATTTACACTGCAAATATACTACATTTATTATTCCGAAACAAGTGTTTTGCCATTTATTTTTAACATTTTTTTATAATCGACCGGATTAACCACTAATATTAGGTCAAATCCATCCTCTAACGAATGAATAACTTGCGTAACTTCATAATACCTATCATTTACCTTGGAGAAAATAAATTCACCAACAGATGGTTTAAAATTTGATTTGTAATAATCGATTACATCCCAATTGATATCTAATAATGTAATTTTAGTTTTAAACATATCTAATTTATCTATATAAGCAAATATACACCTAATTTAATTAATAAACAATCTTTTTTATAGTTATTATTGATTATTTTAATTATTATCCTATATTTATAGTAAAGTAATATTAACAACAAATAACAAATTATGGGATGTGGATGTAAAGGCACTAAGCCTGCAGTAACGGTAAAGCCTCAAGTGGTAAAACCTAAAGCTAAAATAGTAGTAAAAGAAGGAAAATTAATTATCACCTAATTCGGTGTGTACATGAACATTAACTTCGGGTCTTGGACCTCCATGATTATCATGGGGGTTATAATCATCATGACCATCAATTCCATCAGGATTTTCACCTCCATTTTTCTTTCTTAATAAGTGTTCACCAACAGTTACACCTAACCCAGCAAATACTACGTTAATCATACCTGTAAGTACGTTAGCATCCATTACAACAGCCCACCCTAGGTTAGCTACAAATGCAATGGCTACCAATAGAAACGCTACCAACGTAACTACCCTTTTACTAGATATCTTACCGCCAGAACTCATCATGTCTCTGAAATCTTTTTTTAAGCTCATATTATCCTTTATTTATAAATATGTCTATAAACAAAAAAACCCCTTATTTCTAAGAGGTTATAAAAGACTTGTTAGTCAGTTAAGTGGAGTTGCCGGGAATCGAACCCGGGTGTTATAAACACCTTATAAAGCGTCTACACGTTTAGATGTCTTAACGGTTAACTCAAACGAGATAGGGTTTCTAATACCCTCTAAAAGTGGTGATACGTTTAATGTCTAGTATCATCGACAACTATATTTAACCACTTCAGTTGGTGCTATTGTGGATTACCACGATTTTGCTTGTACTTAGGCTACAGCTACCTCTCCAGCTACACTCATTACTGAGTTAGCAAAGAAATTTTTATTGTTTTCAATGTTTCCATTTAAAATGTCGATAGTATGATTAAAGTGTTTCCAATCTAACACTACGTGCAACTGAATTTGGCAAAATTTATAGTCAAATCCATGTCAACCCCTTGTTTAATTAAATATGAAGAAATTTACATACCTTCAAATAATCTTTTTATTTCTAATATTTCTTCATCATTGTTCATTGAATCAATATAATCATCGTACATTGTAATTTGATTTAATGTGGTTTTAACTCTAAGAGACATTTCAGATAGAGGTCTATTGGTGTGAATGACAATATGTGATGGCATTTCAGGAGCTTCTTGAATTAAATTACCTGCTAACATCACTGTATGACCAAACCCTATATTATATTCAGATTTCTCCCACCTTATTTCAACATCCCTACTTTTAATATATTTTAAAGCTTCAACAATCTCAATTTTATCATCTAACTCCTCAAAATGTTTATTACTCATTACCTTTATTTTTAATATAATACCTAATTAATTTAGTCGTTATTTTACTTTTTATTATGTCACCATGACAAGGTTTAGGTGCACAATAACAAACTAAATTTATATCTTCTTTTAATGCAGCCTTATATATCTTATTTAATTCATCACATATAGGATTTTCACCATCTGTTATAGCTTCATCTATATATTTAGCATAAGATTTAATCGCTTCAGCTTTAGTATTACATTTAAATTTAGCTTTCGAAGTTGATAAATCTTTACTAGTGAAAGGATTTCCCAATACTGAACCTCTACCTACATAAAAATCTTTATAGGTAGAGGCGTGTACTGTTTTATTAACTACGTTAATCTTGTGCACTTACTTGTTTAGTTACAACTTTATCGATGATACCGTATTCTACAGCCTCATCCGCATCTAACCATAAATCTCTTTTAGTGTCTGCCAATACTTGGTCATAATCCTTACCGCAATAACCACTCAACATTTTGAATAATTTAACGTTAGTTTTCTCAGCCTCTGCACGAGTAATCTCAATATCTTGACGATTACCTTGAGCGCCATAAGATATTTGATGTAACATCACACTACTGTTAGGTAATGACAAACGTTTTCCTTTTTCACCAGCACCTAATAGTACAGACCCCATTGAAGCTGCCATACCTGTGTTAAGTGTTGTTATTTGTGGTCTAACAAAATGCATTGTATCAACAATTGATAGTCCTGATTTTACACTACCACCAGGAGTGTCAATATATAATGTAATCCCTAAATCTGGGTCAATACTATCTAAAAATAGTAATTGAGCTTGTACAACCGTACTCATTCTATCATCTACGGGTCCTGCCAACCACATAATTCTATCCATCATCAATCTTGAGAAGATATCCATTTGTGTTACCCTTAATTCTCTTTCCTCAAGGATATAAGGAGTTAAGGATGATGTAGGACCTACATTTACATTACTGTAAATTGTGTTTTGCAAATTTTCCCATGCGTTAAATTGAGCTCCACTAACACCCATGTGTTGTATAGCGTATTTTCTAAATTCTGCTTGGAAATCTAATCCCGAATACATTTCTGTCATATTATTATATTTTTAAATTAAAATTACTCAGCGTTTTCTTGTGAGTCATCATTTTTCTTAGTATCGTAAAGACTTTTGATACTTTCTTTTAAAGTCTTACAAAGTGCGAACTCATACTTATCTAACATTCCACTATAAGTAGTGAAGTCAGGTTTATTGATTGTTAACCTTTCAGTCTCAGGGTCAAAATGAACACCTGTTAAAACTTCTTCAATGCACATTAATTGTAAGTTCTCTGGTAATTGGTCTAACACCGCCTCATTAATTGTTAATTGGATATCATCCCCAATCATAAACTTAACATCTGGTGCTAATTTCTTAACCTTTACAGGTTCTTTTTTTTGTTCATCGTTAACGATGATTTTAACTGATATGTACCTAATTAAATCTGTACTATTCATTACTTCACTCACCAATTTGACAGTTTCATCACTTGGGTCAAAATATTTTGCCATATTATTCTTTTTTATTATTAATTATTATACTTACAAATCTATTCAAAATAATTCACCTAGACAAGTTATTCTTTAAGTTTTTTAATTTTTTCTAACAATTCTGACTCTTCATCACTTATTTCAGTAGGAATGTCAATATCTAAAATAATTGTTTGGTCACCTCTAACATGATTCCAATCTCTTTTCTTCAAACCTTTATCTTTTAGATTTAATTTAGTACCAATTTTACTAAGTTCTTTCACAGTAAACCTAACTCTACTACCATCAATCGTAGTGAATTCAACCTTACCACCTAGTATTAAAATTTCATATGGTATTTTAACTACTGAAGTTAAATTATAATCGTAGTTGATAGTGAATTTTTCATGTGGTTTAATAACTATCTTCATAACTAAATCCCCATACTCTCCATTTTCCATTACATTACCTTTACCTTCAACTATTATATGTTCACCATCTACCATACCATGTTCTATCTCTTCAGTATGACGCTCTCTAACAGATGAAATCCCATTCCCAGTACAACTTGAACAAGTCTTATCATGTAATATACCAACACCTTTACAACCTGTACAGATTGCAGAGTGTTGCATGAACCCGAATTGAGTTTCTTTAATTCTAGTAATCGTACCAGTCCCATTACAATCACCACAACGTGCTGGATTAGTTCCACCATCGCCCTCGCAATCTGTACATATAATACGTCTATTGTATTCGAATACTTTGGTAACTCCATTGAAAATATCTTCTATTGACATAGATACGTGAGCTCTAATTTCAGCATTCATTTTCATTTGAGCCTCTTGCTGAGCTTTACGTTGAGCGTTAACAAAATCACGGAATTGCTGTTCATTAGGTCTATGTCCTTGACTTTGGTTTCTATCTAAACCCTCATGACCTCTTGAATCATAAATCGCTCTCTTATTATCATCGGATAATATCTCATAAGCATCAGAAACCTTTTTGAATGTGGCTTCATCCCCTTCTGGTTTATCCGGATGATGTAGTTTAGCCTTGGTTCTATATGCTTTTTTTATTTCTTTATCAGTAGCACTTTTATCAATATCTAATACTTTATATAAATCTTCTTTCATATATTTTATTTTAAGTTTAATGCAAATATACTATAAATTTATTTACTGTGCAAATTTATTTAGTATATTTATCGTATATGTTATACAGAGTAATCTTATTAAAGAACGGAAAATACAAAAAAACGCTATGGAGATGTCAAACTAGACCTACAGCGTTCATAAACTTTCATAAAATAAAATCAGAGAATGATATTTTATTTCCTAAAAGATATATCAACCACAAAGGTATTAAAGAAGTGGTTTATAAAATAGCCGTAGTAAAGAATACTGAACCTGGTGATGAATTCAGAATCATACGTAATAAATTTGGTAAAACAGTTGAAGAGAAGCCTTTAGGTGATTGGACTATTTTAGCCGATGAAGAATATGATATTGAAGAGAGTTTTTGGGTTTTTGGTTATAATGCATTAACAGAACGTAAAAATATTATAGATATAATGGGATTGTTGATGTACGGTATGCAAGATGAAACTCTAACCAAGCAAATAGTGGTGGTGAAGAATAAATTATTAATTTACCATGAGGAACAGTTTGATATGATTATTTGTAAATGTGAAAAGGATTGTCAAAGACTTAATCACGCTTTGGCTAAAGCTGCAAGTGATAATAGTATCAAATCTTTATACTTCATGGGGACTGCTAGAAAAAAAATGCTCGGAGATTATTATGACATAATCCACGAACATACTAAATGGTCTTATACTAAAATTTGGAGAACTACTACTCGCCCTTAATTTTTACTCATCTTTTCATCCAATTCTCTATGTAATTGTGGTAATACCTCATTTACGATGTCAATACCAAGTTGGTCTAACATTACCACTTGTTTATAAGTTATTACACTCTCAACATTTAATTCTGTTACCTCATCTTCAACGATGACTTTAATTACTACGTTCCTCATAATTTCCTTCTATAGATATTAACTCTAATTTTTGTTTTCTTGTTAATTTTTTAATCTTATACTCTAACTTACTAGCATCAGACCTACCATAACACTTCTTAACCCATTTTAAGTTAACAGGGAGACGTGTTCTAGTGTACTTAGCACCTTTGCCATCATTATGCGCTAAAAGTCTCTTAGAAACCTTGTTAGAGATTCCTGTGTAAAGAGAACCATCACCACATTCAATAATATAAACCCACCAAGGAGTATACTCTACTTGATTAAGTAATTGAGATGCTTCACTCTCATATAATTCGGCTATATTTTCTTTCACATGTCCTTTAAGTCCGTCCAGGAAACCTAAAGAGTCCCATTTAGAAATAGTATTTTCACGTATTTGTTTCATATGTTGTAGAGAAACATTTGTAGTACCACTTGTTAAAAACTGTGACATATTTATTTTTTAAAATTATAAGGGCAATGTTTACAATCATTTGTACAACAAAATCCTCTTTTTAAATGATATGCTTCGGTAAAGCATTTATATTTTTCTGGAGTTAAATAATAATCTTCCCCTTCCACTAGTTTACTCACCTTTTATGAAATCTACCAACCCATCGATACTATCAACCATTGGAATATTAAAACGCTTACATACGATATCTACATTACCCTTTTTCCAGAATCCATCCGGGCAATACACGCAACAGTTACTTTGTCTAGCGTGTAAACCTAATTCAATTAATGTTATTGGTGATTTAGTGTCTTTATCCATAAAGAATACAATCTTATCTGATTTATCTAATGAATCTAATTCCCAGGTTACTTGCTCTTCAAATTCAGGGTTATCAATTGACTGTTCCCATGAACTATCCCAATCATCTCTTCTTGGATTGAATAGTGTTACATCGAAGTCTTTAAGTTTATCTTCAATTTCTTTTTGCCAATCAACAGCTTTACCCATTTCAATTGACCCAGCCAAGAATACACCTTTATCTTCACCAGTTGTATCTCCTGGAGCTTTGATTACCTTGGCTTCGTTTATTTTAATGTTTTTCTTCTTGATTCTCATCCTCTATATCTTTATTATTTATGTCAAATGAAATCTCTATTTCATTAATTAACCTACTTATCTTATCTTTCTCAACTTCAGTCGCTATAAGAGGGTTTATACACTCTATTCGCTCTTCACCATCAGTTGGTACGAAAAATGCCATAGCATTCGCCTCACGTGCCGATATCGCCTCATTAATAGCGTCAGACATAGGACCCATGATTTCTGCATTCCTCATTAACTCTCTATCCATATACATAACCAATATTAATGGATGAGTACTTGGCATAGACTTTTTTGGTGGACCAATAATTGGAATGTCTTCAGGGTCTACATTAGTTTGACTAAGTACGTTTTCTATTACACTATCAAAAGTATTCATAGAGGCTAATTGCCCATATACTTTAATATCATCATCCGTCATCAAATATACTTGGAAATCGTGATGGGTGTTAGCTTCATTATGTTTTACTACTATCTTCATATTTTATTTTTTATACTGCAAATGTAGTTATAATAAATAAATTTGTAAATGAAAAAAGCCTATAATATTACTATTACAGGCTTATTTATATATTTTTATCACTTTAAATTGTGATTGCTGAATATCTTTCACTATTCACAACTTCCATCATCATTGAATATGGTGAAATGTCTTTACCTGACAATATTGTTTTTAGTAATGATGGACTAAACCCAGATACTAATGCAGTATTACTATCATTAGTTTGAACAGGTGTATTATCACTCCTACCAGCTAAATTCCAAAATACCACTTTAGGCATCACATAACCAGCCTCTCTATAAAGACTTGATACTAGTTGAAGTGCATTAGAATTCCCTTCAGTTGCCTGGTCAAATTGCATATCCGAAAATATCATTAACATTGTAGGCATTTCATCTCTTGGAACGCTATTTTTAACCGCACTATTAAGTATTAACTCCAACGAAGCTTCTAAGTTAGTATTGAATCCCCAATCAGCTCTATTCAGTTGTTGTACCCTTTCAGATAAAGAACCTTTAAGTATCTCTAAGTTAGGTTGACCACTAAACGTAACAAATGCATCTTTAAATAACCCTTCATTTCTTTCAGAAAGGTAAATACCTAATGATACTGCAACGTCTAAACAAGTTACATTTGGATTTCCACCAGCACTTGTGCACATTGAACCTGAAACATCTACCAACGGTAAGATTCTTTCATTACTATCTTCCATAAAATTAGGTAACGCATTCCATTGAGTATTCGCACCTGCTTTATTACCGAACCTTAAATTCTTAGTAATATCATAAGGATATACTGCACCAGCGTTTATTGTAGCCTCACCTTTATCTACAGACTCTAAATACGCTCCCCATTTTACTGGTGAGTGCTTAGAGAAAGTCTTCATGTAGTCAGACATAGCTTTAGATGGTAACTTACTATAGTCAATAGCATCCCATTCACCACCACACATCAATTGCTCAACCGTATTTGATAACGATACCACTAATTGACGATATTCTTTAGGTGATAACTTCATTTGCTTTCTAATCTTAGAGATTGCAATGTTGTTAGTTGACCCAGCTTTTGATTGCCTTGGCATCCATTTAGCACATAACCCATTACCATCATTTAACGCATCACTAATCAACGTTAAAACTTTTGACTCTAATTTAGTGTCAAGTAATATTAAAAGGTCATCCCATCTACCGTACTCGGTAATTAGGTGAATATTTTTACCAATAGATTCAGTGTGATTTTCAGCCAATTCTTTTAGAATAGTTCTGAATATTTTTCTTTCACCAGCACCACCTCTAACGTCTCTTACCCAAAAAAGTAATTTCATAGCCGTTAATGGGCTTTCACCATACGCTTTAGTAAATAAAGAAATAACACGACTGTCAAGTTCCTTTCTCATAGAACCTATTTTACCAAACATGTCAACACAAAAGTTCGCACTCGTTGAGTGAGCTACCATTCCATTCTCTGTAGTGGTATCATTTGTTGTCATACTTGCTAATAATTGCCCTAATTGATTATCTTTACTATCCATATCGTGTTATTTAGTGTTGTTATTCTTGTGCTGTCATTTGCGCTCTACCTATACCTAATTGAAGGTTATTTAATGGTGAACTTACGTCAATTACCCAGACGAATCCTGTTCTCTCAACTAGAGCTTTGTATTCTTCTTTGAATATTCTAACGTTATCTACGTCTTTTCTTTGTAGTTCAATCGCAGCTGTTTCTTCTGGAGTTAAAACTATTGTTTCATCTTTTACTTGTTTTGCCATTTTTAATCTTAATTATTGTTATTGTTTGTTGTAGACTGCAAATATACTAAATGTTTTCACAATATACAAGTTTTTTTTGTATTATTTTTTAATAAAGTTAATTAACCAATAATAAAAGAAGATACCTTTAGGGTTTTTTTCTTCTAATTCTGAAAATTTATACTTATTAATATGCTTAAATGATAAGCCCCAATTAAATATTCTAAACCAAAATATACCACGTCCAATGTAAATGGTAAATAAAATGCATCTATAAAATTTAGTCTTCATCGATTATAAATCTAATTAATATTCCACCAATTTCAATCTCAAATTCTTCTTGGTGTTCAAACTCACCCCAATCAACGCCACCACTTTTCATAAAAATGGTTTCTTCTAATTTTTTATGCGTATCTTTATTTAATCTATATTCCAGGGTTAGTCCATTCTTATAAATTGAATCACTATTAACTATCCCTGTTACTGTCTCTATTATTTTATCATATGTAATCATCTTAAAACAATTTAAATATTTTTTTGATATAACCTAAGAACCCTTTTTGTTCTGGCTCAACCTTAATGTCATTCTTTATTTCATCTCCGTAACCACTTTGTATTTCAAGTATGAATTTACGTTTATTAAGGTCTGTCTTTTTTTCATTCTTTTTAATTGCATTTTCAGCTTCGCTAAATTCACTAAACACTTCTTTATCCATCTTTCTCTAATTTTTCTTGAATGGTATGTATTAACCAAACTCCTCCAGAACCTATACAACCGTTTAGGAAAGTTGCTAAATATATATTAGAAACTCCTAAGATGACACATGCTGGTGAAAATGCAATAAATGTTAATATAACTCCCCACCAAAATGGTAAGCATATCATACATGTAAATAATTCACCAAAAAAATTAGGTGAAACTTTAGTCCAAAAGTTTCTCCACTTATCAAATATACTTGAGAATACCATCATATTTGATGCACCGTAAGCGATTAATAAAAAAACTAATAAATTCATAATATTACCCTTCTACACATACTGGACAAACATCGTTTGGTCCACAATTACACACTATCATAGGCTCTTCGAATGTCTCCAATTCTATTTTTTCCTTTTTAGGTGGTAATTCAATTGTTTGAGACCCCACTTTAGTTCTGTTTGACTTATTCCATTCATCAATATCACTTCTATCACCAACTACTTCAGGATATTCTCTAATTTCTTTTTCTTCAGTTGGTTCTACAATTGGTTCTTCAGTTGGTTCTACATTTTCTTCAGTTAAAGGAATGTCGGTTAATGAAAATTCATCAGCATTAATTGTTTTAGCCTTGAAGGTAAACTCTAATGTTTTACATTCAACCAATGACTTATCTCTGAATAATATTTGTAACTCTCGTATTTTTTCTTTTAATAAAGCTAGTTTTTGTTCTCTCTCTTCATTTAGAAATATTATGTTTTCAACATAATCTAACATTTCATCTAATCCGGTTTCTTCAGTTGTCGGATATAACATATAATAATTAGGTTTATCAGCAGTTACTTCATTACCAACCGTGGTAGATTTAGGTAATGTCCACCCTTCTTTGAAGAATGTATCTATTACTGATAAATCTTTTACAAATCTAATACCTGCAACGTATGGTTGTAATCCTTTTAATCTTTCGTTAATTGTTTTCATAATTTATTTATATTGGAACTCCTGTTATTATTGTGGTTATTATGTATGCTATTGATAAACCTAATAGGAATGCACTCCTAATACTTAATTCATACCTACCTTTATCTTTTGCATCACTAGTCCATATTTGGGTTATAAAGAACCCATGTCTAATCACATTTAATATTGATATGACCAAACTGACTAGTAATAGTTTATTAATTAATAATAATAATAACATGTTATTTATTTTTTCTAGTTTCTGATACGTGTTTTCTAATCTCTAAAGCTTTAGCCCTTACACTTTGTAGTGTTTTTCTAGCCCTTATTGAGGCAGCTTTATTACCTTTACCGTAGAACTTACCTAAGTCTACCCTTAAGTTGTCTATTAATTGTTGTAATTCGTCTAAATTATCCATTTTCTTTATTTTTTCCACCAACATTTGTTGGGGGTACTATGACATTCCATTTTTCAATCATAGATTCTATTAATACTAATGAGCGTAAATGCTCTTTAATTCCTTCTATATCTTCACTTACATTATTGCTACTTGAATTAAGAAGTCGCTCAATTTGTTCCTGGAGCTGGAATTGCTCGGAGGTTAAGCTGGTTAAAATTATATTTTTCATTCTCATACGTCTAATATAAGGTAAAAAATATAAAAATAAATAGTAAATGCTAGTTTTTTACGCTTTTTTGTACGTTTTTTCGAAAACTTTGTATAAAGTTATGAAATTATCTAATTCAGACCGTGATTTTTCAACGTTATAGTCGAAAATAAATCTCCAAACATTACTTATATTCTCAATTCTTGATTTTTCCCCTTTTTTATCTAAGGTATAGAAATTATCAAAGAAAAAATTACTAAAATATTTGAATCCATCCGCATTTTTATGAAAATTAATATTTGGAAGATTCATAATATCACTAGCCTTATTCCAACACCAATTAAAGTGGTTAAACTGTTCTTCGTTGTTAGTTATATTATCACCCATATATGTGGTTAATATTAAATCTGTTAAAGTCAATATAAAATCTCTATATACATCAACCCTTTCAAACGATACGTTATTACTTGAGTAAACTAACTCAATTGATGGTAGCGGTAAAGGCCTTGCCATATACTTTAAAAATTTATCGACATTGTATTTTACATCACTCATATTATCCTAATAATTGTTCGTTACCTTCATAAAGAACGTAACTAGTTCTACCATTAACCTTAGTAGCTATCATAATTCTACCTCGGTTAGCCCCTTGATTGTACGAAACGTGAATCCACCTTGGTTGACCATCTTCTGGAAACTCAGCTATTAACTGGTCAAATTCTAAATGGTCTTTTATGTAATGAAACATTTCAAGATTCGTTTTATGTCCATAGATATCATCAACATCCACTGCAGCTCCTTTATTTGCCATGTGCTGAGATTTTGTGGACCCACCAATACGTTCATTTAGAATTTCACTTCTAAATACACTATTGATTTTAACTCTACCACCACACCACACTCTTAGTGGGTCGAATACTTTTTTAGCTAACATAATAATTCTTGCTAATTGTATGTCGGATGGTTTATTATCTATGTTGTTTTTTATTGCTGTTGAACTACGAGTAACTTCCTTGTAACTCATGTACTTTGATATGCTTATTGCCATGTCTTTTTATTAATAAATAGTTTATAATACAAAAAAGCCACTATTAGTGGCTTTTATTACTTTATAATTTAATTGTTCTTACTGGTTTACCTCGTGCTATAAATTCTATTTCACTACCTTTAAGTTTTGGATTGTATTTTTTAATATTTTTAAATATTAACCCACTTTCTAAGTAACTTGTATTATCTACTTCAACAGTATAATGATACGTACCATTAACTTTTCTGTTTTGTTTTACTTGATGTGCAGCTTTAATTTTAGCATAGTCTCCTAAATTTAATTTAGGAATATCTACAACAGCTTCAGGTTCAGCATCTGGAGCCCATGTGAAAATCTTTTTAGCAGCGTCTAATTCCCAACGTACACCAGTGGCTTGTTCTAAACCATCAAGCAACTTTTCATCATTTGTTTGTTGAGCATTAACCCCTAAGAATGATAACGCCATTGCAACGGTGATAACACCTTTTTTTAATGAATCTCTAAGACCTTCATCTAACACTTCTTCATCTAAATATCCTGGAGAAACTGGTTTGTCATTACGATAATCACTACCATTATTATGTTGAACTTGGTCTCGGTATTTACCTAAATCACTAGTATCATCATTACCACCCTCTAGGTCAACTTGACTAAACACCCCTTTATCTTTAATAGGCATGTCAATATCTTTTAACCCAACTTCTTTAGTTTCGTTAGTGTCATTAGATAATGATTTGAAGTTACCCGGAGTTCTCAATTCTCTATTACCAATTTGGTAATATCTACCTTCTTCAGTCCTAACTAACCACTTACCACCGAATGAACTTATAAGTTCAATAGGACCTGGATTATTACTTGGACCAAAATTAGTTCTTGATATTTCTTTACGTTGTTTTGGATTGTATTCAGCTGCAACTATGTAGTCACCAGTTAAAGCTAACCAGTCACCTACACCATACTCTAAATCTTTTCGTACTAAAGTTGATTGGTCAACGTTTAATTCGTTGACCAATTCGTCTTCTTTAGTTGATTCGGTTATGCTTTTTTTTTTACCTTAAGTAATTCTGTAAACTTCTCATTCTCATTAACTCTACCTTTACCTTTAAGTGTACCTAGAGTTGGTTCAGAAGTATAACCCATAAGATGTTTCATATGGTTCATGTCTTCACTAATAAGAGTTTCATCCGCAGATAATAATGGAACTGCCACACCTTCAGTTAGCGTACCTTCCCATCTTACTTTAATAGTTTTATTACCATCAGTCATTTCAAAAACATTCATGTCTTCTTTTAATACTTGTGGCACTTTAGTTAATGCCTCGTCAAGGCTATTAAATTCTTTTTTAAATGTTACTTTTTTCATTATGTTAGTTTTTTTCTTCTAATTTATTTTCTTCGCAATCTTCTTCTAAAGTTACTTCTTCATCAAGGTCCTCTTCGTTAAGGTCTTCCTCTGTGAATGTTCCAAATCCATTTCCTTCAGCAAATCCTGCTACAATAGCATTTTCATTAACTCTGTCGTTAGCGGTTGGAGTACCTAAAGTGGTTTCTGATTTATAACCCATAAGATGTTTTATTTTAGCATAGTCTTCTGAAATCATATTTTTATCAGATGCGCTAATTATTGAAACTTTTCCTTCAGTCAAAGAACCATTCCATTCCATTTTATACGATTCGTTACCGTCAGTCATCTCAAAAACTTTCATATCTTTTTTGAACGCTTCTGGGATTAATTTTATAGCGTTTTGAACTCCGTCAAATGGCTTTTTAAATGTTATTCTTTTCATACCTTCTCCTAATGCATTTTTTTTATTTTTAACCGCTGGTTCACCTTCGGCAGTTTCAATATCATCACCAAATTGATGTCTTGCTGGTGTTCCATCATCTCTTTTCTTTTTAGATGCTCTAATTGTATCGGCTAATTTTTTACCCGCTTCATCATCTGATGCACCCCAAACTGATTCTGTATTTCCATTCTCGTCTCCAGTGTATGTTTTATTACCCATTGTAGAATCACCTTCAATAGATTTAATTGCTCTATCAGTGAATTTCTCACCTGGGTCATTATCGTAGTTAAGCATTTCTTGTCCGTTACGAATTTCCATTTCATCATGGTATTCTTGTTCTGAACCTTCATACTCGTTTTTAACTGGGTCAATGGCATCATCGTCCTGATTTTTAAGACTATTATCGTAGTCCTTCATCTTTTTCTCCACATCTTTATAATATGCATCATTAGATTTTTTACTAGTTTTTTGAACTTTTTTAGTAACGTTCTCACCAGAGACTGCCTCTTCGGTAACTAATTTACTAAGTTCTAATTTTATTATTTTTTTATCCATTGTAAAGTTTTTAGTCTTTAATATAAATATGTCGGAAATTCCTAATATTTCATTTTAATTTTTATCGTATCTTAAGCCTCAATTGAGGTTGTCGTTTTAACCACACCATCATCACCCTGGCTACAACCGCCATTCTGTGCTACCTTATTATTATTTAATTTAGTGCAGTCATCAATCTCAACATATTTACCATTAGGATAAGCCAATTCAACTTCACCTAACATATCTATTTGAGATTCTGTTAATTTTAACACTTTTTTGAATCTTTTTCTTTCTTGAAGTATCCATCCACCAAGTTGACTTGGAGCAATATTGAAATTCTTCTTTTGACCAGCACCCCAAGAGGTAACTTTTAAAGTTGTATTTGAATCGCTTATTTCTGGATTTTCTACATCATTTTGAACTATATTATCAATTCTAATTCTACCATTTCCGTTAGAATATACTTGACCTCTTTCAAAGTTTTCATTAACACCTATAGTTCTTTTTACCATTGGTATTCCACCTTCATTTTCAAATGCATTAGTAATAAAGGGTCCACTACTACCGCCATCAGCCGAAGCTCCAGCAATTGTTGTTTCAGCCATAGGAGTTTTCCTTTTCACCCATTCTTGACCATCAAAGTCACATACAAATGATTTTTCTACACCGTTATCATCAGTCTTACGTACTGTAACTCCAGTAACCATACCTCCCTTTTCTAACTTATTCATGTAGTCTTGAACCTGGTAGAACTCATCGAAAAATGGAGATGCATCACCGCCATTATTCTCAATATTAGTTACTACACTATATTTGTTTCTTGCTAATTCCTCATCTAATAATTCAGAGTCATTTATTATTCCTCCCATTTCAGAGGCTGGAGAACGTTGAACATTATTTTTTTGTCTTGGTAAACCACTAGACATTCCACCTACGGGACCACCACTACCTAAAGCACCTTCACCAGTAGTTGATTCTGGAATTTGGTTAAGAATTTCAACCATTTTAATATCGTTACCATAACTTTCAAGTAAATGTGCTTTAACCTCATCATTTACAAAAACTAAATGACCATCAAAAAGTTTATCTAATGCAAGTTCACCATCATCACTCATTTTAGCCTTATTATATTCTTCATTAACCATGGTTATAATTGCATCTTCATCTACAATACCATCAAAATCACAATATTGTTTAATATATTCATCTGGTATAACATCACCATTAATTGCATATAATAAACCATCTCTCTTGAATAGAGTTAATAATTCACTATTTTCATTATAATGAATTGATTCGAATGATTTATTTTTACTATAAGGTCTATCCGGATGCATTGGTTCATCAGTTGGGTCGTCCCAACCAGAAACGTAACCATCTTCCGATAAATCTCTTTTTGCTTTATTTAATTCAGTGAAAACTCTTTTGATACCTCTTCTGAATCCATTCTTTTTAGTGGAGTATGAAGTATTCTTATCACCTTCAACCATCTTAGTAAGTAAACCTTCTTCTTTAAGTAGTTTGAATAGTTCGGCTCTGCTAATGTCTAAGTCTTCCCAATATTTAGAAAATGGTACTTGACGTGGGTTAGTGATAATATCTTTAATGAAAACTATTATTTCTTGTGCGAATTCTAATGGGTTGATATCTTTGTCTTCAACTTCATTACCTTCCATGTTGAGATTTGCCATTTTTTTATCCATGGTTTTCTCAGCCTTATCGTATTTTTTGAATATAGAATTGTATTGAGATTCAGTTATTTTCAATACTTTTCTCTTAGCTAAGTCTTTTTCACGTTGCTGTAGCATTGCTATTTGACTTTCTGTTATTTTTAACTTGTTACTCATTTATATAGTATTTTCTATATATAAATAGTAAAAAATAAGTAAAAAAGCGCATTTATAGGGTAAAAAATGTTAGAAACCATACATGATTCCAAATCCTAGTTGAGGACCCGTTGATACCTCACTTGATGATATATTAAAAGTAGCACCATACCCTGTATAAATTCCAAAGTTCCATCTCTTCTTTTTACTGAATTGTTTTAATGCTGGGTTATTGGCTGGGTCGATTATCATAGAACTTAGTTCTTCAGTTTTGAAGCCTGGATATGTTGATGAGGCAAATACTTCCACTTTACCATCATCGTTAGTTCTAACCCCTTGAGTTATTTTAAAGTTAATTTCATCTACTGTGATTTTAGTGTATAGTGGCTGTACACTATCATGTGCAATATACTTAAATGATGTAACACCTTCTAATTTTCTACTATTGTTTTCATCATATATTTGATTATATTTCCATGACATACCTTTAGAGCCATCTGGTAACTTCACTATCTTAGTATTATCGATAACTATTGTATCACTTGATATTTCACCTAATAGTATTGTTAACTCATGGATTTCACCTTCATATTTTTTAGCCTCTGAAGCTATCTTATGATTTAACTCTTCCATATCAGCTTCATTATCAGCAATAAGCACTAACTTAGATGATACTAATTCACCAACCTTATTCTCGGACACTCTAAGACTATCTAATAATGCACTTTGATTTTGTTTACCTACTCTCACTTCAAGTTTTAACGCTTGATACTTATTATAGGAGTAACTAACACCAAGACCTATAAGTATTAAAGCTATTACTAATAATACATATTTATTACTTAATATTGATTTTAAAACTCCACCTATCATTAGACCTACCATAATTATTTGTTTTAGATTGTTAATAAAAAAAGACTACCAAATGATAGTCTTCTTTTAATTCGGTTTATTATACTGATTCTGTTTGTTGTATTTCATCGGCTTCTGAATCGGAAGCCCTATTGTATTCGGTGGCTAATTTCTTAGCCCATACATCAGCCCAAGTATCATAAAACCCTTTTAGTTTCTTTAATATTGTTATTGAGTCATCTGATATTTGAACACTATTTGCTGTTATATATAGACCATCTGAATCTTCAAGTGTTAATTGCCATTCCAATCCATCCATATTTTGGAATTTACCTGAGAATACTACGTTTTTACTTTTAGGATATACTTTGAAACCCGTAAATTCTACTCTAGGACTAACAGTACTTCTAAATTCTTCTTGCTCTTCACTTAATTCTGCTGGAGAAAGTTCTTCCTCATCAGTTGATGAAACATCTTCGGTGATGACTAGCATCATCTTTTTAGCTATTTCTCTCTCGCTTAATTGTATTTTCATTATTTTCTATTTTTATTTTAAAGTCATTAATTTTAAATGCTGGAGTAATGTCTAGATAATTTAAACTATAATTACTTCTATAATAAATACCTTCATTTTCTTCAATGTCACTAATTTTAGTGTTATGGTCTGAAACAAAGTTAGTTATTTCAAAATCAGATAATAAATTATTACATAATGAAGATAAACTATCTAATTGAGCGTCACTGTACGGTGCCCACATAGTTTTTGCTCTCCATTTTTTATTTATAATGTCATCACCTCTATTATAAATATCACCACACCAACTCAATAGTTCGTTATTTTCATAGTTTTTAACTAACCAACCTTCATTTTCAATGACAATTGGTATTATAAATTTATCTATTGAATCTATATTTAAAAATTCTGAATAATATTTTGGGTCATAATGCTCATAAATAGTACCGTCTAAACCTATGGTATATGGTGATACACCTTTAAACTTACCATTTACCCTTCTCTCCCATAAATCGTAATGCCTCATATTTAACGATGAAGTATTGCCAATTACTATTTGACGTTTATCGTGCACTTCAGTTATGTAATGGCACTCATCTAGTTTGTAATCTTTATTTACTATCACCTCTTCTTCTTGGTATTGGTCTAGTGAATTTTCTAACTGATGCATTTTTCAAATCTTTAACATTTACTGATTTTTTTTGCTCACTAACTGGTTTAACACTCGTAACTGTATTACGATTACGTATCGGCTCTACCTTTTTAATCTCTGGACTTATTTCCTTTGGAGATATAACTGTAGGTTCCTGTATAACCGCTTGATGAAATATTTCTTCAATATCATCCTCTGTGACATATTCAACCACCTCTTCAATAATTGGTGGTGAAATTACTATTGGTTCTGTAACATCTATATCCTCTATTGGTTCAACATCATTTACAACACCACTTGCGGCCTCACGTTTAATTCGTTCTTGTTCAAAAACCCAATTGGTAGCTAATACTAAAGCAATCGCTAATGGGTCAAATACAAATACAAGTAAAAGGATAAAGTAGTTTATAACATCATCCATTGGAACATCTAGTAACTTCGCAATATACTTTAAAGGTCCTAATTCAGCTCCCGCTTCATTATTTATATTCAAGTCTAGTATTTGTAACTCCAATGACGTTACTGAATCCCTTAAAACGTCCATTTTAGGGCTTATCTTATCTCTTTGGGCCTTGGCATCCTTTAATTGAGCTTCTAGTGCTCTACGTGTATTAGAAGAGGTCGTGGTAATAATCTCACCAGTTTCCGCATCTTTATATTGTATAACGTTATTTGCAAGACCTTTTGATAGTTCATTTACCGTTGCACTTAATTGAGATTTTTCTAATATATACGAATCTAATTCTTCATCGTACCTTTCTTTCTTAAGGGTTACGTTTTTAACTTTAGCCTCATTAAGGCTTAAAGAGTCTGCCGTTTTTTGATATGCGTTGGATAGAAACCCATATATACCAGCGGATGTTATTACTACTAGAATTAATACGCTAAGAACTCCGTATATTTTTTTAAGTATTCCAATTTTACTCCAATTTCGTTGAAGGTGACTAGCCATTGCTAATTTACCAAATTCTAACGCTGATGCCATTATTACCACTGCAATAAATGCTCCAGCAAATAATTGACTTATTCCATAAACTGAGAAAAACGCTGCACATCCAGCAATAGCTAATGCACCTAATCCCAATAAGTGTCCAAAATGTAATTTCATAATTTTTAGTTTATTATAAATATCTAATTATAACTTTATTAGTGAATAAAGTTCCTCATTGTTATGCCTAAGTCTTCTAATAGCCTTTTCTTTAATTTGACGAATTCTTTCTTTAGTTAGTGAGTACTTATCACCAATAGCTTCTAATGTCATAGGTTCACAAGGTGTATTCAATCCATAATACGATTCAATTATGCCACGTTCTCTTTTATCTAGTATTTTAAGGGTGTTACTAATAGCATCCTTTAGTTTTTGTATTTCAATATCTACGAATTCATAATCTTCTGAACTTTTATCTTCTATAGTGTCAGCCCATTCTAAACCACTACCACCAGCACCAGCATGTTCATTTAAGGATACGCATGTTGGATATACTTCCGGCTCATCATTGAAACCATTCATTATATCTTCATATTCTACATTCTTTTTACTTAATTGACTTATTTTACTAATTACGTTAGTTGGTAGTCTTATCATTCTTGAGTTATCATTAAGACTTTGTATTATGCTTTGTCTTATCCAATAAACTGAGTATGATATGAATTTATACCCTCTACTTACGTCAAATTTAGTAATAGATTTTATTAAACCATAATTACCTTCACTAATTAAGTCAGATAATGGTAATCCTAACCCTTGGTATTCTTTTGCTATGCTTATTACGAATTTTAAATTAGCTTTGATTAATGTATCTATAGCCTCAGTATCACCATCCTTTATTCTATTAGCCAATTCAACTTCTTCAGTTATACTTAATAGTTTTGAATCTTTTATATCTTTAAAATACTTTGTTATTACATCGTCTCTTTCTGTTATTATATTACTTTTCATTAGTTGTTTTTGTTTGTGAGGAATTTTAGTATATGCTTATCATCATCAGTTAAATTACTACCTTTATTTAATATTTCATTAATTAAATTATGTCGGTCTGATTCTGAATATTTACTAATAACATCTTTATTGTATCCTGTAGTAGGCTTTTCTTTTTTACCACTACCAGTTCTAAAAAGTCTTGAATTATCTGACTTACCATCACTACCTTTAAAGTTGTTTAGATTGTTGATAATATCTCTAAGTTTATCATCAGTTAAATTACCAATATCATTAATTGGTGATATGTTAATACCCATAGTTGAATTGAAGATGGTCTTTATTAGTCCATCTGGTAAATCTGTACTCGTATTCATATCATTTATCTCTTCTTTAGCTCTGTAGTTTTTGAATACGAAATTATACATTTTTTTATCCAAAATATTAACTAGAGCAGATTTAGGGTCTAACTCAAATAGGAAATAAGATTTACGTGTTGAATCGAACACTTCTCTCATATCTGATGGTTCTAGGTATGTTTCAAACACCGACATTAACATGTGCTCATTTTCAATAAACTTAGGAGAGCCTATGGCAATTGAAATAATCTCGTCTTTCATACCATCTACACTCTCAAGTCCTAATATACAATATTCTTTTTTATTTATATTTTTCATTTATTTTACGTTTATCTTAGATACGTTATTTTCTTTCTTTATCATTATTACCTTATCACCCCAATCCTTAACTAAATCGTTATGGGTAATTAAGAAAACTATGTCATACATGTCTTTAATTTTTTCAAACATAGGTTTCATTTTATCAATATTGATTGCTGCAACCCTACCTAACACTTCATCAAAACTAATAAAGTTTGGCATTGGTAAGTGTGATATCTTTCCTAATACACACCTTAAAGCAATACTAGCGATTGTTAATTCGAAACCACTACCTGATTTTAACGACTTTTCAACCTCACCTTGTATTAATAAATATTCAACATCGTTCTTATCGTTCATAACTAATTCAACTTCGAAGTCACAAACATCATCTAACAACCTCTGAAGTTCTGAATTAATAATCGGCATAACCGACCTTAAAACTAATTTACTGATACCTTTTTTACCAATCATTTCTAGGTAAACTTTAAATATTTTTTCTACCTCTTCTTCTTTTTTTAATGAAACTATTAAAGCCTTATTACTAGTTATCACACCATTAGCCTTTTCAATTTCAGTATTAGTTACATAACTTTCTCTAGTAACATCTGTTTTATTTTTCTCCTCAACTACTATGTTGGTCTTAACCGCTGACACTTCAGAATCAACATCTAAATTTTTCTTAATTGCATCTTCATTAGCTTTATAATTTTTTAAATCTATTTTTTTAGCCTTAATCTGATTCCTTAAACTAGTGATATCAACTTCATATTTATCTCTACTAAGTTCTAACCTATTTCGGTTGTCAACTATAGTTCTATTTTCATTTACACTATTTTTATTTTTAGTTACCGCTAATAACTCATTTTTAGTCTGTTTTAACTCAATTTCCTTACCTTCTAACTCATTTTTAGATTGCTTTATCGCTTGACTATTATCAACATCCTCTAACGTTCTTTTACATGTTTGACATATTTCACTATTTTCTAGGTTATCAATAAGCTTACCAATTGCAACTATTTCGTTATCTAATTTTCCAGATTTAATTGTTAAATCCGTAAAGTCCTTAGTTAGCTTATGAAAGAGGTCTTCATCGTAAGTGATTTTACTTAAAGTTTCTATCTCAGCATCTAACTCTTTTATTTTTTTACCATAACCAACACCTTTTTGAGTAATATCTTCAATATCTTTCTCAATTGTTAATGGGTTTAATTGTGAAATGACAACATCAACATTAACCTTACTAGTTAATAACACATCACGTGTTTTATTTAATACGTCCAATTTGCTATTAATTTTAATTAAATTGGATGCTTGTTCAATGGCCTCAGTCTCGAATACTTTTATGTTACCAGTCTTAAGTTCAATTTCTTCTAATAAAGTAGTTGAATTGTATATGTTACTCTTTTTAGTTTTATTAAATTCCTTGTAGATATCTTTAGCAATCGCTTCTTTTTTCTCAAGAATTTCTAAACCAATAAATTTAGTTAATAATTTACCACTTTCAGTCGCTTTAGCATCAACTAAGTCTTGTAAATTTCTAGCAGTTGCTAATATTGTAATGTCAAAATCTTTTTCACTACCAATAGTAGCCTTAATCAACTCTGTAGTTTTTTTAGAGTCTTCTTCATTTTTAACTTTCTCTTCACCATCTGGTAACAAATCATAATATGATAATTTGTTGGTCACATTCCATCCACCAGCTCTTTTGGCTGTCCTGGATAATATTCTTTCAATTATCACCTCTTGACCATCTACATCTAACATACCTCTAACTGTTAGTTTGTTCTTCTCTCTAAACGTATTGAAAATATCACCGTTTACACTAGTTTTAGTTGTATTACCAAATAATAGAAATTTAATGGCATCAACACTAAAGGTGGTTTTACCTCCTTGGTTAGGTGGTTCAGATGTTACAATATTTAATCCATTTAAGTTTTCAAATGAAGCGAAGTTCGCATCACCGAAACATAAAAAGTTATCTAAATATAACCACTTAAGATTCCAAGTCCTGTGATTGGAAGAATCACCATCTTCACTTAATGAACCGTTAACTTTAGTATCTAACGCTATTAACCTATTGAAATCAACCGTCTTATTATTACGTTCATACCACTTCTTCATCAATTCAACTTGGTAATTTCTATCTAAGATATTGTCGATACCAGCACCGCTAATTTCAACCACTTCTCCATCCTTACCAATTTTGATTGGTCGATATATTACATTAACGCTAGTTTTCTCAACTTCATATTTTTTTGCAAAATAATTTCTTACTTTTAACTTTGCTTCTCTTGAATAGTTTTCCGGCTTATCGTCCCAATATACTTTAAGCTTTGCGTATTCTGGTATTGTTAATTTATTCTCCATATATGTCTAATTTACCCTTATTTGTTGGTAGTACTTCTTTTTCTATTATTTCTTTCTTAATTTTAGGCTTAGTTACCACCTCTTTCTTTATTTTAACAGGTTCTAACGCCTTTTTTTTCTTTTTTACTGTCGTAGGACTCGAACCGTATTTAAATGTCGTAAATGCGTTCTTAAGCATCTTATTTACCTCAATACTAAAGTCTAAACTGTTTAATTTACAGTAATCCTCAATTTCTTTTAATAATTCTTTATTTACCATGATATTTCATAATGTTGCTTAACAAACTCATTAATTAATTCGGCTTCAGCGTCTATATTACTCATTTGTTAATTTTTTAGTATTATTAAAAAACTGATTAGGATTCATAATTAATATATGTATTCCATCGTCACCATCATCTTCTGAAAGATAAGCAACATACCCATTCACTTTACCATCATTAACATCAAACTTCTCTTCATATAATAAATCAACAACCCAATCTTTATAATATTGATTGTATTTATCCTCAAAATAATCTAATATTTTATATTTACCTAAATTATTCATTTGTTAATTTTTCAGTCCCATTATCAATATCATCTAAAGAGTTAACCTTGAATTGGTAAAATCCATATCTAGTTTCTATGTCGTGTTCAGTATAACTTTTATCTTGTACGTCCCATATCAAATAACCATGCTTAGATACCGTTTCACCATAATTTTGTTGAATCAATGACGATGGATACGCAATTGGTATACCTTTATATTCAAATATTTGTCTTTTGTGGATATCACCTAACAGTACCATATCACACCCCTCGAAGTGTTCTAACCCTGTATGGTCATTGTCAAATGAATAACCAATATCTGTCGTTGCGTTAGCTAATGGTGCATGGTATAATCCAATGTATGTTTTTTCTTTATTAGCGTCTTGCTCTCTAGAACCTTCGATATCAGGTCTTTCATTTCCATGAAATATAGAGTAGTTGCACCAAACGATATTTTCATCCGGATAACAACTCTTACCTTTGTAGTAAGATATGTTTGGATTATCTAGTAGTTGAACCATCGGAGTTAAACTATCCATTCTATCTTTATTATTTTCTAATAAATCATGATTTCCAGCAACTAATATAACTTTACCTATTTTAGATAACTCTCTCAAGAACCAACTACCTAAAAGTAACTGTTCATTTGAAATGGTAATCTTCTGATGTACCAAATCACCAACTATTGCGATTCTAACTTCGTCATGCTCTAAATCAGCAACTTGTTTTATTATATCATCTATGAACGTTTGAAAGATTTCTTTATATTCTTCATGCATCCTAAATGTTCGGATATGTATATCCGCTATGTGAATTATTTTCTTAACCATTTATCTTGTTTAACTCTTCGATTCGTTTATTATTATTCAATTCGTAATTCCTCTTATTTTCAAAGACCTCATCAATTCTAGGTAATACATCCATAGACATAACAGTATCGATGAAGTTTTTTCCTACTCTATATTCTGCATACGTATTATTAGCTGTAAGGTGTACAATTATACATCCGAAAAATTTAATATCTTCGTATTCAGTACCTTTTAACATGTCTAGTATTAATCTACCGTAAAGTGGTAATTGTATTTTGTAGTGGGATAGAGCTGTATCCATTTCATCCTCAAATGGTTCTAACATAGGCTCGGTATATGCATGAATTTGGAAGTTTTTAATTTTGTTGGTTTTCCAATCTGTTATTATAAACCCTAACTCCCCTTTATCATTAAACATTAACCACACTTTATCTGGTTGCCCGGTGTAACCTAATTCAGCACTACCCAAGACCATCTCTGTATCTAATAAAATTGCACCTCTTCTATGCATTAGATTGATGAACTTATGTCCAGCATCAACCATAGCGTTGCCATCGGCAGTTTGTTCCTCATCACATTCGAAATGTGGTTTTCTAACTGTTTTATATGAACCATATTGCTCTAGTAAGTCCATTTCCAATAAATAATGAACCCTAGAACCTTTTGAATTTGCATAATCGGCCATACCTGACCATTTAGTTAATAACTCATTTTGTTCTAGGATATCACCATTAGCCATATCTAGAGATTTCTCTAGACTTGGAAAATCATTATAAAACTGTTTTATAACCGAAGACACCGAAGGAAATTTCGTTGTCATGTTACCATCAATATCTCTTATGTGGTATATGTGAGCATCCTCTACAAATGATAGATTCAGTTCTTTTTGTTTGAGTTCGATAAGTTTTTTAATCTTATTTGAGATTGTTGTTAATTCGTCTTTTTTAATCATATTATACTATTATGCAAATATACTGAATTTTTACGATAAAAACAAGTATTTATAGTAAAGAGATTATTTACGTGAAGAAACTAAAAAATATATTTGAAGAACTTATTGATGAGGAATATAATCATAAAGAATATTTAAAATGGAAACGTAAAAATGTTACCATTAGAGGTGTTAGTAATGAAAGTAGAGTAAATGGAGGTAGTGCAATGCTTGGTGTAGGTTTATACACCGCACCATTAGGTAATAGAGCGTTGGCTAAAGAATATGGTAAAGTATATTTCATATTAAATGCAATTCCAAAAAAACCATTCGTTGTTGATTCCGTAAATAATTGGGAAATATGGTCGCAAAATAACCTATTTATGTTACATTCTAATGATAGATTTCCAAATCAAAGAGAATTTTATAAAAACACTACCATTGAGGCTGAAATGATTAAAATGGGATATGATGGTGTAATTATTAAAGGTAGGGAAATGGTAAATTATACCCCACCAGATAATATTATATATTTTAAAACGGAAAGAGAGTTACAAAGTTATTATGAAACATTATTAAGTGAGGACTTAACATATAGTCATGCGTCAACTGATGGTGTTGAAGATGATAAATATGAAATAGGTAAAATATTGCCTGAAGGTGAAAATGAGGATGACAAGACCTCACCCATGGTAGAGGATTCTAAATCCTAGACTCTTTCACTTTAAAGGCTGTTTTTAAATAATTTATTATAGGTCTTATTCCGAACTTTTCATTAATTAGAGATAAATCCCATTTATCAGGTATATTAACTATTCTAATTCTATCATATAGATATGCTGAATTTAATCTAATGTATAACCCAATGGCATCTTCCCTTTCTTCTTTACCACCATCTAAAACCAATACAATTTTACCTTTAGCCCTAGTTTGTAACTCATAGAATAATTTATCTGATATGAACTTACCTAATAACGGAATAGAATTAGGTGTTACTATATGGTCAAATGCACCCTCAACTAAATATATAGTTGCATCCCAATTAATTAATGATTCATTAAAAATTACTAACTCTTTCTTAGCATCTGGATTTAAATATTTGAATTTATTAGTTGAATCAAAAGACCTGGCTATAAAATAATTAAGTTCACCAATGCTGTTGTATGATGGGATAATTATTCTATTTGCTTTTTTACCAGAACTAGTAAACCCAATTTGATACCTTTCTAGTATTTCATCGGTTAACCCTCTACCTTTTACGTAAGCGTAAGCCTCTTTGTATTTTTTATCGTAAATTGTTGCTTCAGAGAATTTTATATAACTCTCAGGTAAGAATACCTTATCCGGGATATCGGTATGTTCAACTTTTTTGTAAGTATATGATGGTGCAAGTAGTAAATAATCCTTTAAGTGTTGCTTATTACCAAATCGTTTTATTAATTTGACAACGTTACCATGCATATTATTTCGTTCCCAACAAGCCCAACATTTATAAACACCTTGAGCGTAGTTTACCTCTAAATTACCTTTACCATCACCGTTGTATTCACCTCGTTCTTCTGAACATTTAGGGCAATCAAATTGCACCTGAGATTTACCCTCATAATGTGACTTAGGGGTTCCAAGGAAGTTTTCAAGCATATTTACAATCATTGACATCCTGCAAATATACTAAATTTTTACCGATTAAAAAACTTTAAAGTGTTGAAATGTTTAATTCTCGCTTTTCAGCAGGCCATTCACCTATCATATTCATATAACCTAAAACGGCAGCTACCGCATCTGTCATATCATAATTTTCTTTAGATAGAACGTTATTTCTATTGTATAACCATTCGATTTGTGGTTCTATATATGATATTTTCTCCCAAATGATTGTTTTTTTATCAACTTTCCAATCGTAAGCACCAAATAATGTTTTTTTATCTTCTGCAATCTTTTTATCGATATCTTTTTGAGGGTATCGGATACCTTTTTTATTATGGGTCCTAATAGCCATTAGTTCTGGGAATGAATATTTTCTAGCATCAAATGATGAAATGAAGTCTGGTACTACACCTAAAACTTGATATACTGCTCTTGATATCATACCGTTAAATCTAAGTAAAGTACCAACAGTGTTAACATTATTAGACCTAAGTAAAGGTTCTTCAATGATTACACGGGTGATGTTAAGTTCTTTATATTTATCAAGTAACTCTGTCTCAAAAATTTCACATTTTTTGAACAATTCCTCACTTTTACTTTTAGGTGCTGGTTTTATCTTAGGTGTAACGTGAGTTAAAACTGTTAACCCTCCATTTTCTCCTAGATTTTCATATAATGCAACTCCAATTGTTTTAGTAGACACATCTAACCCTAATACAAATTCACTCTTTTTATTCATAATTTTAATTTATGATACAAATATAATGAATATAGGAAAAAAGTAAATATTTTAAACTAAAATCTTTACACCGACAGCCATAAATTGGTTAGCACCGATAAGAATATGAGTATTACTTTTAGCTACCGCTATAACATTGCCACTATCATCATATAATGCTACTTCACTAACTCTGATGGCTTCACCTTCAGAATGAGTTTCATTATTTGTAGTTGCAAATTCATCTCTCTCAACAATACAAGTTATATTTTGAGCCACTTCGTTAGAAACATGATTAAATTCAACTTTTGTTTCATTAGCATCCCAACCATCAATAATTGCTTGGTTAGTTATAACGATAAATCCTCTATCTAAATATGCAACACCGATTGCTTCATCCACAAGTGTAGATGTTGATGGTACTGAAACTGAATTAAATAAACTTTTACCACCAAGACTATACGGTTTTGTTGTGCTATGACCTGTTGACCAACTTTTAAGTGAATCTTGATTTGGAAATTCAACATCGTCAGAAAATAAAAATGCTACATTTTGACTTATTGAATTGGCTAATGGTCTATCATCTTTTAATTTAGAATCCATTACAGTTAATGCTGTAAGACTTTTCTCATAAGTACCATACGCTGTAATTGGGCTACCACTTATAGTCATATCTAATTTAATTGATTTACCATCGATTATCTCACCATAACTACATGTGTCAATTGCTATAACCATTACTCTATCTACGTTAAGATTTCTAATAGCAGTATCTAAATATCCACCATTACTTGTATCGTAAATTGCGTATAAATCTTGTTGAGCTTGTGTTATTGGTAATCCGAAGGTATGGAATAAGTTACTATTACCATCGTTAACATCAGTTCTATCAATAGTTAATTGTGTAAGTGATGCTCCACTTAAAGTTGTTATTCCATTAAATAATGGTGAAATTACAACGGTATTAGAACCAGCTTGTACACTTTTCTTAATATCACCTAAAGCATTTACAACAATCGGAGTTTTTATCACCGAATCGTGATAAACCCCATTACTTACTGTACTATTAGGCCCTATTTCCCCTGCCATAGTTGGCACTTTACCATTTTCTAAGGGTTCGTCAATATAATAATTGGCATCCGTATCTCCTAAACTAAATTTAGTGATAATGCTATTACTATTTGCTAATAATTGTTGTCTACCGAAAGGTGTTAATTTTGCGGTTAATGTTACTGTGCTTGCGCTTGCTAAAAATCCCATATCTTAAAAATCCATTGATAGTTCTATCATTACAGTATTCCCGGATTCTAAACTGATTGGTTTACTTAGTTTACTAACGATTACTAAATCGCCATCACTATCGTAAATTCCAACCTCACTAACTTTAATCGCTGGTGGATTAGTTGCTGGGTCTGTACTTCTTGTTAAATTCGTTGTTACATTAAAATCACTTGCATTTATAGTGAGTTTAAAAAGTGTCTTGAAAATCGTAGCGCCTATTGAGGCTTCTATATTTCCATAAAAAAATCTTTCATCTCCAAATTGTAATAATTTGTCAACGTCTATATCGTCTGTTGTTGGCATTGATAGAATATTATCAATTGAATATGTCGTTGCTAATCCATCACTAGTTTGTGTTATTTCAAACGATGGTGTTGGTATAATAGGGTTTTGAGTTTCTAACGTACCTACATCAATCATACCTGTACCTCCACTAACAGAACCAGTAAAATCACTTACTTTCCAGGCTTCGGTTGTAGGTGAACTTCCATCTGTTATTTGATAAATAACTTTAAATGAATCACCATAAAAGCCACCTGACGTTCTATCATTTTGCATGTAAGGTAAAAAGTTAGGTTCGATAAGATTAAATGTTATATCTCTAGTCGTACTACCGTCATTTGTATATGTAGCGTATTTTTGACAAGGTAATGTTGGAGTTATTCCATCAACTGCAACGTTATCAACCGAATAAGTTACGTATATTGTTTCACCAACCGCTAACACACCAGCACTACTACCCCCAGCTGGATTAACCGTACCTAATACTAATTCAGGTAACGTCCAATTTCTATTAGACTTATACATCATTGTTGCTAAAAGTTCATCGTCATCAATTGTAATAATTTTCAAATCAGGATAAACTCTACCAACCACTAATGCTTCATCACCTGGAGGTATTAACGTAGGGTCCTCAATTAGTTGAACGTAATTCAAACCGTTTGAACCTACTGTTAAAGTATCTCCACTTGCTACAAATGCCATACCCATTGTATCTCCACTTGTTGAACCTCCAGCGAAATATCTTCTATGGTACATTAAATCTGGCATATTGATTTTAACTGTGTTAGTATCATTATCAATATGGAAAAACTCACCATAGAAATTAGAAATTGTTTTATTCGTGTAATGAATTATACCAATTGCAGTTTCATTGTCTGTATCATATAAGTAATTATTTTTTTCTCCTACATAGTCATATGACCCAAAATCTTCGAATTTTTCAGTTGTAGCTCCTGTTAAACCTAGTACGTTTTCTGAATGAACAGCATTCATAGCCCAAATAGGAGTATCGGATGCTGAAATTTCACAACTACTATCAAATGCCAATGTACCTGAATCCCAATATGATATCGAATCTGGCTCATTTTCATGTGGCTCACCACCTTTGTATATTAAATAGGTTGTGTCTGTACTTAATGTAGGTAACTCTCTATCTACGGTCGCTAAATTAGTTACCACACCTTTAACTTTATACCATAAATGTGGTTCTGGCGCTATATTTGTGAAATCTGCATTATAATTAACTTTAAATAAAATAAAGTCACCTTCTTCTATGTTGGAACCTCCTGGAAATTGTACAGTAGTACCACCATTGATAGTACCACCTGATAAAGTTCCGTATGTTCTAGTGTAACCAGTTAAATCAGTTTTAGTGTCAACTCCACCATCAGTGAAAAATCCTCTCTCGTCTGCTTCATTATTGATTATCACTTTAATACATCTAACATCACCACTATTGAAAGTGTTTAATGCTGAACCACCAGTTGTTATGAAATATTTTAAATTTGGTTGTCTGTCTTTAGGTCTAAGCACTTTAGTGTCACCTGAAATGATAGCCTCATCAATAAGATATTCTCTATCGTAATTTATTTCAGAATCACCTATAGCCCAAGAAGTAAAGGTTAGTTGACCTTTAGCTAGTTTTTCTCTACCTGTCTCGGTTAATTTTGTACTAGCAAACGGGTTGTCGCTTTTAATTATATAACTCATAATCTTTGTTAATTTCTTTTTATGTATTTACTTATAAATATGAATAAGTAAACATTTTTTCTAATTTATATATTAATTTCTATTGGAATTTCTTCACTTGATACAGTTGGCAACGTAATCTCGTTCATAATTAATTGATAACGCTTTTCATTTAATACCCTATAAACTGCACTAGTACCTCCATAACCAGTTAAATCAATATCATAAAAATACACAGTTTCATCTATAACATATGGAGTTTCTCCACTAAATATTATTGTTGAAAATGTATCGTCAGTTGCAAATTCTATTATAAATTTACCATCCTCATTAATTGGTGCTGGAACTACTGTCCAACTAATTGGAAATTCCGTCACTTGTATAATTCCAACATAACTACCATAACTATTATACGCAATAGTCATAATATCATCTTCATATATATCACCATTAAGTATTATTCTCCTAAGATTAGTTTCGTGTTGGTAATAATCAATACCGTTGGCTAATGTAATACCATTTAAAGTAAATATAAGGTCATTAAATTCAATTGGATTTGCTAACGTATATGCTTCGTATTTAGCCGTATCTGTGTTAAAATAAATAGAATCTCCACTATAACTAATAGTATCACCAGTCACTATTGGAGTGTCAACTATAATATTCTCAACAACTAATCCATTTTCATTACTATCACCTACATAGGCTATAGTTACGATATCCTCTAAACTTAATCCTGTTCCGTTAAATATTATCACTTGACCTACAGTTGTAAAATCTTCATCTTCAGATAGTGTTAAACCATTTAAAGCAACTATAATATCTCCAGCCCATGGGAATGTTGATTCAACTTCTGTTGTCGTTCCAGTAAAATCAAGAAAAGATTCAACTATTAATGAACCTAATTGCCTATTATCAATATCACTTAACCCAAATTGAGGTTGTGGTGGTGCTGCAATAGCTGCAAAATAAAAGTCGAATTCACTATCATAAATTCCATATTCATCACCAATTAAAGGTATACTAGTATCTACAGTTTCACCTAATCTATTCATTATTTCAGTACATACGTTAAAATCATAACTACCTTTAACTAAATACTCACCGTCAATAAGTAAATCGTTGGTATCTATGGAATCTGTAAATGCACTAGTACCACTAAAACCACTAAACGCTATAGATTCAGAACTAACTAATTCATTAATATTAAAAGTGTTTGTTGCTGGGTTAAATTTATATATATCGTACTTAAAAGTAGCGTCATTATCTATGAATGAATCAGTATTACCTGTGAATGTAAATGTAAGGTCAATATTAGGGTCGATATCTATTATGTGAACTTCATCATCGCTTACTGTAATTCCAGAAACTATTTTATTAGCACCAGTCATTGTATATTTAGGTTCATAGAACACACAAATATCAGAACTCATGGAAATGTTCACATGGTCTTTATTCCTAACACAACTAATTGGTGTTTGTATGTATATTCTTTCTTGATATCTCATTATAATTTGTAATCTATATTTAAATCTTCATATGAAGCGCAAGTTCCTAATCCAAAACTAGTTGTAGTTTCAGAACAAAACCCACCGTCAATAACACTAGAAAAATCTTGCGTAAAGGCTTCGTATTTACTTAACTTTATGTAATCCTCAATCCCGGCTTCACCAATAACATTATTTATAAGTTGAACTGGCGCTGTGAAGTCACCCTCACCTGGACTACCGAAAAGTGATAATATACTAGCTTCTATTTTCTTTATTAATATTGGCATATTTTTATTTATTTCTAATTATTAACCTATTACCCAATTTGTTCCATTATAAAATACTGGCACTATATTAGAACCACCACCAGCAACGGTTGAATAAAATGTTGTCGAATTCGCATCAGTAACATGAGTTCTATCACCTGTAGCACCTGCTGGTAATCCCGCTACAGTAAACCCTACAGTTGAAACTACACCTGAACTATTTAGATTCTCAACAAATGTAGTATCTACTTTCGTTGTTGTTATATTAGAACCAATAATATGTGAGTTACTATGATTCGCTGTATTACTTTCTCCACCTAATATTGAGGCTTCTGTTCCACCTGATATTGTGTTACTTACACCACCAGCAATAGTTCCACTAGTTGATGAACCATGAACTAAGTTAGAGTTACCACCTCCAATTGTACTATTATTAGAACTAGCAGTATTACCATCTCCACCACCAATAGTTGAAGAACTAGCAGAGGAATTATTATTTTTACCACCACCAACGAAACCGTAGTATCCTGATGCCGTATTTCCAATACCACCAGTAATAGTTGTATATTGTTCACCAGCATTATTTCCACTACCACCACCAATTGTTGAATGATTACCTGTTGCTACATTATCTTGACCACCACCGATAGTTACATATGTTGAACCTGAAATTATATTGGCTCTACCACCACCCATTGCACCATAATCAGAGTTAAGTATATTTTTCCAACCACTACCAATATGTGAATAATCACCAGCTATCTCATTATCATAACCACCTGATATGGTTGAAGCGTAAGTGGCCGATATTGAATTGGCTCTACCACCTACAATTGAGTGATATTCAGTACCTGTAATAGAGTTTTCAAAACCACCACCAATAAATGCTTGACCGTTAAGTGAATCGATTGAGTTATCTCTACCTCCAACAATACTTGACCATTTAGCCCTATTTATTGTATTGGTATCCCCACCACCTATGAATTTGAAATCATACCCAGCACTACCTGTTAATGTATTAACTAACCCACCAGCAACAACGCTATAAGCACCTGATGCCGTGTTACCCCAACCACCACCGATAGTTGAACCACCGACATCTGCTGATGGCTCTAATTTATTATTACTACCACCACCAATTGTTGATGCATATCCACTTGAAGTGTTATCATTACCACCACCAATTGTTATATATGTTGAACCTGAGATTATTTGGTTATCACCACCACTAATTGTATTATAACCAGTGATAATTGTTGAGCCTGATTGTGTTGGTACAATACTCGTTCCTGAGTATTCGAATGCACCACCACCACTTGCATTAATAGTTAATATATCACCAGTTATTGCAGTAGTTACGTTGGTTCCACCAACAATGTTAAATGTATCAGTTATTGAATTTGCTACGGCAGAGCCTGAGTCAGACGTGATTGTTTCCCATAAATTTTGGTCTAGGTCTCCACCACCTAAGTAATTTGCATCACCATAATCTCTTGTTACTAATACAGTTCCAGTAGCTGCACTTACAGTAGTATTATTCACATTACTATGAATTGGATAATCTAAGGTAAGACTTTTAGTTCCACCACTGTAAGGTGTGAATTCTAACGTTATTTCATTTAAAACTGACCTCATTTCAGCGGCAGTATTTAAACCGTTATCAGTTATGTTTATTATTTTATTAAGAATTGAATTTACGCTCATATTATCACTTTTAAGTATTATTTATTTGGTGTATCCCAGTCATTATTATCGAAATCGAGAGGGCTAAAATCCCCTATTTTATAAATATCACAATTATCTGTTATAGTTTCATTAATCGTTATAGTATTTCCAGTGACTACGTTACCACCATCTCCACCAACTACATTTATAGTTCCTATGAATTCAGAACCGTCATTTATTTGTTTCACGTAAACCCCAGTACAATTACTTGTTACAATAGGTGGTGCGTATTCAGGAGGTCCTGAATAACCTGTATCTGTAATATCCATGGTTGTTACACCAACGTTTAAATGTATAGGGTCAACAGTATCAGGAGATGTTGGACTTGGTGCTGTAATATCAATTGAATTACATAGTAATAGAGATGATTTTCTATATTTAAATTTAGAATCACCATCACCTAAACTAGTATTCGTAAATTGGAATGAAGAACCCCAGATAGTGGTTGCTGGAACTACTTGCTCTATTAATTCAGTCCAATACGAACCTATTAAATCAACAAATCCATCTATTTTTGCATCTCCGAATAAATTACTTGATACCCCACAATGTGTTTCACTATTTGCATAACGATAATAGAGTAATTCTATAGTTGGATAGGTGCTAATAGTTTTTCTTGATTTAACATCAATTAATTGATTAAGAAAATCTTGACCATCAGTAATATCTTCTAATGGTTCGGTTAATAAAGCCGTCATATCAACACAATTATGTGTGTCGGCAGTACACCCACTCATAGGGTCTAATATACATGGATTTTCTTGTACAAATTTCCATATATCACTATCTATCGCTTGTGTTGGTGTTATTAATAAATCTATTTCTTTAGTATTGATACTTAAATCTTCATCTACTATTTTATATTTAGTTTCTCTTCTATCTAAATCGAAAGTTCTAGTTACTAGACTATCATTAGATACCCAAGATTTTTTATCATCTATAACTCTTTTTAAATTAAAATTAGGACAAGCATCAGTTAAATAACCAACTGGTTCTACAGCTTCACATATTTTATTTAATTTAACATTGTCAACCAATATTGAGAAATTGGCTAATTCATTGCTAATTATAACTACTTTTAATTTTTCATTATAAATGTCAATTAATACATCAGGGTCATCTACAACCATTTTAACTTTAATCCAATCTGAATTAAAAGCATTATCAGTTATATTATCATTAGGTGTTACATCTTCCACTAAGTTTTGAACCGTTGATTGACAGTCACCGAATAATTTCAAACCTGTATTGGTGTTATTATCTAAATATATCCCAGCATCTGGTGCATTAAATATTGTTTGTTTAGCTACACTAACTAAATTGTTTGGAATTGGTAATGAAGGGTCCACAACCATTTTTTCAAGACTTAAATCTAGTGTTAGACTTTCTATAATATCTTTAAGACTGAATTCTAATTCAGAACAAGTGAATTTTAATAAAAACTCTAATTCAACTTCTAAAGTACAATTAGTGTCATCTACATTATCTACTTGGAACACTGCACCGTTATCTTCAACTGGATTTAATATTATTTTATATGTATCTCCATCATCACAAGATGTTGACCAATAACATTTAGCATCTTGAGGGTCGAATGAATATCCATTATTTATACAGCACTCACTACTTAATTTAGTTGAAGTTTCTACACCCTCTACTTCCAATATGCCCACAACTGTACCGTCAACATTTAGATTGATGTTTAAAATATCATTACCATATATATCTTTACAGTTTGTAACTTCCATTATTATTATTTATTATAAATATTAAGATAATCCCATTTCGAAAAAAACTTCCGTCCTATTCTTACTTCTTGCTGTACCATCTTTACGAGAGTGTACCCAAAATTGTAAACCATCCGTTGAAAACCCATATCCTCTAAGCCAATCATCACCAAAACTACCTAAATTTACCACTTCAGCATTATACCAATCTCTAACGGTAGGATAATCTTGAGTAGCAGTATATGTTTGGTCATATGTTACATTATATGCTCCATTTTTAAAATGATAAAGATTAACAAATATTCTTATTTTAGTTCCACAATGAACCTCATTTGGGTTGAAGTTAGGAGATGTATATTCACGTTGAGCATATCTTAACTCTTGAAAACCTCTATATTTTTTATATGGTTGAACTGAATTACAATTACCCGGACATCTAGATGTTATACTGAATGTTACTATGTCTGACCAAGCACTTGTATCTGCAATATTATTGGTTACGTTAACTCTTAATTCATAGTTACCGAAGATATTAATATCAGGTGTTTCTGGATTACTTAACGTAATTGGAAACGTAATCCAACTAGTTGCATCCACAAGTCTATATTGCCCAACTACACTATCTAATTGAGTTCCGCTTGGGGTTGTTGTACTTAAATCTATACTTATTTTACACATATTATTTTATTTTATTAAAAGTCGTCACAATCAAATTTAGCAGTTACAAATCCATCATAATCTATTTGGATTACTACAAAATTATATATATTAAAGTATTCCTCTTGACCAAAGAAAGGTATTAACCCATCGATATCTTCATATATTCTATTACCAACTACAGGCGTTGTACCACTACCATCATGATAGTATGTTCCATCAAGTTCAACTATACACGCATGAGATGCCTCACCAGAACTTACACTTAAAGGAAAATCTCTTAAAGTCGTAGGTGGTGGTGGCTCAACATCTTCACAACATAGTGAACCTAATGTTACTTGAACTGTTGGTGGGTTTTGAGCATTATAACAATTGAATCCACCTGTAGTTTCTGTATAACTTAATCCATTAACCGTACAGCAATCCAAAGTTGGTAATAAAGTCACCACTTCTGAGGTTTCTGTATCTAAGAACTCAACATGACCAAACGATGCGGTTGGCTCTATTACAGTGTACCTACTACAAACAGGAAGTGGGATTTCAATACAATGAATTTCACCATTAATAACTTCTTCAGTTAAACCATGTAAATAACAACAGTCAACACTAGGAACTATATTAGTTTCAAGATTGTCAAATGTGAATACTTTATACCCATTACTATCAAATTCTGATTTAGGTAAGTAGTTATCACAATCTTCCGGGTCAAGAATTATTTTCCATCTACAAACATAATATCCATCTACACCGATTTCTGATGTAAAAGATAATGCCTCACAGCACTCAGGATGAACGTTTAGATTAACTGACCCATCAGAGTACTCGGCTAAGATTAAACCGTCACTCGTTTGCTGTGTGAAACTCGTAGGGCAATCTACAATGTCAATAACTCCTCTAGTTATTTTTATTTCTAGAATACTTTCACAATCTTCCGATAAATCGTCAACATCCTCAACAATGTCACTATTAATTCCAAAACATTGAGAAATATCCATTCCATTTTCATCTGTTACAGATACAGAGTTAGGTGTACTAACAGTATCTCCAGATTTAACAAATTGGTCGTTACCTAACATTAAGGATGAGTTTGTATTTCCACTTATATCCATTATTATTTTATTTTATTATTTATCATAATTATTATGGGTTACATTCACCGAAAGGTCCATCAATTTCTAAATCTCCAGTTGAACTAATTACTTGTAATGCACAAAATTGTGTTACATTTCCAGGTGACCCTGCACCAATAATAAGTACATCAACGAATCCGAAACAATCAGTGAAAGTTATTTCACCTCCATGACCATCTCCACTTGTTGCATTGTATGTTTCACAGGCTTCTATTGGAAGTAATCCCAATTGTTCACAACTAGCAGTAGTTACTAAACTGTTTGATGACTCATTACCAGCTGCATCAACGGCTTTTACAGAATAACAATAATCACCACCAAAAAGTACAAATGTATCTATATATGTTGTGCTTGAACTCCCTGTATCTATTGTTGTTACTATACTACCATTAGAATATCGTGTTAATATATAATTTGTAACTCCTATATTATCTGTAGATGCATTCCAAGTAACCGTGATTGATTCAGAATCGACTAAAGTTTGATTCGCAATTACAACTGTAGGTATTGTAGGTGCTTCAGTATCCCCAGCATTTACAGTTGTCTTTTTGTATGCACTTCCTACACATCCATTTACATCTGTAACATTTAACGTTAAAGTACCAGAAGCATTTATTTCAACCGTACTTCCTGTTGATGAGCCGACTATTGAACCTGTATTAGAAAGCCATTCATATGTGTATGATGGTGCACCACCCGTAACTGTTGATGTTATGGTTATTGTAGGGTCTGGTATATTAGTTGTTTGTTGATTTATAACTACCGATGGACCTACTTGGTTTGTTAATGTATATGTTTCCCAATCATTACAATCAATATTATCTGGACTATATACCACTAATGTATATGTTCCTGGTTCGGTAACTGTAATTGTACTTCCGGTCTCAGTTGCAGGTGGGAACGCCCCATTATCTGCAGCCCACTCATATAACGTAGGTGATTGAGAACTACTACCTGATAATGTGATTGGAGTACCATCACATTCAAGTATGGTTAATCCACTAATACTTGCAATTGGTTGGTCATCTAATAAATCACCAGTTATTATTATTGTATCTTCAGCTACTAGAGTTGTTACATCTTCAGTAACTGTAACTTTATACTCACCATTAGAGTTCACAGTTACAGAATCTGTATAACTTACTGGTCCGTACCCTGTTTTAACCCATGCGTATTGTAAACTGTTAGTATCACCAGTTACGGTTGTAGTCAACTCTATACTTTGTGTTGGACAATTTAGGATAGTATCATTTGATAGTATCACAACGCTTAAATTATTTATAGAAACTATACTTGTTGTGCTACCAGTACAACTATTTTCATCCGTACCAACCACTGAATAAGTACCACCACTAACTGTGATAGTATTACCAGTTTCACCTCCAGGACTCCATAAATATGTACTTGCACCTGATGCGGTTAGTATTACTTCTTCGGTTTCACCTATAGTTGGATTATCTGGGGTTATTACTATAGTTGGAGATGTTAGGAATGGTGAAATTACATGATTAGTTGTATCAGTATTACCAAACTCACCATCAGTTACCGTTAAAGTGTATGTACCTATTGATGTGGCTGTAATAGTTGATGCTGTTGATGATAAAGTGGTACCTGTGACACCTGAAATAGCGCCATCGATAGTTGACCATAGATATGTTATATTACCATCTATAATCCCATCAGAATCAGTTGACATTTCACCATTTAAAATTATTTCCATTTTATTATCTTATTTATTCACAATTAATACCATCATCACCATCTATAATAGCGGTTGGATTTAAACTTTCATCAGGACATACAAAACTTGAACTTACAGATACATCAACTCTTACAATCGAGTTTAATAAGTCACTCTCACAACTTGAAAAATCCTCAACCCAAGCATATTCACTACCTATCGTTGTTCCAGTTGCTCCAGATATAGATATCACATCTAAACCATCAATATATTCTTGCTCGGTCGGCACTGTATCGCCACTTCCAGTAAAGAATATTTCATCACTAATTAGTACACCATTTAAATAACCTTTAATGGTCCAATCAGAGGATATTGTGCAGCCACTTTCACTTACTGGGTTCACATTGATAAAATTATCAATATTTTGTCTAATCAACGTAGTAAATTCAGTTTGAACGTCTAATGTTACACTAGCAACTATATCACCCTCACAACATTCATCAAAAGTACCATTATTGTAATTTGTGAATAGATTTGAGAACTCATAAGGTTTGGCGGCTTCCAATTCATCTAGACCTACAAAGTTAGGGACTAAACACCCTTCAAATTGGTCAATATAGGCTTGTCCACCATCATATGGTCCGATATGCGGATTATTACCGTATAGTACATCAACGTCTGGATTTGGACCACCAGTTGTTCTATACCATAAACCTGCTTTTTGGTAATACATGTCTTGATTATTAGGGCTAATCTTAGGGTAACCATCTTCAGAAATTGGTAATTCACTAATATCGTCCGTACCATTGAAATATAGCATCATTTCTTTTAGTAAATCTACATCTATTTTATTTTCAGCAACATACACATACTCATTGAAGGTTACTAACCCATCTGGTGTACCTATAAATTTAAATAAAAATTCAATAGCCTTTCTAGTACCTTTAGATTTCCAAATCCAAGGTGTATTTAATATTATTCTTCTCCATAATTCAAGTTCAGCTTCTGCTGTGGTTAAACCTACAGATTGACCCTCAAAGGTGCTATCACTTGGTGTTAAAAAGTTTTCAACTAAATTAATATCTGTAATAGATGTTGTTAAATCCCAACCCATAATTCTAGCCATATTTTTTAGGACCAAATCTGGGGTATTATTCTTTTTATCGTATGTTACCGTATTTGCGTATGCAATTCCTTTAGTTAATTGTCTAATTTCATCAAACTCCCTACCGTATATCTTTAGTGCAGCAGTCATTTTTTGACCATTAGAGTCAACATATGTACCATTTATATCCGGGATAGTATCGAACTCAGATATTGATTTTGATACTAAGAATCTAGTCATTAAATCACTTTTAGTACTATCATTGGCTTCTGCAATGTAAATCAAGTCGTTAACGTATTCAGTATATCCAATAGTATTAAAATCAATATTATAACCATCAGAAGTTGGCCAAGTAATATCTTGTATTGATTCTATTAAAGCACCTGTTTCGGCTTCACTGTAAACTATGAAACTTGAAGTGTATTGAGGTATGATACTTCTATTTAATAACTCGCTCTCAAAATTATTAAGTGAGTCGAAGAATTCTTCGAATTTTAATGAATTAGGTTTAATATGGTAATCAATATTTTCATCTGGAAAAATTGGAAATGGGTCACCTTCAACTTCAAATGACATTAGAGTATTTGTAATACCAGACGCTCCAACGAAATTAGTAACTGGAAAATCACCATAAATGTTAGAAATTACATAATTTATATAATTTGTGGTAAGATTTCTATCGTTATTAGTTTCATTATATGTGTCAATTATTGTTCCGTTAAGTAAATAATTAATATCGAATGAATTAGTTATACGGTCAACATTAACGTCAAATGTAGATTTATTAGTTGTAGAATCAAAAATATAATTCTCTACAGTGTCTCCAGTTATACTAGGGTCTAAAGTGCTATAACCTTCAACAGATAATGATGCAGGCCAATTTATTATGATATTTTCTAATGATACTCTAATATATTCTTTTAATGAGCCGAAAAATGCAAAATTAGTAACATCACTTTTATCAAGATTTAATTTTATTTTGTTGTTAATAAAAAATAGCTCCCCTATATCAGGATTAGCTGACATATCATCTAATGACTTAAACTTACTAAAACTGTTGGTAACAAACCTTTTGTCAACTTTAGCGTCTAAATTTGTTGTGATATTAAAGTTACCACTAGTAAAAATAGAAGTCCCTATGTTACTAGTACTTTGATTCCCCACCAAATCAGGTGAGAAATTCCTATACTCTATACCATCATTATAGAATACTTTTTTGGCATAACCAACTACTTTTACTTTATTACCCATTATACTTCAGTTAAATCGTCAAATTCTTTGCTAAAATCTATATTATCTTTAGGTTCCCTAACTTCAACTAGTGGTTTACCTGTAAACTCATCTTTAATCTCAAATAAGTTATATTGTTTGTATATATCCTTATTATTATTATAAATAGTGTAAGTACCGTCTTCAACTGTTTTAGTTTGTGGACCATATAGAGCGTAAGATAATGTCTCAATGTCATGCTCAACCATTTCAATTTCAACCATCATAGGGTTAAAGAATGTATTGGTGATGATTACATCTTGATTTGGTTCTCCGATAAATGGTTCAACGTTAGGTTTTACATTGGTTGATGAACTTGGTGTAACTGTAGCGAATACTAAAGTTGAGTTATCGGTAAAATTATATCTAACTGCTTTTTGACTTGTATTTGTTAAATTTTCATTAACTGGTTCAGCCTTATTATTAGATGTTATAATTCTAAAGAAATTTCTAACTTTTACATCGTTATCCGTATTACTATTACTTAAATATTCTATTCTATATCCGGTTAACCCACCATTTTGGAATTTACTAACATATTCACTATTTAATGATGAAGATGCTGTATCGAATATTAAACCTTTTATATCTGATTTAGCCGATAATACACCTGTGTCAATAATTTTAGTTCTAATTTCTAGAGGCTTTATCATAATAGTATAATATCCCTTTTCTGAAAAAATACTACTAGGTAAAGTTAGTGTATACATTCCACCAAAAATCTCAAAATTAGAAGTGTTATTAGGATTTTTAACTTCTGATAATACTTCATTAGTATTTAATTTAGTTAAACTTGTGTCACCTATTTCATTTCTACTTCTAGTAAAATGTAAAAACACTTCAATATCGTTAATCGAAACATCTGCTGGTCTTACTGTACCATAATTTCCTGTTGCCATAATTTTATTCTTTATTTATATTATAAAACCCATTACCATACTTGGTTAAATGAGCTAAATTCTCTATCTCTGATAATCTTAAATGTTGGTCTAAAACACTTGCTACCCCTCTATCAATAAATACATCACTATTTACTTCTGGTTCACTAATTATTCCTAAAAGATATTCTTCTTGTATTGTAGGGTCAATTGAAATGTTAGTTGAGTTCCAACCTTCACTCATAAATTCTACTCTAGTTGTCATTTCTTCCCAATCTAATGTTTCATTTATTGATACCCCATCTATTGGGTTGTCAACATACAAAATACCTGTTGTTTGACCTGTAGTTCCGATATTAACATCTTTATTAGTATCAATTACATATGTAATTTCATTATCTTCTGTAGTCCCAGTAGATGTTACTCTACTAACCCCATTTATTTGTGTCCATTCATAATTCTTATAATCACCCTTATCAATGTCGAATCCTGGAATATATGGTTTACCTTCTTTATATGACCTTACCGATTCTAATTTAGAATCACTAGCCATTACTATCTTACCACCTTTTTTAAAATATGTTTGATAGTCTTTGGTTATATCTGAAGGTATATCAGTTAACATACCTAACCCATCAATATTTTGAGTTAGATTTAACTTTATATGTATATTACCGTTAGGTACTACATCTTTAAGTGATATTTCTCTTTTAATTACTTCCATTAGCTTACTTGTATTTCATATAAATTAAGAGTTACCCCATCACTCGTTTCAGTTATGTTGGTTGAATTGTTATATGTCTTATCTAACATGTAATAATAACCACCATCCGTCTTTTTTAAAATATATCTTATATGTAACTTATCCATTATTTCAGTTATTGGTAAAATGTCAGTGGTTGATGTAAATACTGTCGCTCTACCTGTACTAGCATTATTAAAACTCGCTCTCATATATAATTCCCTTGGCATTGTCATCTCACTTTTAAAATGATAAATGTAATAACCCTCCGCAAATCCTTTAGGTTTTTTTATTGGGTTGTTTAAGATGAATTTAGTTGGGAAATCCGTAACATGTTTAGGTAACCCTCCATTTTCTTCATCTAATGGTATTATATCATATGCGCTAACTTTAGAGAATATGGTAATCTGTGATATTAGGTTTTGATTAGTCGTTACATCAGTATCATAAAAGTTCATCTTTAAAAATGAATTGGTAAATCTACTTTTACTATATAAAATGTCATCATTAACAAATCCGATATCACTATATGTACTATTCAATAACATATTATCATTATCATCCAAGAAATTTAATTTTGTAATCATATCATCAGCCTCTACAATGTTTGAAAAATCTTCACTATATAATATTGGCGTAAATCTAACTTTTTCATAATCAATAATAGGATTTATTGCTTTCTCAGTCTCAACTTCAATAAATTTATCAGTCACAGTCTCATATTGACCAATACTATTAAAATCCATTGATATTGGTATTTTAAGATAGTTTTTATCTCCTATAGAATCTATTCTTATTTTTATTTTAACAGACATCCTGACTATTTTTAACGTTATTATTATCATCCAACTCTTTCCCTGGAATATCCGAAGGTGTTTGAGTGTGTTGTATCCCGTAGTAATTAAATGGGTCTTGCCTTAATAATGGTAAAGAAATTAATGAATTTACGTAATGAACACCATTTAAAAATGGATAATCTAATTCATTACCAAATCCAATATCTAATAAATCTCTCCATAAGTATTTACCATTATCTAGTGGTTTTACGTATGGTGGTTTATTACCTGTTTCTTTAGTACCTTCCTCAATATAAAGTGAGTACTCTCTAATTTTAACTTTATGGTGAGGTTTATACATATAACCTTCATATCTATTACCTAACTCAATATCTGGTGAAAGTCCAAAGTTAGGGTCTACAACAGTTCCACCCGCTTCTCTATTATGAGTGTTAAATGTATGATATACATCACCTAATATTTTTTCTTTTAATTCTAAAACGTTAAATTCAGCAACATCACCATAAAATTCTTCATCTTCTAATTTAACATTACTTTCTAATGCCATATGAGATATTAAATTATTATTATTTACCCTTCTAATGTCTGGAACTGCTAAAATATCATCCACATATTCACTATAAGGCATTTTTAAGCCACTTTTTACGTTTGTGAATACATTGTTACTATTAGTTTTTAATAGTGTGATATAAAGTTCGGTTACAGGTCTATTAGTTGCATCAGTTAACCCACTTATATCAATATCCTCATTAATTACATAATTATTAATTTTATCTTCATAAATATTTTGACTAAACGCTAGAGGGAATAGTTCATAATCTATTGGTGGGGTATCATCCTTATCATTAACTGGTCTAAATATTCTATAATAATATTCGGATTCTCTTCCGTGATAAATTCTAACCATTCTAGGGTCACTACCTAGAGTTACCGTCACATCCAATTCAACGCTGAAATTATACTCTTTATCGTCACCATTATTTTTACCTACTCTAACTACCTCGTAAACTCCATTCTTATCGCTCAAACCTTTTAATCTGACCGACTCTCCTTGGGATAATCCGTGTTTAACTGGTGTTGAAATGTTTACCATATCACGATTACCAATTTTACTTGGTTCTAACCCTATTATTAATAATCCTTTATAAGTTAAATCACCTTCTTCTGATTTTCTAGCCGCCGGATATGTAACCGTAAAATCCCAATTCTTTGTTTCACTAACTGGAGTTAATGAGAACAATTTACTATTTGGCTCCATTTCAGTCCATCCACATAATACCGCACTACCCTCAGATAAATCATTGTAACCGTACCAACCGTTACGTTCCTTTAAATTAGCAGCTACGGATTCTATATATGTTAAATCACTATCATCTGAAGAACTAACATTGTCAGGTGGGAAACTACCATCTCTATATGCGATAGCGTTAAACATATTCCAACTACTATCTCCTGTGGAGTTAAATAGAGCATTATTGAATAATGAGTTTATAGTTCCAGTTAATCTATATTTAGAACTTTCATTTCTTTCTTCATTAAATTGGTCACCCGAATTAATGACTTTATTAACTTCACCTATAGGTAGTAAATCCGTTTTAGATTCTAAATTAATTTTACCATATTCGTCCACATTAACATCCGTCTTGGATGTTGCTGAATTAAGTCTATATTTTTTATTAATCCACATCTGTTATTATATTTGTTTCATAAATAATAGTGGTTAGTTGTTCATCTCTTATGGTTATCAAATATACCCCTTCAATAAGGTCTTCTATTTTCTTATTGAATGGTACGTTAAAGAATTCAATATTTGTTTTAGGACCCTCGAATTTAACATAATATGGACCTACACCACCTGATATCGATTTAACATTTATACTACCTAAATGGTTAGTTTCAGTTTCACCACTTACAAATAAAGCGTTTTCAACTAGAATGTTAGCGGTTAATGGTTGTATTCCGTTAACTTTAAATCTTTTTTCACTTATATTATCATTACTATCTATAACTTGAACTGTATAATATCCACTACTTAAACCGTCTATTTGACTACTTGTGATATCTCCAGGGATAATTTCATCACTACTCCAAAGGTATGTGTATGGTTCTGAACCTCCAATTACAGTTACATCTATTGAACCATCCTGACCATTTATAGTTGAAACGTCTATTACTTCTCCATTTATAGTAATTGGGTTAACAAAGGGTTTAGTACATATATTAAAATATTTACGATTCATTAAATCTAAAGCCGTTTTATTAGGTTTAGTTCCAAAATAGAAATAAAACGAGTTACCAAATGTTTGGTGAAGCCCATTATTCTTTATATCTCTATAATTATCATAATAAGTTGTATCAATATCACCGCTAGGCCCAGAGTCAAAGTTTGAATTTATATTATAAGGATTTTCATCTTTATATAATTCAGTATTTAATGTTATCAATTTATTCCTTAACAACCCACCACTAATATTATCATTATCTATTTTATGATTTGGAGAGTAAGGTATGTCATCATTTTTATCCATATCTATCCCTATTTCACAAATAATTGATACGTTATTTGCTTGAGTGGTATTAGCCTCCAATTTTAAACATCTTATATCAAATAATGCATTATCAATAGTTAATCCATCATCATCATCATCTAAAACTGCTGGTGGTTTTTGATATGTTGATGTGATTAATTCTGATTGTAAATTTGGTAGCCCTTGCCAATCACATTCGAATACCGAACCTAGATTATATATATCGGTAGCATACATAAGGTGATTAGACTTACTCATTGGTTTATATAATAACTCACCATTATAACTAACTATAGTTCCGTCAGATGTTCCAACATCTTCACCATTGAATAATTCCCTACTACCATCACTGTATTTGATATTAGTGTTAAGTAAATAATTACTTAGATTTTTACTTCCATCACCACAAAATTTTTCATCATTTTTCTTCTTTTTATATTTAAGTAAAAAGCCATATAATGACCCATTTAACCATTCATTATAAAAATCAAGTTCATATACATTTAAAGTTTCTGCTACAGATTCTCTAATACAAAGTTTAAATTCGTCACTATCATCCTTACTCGCCTTATTTTCAATCCTGTAACTATCCCCATCACATGGTAATTTAGGATTACTTACGATTGACACTACTTTTGCTAGTACTACTATTATATCAATTATAACGCATATTATAGTAAATAATGGGTTTGTATCTCTATCCGCAGTATTATATGGTATTGGAGATTTCTCACCTACACAATCATCGACATCTTTAAATCCTACAAAATTTCTATTATTGTCATTCTTATTTTTTTGATATCTAGCAATGTGATTTTTAACTGTATAAATTTTATTCCAATATAACTCCCTATAATTTTCATCGGCAGTGTTTTCATCAAAAGTGTAATCTGTCTTTTCGTAAACTTTTGGATTATTTGGTACTAGATATTTACCTCTAGTTCTTAATCTACCTTCACCACCTGTTATATCCATTCCAATTTTAAATCTAACTTTTGATTTGGTTGGGAATCCTTTTGTTGGGTCATCGGTTGGTACTAGGTTACCTTGTTCATCTGTAACTACGTAGTCTAAATTCATAGGTATTTGGTAAGCCCAAGCGCCATTATCATCTATTACTCTACCACCTTCAATATTAAATGTTTCGGTATCTCCAAAAATGGTTTTTCTTATCATTTCTACAGTACCACCACCTTCATTCATTTCACAAACCTTACCTACTTTCTTTCTAGGTCTACAGTTTTTATTAATGCTGTTCTTATCATTATCTCCAAAGATAGCACCAATGAAAATGGCTTTAGGTTCAAGGTTATAATTTAAATCAACGTCTATTCTACTAATACCAACTTCATTTTCAACCTCTTCACCCCAAAAAGGTATTACATTTACACCCATTTGAGTGTTTTTTAATTGTGAAAGGTTGTTTAGGTTAGTACCACCTTTAAATTTATTTGATGATTCGAAATTCTTACTAGGAATACCTTGGGCTATAAAATCATAAGGTCTTTGTGAGAAAATACCAATATCTGATAAATCTACATCTACATTTATCATATGATTACCAACAGGTACCCCAAAAATCATAAAATCTCCAGAATCGTTTGTTGTTGTATTGAATTTGTAATATTTCTGATGAATATCTAGTAATATTTCATTATCCACTAACTCTCTTTTATTAGGGAAAGTTCCAACAGGTGTGTGACACTCTCCTTGAGAGTCATTTGGTAATGTGTTATACCTAACACCGTCACCATTAACAACTGTTATGTCGGTATATGGGTATAATGATGCAATTTCTGGTATTTGAGCGTCTACTTCGTCTAAAGGTATGAAAATAGAAACTTTAGCGTTAGGAACTCCTACACCGCTATTGATTATCACTCTACCTACGACTACACCATAATCTGAATAGAACGTTCTATAAACATCTTCTTGGGATATTTTTAACGATAGAATCTCAAGAAAATCAAAATCTTGATTTAATTGTACTTTTAAATGAGTGTCACCACCATTTGGTTCAGTTCTTATTCTTATATTTTTTGACATATTATTTTATTACTTCTACATCTAATAGTTCGTAATCATCCGGGTCTAAATCTTCAGATATTTCATCTTCTTCTTTTCTACCTGATATTTTTTTTGCAATCTCGATTAACGGATTATAATTACCACCAACTGCCGAATTAATACCCATAACCCAAATTATAATAAAAATCACTGGAGATAATATAATCATCAGTGATGATATTGCGATAATATTCACTATTTTAGTGAATATTGGTAATTTATTTTCAGTTTCGTTTTCATCCTTTACGGATTTATCTTTACAGTTACAGCCCATAGTATATATTTTATTATAATCTACCTTTTTAAAGTAAAAAGGAAAGGTTATTTAACTCTTATCGTAATATCTTTACTTGGATATTTAATTTCGAACATACTTATTGGGTTTCCGAATAAAGTATACTCACCTAATAAGTCTACTTGTCTAGTTTCTTCATCAGTATAAGGTTGTTCAATTTCGTTTAATGAGTACTTACCACCACCAACTTTATTGAATATTCTGATATCTAATACGTTTACCACTCCAGCCACATTATTTACACTTTCAATAAGTTGACCTAGATATATGTTTTCACCCATACTATGGTCATTTATATCCATAAAAGTAGTTACCTCGTTAATTGAATTTGTTATTATTTGTGAACTTGGGAATTCTTTATCTATAAGTAAATCTAATTCAAATCCTAGATTTATAATTCTACCATCACCAATATTTACATAATCATTAAGCATTCTATAATCCGCTAGGTAATTTGATATATTGTCTTTAAGTGTGTTGGTTGATGTGTTGGTTAATTTACTATTACTATCTAACCCTAAGATGTAAACAAGAACCTTATTTTGTTCTTCGTAAACACCGCTTCTAAAAGGTACTCCGAATTCTCCTGGCATAAGACTTACTCTCGCTTGGTAATCTTTAATTGTTACTGCTCTATTTTGTGAAGCGAAGTTATATCTAACTAGATTTCTAACTTCATCGATTGAAGGTTCATCTCTACCACCTAATGCTGGTATTGGATTGTTAATTCTTATTGAGTTTCTTACTGAGGTGTTGATTGAATCTTCAGCGCCATTAACTGACATGTCAATTAAATTTACTGTAGTTATTGTATCAGAACCTAAATTGGTATTAGCACCACCACCAACTCTATATTGTACATACATCGTAGTGTTGGCTTTAGGAGTTTCACCTAATGCTAAGTTATTTATAAAATCACCAACTCTAACCAATAATGAATCGTTAATATCATTTAATGGTGTTGTAGTATCTTGATTACCACCACCGAATATTAATTTAGTGAATCCGTTGTCTGTGTATTCTCTAATGAATTTTCTAGTTATTCTAACCCATTTTCCAGGAACTACGCCAGAATTATCACTTACCATTGCACTATCTTCTATGAATTTAGTGTCTTCTGCTAATGCATCTACCTCAAACCATCTATCGTCAAACTCTAAGAAATCATCTAATGATGGAGTGTCAGTGTAATTAATACCGTTTTTAGCAATTATTGAAGTGATTGATAACACATCGTTATCTGGTAAAATCAATTCATAAAATGGAACAACTTCTGCGTTAGATATTGTTTTTTCGAATGTTTTGGTAACACCGTTTAGAACTATTTCCCTTTTGGTTAATGTATAATTTACAATAGTTCCATTGGCATTTATATTTGGAACAATAAGTCTATTTGGTAAACCTCCTGTTGTAAATGGACTATCAAAGTTGATGTCATCCACTGTTTCAAATAATTTACCACCACCTGATAATTGAGCTCCTGTTCTAATTACTGGTGCGTATGAAATGTCGAATGTATCACCATTAACTGGCACGGTAACAGAGAAATCTACAATACTTATTGATGGGCGTTTCCCTGGAATTTTTAACCCAAAAGTTCTAGCCATTGATAGTATTGAACTTCTTTGTTGTGCGTAATCTATTTGTGTTTCTTGAAATAGTCTGTCCGTATTAGCGGATAACATATCACTTACAGCTGCATTTAACTCGATTAACATCATACCAATAGATGCGTCATTGAAATCTGATAATATATCAGGATAATATTGTTTTACAAAATCTATTAGTTCTGTACGTACATCAGCGAAGTTTCTACTTGAATATGCAATTCCTTTTCCCATTATTTAATTGTTTATATATAAATATAAACATAATAAAAAAGTTGGGCAAATAAAGGTATTTTATGTGTTTTCTGTTAAAGTTTTACGATTATGAAATCGTTAATTTCGAATACGTCCTCAGTTATAGTGTAATCTACCCTAACAACTACACCGTATTGACTCTCACTCTCATCTTCAATCTCAACACTATTTATTTTTAAGTTTGGTATGTATTTTCTAACTGCTTCCGTGATTTCAGTTTGAATTTCTGATGAAGTGATACCATCCATAGGGTCAAATAAATGCTTACGTAAATCTGTTCCGAAATCTGGTAAATATAATCTCTCACCCTTATTGGTCATAATTAGGTGCATTAAATCGGCCTTTATCGCTGCTGTGTCGGTAACGTTAAGGTCTAAGAAGAATCCTTTTGGACTATCTCTAAATGGAAAGTTTATATTTATGCTTTTATTAGCCATATCTATATTTTAATAATAAATATCTTAAAGTAAAGTTTTAAACAAAAAAAAGGTAGACTTTCATCTACCTCTTTATTTCAAAACTTAGTCACTCCAACGATATATTGGTGTTGTTGTTGTTTTTTCACCTATCTTCTTAAACTTACTAATATAATATTCTCTAATATGATACGTATCATTTTCTTTAATGTCCCATAAGAAATAATCTTCACCTTGTAATTGTAGGAAGATATACTTTTTTCTATTATATTGGATAATGTCTCCGAATTTAAAATTATACCTTAACGATTCACTTTTATTTGACATATTATTCACCATTTTCTATTCCTATCCTAGTTCTAATTATTGACATGTAATTTCTTAGGGTCCTTAAAGTGTGTTCATGATATTCATTAACTTCCTCTAACTCATCTTCAAATTCAAGTGGGTTATACGAACCATCTATAACCTCTTCAGCATTATAAATCTCATTCAGCAATTCTTCTAATATTTCTAATTTTTCCATATTATCCGCATTTAGAATCTCCACAATACTTACACTTCTGACAACCTTCTTCATAAATCAATGCATCTTCTTTACCGCAATTTCCACATTTTTTAGCTGATTTTTCACCATCTTTAATATATCTCTTAAGTGTTCTTGCCATAACCTTGGTAAATGAAGTAATATCACCAGTACCATTACTTAGCATGTCAACTGCAAATTTAGGGTGCATACCGTGTCTTAATACACCACTAGTTGTTCTAGTTAGCATCTCTTCAACCTCATCCATACCTTGACCTATATCTTCATAGATAGCCTCATCATTTTCATCTATTAATGAATATAATCCAGATTTAACTTTTATCGTTCTAGCCTTAGAAACTCCTTTGGCTACTTCGTAATCTAATGCGAACACTTCATAAGGTTTATCATCCATTAAACCAACAATTACAGTATGTACTTGCCCTTTAACTTTAGGGTGGAATACATCACAATCTAATATTGGTGGACGTTTAGGTGCGTCATTATAAGTAATACCTTCAGCCTCTTCATCTTTTTTAGTAATCAATACACCTGTTCTACAACCATCTCTATAGATTGTAACGCCTTTTAGGTTTAATTCCCAAGATTTGATATATATTTCGGAAACTTCTTCTTTAGTTACATCTTGTGGTAAGTTAATCGTTGAACTAATTGAATGAGTTGTATATTTTTGGATAATACCTTGAATTATCACTCTATTCACCCAATCAATATGATTTGCTGTACTGTTGGTATATGGGGTTTCATTATCAGTGATAAATTTAACTACCTCTTTAACTAATGCTTCTTCTTCTTTCTTACTTTTACCAACTTTATCATATAAAGCAATAATTGTGGCGCTTAAATCATTTGCTCTAATGTAATCAATAAGACCTTTATGTGTTACTGAGAACTCTTGCCATTGGTCACCATTTTCATCTGTAAAATCAACTCTAACTCCAATATCTTGTGGGTTTAGTTTTTTACGTCTTAAATATGGGTAAATTGAGAACACTGGTTCTAATCCTGAAGTTGTTTGAGTAAGAATACTTACACTACCTGTTGGTGCTACTGTTGACCAAGAAACATTTCTTCTTCCATATTGATACATCCTTAAGTATTGTGATGGGAACTCTGATTGTATGAATTTATAGAATGAATTTGTACCTACTGTGATATCATCATCATCATCTTTAAATTCAATATTTTTATCCCAACCAACGAATGGTCCTCTTAGAATTGCTAAATCAATAGTACAATCTAATTCACCTTCCATTTTCACTTTCATTACTTTATCTATGATTACCATTCCTTCTTCAGAATCGTAATTAACACCCATAGCCGCAACCATATCACCTAATCCAGTAAACCCGCAACCAGTTCTTCTACCAGAACTAGCAACTTTATAGATATTATTCCATAGTTTTAATTCAACTATTTTACTATCACTAGATTCGGGGTCTTTTTTGATTTTATTTATAATTCTTGATATCTTTTCTAATTCTAAATCTACAATGTTATCAGCTAATCTTTGTTGTTCATATGAAATTTGATATAATTTTTCATAATCAATTGAAGCGTTTTCTTTAAATCTATTATTAACAAATGAGTATAAGTTAATTGCCATAAGTCTACAAGCATCATATGGTTGCATAAAGATTTCACCACAAGGATTTGTAGTTATACCTCTATATTCTGAATATGCACCATCTGGACTATAATCCCAATGTCTATCAATGAATATTTGTCCTGGTTCAGCATTATCCCATGCGTTTTCAATAATAAGGTCGTATAATTCTTTTGCTCTAATTTTTCTAACCCAAATACCACTATTTGGTAATTCAATTAACTCATTATATTCAACATTATCAAAAATATCTTTTGATACATAAGCGTCAATCGGATATTGTAAAATATAATCCTCATCCTTTTTAACGGCTTCCATGAAGTCATCACGTAATGAAACTGAAATATTTGCACCAGTTACTTTAGTTCTATCATTTTTAATGGTAACAAAGTCTGCAACATCTGGATGTCTTACATCGATAGAGAGCATTAGAGCTCCTCTACGACCGTTTTGGGCGACTTCCCTAGTCGAGTTACTAAATCTCTCCATAAAGGACACAGCACCCGTAGAAGTCTTCGCAGCGTTGGATGTCGGAGTGTTATTTGGTCTTAATGTACTAATATCAATTCCTACGCCACCACGTCTCTTCATTAATTGTACTAATTCTTCATCTTTAAGTAGAATTCCACCATAACTATCTTCTGGTTGACCAATAACGAAACAATTGGATAATGACCCTATTTGTTTGTTATTACCTAATTGGGACATTATTGACCCTTGAGGTACTATGTATTTGAAATCTTTAAATAATTCGTATATACTTTTAGTAGTTAAATCTTCACGAGTGATACCATATTTACTTAATGGTAATTTTTTTTCAATTATCCATTTAAGTACTTCTTCTGATTGAAACTTACTCTCTACCCTAGAAAATTCTCTAGCCATTCTAAGGTGCATGTAATCTGGAGTTATTTCTTCATCCGGCTCACCTGACTCACCAATTTTATATTTATCTTTCCAAACGTTTACTGCTAAATCATCCCCTTTGAAGTAATCGCTTCTTAATTTTTCATGTTCTATATTCATTTCTTATATTTTTAAACTTCGGTATTATCTTTACCGTTAGAGTCTTTATTTTTATCTTCTTTTAATTTTGCCATTAATTGTTGAACTCTTGCTATGGCATCAGCACCTTTACTATTTTCTTTTTCTAATGTAGTTTTAGCCACTCCATTTTCAACTTCTATTTGTATCCTAGCATTGTCGAATAAAATATCATCAAATACAATCCCATCAATTCCGAACCTTGATTTAAGTATTGCCATATTAGCTCTACCTGTTTCTTTTTGCTCTAAACTTTTAGCAATTGATAATAAGAAGTGAGCAATTTGACCTTTTTTAATTGAACCACCTAACATTGATGAATCTACAGTTTCAGCCGAAATAGAACTTCTATTACCTTGAATTGCTGTCCATCCTGCCATATCATACTCTGTTAATAATGTTTCGAATTGTCTCATAATAACACCCTCATTAGACCATTCACTATTATCGCTATTACCTTTAGTTGGTGTAACGCAATCGATATAATCTAAAAGAATAATATCTGGTTTTTTACCAGCGGCCGCTAATTTTCTAACGTATTGCTTAATCATTGGCATTGTCGTACCATCACTTGGGAATTTCTTTAATTTTAAATAACCACTACCACTTTCTTTTTCAGCCATTATAGCATCAAGTGCAGGTCTATGCTCAGCTAATCCTAAATCATTAATTTCTAATCCAGTCCAACACGCTAAGTGTTTACGTTGGATAATTTTAGGTGTATCTTCGAAAAATATTTGAAGTACATTAAGTCCTAAATCGAAAGCACTACTAGCCAATTTAGTCATGAAAGTAGTTTTACCAACACCAAATGGTGCTAATACCACCGCCAATTCACCTTTAGATAAACCACCGTTCATCTTAGCATCTAAACCTACAATACCTGTTGGTATAGGGCTTCTAAACTCGTCTGATAATACTGCCTCTAAATTATAAAAAACATCAATAGCATCATCCTTATTATTACCTACTTCTAAGGCTTTTTTAAGTATCTCTTCACATTGTTCATAACTATCCGGGTCACCTTTATCAAATATGGATTGCATTTTATTCATCGACTTTTTTAGTTCTTGTTGTTGGCAAAATCTCATTGCCATCTCTTGAACCTCATCGGAATCGTTTAAAGTTATATCTTTTATTTGAGCTAATTGGGCGTTAATGAACTTTTTAGTCATTGCATTATCTTTCCTCTCTGCTAATCTAAAAGATAAACTATCGATATCTGGTATTACCTCTTTACTCTCATATGCATCCTTAATTGTAGCAACTATCTTACGTAGATATTCATCTGAAAAATAATTAGGGTCCACAATATCCATTATATTATTCGAAAACTTATAATCAGTTATGAATTGTGCTATTAATCTTTTTTGATATGGTAATCCTAAGTGTTTAAAATCTTTCTCTTCTTCTTTCATATTTTATTTACTTTGTTTTTTTTCTCGTTCTATTAATTCTTTAAAAGGTAGTAAGTATTCAGTACTAAAATTGTGAATAAATTTATCTACACCATCACGCTTCATAAATGTATATACATTTTTAATTCCTCTACTATCTATATCACCTATAGGTCCTTTTAATTCGTTAAATATTTTAACATTATCTTCATCTACTAATGGTGTTGATAAGTCTACCAATAACTCATTAGTTTCATAAAGTTTATCTCCTTGTACTCCATCAGTAACTCCATGTATAATATTCGTCAAAGCTTTTAGAGGCTTTTTCTTATTATCAATTCTTGAATACTGTAGGATTTTTGCTTCTTTTATAACTTCATTTAAAGTCATTTCACGTTCAATTAACCCTGGAAAGTGTTTCAATAGAGTGGGTTCTTTAACACCTGCAACTCCTTTGATATCATCCGATTGGTCACCACCAATAATCTTAATTAATTTTGAATTTCTAACATGATGTTTGAAATACTTATTATAATTGGATTCTGTAACGTACTCTTTAAGGTCGCATAGGTAAATTTGAACTTCACCATTGATTAGTTGACATAAATCTCTATCACTAGTACATATGGTAATAGTTTCACCTTTTGCTTTAGTTGAGCAATATAACGCTATGAAATCATCCGCTTCAACTCCAGATTTACTTTCGTCCATATATTGTCTAATGAACAACTCTTCTAGATATTGTCTGATTATAAATTTCTCAGTAACCTCTTGTAAATCTACAGGGTGAGTACCGTTTACGAAATCTTTATCACGACTAATTTTATAATCTGAATATATTTCCCATCTCATTCGACCACTAAAAGCCCCATCCCAGAACACAAAGGCTCTGTGATATAGGTTTTCTTTTAGTAATTTTCTAACGATTGTGATGAATTGGAATAATCCTCCAATATGTTCACCTTTAGCGTTAAATTGGTCTTTAGCTCCCAAAAATCCCCTTTTAAATAGGGCGTTACCGTCTATTAACAGAGTGTTACTTTTTTCAGTAACGACTCCATATTTCCTAGGCTTTTTGCCCATAATATTAACTATTTAAAGGGTTATTATTCTGCCATATCTCCAGTTTCAAATGAACCATCTTCCGTTGATTCTCCTAATACTGTATCGTATGGTACATTTAATGCATCATGAATGAATTGTCTATTTTCTTTCTTATATTCAGTCAATTCGTCTGGGTTTCTAAACCCATGTGGTGTTGATGCTATACTTCCGTTTCTAGTTATACCATTAATGTGATTTTTTTCACATTTGATTTTAACTTTAGTTCCGTAATTGAATTCTTGTCCTAATGCTGTTGCGCTAAGTTTGATAGTACCATGTGATGCTATTCCACCCATATGTACAATCAATCTAGCGTTAAAGAACATAAATTCTCCTCCTTTATGTTTAACGATACCGCCACCCATATTATCAATCCATATTTTTTGAACACAAACTAACGTGTTTACGAATTCCTTATCAAGTGACCTACTTGCTGGAATCATAAAGTTAACAATAGATTGGAATACATTCATTGCTCCAGCATTCCATTGATTGTTATTAGCACTAGATGTTGCTGATTGATATCCATTAAGAGTTCCGATTGAATCCCAAAAGAATGCTATATTCATTGGAAATTCACCTTCTCTTTGTAATTTTAGATAATCTTGCATAAGTAATGCAACATCTTCAATTACTGGTTCACCTCTAGTTTCGTCTTTTTTATACTTACTTTCTTTATGACAATAAGTTTTATATTTCTCGTATATATCATTTTGTTGATATAAGATAAATCCATCTGGATATGATTTAATCTCACCAGTTTCTTTATCAACCACTTCTTTACATATTACACCACATTGTTTTGCGTGTTCCCAATTCCAATTCCCTTCGGTTTCTATTATTATAGGGAAGTCTCCGATTTTTTGAGCACCAGCTATGCCCTCATAGAATGCTGTAGATTTTCCAGTGTTGGAGAAACCTCTAACTAGACTTACATATCCTCTAGGAAATCCTGGGATTTTTATAGCATCGTGCCATGCTTTTGCTAGTGGTATCCATGTTAAATCTTTATCTTTTGCTTCTTTATCTAAGTCGTTTTTTTTTAAAAAAGCATCTAAATCGAAAACCTTTTTAGGTACTTTTTTACTAGGTTTTTTACCTGCCATTTTGTTGTTATTTTGTTATTAGTGTTTAAAAAAGGCTAAAGATACGAATATCTTTAACCTTAATTTTTTTTTACACATTCATCTTAGAATGGTAAATCATCATTTTCATCCTCAGTATCTACACTTGCTACGTAAGTGTTTTCAACTGTCTCAGTAGATGTAATGCTCTCAGCTTTTCCACCGATTTCTAATTCATTATCTAACGCTTTACTAGGGTCAGTTTTTGGTACATTATTCTGTGAATAAGTGTCATCTGCTGAACCTTTAGCTACAAACTTATCTAGAGCTTTGTTAAATACTGGAATTCCGTCATTAACTACTATTTCTAGGTACTCGTAGTCTTTAGTAGAGTACACATCAGTCCAAACTTTTTCATCACCAAGCCATGCAGCTTCTTGTTCTGCGCTATCGGATAATTTAGTTGGAGCATCACACATAACCGAAGTTACGCCTGGATATGGTTTTCTACCACCTACACCTGGAATTAGGTCAATATTTAAAAATAAATCTCTACCAGTTTCAACATCCCCAATATCAACTTTTAACATTCTGATATTAGCCAAAATTTTATCATAAATTCCATCTTTTTTGTAATTAGATGGGAATCTCCAAAATTTAGGTCCATCACTCTCATTATCTCGGTCAATGACCTTAACAATGTAGTACTCTCTTTCGTTGTAAGCTTTTGCAGACTCTTTATCCGCTTCCTCTCCTGTTGCTAAAAGTTGCATTCTAGCTTCACAGAAAGGGCAGTCAGTGTTGTGCTGCTTCTTTAAACAAGTGAATTTTCGGTATTGCCCATCCACCTCATAACTATGTAGGTGTACTGAAATGAATGGCGAAGAGCCATCTTCAGTTGGTAGAACTCTAACTCGTTTTACTGCGTTAGTTTCTCCAGTTTCTAAACGGGTTCCAAAATAGTTCTTTTTGTCAAACGTTGTGTTTGTTTTTTTCTTCGGTGCTGTTGCATCAGCATACTGCTTAAGCATAGCATCAAGCATTGATTGTTTCTCGTTACTCATAATTGTTATTTGTTGTTTTGTCCATTCACGTCTTTTTTAAGAATGGCGTTAAAAATTATCAACACCCCGTCTTTTTAATGGGTGTTAATCTTACTAATTAAAAATGCTTAATATATTGTTGCGCTCACATTTTTAATATACTGCAAAGATACTACTTTTATTGTCTGTAGACAAGTAAATATCGATATTTTTTCGGAAAAAAAAGCACGATAATTTGATTATCGCACTCTAGTTCTTGGTACCACTATGATTGTGGTATTAATATTTTATTGGTGGTGTTTCGTCCTTTTCACCTGAGTCAGAAAATGAATCTTTTACATGAATATGGTTGTAATCTTCATCAACTTCATCTTGTGTTAAAGTGAACTCTTCATCATCACCATTATCATCTTTACCCATTGCATCGTAATTACCTTCTTTCTCATCCCAGTAGTCTGTTAATTTAAGACTATATGGAAATGAATCTAATGAACGAAGTTCTAATTGCTCGTCAGGAGTTGGATTCCTTTTTTCAATTTCATGCTCCATATCATTAATTTTAGCTGCAATAACGTCCATTTTACCTAAACCGTTAGTTAAGTCTTCAAATTTAGCCATTAAAGCTCCTATTTGTTGATTAGCTTGGTCAGCCGATTGTTTCGCAGCTTCAGTTCCTTGGACTAATTCGGTAACATCTAATTCTACTTCATCTTCCATTGGTTCTGGTGGAGGTAATGGTTCACCCATATCTTCACCGCCAAATTCAGCATCCGGTTCTAATTCAGCATCCGGGTCTTCCATTTCTTCATCCCCGAAAGGGTCCTCGGTAGCATCATCCATAGGTTCTTCCATACCCATTTCTTCACCACCAGCATCGTCCATTTCTGGCTCTAGGTCACCTTCAGGAGCTTCACCTTCTGGTGGCTCTTCAGTTATGATTTCATCTGTTGGTAATATCTCTTCTTCTTCTTCTCCAATGTAGAAATCGTATTCCATTAATAGATTGAATCTCTTCAAATCTTCGTTTAATTCCTTTTTCTTACTCATTACATTAAAAGTTGTCTGCCATCTTCGACAATTATTCTCTTTGAGATTCTTTCCACTATACTCTTATCTGGTTTGATTGTTTTTTGAACACAGTTACCATCTAAGTCACATACTGTTCCTTCTTCCGTATCATCGGATAAAAAGCTATTGAATTTTGATTTATCTATATTTGACATAATTTACTAAATATTAAATGTTCTTATATTATAAATAGCTTAAAAATAGTAAAAAACTCAATTTAACTGTATAAAAATTGAATTATTCTTCAGATGGATTTAATGAATATAAAAATGGAATTAATTTAACGTCATTCTCTAATCTATCTAAATGATTACCATATTCAATTAATATGTCATTACCACTTATGTATTTTTTGCAAATAGATTTAACCTTATTTATAATTTTATCAGAATTTAAACCTAAATATGATGTTAGATTTAAGTCTATAATAAATATTAAATTATCATGATATAAGTAAATTATCTTGTTACTTGACTCGTAAGCCACACCATCACGTATTGTTAATATTTTTTTAACAATTTTAAATAATTTACGTTTAGAGTATAATATTAAGTCTAAGTTGATAAAGTTAAGTTTACTTGCGAATTTCTTATATGAATATCTAATAAACGTTTCTAAATCATTAGAATAAATTATACGTTTTTCATTCTTCCTAAGAGTCCAAAATATTTTAGAAGTTATTTGTCTATCTAATAAATCAACATTCTCAGCACCATATAAATCACAAATGACCTCATAACCTACAATTAATGTAGGTAATTTAAGGTCTTCCTCAGAAAGGTCGGATATAGTAGAACGTATGTTAAATTCTTCTCCTATGTTAATTTTATCCGTTGTAATTATATTCGCTATATACATATTCGGCAAATATACTACTTTTTTTTTAATTAAACAACTAATCTAACCTTATTTGATTTGGTTCCCAAGACCATCCACCTTTTGATTTAATTTTAGAACCAACTTCGAAATACCATTGTGGATTCTTTCTATTCTTATCTTGACCCCAATCTCCTTCTGCAACAATCATATGTAAATGTGGAATTACATTACCACTTTTACCTGTTTCACCTAAAATTTCCTCTTTTTTAACTATAACATCTTCTTTAATGTTTGAAGGGATTGGTGATAAGTGGAAGTACCCGTAATATATATCATTTGTAGACTTTATATTTGCTTTTTCTTTATCAACTTTAACTATGATATATCTACCACCATCTTTACCTGTATCTTCGGTCTGTACTTTCTCTATTGTACCTTCAGCAACTGCTGTTATAGGTGTAGGGTTTTTGGCTCTAAAATCAATACCGTAATGGAATCCATGTTTTTTTCTTTCACCGAAATCACTAACTACAATCATTTCATCAATTCCTAACATAGGAGACCCAAATTTACCTCTAGCCGTTTCTTCAACATCATTAGCTAATTTATTAACTTCAGTATTAGTTTTATAATCTGCTCTATTAGCGTTTTCACTAGAACCTTCATCAATCTTACCAATTAAATTAGCATATAACGTATCGTCATCAATCATTTTAGTTTTAGCATACCTAACCCTAGTACCTTTAAATTTAGTGGTCATATGGTTCGCTTTGATTGAATGGGATACATTAATTATTGTATACGCACCAGTAAACATTGGTATGTTATCCAATTGGAAATACATAAAAGGTTGTATTTGGGCGCACCCTAACATCTCTACTTCGGCCGAATAACTTCTATTGGTGTAGATGTCAAATAAATTTTGACCTACAGATTGGTTTCTACCTAAATTGGCTAACGAGTCCATTATTTGCAATCCTTCATCCGTTTCAGTGAATTCCATTTGGTCTAAACTAATGTTCTTGAAAATGGATTGATTTTGGTCACCGTATTTAACTAAAAAATATGGTATTTTACCTGATTTTTCCGTTATCTCTAATGTATCTTCTGGTATATTACTCAAAGCTTCAGTTATACCTAAATTTCCATTATTACAAGTTGTGGTAATATTCCAACCATCATTTTTATTAACTCCGTAAGTTTCTTCAACTGATAATTTACTTGAACGTTCACCGATATACATACAGATAAATTGAGGTCCTAGATTTCCTTTAGTCGCTTCATTGAATGGTTGTGGTGTAAAAACTTCACTAACCTCCTTGGCGCTATTATAATCTATAAATGTTGGTAGTGGGTGGAAATCGAAATTGTTCGCACTTAATATTTTAGCAATAAAATTATAAAACGTAACGTTATGACTAACAGTTAATTGGTCTAATAATCCGTTAGGTGATATCTTGAATAAACCTGAAATATCTTTATAAGACCTATCGATGAATTTAAACCTATTATATAAAAAGTTGGTCACGACATCTGTGTCGTCACCATCTATCCCAACAATCCATTTATCATATATTGATTTTATATTTTTATATAAATTCAATTTAATATCATCAATTCTGGTTGTATTAAATATTTCTTGATTAATTGCATCATTTTCGTCTATCTTAACACTATTGGTTGTTTCTGCTAAACGTCTGAAATAAGTATCCATATAAATTTTAACTTGGTCTATAGGTACTTCAGAGTTGGGGAACTGTATTCCGTCTATACTTTTTTGGGTTATCCAAGTTCTATATGTTGCATTTATTATGTATTTATTTTCTAATAAAAAATTAATTAAAACCTTCTTTGCTGAACGACCATCTCTAGTTTCTAGAAAAATATCCATATTTGTCCCTTCCTGTCTCCCAGCAATTATATAATTACTAGGTACGTTAGATTTAAATTGGTTCTCTCCACCAGTACTATTTAGATGATTCCAAGTATTTTGTAATTCATTAACGTTATTAACTATTTCTAATTGGTCTTGTATTTTTTTAAATCCATTGTCAGTATCTTCTACCCAATCGTTAAATAATTTCTTAAATTCAGTTTTAACTGTATCTGGTAGTGTTAATATTATTAAATCTATACCTAAAGCATTACCTTTCTCATCCTTTAAACTAATACCACTATCAGCAAAAGTGATATTACTATCAAGTCTATCGCCCCCTACTCTTGCATAAGGTCTATTTAAATACGAATTAATAGGTGACGGATTGATATTTGGTACGCTATCGAAATTAATTATTTCCTCTTCATATCTTTGTAATAAAGCACCCATAAATAATGCCCATGCAGTTGGAACTTTAACTACACCACCTCTTTTATTGAAATATTGTTTAACTTCAGGACCTAATATTCCAAACTCCTTATCTATTCTACGACTTATACCTTCTAGTGGTAATGAATGTAAGAATAAATAGGCTCTACCTATTTGCTCTTGTGAATAATAAAATTCACTACCAAATAATGACCCTATTTTACCATTTATTGTAAGAGTTAATTCTGGTCTATATGTTAAACTTTCTCCGTTTATATTTATAGAAGCCGCACGGCTTTCTTCAAGTTTTGTTTTGAAACCAGAGGGCCAGTCACTCTTTTCCCTTATAATGTTCATATCACTATGACCCTTAATTTTTACAGCATCAAAATCAATCGTTCCATCACTCTTAAAAGTATCATATTTAGTAGTTTTACTATCTTTTTTACGATTGTCTTTAGTATTTGTTTCATCACTATAAAAATTAAATGTATCTAAATACTCTGTAGTTTTAAACTTACCACCATATATGTAGTTAGGTTTAACTTCTGATGGTGGTGATATGTTTTTATAATTACTTTTATTATCGTAAGCGTTTTCATCAATTATCTCCACGAAATCTGTATTAAAACTAGTTTTATCAAAGTTACCAGTTACTAAACCATGTTGGGAAGGGGAATCAGGATTCCTTCCAATACTTTCTAAATCGATTTTTCTTTGAACTATCGGTACACTATAACTAAATTCATATTCATATTGATTATTTAACTTGGAGGTAGAATTTTCATTGGTTATGAAGAAATTTTCTATTGCTAAAGTTTCAAGAATTTTATCGATTTTTTCATCAGTAGATGAATTAGGATGGAAATCCCTTAATGCTAATTTAGTTGTATGATTAACTATTGAACTTACCATTTCATCCGTCTCTAAGAGTGCCATTTCTGTTATTTCGTTAGGTGAAAGGTCAGAGTTGGTATAACCTAAGAAAATAACCATACGCTCAACTAATAGTTTGTGTATAACATTAATATCGCTTGATTCGGATATCATTTTCCATGGATTTGTAGTTTCCTTATTTAAGATTTTACTGTCAAATGGATTCACCGGATACCACCCATTAATAGCTTCGTTGGTTTGATTTATGAATTCTATATCCTCCAATCTGGCTTTTAATAACCCATCGTACAATTGATTAATAAATTTAACTTCTGGTGAATTTATAAACTTTGAACCATTATGTCCAATCCATTTATCCACGTAACCTTTTCCTGCTGAATCTTTCTCTAAATATTCTGGAAATGCACTTATAAAGTTATCTTTACCCCCTTCAGGTAGACCTAGTTTGTTGAAATTACTAACTTTTCTATCATTATCACCTTTTAATTTGGTCACTTCAGTGGCTACAGTCCTTATTGAATTAATGAATATGTCAACATGGTCACATAATATTTTAAATATAGCACCAATAGATGGGTCAAAGTTAAAATCTTCTAAAGTTTTTTTAATAACAGCTAAAAGTTCTACATTAACCTCCTCTTTAAGTAAATTTTTCTCATTTTCAATCTTAGTTCTAAGTATTTCAATCTCTTTTAATACATTCCTAAAGTCAAAAATACTAAACACATTATTCGAACTAATATTCGGTGTTTCAAATTTAAATCTCTTTGAAAATTGGTCACTATATATTACTTTCTTAAAATCTAGATAATATTGATTAATAGATTCGTTTGCGCTATCATTTGCACTATCATTTATTGTTACAGAATCTTTAATAGGTTGGAAATTAATTATATCACCTGAATAAAATAGGTCTTCTTGAGGGGAGAAAATAGAATCCTCTTTAGGGAAAGATGCTAGTGAATCAAAGTAATATAACCCTTTATTATTGTATTGATACCCTTCTGTATCTAATCTATTACCATTACCTTTTTTTATATTATAATCATTATATTCGTTTACCGCTTTCATTATTCTTCCATCATAGAATTTATCGATATTACTCGTAACTTTATTATTGGTTCTATCGTCTAGACCTGTAATTCCTAATGTTAATGGATTATTATTTTGTGGTTCTTTTATAAATACAATTTTATTCGAATCTATAACTCCACCAGCTTCATCGAAACTACTTCCTACTTTATTGGATAATGTACCAATAAATTGATTTATTTCACCTTCAACTATGTTTAATTTTGTTATAGCATCCCTATGTATCGCTAAACCGTTAATCTTTTTATCAGCACTTTTATGAATGTCTACATTTATTTGTAATGTACTAATAATATGCTTTAATTTTTCAAATGTAATAAATTCTTCACCAGTTCTGACTTCTTCACCATTAATTATTTTTACACCTTCTTTCGCTTTTATTAAATCCTCACCGTATTTAGTGTGTGGTATTGCTTTTAAATAACCCATAAGCATGTCGGTTAAGAATGCATACGTATATCCTATGAAATCACATGAAATTATAAAACTACCAGTTTCGTTATCTAAAGCTGCGCTAAATTTAGTCATATGTAACGCATATTGGATTGGCTGACCATAATACCCTTTTATTGTTAGGTAGAAGATTGGGTATGGCATTTTAAATAAAAATGAATAAGGAGATTTATTACCTTGTTCGAATAATTTACCTCTAATATCTTTGAATTTTATCTTAACGATAGGTGCTAATGATGCATTGAAACTAATATCGATAGTTTCAATACCTAACCCACCGAAATCTTCATTCTCTTTATTAAAAGAGGTGTTTAATTCAGTGTAATTAGTGTTTAAGTAGGTTTTATCACCATCTTTACCATTATTGTTATCAATAAGACTTATTCTAGTTTTATTAGTTTTAATATCTTGAGTAAATGTTTTATCATTTTCTCTAGTATTATCAAAGATTACAATTTCATTATTTCTTTGGTAAACCTCTAACTCTACAGCAATACTTAAATCTTCTAACTCTACAGAACCCATATCACAAGGATTAGGGTCCACAACTAAAAGATTTTTTAGTTCTTTATAATTTTTACTTCCGTCCATTTTTAACCGTATAATCTTTTATATTTCTCAACACCGCTTAAATAATCATTAACTGAAGATTTAAATGGAAATGGTATTCTAATTAATGAACCATTAGGTATTTCGAATTCTAAACCACCATATTGTGGGTTGGCTAACATAATTAACCATCCATAGTATGGAGTGTCGTAGTATGTATTACTTAATCTATCGAATCTAGTACCACCTAAATTATAAGTAATTACTTTATCAGTATCTTTTTCAGGTATGATTATACCTGGTACAGGTTTGTAATCATTATCACTTTTAAAACTATTATATCTATCTAAATATTTTTGTGCCATAATTATAAGATTATACTGTTATTAGACCCTGTTGGGAAAGTTAATTTTATTACACCACCACCATTAGTATTTGCTTGAGTTAAATACTCTATCGATTCATTCGATAAATTATATAACCCTATTTGAAAAATAGTAGTTGAATCTTCAATTACTGTTTCATCTGTATCTTCAAATGAGGTTGCTTTGAAACTCGTTTCACTTACTGGGGTTACTTTAATTTTACCTAAAAGGTGATTTACCGTGTTATCTACATTTGAGTTAAATATAAGGCTACCTAAATATTCTTTACTAAGTTGGAATGTTGAAGTTGGTAATTTTTTATATTTAAATTCTAATTGAACTTCAGTATTATTATTTGTATACGTACTTGAGATAACTGTAATTTGTTTTAATTCAGTTTTATCAGTACCTGTTGTGGCAGGCGCAACGGTTTTCTTACTTTCTATCTCACTAATAGAATCATCAATTGGGTCTTTTTCATTTAAATCTAAGTTTTGCAATTCTTCTTCATATATAATTTCAGTAGTTATTAATTTCTTAACACCATCTTTGATTGTAAATTCAGATTTAAGTTTATCTTCATCTTTAGTTGCTACAATTGTATCAGCCCTTGGGTCATAAACTTCACTATTACCGAAGAAATTGAATGAAACTGCGTTTTGTAACTTATTAATTGGTCCGTTCAACGAACTACCACCTATGAATTTAAAATCTATACTAACTTTAGCTAACATTGGTTGAACTCCTACACCTTCAGGGTTTAAATCCCATACTAAAGGTTCATAACTTAAACCTAAATTATTTATTACTATTTTCGTATGATAAAAATCACCAACTCTTAAAATACATATTGGTGGTGAACCGAATGCTAAATTTTGAGACCCTACATTCTTATTTGTTGGTCCTTGTCTAGTACATTGTTTTAAGAACGTTAATCTAGAGTTAAAACCTTCAGGTGTTATCGAATGAAATGCTGGTTGAAATAAATCTACTTGTTCTCTAATATTGCTGAATAATATCTTATCACTATTAACATCACTATTTTCTAATTCTTTAAAATATTCACCTTCATTATGAAATCTATTAATAACTGAAGTTGTTAAACGTTTAGCATTATTATCTGGCTCACTTTTAATGTTTGCAGTATCTTGAATTTGAGGGTCATTTTTAGGGTTATATTTAAATATTATACTTGCAAATCTATCTTTTTTACTAGAAAATGAATGAACTTCACTAACAGCACTACTTTCAGTATCGCCTTTATATGCTGTTTTTATCCTTTTTGTGAAATTTTTATCATTTGAATCACCTAAATTTTCTAACACCCATACATGTGCCGCTTTAGCTCGTGCTATTGATAAATCGTCATTTGATGTTGAATTACCAGCTTTACTAGCATAACCTGTTATTATTATATCACATGCTGGACAATTATCTAATGATTTTCTCTTTTTAATGATAAAATCTTCTGAGTCTTTAGCCCAACGACTATTTAATCCAAAATCAGTACTATTTTCAAATAAAGTACCTTCTGGTGAAGTATAACCTTCACCAACTGTTTGAGGTAATAACGAAACTGATTTACTTCCAGCAGTACCATTACCATTTAATTCATAAGCATTTATTAATGTAGCTGCATCATTTGGAAAGAACATAACTATTGGTTCTGGTGATAATTGTGGAATCGCTACTATATCTTTTACTTTATTTACCTTATTTACTTCGTTTCTAATGGCATCAGCCTCTAGTGTTGATAGTATTTCGTTATAATCACTACATCCGGCAGCTAAACTAGCTAAAACTTCATCAGTTTTTAACTGTGAATTATTTATGTAGTTAGGGTAATCTATTATTATTTGAAAACTTAATGTCCCTGTTCTTTCTGTACTATTGTAAGTGTAAATTGGTTCACCTCTACCAATAAACTTAGTAGTATCCCAACTTACAGCACTAGTATCAGTAAATTTCATATCATATGGTGGAAACCACATAATTCTACCGCTTTTACCACTAACTAAATCCCCAGGACCTAATTCTTGTTTTGGTAATTGAGTTTTAACATCGTTCCAGGCTAAATTTTCTATTGAAAACATGAATTTTTTAATATCACCTCTACCGTTTTCATCACTACCCATTTTATATGGGCTAATTTTAACAAAACCATTTTTACCTAGTACTGAATTTTCAACATTATTTCTAATATCACCATTAAGTTCGTATAATCCGCTATTTTTTTGTAAATCCTTAACTCTTCCGTAAGTTTCAGTTGATGTCCAAGTTCTACAGAATACATTATCGTTATCAGTACCTTGAATAGCACCTTGACTCACTACACCACTACCTTTTGATAGTCTACCATGCGAAGATGTATTTAATATTCTATTACCTTCCCCTTCGATACCTTGTTTATTGAATAATTTATCATATATTGCATTCTCGTTATTACTAAACATTCGTTGAGTTCTAGCGATTAATGATTTATCAGAGTCTAATGGTGAAATAAATCCAGCATCCCAAAAATTACCCTCTTCTGAAGTCTCAAATGCCCAAGTAGGGTCGGTAATATCGATTAAATCACTAGCTTTATTTGCATAAATCTTAGGGTCCATAACACCTAAGTTATTATTATCACCCTCTAAACTATAATTTGGAGCATATCTTTCAGTATCACCATTGGTATAATTTAATAAATTAAATAGAGTGGTTAATTGTCCTTTACCTGTATTTTGAAGGATTACTTCATTACCATTTGTAGTATTTAAACCAAGATAGAATATATCAGCACCGTCATCTAATTTTGACAATGGAAGTTCTAATCCAGCAATATCTTCTCCAGTATCAAAAATCCTACCTACAACTGAACTTCTAGTTGTTATACTCCAATTTGGTACAACGAAGTTAGCACCGTTTAAAAGGCTGAATGGTTGAAGGTTGATTTTACCTAAAGTTTCTTTTTGTAAGTTGAATGTTGCTTTTTGACCTAATGCTAATAATAATTGTTCACCACCTATAACTCCTAAAGGTGTGTCATTTATCGCACCTAAACCGTTTAATGCTCTACCAGCTAGTGAATTTCTAATGTCAAATTGAGTTAATAAACCACTCTCACCTAATCCAAATCCTTTTTGAGTTAAAACTGAACCTATCGCATCGTAAGTGTCGGTTGATGCACCACCGTAATTTATTTGATTATTTTCATCTAAATATCCACCATCAACTTGATTATAAGAAAAACTATTGTTGATAACGGTTGCATTAACCATATCTTCAGCTGAAATATATCTATTTTTTAATGTTTGAATTTCTCTTGAAGATTTAGAAATACTTTGAAAATCACTATCTTCTGTCTCTGAACCTATACTCTTACCGTATTCTTCAGAAGTAGTACCAGGTTTTATAAGGTCACTAGTAGTATGAATATTTACTAAATTCCTATCATCTGTAGATTGATAAGGGTTTTTATTCAATATTTTATCTCTAACTTCAATTGAAGATACTTCTATATCTTCAGAGGCTTGTACAGACACAGGGAGAGCGTCTATTGAACTTAAACCACCTAATCCTACGGCAGCACCACTCAATCCGTTATTCACGATTGAATCAGCTAATATTAAGTTTCTATTTAATAGATAATCTCTTATTGAAGGTGAAACGCTATTGATAGTATCTGGCATAATAATTTATTTATTAATAAATATTAATCTAATCCATTTTTTTTTAAAATAAAGTATATAATATATATTATTAATATAATAATAGAATATATATATATATTAATAAAGAATATATAAAAAACAAAATTTATTCCAATAAAACAAGTTTTTTCTTGATTATTTTTAATTTATTTTATTTTTCCTTTATTCATAAGACTTCAACAGTTATTTATTTTATGTAAAAGCAGGATTTGAACTCATTTTTCCTCCTGAAATAGATTTTGTTAATTGTTCTTGGATAACTTTACTTATTTCTCTCATCAATATTGGATTATCCAAATCAATATTTGCAGACTCACTACCTGATTCAAGTTTTAAACTACCTTCAATCCTCAATGGAGCACCAAAACTAACAGTAATACTACCACTACCACCACCTTTAGGTGAACTATTATCCAATAATTTATCAATTGGACCACCTTTTTTAGCGCCAATTAACGTATCACTACCACTAAATGAAACAGGATTAGAACCTGGTCGGGATATGAAATCTTGATGTTCGTAATCACCAATAGTAGGTGCTACCATATCTAACATACCTAAACTTAATGAAGCTCCCCCAGTAAACGGAGCAAGCGCTGCTCCAATTGCTAAGAATTTATTTTGGTCTAACGTCTTCAACGCAGCTTCCCAACCAGTTAAATCATCATCAGTAAAATTTTCATAAGCGTTAACACCAGCTCCAATACCAGCCAAAACACCACTAGCTCTACCGACCCCTTTAGCCATTTTACCAGCTCCTTTAGCCATTCTACCAGCTCCTTTAGCTACATTTCTCGCACCACCACCAACTTTACCATGTTTAACTATATTACGACCTTTAGCCATCTTACTAGCGGTCATACCACCTCCAGCACCACCACCCATACCAGCGGTCATTCTGAATCCCATACCTAGCCATGAACCTCTAGTGACCCATATAGCCATATTACCTAAAGCAAGTGCAATTCCGCTTTCTATAGGGTGTTCACCTATAAACTTCCCTATGGTCTTAAGTGTGGAAGCCATCCTCTCAAATATTTTATTTTCCTTTGCCCAAGTAGTAAAATTATTTAAACCTTCTTGAAATCCTTGAACCGCAGCTGTAAATGCTGGTAAAAATGTAGATTTAATAGTATTAATAAGGTTAGTCCAACTATCATCAAATGTTTGAGCTTGCAACGCATTATCCTCAAGAGTTTGCTTTTGCGTAATCATAAGTTGTAATTGCTCACTAGTAAGCGAACCTAAAGCTTGAACATTTTTACTTACAGTAAGACCATCTTCATTAACGAAAGTAAAATCAAAACCTTTAGTTTTACTATTAAACGTAGATAAGGAAGAAATGAAATCTCGTTCCTCATCATCAAAATTACCAATTATTGAACCTGATATTTTACCCAATCTAGCCGAAATCCTTGCCGCTTCAGATAATTCTTCAACACTTTGACCCGTAACTTTAGCAATTTCCCTAAGTCTATGTAATTCCATAGGGTCTATTGTAAACTCACCAGTCTCCTTATTAAACCTGGCAGTTTCCTTCGTAGCATCAATGATATCTTCAGTTAAACCTTCCATATCATTCCTAGCTCTATACATCAATTCGAATGGGTCGGCAAGTTTAGCCCATGCTCCCCCTAGCACTTGTAATTGTGCGGCAACTTCTATTGCCCCTTCTGGTGTGAATAGTTTTTCAGCGAAACCAGCTATACCTTCAATACTTAATTTAAATTTATCTGAAAGCATTACCATTTTTCCTAAACCTTCGACTCCATCTTTGAAATGAAATTTTTGAGCTATTTTAAGATGTTTAGCAACATTTTTAATCATTTTACCACTAGATACACCCATCTTGTGTGCGGTGTGGTTCATTCTCTCTACCAGGTTAACGGTATCTTCAGTGGATACCCCAAAGGAATCCATATTGGCAGCGAACTCAGCTGCCCCTTCAGCACCTAATACGGTACCTTTAGCTAATTCAGCAACAGAGGTTAATTGTTCTTCCGACAATTGTACCGCTCTACCTAAAGTGTCGGCATAAGTACCTTGTATCTTTGCTAAATCTTTACTATCAACGCCAAGTTTAGTTGTCGCTAATGATGTTTTATATATATTATCTCTAAAACCTCCAGCTTGTTTACCCAAAACACCCATGTTAAGTTCAGTTTCTTTAATAGCCTTTTCTTGCTCAAAAAACCAACCTTTATGTTGTTTATATAAATTACCTAAATTTTTAGTTTGTTCTACTATAGTACCAACAGTTGCTGATATTTTACTAGAATTTCTTAACGAAGCTCTTTGTAATACTAGATTATCTTTACTTTGATTTATTATTTTTTCACCTTGATTAAATTCACGATTTAAAGCCTCTAACTGAGCTTTTTGCTCTTTAGTCTTAGCTTCACCGAAATTTTGTATTTTAGCATCTAATTTAAGTTGAGATGCTTCAGATGCTATAATAGCTCTATGAAGTTTTTCAATTTCTTGAACAAGTTTCATCCTTTCAGCTAAAGATTTATTAGCTTCAGTCCTCAACTTACCCATAACCTGCATGTCCCTCAACTGGTCAGCCGAACTATAATTTGTATCTCCAGGTCCTAATGGCATAATTATTTATTTTTGATATTAGTTACCTTAATCATTGCTTCACCTTTAGTTTGACAACTATTATAATTTGTACACCACTCTACCTTAACTTTGTAATTTTTATTTTCCCCTTGCTCCAATATTGTTAATTCCCAATGTGAAATATCACTCCTACCCTTTCTCCAGGTGTTATCATCTATCACTTTAAATACATAACCTTTTTTAGCATGTGGACCAAAAGTATCAAAACCACCAGTAGGTAGGTAACCACTATATGTTTGAGTACTTACAACTTTAAAAGTAACATAACTACCTTTCTTAAGGTAAGTATTATTTAATTTCTCTTGATTAACTTGTTGTTGTAAGTAGTACAACCCTGTTGGAGAAGCGCCAGCAAGTGTATTAAAAATACCTTGTTTATGGATTTGAGAATTAGCCAAATCTGGGTCATTTAATATTTTCTCTCTAAATTTTTCACGACTAATAGTGGCTTTACCACCATCATCATCATCAGTAGGTACAGTTTTATTTATATCTAAATAAAATACATCTCTAATTATGTAATCTTCAGTGTTTTTATTTTTACGTTTATATTTTATAAACATTTGAATTTGTTCACCAACAATTTGAAGAGGTTCTCTACCACTAATCAGTATTTCAGCTTTTTCTAACGACCTCGTATATTCACTACCTTTATCCCCTTCAGCCTCAACAAATGAACAACGAATTACATCATTAACAACATCACTTACAGCCAATGTAAATTCACTAGAACTAATAAAATTTTCATCCTCTCTAGTTGACCCTGGACTCATCTCTCTAATACCAAAATGTAAATTATCACCTTTCTCAGCAGATAATATTTTATTAGTATAATCAACTAACTCTGCTTGATGCATATTAGGTTGCGGTTGATTTTGTTGACCACTTTGATTATTTTGAGTATTTTGATTTTGTTGGTTACTTTGTTGGTTTTGATTATTCTGTTGAGCTTGACGTTGCGCCTGTTTTCTTTTCGCTTTCTTCATCCCACCAGCTTCATTTACTATGTCACCAACAGCTTTCGCCATCTTTTCCAATGTTGTCATAATTCTTATTTATATATAAATATTCAGTAAATCAAAAATCCTCCATAATTATGAAGGATTTATATTATCTAATTGACTTGTTTGACCACCCCCACTAGTTTTAATAGTTTTAGTGTGCTTCCCAGTCCTAGTACTTGAGTTTTTATTTTCGTTAGCTTCTTCTTGTTCCTGATGGTCATTATGAGCTTTTATTATGAAATATCTTCGTTGATATGTAGGCATTTTCAATACATCATTATATGATAAATCTAAATATCTAACGCAACTATATATTTCATCTAATAAATATTGCTTATAAGTCGAGGTCAGGCCAAAAAAATGTGAAGTTAATGGGAAGAAATGTGGTTATAGACTCACCCCCCGGAGTCTGCACCGTAATATTCATATCCATACCGGATTCAATACTATCTACGTGTTTTCTAAACTTTTTAACATCACCCAATCGCATAGTTTCAACGAACTTACTAATAACTTCCTTATCAGTGGACCCTCGAACCTCTACTATTTGTTTTTTTAACGTATATGTTGACGCATCGCTGAATTCTAATCCTTTATCAACTACTAATTTTGCTACATGCCCTTCAACATCATCAATATCACCAACATTTAATAATCTAAATTTAATTTCATCACGACTAATCGGACAAGTAAATTCAAAATGACCATTCTTATCTGGGTCTTCAGTTAAAGGTTTAGTCTTTAAAGTTGATAAATCAATCTCAGTTTCAAATTCTTCACCTGTTTGTGGGTCGTTTAATACAATATTATAACTAGGTCCATATCCAGTTGCTCTTAACCAAATCATAATAGCATTTCTATCACCAACATGCAAATCTGCATATTTTAAATTGGTTCTAAGTAATTTTCTATTGATAAGAATCTCTAAAAATTTACCTGACTGTAATAAGTTAGGATTAGTGATGATATTCTCATCGCTTGCGTTCAAATAAGCTACTTCTAAGGACGGTTTACCGTTTTTGTATAACTTACCCTCACTTGGTAAAGATATTACGTCAAAAGGAGCGTCATCTTGCGAGAGGCTAAGACTTGCATACTTTTCTTCGTCAGAAATGGTTGGAATCTCTATTTTATCTTGAATTACGGGTTTTGCAACCGTTTTTACAGGTTCAGGAGTTTCTTTTAATTTTTTTGCAGCTATTTTTGCTTCACGAATCTTAAATTGTTCTTCTAACTGTTTGTTGGTAGCCTCCAGCATTGCTTTTTGAGCTTCTAGCTCACCTGGAGACATAGCTAATTGCTCTTGTACGTGTTGTTCGGCAATTTTAGCTCCCATTTCGTTTGCTTCAGCCATTCCATCAGTTAAATTTACTTCAGAAGCAAATACATCTGGTTTTTTATCTGGTTTTTTATCCATTATTTTACTTTTTACTTAATGTATTATATAAATACCCTAAAGTAAAGTTTTTTAAGTAAAAAAAAGGGTTATCCTACTGGTGGACCGTCTTGAAGTCTTTTAGCGTCTACATCTGAGAAAAATTCACTAGCTTCAACATCAGTAGTTTCGAACTCAGTGATAGAATCTTTAGTTTTACCTTCACACTCACACTCCAAATCATTACCCATAGTTAATTCACAACCTTCATCTAAAGATTCAGAATCAAATAAGTCTTTATCATTTTCACCACCCTCTTGATTATATGGGAACTGATAGTCATTTTTATCATCTTCAGTTAAATCCTCTTCATTGGCGTATTTACCATCCCAACTGAATGCATTTTCATTACATCTTTGTTCAAAAAGTAAATTTACTTTTTTCATATGTTCTTTTTTGTCGTGTCTTCTCATAATTAAAAACTAAATACATTATCATCATTTCCACCAGATTGTTCATGATGTTTCATTCCTTTATTTTTGACTGAACGCATAATTGAATATATATGTTCTTTTTTAATTTGACCAAAATCATTAAGTACTTTATTCATTAAACCACTTGCATAATTAAATAATTCTTCAGCCATCACATCATCTTCTGAAAACCTGATTACTTGGTCATTAATTCCGTATTTATCAGAGAAAGCTCGTTCTTCGCCACTCCAAGGGCTTATTTGAGGGAAATACATAGTATAGTCGCCATATCCCCTATCAATTCCCACTGACATTTGAAATCCACCAATTTCAACTTGCTCAAAAAATGAACCATCTGGTCTATCCGTACTCCAAGGTCTTAAAACTTCATTACATCTTTGTTCAAAAAGTAAATTTACTTTCTCCATATGCACTTTTTTGTCGTGTCTTCTCATTATTTTAGCAATCTAGTTAATCCAGGATGCATATCTGGGATAGGTGTATATATAAATTCTTTTTCTTGGATAGTTTCATCTTCCTCATTAAACCTATCTTGAAAGGCTTTATTGGCTTTCACCATGTTTTTTAATTTATCACTTTTCCTCATATTAATAAATATCATTTTAAAATGAAAAACCACTAATAGCAGCGAACTTTAGTGGTTTAATAGCCGTATGACTATAGACGGTCCTAACCGTGTGTTGTAATATTTAACCTCTATTTAAATATCCTTGGTACATCTCTATTTTATTAATAATTTCTTCTTCCCATTCTCCAGTATCAGAATGACTTGAACCTAAATGGAAATTTATAACATCTTTACATTCTTCAAGAAGTTCATTTAATGGAGGTAAATTTAAATTTTCATTTAATCTTTTATTTATCCCTTCAATATTTTTTAATTTATCTTTTCTTCTCATATTCGATAGTGCTATTTTACTATAAAATAGATAACTACCTGATTATCAGACCACTAGAATACTAGAATAGCTCTATCAAATCTTAATGTCGCTGATATATCAGCAATTCCATCATCATCCATAGACAAGTCACCAAATCCTACGTTTTCTAACATAGTCCCTTGTAATTGCCATTTCTCGATAACTACACCAGTTGGGTCTAACATCTCAAGTTCAACAATTTTTTTGTAACCAGCTGCATAACCTTGACGACCTGTAACTGATTCAGAATGTAATCTTACCCACTCCATAATTGCTTGTGCAGTAGAAGGTCCAATAGCATCTCTAAATGTTACTTCAATAGTATCCCAAGTAAATCTACCTAACACCCACGTTGAAGTGTTTAAGAAAGGTATTTCAACCGCAGTTTGTGTAATTGAAGGACGTGATGCTGATTGTAACCACCATTGTTGTATACCTAATTCCGCTGGAAATCTCATCAACCATCTATTCTTTTTCTTTGGCTCATAAGGTACAGGCATTTTCATTAGTAAATCACTCATATTTTCTCGTTTTTAATTTTTAATTTCTTTATTTAATAATAAATATATGGGAAAAGTATTTTTTCCCATATAATTTAATAATTTTTATACGTCTTCGAATGAAGCACCAGTATTAGTTATAACGAATTCAACGTTAATAGTTTCTAATGCTCTAGTTGGTTTAATCCAAATAGTACCATTAAGTTCATTTCTATCAATTGATTCTGGACTATCATCTACATCAACTCTAAAGTCTGTAAGACCTCTTTCACTTCTGATGTTCTCAAGTATTGGGTTCACCAATGATTTGAATTGATTTCTTACTATCTCATCATTTTGTTCGAATAATAATCTAATAGATACCGCAGAAATAAGTTTTCTTGCTTGTAATAATAATCTTCTAACATTAATTTTACTTAATGCTGATTCTTTAACTTGAAGTGTGTTGTTACCCCAAATCTTAACACCTTCAGTTGCAAACGTTGCAATTGGGTTAATTCTACCTTCGTAAAGAGTATCTCTTTCATCTAATGTTAATTTCTTTCTAGCTTTAATCGCTTGAACATCACCTCTCTGAATACCAGCAACGGCAAACCAAGGGAATGAAACATTATCAGTCAATGCAATATTTCTACATACATCGATTGTTGGTGGAAGGTAAACTAATTGATTATTCTCAACATCATTTATTTGAACCCAAGGCCAATATGTTGCAGTATAACTACTATCAATTCCAGTGTCTTCTAATTCACTAACAATCTCTTCAGCAGTAAGTACTTCACCAGTTGCGTAATCAGTATCAGGTAAAGTTGCAATGTAAATTGAATCACATCTATCTTCCTCAATCATTTCAATAGTATCCTCAACTAAGTTACTATTATTAGTAATATCGATACCAGGAGTAGCCAATACATTAATATTAGTAGCTTCAGGATTATTGAATGTTCTAATAGCTTCTGTAAATGCATAGTAATCTGAAGTCGTACCAAGGTCACCATTGGACAAAGTTCTATCTTCTATAACTCTGTCAACCCCATTGGCTAAAACATCGTCAGAACCACCTTTAATCCAGTTATCAGTGTTAGTTCTTTCATCTCTATAAACATCCCATCCATCAAAACCACCATAAGGTGCAAATGTGAACTTTCTTGAGTATAATTTTTCATAATCAGTACCAGTTAATTCATCATCATTTTCAAATGAAGAAGAACCTGTTACAAAATCATATCCAGATAACATGCTACTTGTAGCACCACTATCCATATGGAATCCGTATGTTCTACCGCTAATAACATTATCACTTGGGTCTTCATAACCTTTATAATCAAATAAATCTTGGTCGATACCTATCGTATCAGATAAACCTAAGTATATTTTTTTAACTTTACTAAATTGTGGGTATGCCGCTAAATAAGTTGCATCTGGAGCTAAACTACCACCTGCGTAAACTCTTGCTGGTACACCTGTGAAACCAGCAGGGAATGAATCTGAAGTATCCTCAGTATCATCCATTTCAACCAACACATAATTTGATTTACTTGCGAAATAACCATCCAATGTTCCAATTTTTCTACCGATGAAATTATCACTAGTAGGGTTCATTGTACATTTTGTATATTTTTCTAAAAATACTGGATTAGCATCAGTATCATGGAAAGCTCTAATGTAAACATCAAATTCTCTATCATCTGGTCTAATGTTAGCAATTGAAATTTTAATTTCAGAATTTGCAGCATCACCGTCAGAAATAGTAATAAATTTGAATAATTTAAAAATCTCACTACCTACAATCTCAGAAACAACATATGGACTTGTAGCCGCTTTATATTCTTCCTTGTAATTATCGAAAATAGTTTCAGACGCTAAAGTTGTTGTAACCGCAGAGAATGCCCCATTAAGATTAGTAAGACCATCATTTATCAAGTGAGTATAAACCTCCTCAACAAAAATAGCTGCACTACCAACTGTTGCTTCAGCACCTAAAACTCTAGTAATGAAATTTTTCTTAGTGTTATCCAATGATACAGTGTAGGATATTGTATTCCCAGTATCACCTTCGATAACAGCTTCAATTTCAAAATCACTTTTAAGTGGAATTGTTGCACCAGTAGTTGTAATATTTAAATCAGTAGCACCACTAACATTCCACACCAACTCCTCAGCTGCATTGTAAGAACCTCTACTTCTAAGAGATGCTAATACTTCATTATTTTCATTTGTAATCGCCCAAGATACCCCAGCATCATAACCAGAAAGCCCTAAGACTCTAGTTATAAACATTTGGTTAGATTTTGTGAAATATGATTTAGCGATGTAAGGTAACTCGTATTGAAGAATATCGGTACCTTTTACTTTTGTTGCGTCTTGCCCTCCGAAAAATGATTTAAATTCATTGTAATCTTTTACAAAGATAGGTTGAAAAGCTGGACCTTTAGTTGTTTCACCAACTAACCCCAACGTTGTAACTCCAATTTGTTTCGTTACAAATGAAATATCCTTTTCTGATGTGTAAACACCCGGACTTACGAAAACTCTGTTTGTAGAACTCATGTATTTGTTTTATTTTAATTAACTTATTTTATAATAAATATAAACAAATTTACCAAAAGCGTTTATGATATATTATATATATCATAATTAGTATGACTTTTATCTACCTTTTGTCATACTTTTGATATTTATATATATGAAACGTAGTAAAAACTTAAAAATCACGCCAACAACTCATAAAATCTTAAAAGATTACTGTAATGAGAACGGACTAAAGATGTTCGGTTTTGTCGAGAAGATTATCAAACAAGCTTGTAAGCAAGAAACTGATATCTATGGTGACCCTATAAAATAAATATCCCTATATATTGTAAAAAATATATTTTACGGGTTATTAGGTTTATTTTTCAACAATTCAGTATTAAGATTTCCTGTATGTTGAAGTGTATCCGCTTTTTCTAATAATATTTGCATAACCTCACCAAATGAACCACCATTTTGATGACTAAGTAATAAATCATCCCAAACAGCATCAGCAATTGCTTCTGCATCACAATTACCAGTTCCACCACTAATATTAATACTAGTGAATGTATTATCAGTACCTTCATCATTTAAGGTTATATACCCACAACTATGGAAATAGTTATCATTAGAACTAGGAACAATATCGATATCATATATATTGGTATTCCATATAACACAATTACTAAATTCATTATCGTCAGAAAATGCTTCAGATAAGTAAATAGCCCTATCTGTTATACCACCACCATGTATTGTTACATTATTAAATTCGTTATGATTACCTTTTATATCTAATCCCGTATCGGTAACTCCTTCATCGATTCTAAAATCTTTTATTATAGTTCCAGTTGTACCAGATTGTATTACCATACCAGTTCCACCACCACTAACTAAACAATCATCAATAGAAGAACCTAGACTATCAATTGAAAACCCAATTTGACCAGCTTCTGGCTTAGCGATAAGCAATTTAACCCTACAATAATCAGCCGAAACCGTAATACAAGTACCTGACGTTGAACACGTAATAATGGCACCAATTTCACCATGAACCTCTAACCCTCTTTTATTAATATCTATCTCTTCATCATAAGTACCAGCCTTAACAGTAATAACATCCCCAGCACTAGCTTGTGATATTGCATAAGTTAGTGTTAAGAAAGCAGTACCTGGCGATGCACCATTATTACTATCAGAACCATCCTTTGAAACCCACCAACCTTGACCAGTGAATTTTAATATATGTCTTATTTGTTCACCCATAGTTCCACTAGAAAAATCTCCAACAGGTAAATCCCAAACGGCATCTGCAATAGTTTGTTTTGAAATCAACCCATCACTATTAACTGTAGCACCACTAGTACTATCATCTATTAGGTCACCAGTACCACGTATAATATAATCACCACTTGTACAACTTGAATCCAATTCAATATGCCCACTGAGCATATCAATAGAATGAGTTAAACCACTAAAATTAAAATTAATAAATTTCATTCCACCAACCCATCCTCTAAAAACTACCGAACAGTCAGCACCAGCACCATCAATATAAAAGAAATTGTCGTCAGATTCATCAGAGTGAGAATTTACAAAATGTAGACCAGCCGTAGCCCCAGTACTTAAAATCATATCACCATCAATACCACAATCTGTAAATACGGTTTCAGTAACTTCATCACCCAACCCTGTAAGGTTAGAAATAGAACAATTCACTGCTTGAATAGCTCCGTTGGTATCTCCTGATATAGTACAATTCTCAAAAGTTGCTAAAGTTGTAACTGTATCAGCGTATAATAATATAGTGGATAATGTTGGTCCTTGTCCCACAATAGTAAATCTTTCCCATGAAGCCTCATTAGTTAACGGCAAATCTCCAACAACATTAATTCTACTTAAACCACGTCTTATAGCAATAAGTTTTAAATCAGATAAATTATCCACAGGTGCTTGTAGAGTACCCGTTGGAAATATTGTACCAGAAACTGCTTTTCCAGTTATATTATTAATATCTATAGTCACCGAACCCTCAAATGAACTAAACTCAATTGCTTGATTGGAAATAAGACCCGCTGAATTGGAAGAACGAATAGATACGAAATTTAGATTTACAACATCACCAACGTTACTATTAGCCCCTACTAAGTTAACCGCATAAGTACCATTCTCAAAAGTAACCGTATAGCCGTTGATAATCTCGATTACCCTCGCATATACAATACCCCCTAATAATACTTCTGTATTATGGCTATGTGTATCGGGATAAACAATACCATCTTCACCATCCTCCAAATCCTTTAAGTTTAACCTAAAATCATTCAAATTCAGTTCCCTAATTTCAACTGGTGTTGATTGAATAAGTGTCATATCTGCCCTAGGAACGGTAATAATACGTGTTTCCCAATCTATACTTATAGCCATTATTAATTATTATTGTTTATATTCGCTTAATTCTTGTTCTAAAGCTTGGATTCTATTTCTATAATCCTCTTTCATATTATTGTTATTGGTTAATGCGCCAATCATAAGTTTTTGATTAACTGCATTATTTTCGGTTAATGATATAATAGATTCTTTTAATGCTATAATCTCATTAGTTAAATTCACATTTTTAGTCTCTAATTTATCAATCTCCAATATTGCACTTTTTTGTAAATTCCTTAATAAGATGTGTTTATATCTTAATTCTTCTAAATCTAAGTCAATTACATCTCTATCTCCGTTATCTTCTATATTTTCCATAATTTTTAATTTTATTCGTCACTAATCATTAATACACCTAAATTTAATCCAGTACTACTATCTATAACAGAGTTTATTGGTGATGTTTTATATAATTTACCAGTTGTTGCTCTTCTAACTCTACCTCTAATTGGTTGGTCACCCCCAAATGTTTTACTAAATGAAATTTCACCATTAACATCCGTATCCCCATCAATATAAACCGTTGTTGATACTGGTGTACCCGCTGCTGGTGATGTTGGACTACCACTAGTTGTATATGTATAAGTATTAGCATCAGTAACAGTAATCGTTTTAACACCATTATATTCATCTAAATCAGCACCCGTTATATTAACCAAATCTGATGTGGCTAAACCATGAGCAGTGTGTGTAACCGTTGCAGTTGTGGCTGCATTTACTATTGATACAGTTTCTTGCCAATTTTCTGTACCACCTGAGAATGCTTGAACTATAACTCTAGCTGCATTCACAAACGTAGCGTCATCGATATCTTGTACTGTAATAAGCGTTGTAACGGGGTCTACGACAATAACTATCGTTGCACCATCCGTTCTATAAGCGTTTGTAAAAGAAACGTCAGAACTACACCCAACAAGGTTTAATGTGATAGTTCCAGTTGTACGTTTAAAATGGAATATAGATGAATTCACATCTTGTGTGGCACTATAACCTTGAAAATCACAACCTGTTAATGTCATTGTAAGTGGAGATGTAAGACCAAATTCAATAGCATGTGTATCTATAGTTCCTTTAGTAAAGTTACAATTATCCAATTCCCCGTTAGGGTCAGCAGTCTCATCATATACTAAATAAGAAGTATTAGCAGAAAATTCATATCCTTCAAATGTACATGCTTCAAAATCAGCACCACCATGTGTTATAGTACTACATCCGATAAAGTTACATGAATCTAAAATACCATTTGATAAGAAAATGAAAGTATCCATATTATTAAATGTGCAACCAGCCATTGACATTGTAGCCGCATTTTCAACCATTTCAAATTGACCTGGAGATACAGTACCTTTTGCTGTGAATGATATATTGGTTAATGTAACTGAAGTACTTGCATGTCTAATTTCAAGTTTATTAAACCCTTGATAAACCTTAGCTGTATCATCAATTACAATTGTCTGGTTAGATGCAACAAACGTTGTTGACGTTCCTACCTGACCAATTGACATTAATCCTTTCCATAAAAAAGTATCACCACCCGTATCTTTTAATAAACCCCATTTATTAGCATTAAGGTCATTTTGTGCGGCCATTAAAGTAAAACTAGCATCTGGTGAAGCACCAGTACAATATATTTCACCACGACCAAATCTCATTACATCGACAGCGTGTGGAGTTCCTTTTGAAATTTGAGCTCTCATACCCTCAAGTATTGAACCGAAGTACCAGTATACCCCACCGTTACCACCACCAGTAACAGCATCAGGTGTAAATGTAGGGTCAACAGCAACATTCCACCACCCACCTTCTGGGTTGGGTGACCTATCATCACCACTAATAAACCACATGTCCATAGATGTTGATGGAAGTCCAGCTGTGTCAGCTGCAATTCCAAATCTATGTCCTCCAGTGGTTGCATAATCATAAAGGTTAGACCCCGCTTGAAAGAAAACCCATGCCATAACCACATCATCTGTTGCAAATGAACCACTAATGTCAGAACCAGCATCAAAAGCTACTGATTTTCCAACAGTAAATTTGTTACCCATAGTTTGAGATTGAGAATTACTTCCTTGAATAAAGTTCTCAGGGTCAATACCTGGACCACCACCAGCATTATAAGGAGATGCCATCTCAACCCATGTTCCACTTTCTGCATCTGAACCAGATGCTAATAATACTAAATCAGTTCCGTAAGTCGCCATAATATTCTATTATATATTTATTAAACCGAGTCTCAATATCATCTCGGTTATGTTTTGGATTAATAAAAAATCCATTATCTTTTATTTTTGAACTAGACATTACAACCGAATATCCTTGTTCCACAAATGCATGTATTTGCATTTTTCCCATTTCACTAGGAGTGTTATTTGGGTCTAATAAACCAAACATTATTTGTTCATCTAATTTAGTGAACATTATACCACATTTATCAGGTCTTAATTCTACAGTAATATCATCTTCTTGAACCCATGCACAATCATAATCAGAACATTCCTTTGGTCTACTATTATAAATACTACATCCAGATTCACAAAGTAGTGAACATACCGTATTAAATGGTTTTTTTATTTCTTTAATTGGGAAAACTACACAACATAACGTACAATCTCCACACTTATTTACACTTTTTTTATTCACATCTATAATCTAAAAAATCCTTATGTTATAAATAAATATAATAACATAAGGATAATTGTAAAGTATTTCAGTAATAATTTCTAATTACTCATCCGTAATCCTTGAAACCACCGTTGAACCACCTGCAGCACCTAACGTACCCGCTGATTCGAATGTTTTAATCGGAGTTGTTTTACCATCTCTAACTCTTACGAATAAATCTCTAGAAGAGTTGAAAATCGTAGTAAACGATTCTGAAGTTGCAGCCGCATCTTTATCAATATATGATACATATGCATTAGCACCAGCAGTTACAGCATCTGGAGTCACACCAGTCAATGTAAATGTAGACCCAACATAAGAAGTATAAGGTATTCTATTATAAACACCTAAGTCACCTAACAATCTGAATGTTCCACTAGCTGGAGTGTCAACTGGTATAGCCGCATCCATTACTACCGTTGAAGCACCAGATGCAACAGTTGAAAGAGCGCCCATTTGGTCTATTTCTAATACACCAGCAAGTCTAGGACCTACTAATATTCTATCTTCAGTAGAAACCACCCCTGATACAGTAAATGTAACATTATTCGGAGGAGTTTGTGTAACAAGATTTAAATCTTGAATTGTATCTGTCGCAACTAAATCTCCAGAATCAACACCTACACCGTAAGCACCAATAAGAGAACCCGTATATGAACCTAAGAATGTCTTAGGAACCGTTCTAGTTGTAATCGCACCTGATGTTGCAGTACCACCACCAGCACCAGTTATGGTCTCAGTTGAAGGTACAGAACCTTTTGTTAGTTGTATCCACATTTTTGTTCCAGCCGTTGTACTATCAATTGCTAACAATTGTCCAGCACCACCACCTGACCAAGTTACTTCTTCCGGTTCAACGAATGTACCCGCTGGGCCCGAAATAGCAATCTCATGTGTTATACCAATAAATAATTCACCATTTAACCCATAAAGAGTTTCTGATGTTCCATTACCTGAAGCGTTTTTAATCCATTCCCATATACCTTTAAGTCCATCACCTGAAGTGTCTGCACCGTATGTCCATAATGAATAGTAAGGTTGAGCTCCGTTACCGTTATTTAAATCGATAGTGTTATATCCTTCACTGTTGTTCACAACGTGAGTATAACCTGTTACACCTGAATAATCAGTTGTATTTTGTGCATCTGGCGTTGTACCCAAGGCCGCCACCGATTCACCTTGTCCAAGTGTCACGAAGAAGAAATCATATGTATCCCCCCAATGTCTAGCTTGTACTCTAACTCTTTTACCATCAATATCAACACCACCCGTTCTTGATAATATTAAACAACGGAATAAGATACCCGATGCAGCATCACCATTGAAACCACCAGTTGATTGGTCACCCCAAAAAGATGGCGTAATAAGCGCATTATCTTGAACAATTTCAATTTGTGTATCAGTGTTATTTACCGCACCTAACACTCTTAGTCCTGAATACAATACTGCACCAGAAGCTTGAGATATAGAACCATCATATAAATGTTGGGCCATAGTTGCGTCTATGTTATAACTTCCAAGAAGCGTGATAATGTTATCCGTACTTCTATCAGAAGGTGTATCACTTGTAATATCCACAAAATCATCGTTGATAGAAGAAGCGTCATCCGCTAATGCACCTAAGAATCTATGTAGTTCTAATACAGTGTAAGTTGTTGCGCCTCCTGTCCATCTAATATCTCCATTAGATGCAACCGATACGTCTGTGTGTAATATCGCCATGTTTTAATTATTTTTAATGTTTTTTTAAATTACTTTTAGTTATTAATAAATATGTAGAATTTATTAAAAATACGGATAAGTATAACGATTAGTCCAAATTTTATTTAAAACCTCTTCTCCATTAGACCAATAAGCACTATATGTAAATCCTGAAAGAGTAATAACCCTTCTAATCTTACAAGCATTCACCTCACCGTAACCAACATAACTAGTACTTCCAGAAGTGTCGATATCAAAGGTTATCGGACCAGCAACAGTAGAGCCAGTTAAACCAGATAAGATAACAGAATAAGTACCACCACTTAATCTAGTGAAATTTAAAGTATCACCACTAAGTTCAGCTGTAATTGTATAATCATCGGTATTTTCACCACCACCACCACCACCAGTTGAATATCTACCATCTAAATTAGTAACAATAGTGCCACCGCTTAATCTAGTAGATGTTAAATCACCAGTCTCAGTATTAAACGTTGTACCTGTTACATAATCATTATCGTTAGTTCCAGTACCACCACTAATAATACTATCAAATATTATTGTTCTATTTATTCCACCCATATTTTATAGTATTATACCTTTTAATGTTAATTTAGCCTCTTTAGTTTCATCTCTAGTTATAGTCAATGTTAAAACTTCATTAGATTTAACAATAAATGGTAATGTTTGTTGAATTCCATTTATTGCCAATTTAACATCTGAAATATTATAAATTATATCTAAATATTTAAACTCTATATCATATTCAACATCTATACTAAATTCTTCACCAAAATGATTAGCTTTAACTATTACATCAAAAGTAATTTCATCACAATCATTTAGTGATTTAATGGTAACTCTAGGTTTTAATTTAGCCTCTAATAATTCAGTAAATATTAACGACCTATTAATCATAGGAATACATTCAAAATCATCCTCTTCTAATACATATCCCAAAACCTTCATTTCGAAATTTTGAACATAAAATCTTCTTCTATCGAAATCAGTTACTTGACTTTCATCACCAATATTTTCTAAATGTATAGGCATTGGATGTCCATTAACCTTTATGTAGTATTGTCTTGATTGAAACGTTAATTGAGCAGTTCTATTAAAAAGATTTAAATCTTTCATTCTATTACAAAATAACCTAACATCATAAGTAATATCTACTGATGTTGGTTGTGGTATCTTATAAGTATCAGCACCAACTCTACCACCAGCCAATGTAGGAACTTTCATATAAGTATATAATTTATGTCCAGGAATATTCCATATTCCAGCCTGATTAGTACCAACTTGAACATCCGGCTGTCTTACAACTGTAATAAATGGCATTTTAATATTCTTAAATTTATCAGCAATATCCCAAGTTTTAGAGAATTCTGCCCATTTAGTAATAGTTAAAAATATTACAGGAACTTTCTCACCACCTATCTCTATTTCTAATATATTGTTTACGAATTTTAAAAACTCTTCATCAATATCTTCATAAAATATACTATGAGGTAAATAAGTCCCCTTGATATCAATATCATCAAGATATTCTTGTCTTTTAGCAGGACCCTCCTTTTGGTTGGTTATTTTTAAATTTTTCTTAAATCCTTGTGGCATAATTAATCATCCTTAATTTTATTTGAATTCTCAGAGAATGTTACACTACCCCTATTAACCATAGGAATACATTCAAATTCATCTTCATCTAATATGTACCCCAATAATTTCATTTCGAAATTTTGAACATAAAATCTACGTTTATCATAATCGGTTAACTGGCTTTCATCACCAATATTTTCTAAATGTATAGGCATTGGATGTCCATTAACAGTTATGTAAAATTGTCTTGAATTAAATGTCGTTTGAACCACCGTATGAAATTTATTCAAATCTTTCATTCTATTACAAAACAATCTAACCTCATAAGTAATATCTACTGATGTTGGTTGCGGTATCTTGTAAGTATCAACACCTTTACGCCCATCAACTAATGTAGGTATCTTTATATAAGTATATAACCTATGCCCAGGAATATTCCATATTCCAGCCTGATTAGTACCAACTTGAACGTCAGGTTTTCTAACGATAGTGATAAATGGCATTTTAATATTCTTAAATTTATCCGTGAACCCCCAAGTTTTAGAGAATTCAGCCCATTTAGTTAATGTTAAAAATATTACAGGTACAGAATCCCCATTCAAATCTAATTCTAAATCTTGATTCACAAAATCGATGAAAGTACCATCCATATCCTCATACTCAACACCTTTAGGTAAATAAGTACCTTTAGAGTCAATATCATCAAGATATTCTTGTCTTTTAGCAAGACCTTCCTTTTGGTTGGTTATTTTTAAATTTTTCTTAAATCCTTGTGGAAATGCCATAATATTTTATATTTTAAATTCCAGTAAACTCATCTTCATTAGCAATAGTACACTCAATTGTTCTAAATGCGCCTTTATACCCCATGATAGTATGTTTATTGTCATAATTTTTTTCACCAGCATTAGATACACTAAAGTATATAATATCTGATTCATCTACTTGGTAACCGATATAATCACCCATTGATATATCAATATTTTGTTCTTTTAATTGTTGTGAATATATTCCAAACTTTAAATTATCATCCTCTAGATACCTTAAACTACCTGGATTATATGTTTTATTTTCAGATTGACCTATAATTGGAATAACATATAATTCAACTGGAGGGTGAAAGTTAATTTCATCTGCACTAGCCTCATTATAAATATCATCCGTCTGGGTAGTCTCCCTATTAACCCTATATAGAATTACTGAAAAATTTCCATCACCTTCAATCGCTTCACGTCCCATTTGTACCTCAAGATTATAATCTTCAAAAGAGAAGAATTTATTAATCCTAGTTATTGGCATTTTTCGTTTACTCATAATTTATGTATTAATCTTTATTGATAAATATTTCATATATTATAAATAGTCACTCCTATTGACTTTTTAAAAAAAAATGTCTATATTTAACTCAAGTGTAAAAAATAGAATTTGATAAATTTAGACAATATAAAAAGTAGAGGCGCTTTAGCTTTATTAAGGAAATATGAAGGTAAAAACCCATACTTAATAAAATTAAAGAGTACATTGGTTAATAAGGGTAAAGTTGCCCTTACGGTAAACCAAACAAAATACATAAATAAGTTTTATAACGTAGACCCTTTATTAATAAATAGAGTGGTTGAAATCTCTAGTTTACTAGGTGAATCCTTAAAGGAACAAAATAATTTAACTTTTACCCCTGAAAGGATATTAGTTCAGTTCATGTTAGCAGACCAAGAGAAAACGTTTCATATTTATGGTAAATTAAAACAAAATCAAAAAAAATCACAAATGTATTGGTTACCTAAATCATTGGTATTAGGTGACCCATACTTTGAAGAATGTGATATAAATGTTGATTGGGATAAGTATACTGAATTAGATACGTTAAATAGAACCCCTTACGACCATCAAAAAAGTGGTGTTGAGTTCTTATTATGTCGTAAAGGTGCTATTTTAGCCGATGATATGGGGTTAGGTAAGTGTCTGAGTGTCAATGAGTTAACTTATACACCTACGGGCAAAGTTAAAATGGGGGACTTAAAAGTTGGTGATTACGTAATAGGTTCTAATGGTAAAAAAACCAAGGTTCTTGAAGTTCACCCACAACCTAAAAAAGAAATGTATAAAATTACATTTAATGATGGGTATTCAACTACTTGTTGTAAAGAACATATGTGGACTGTAACATCAAATAATGGTAGCGTTAATAATAAAAATAGACCAATTAGGTATACTAATTTAACTATTGAACAAATGTTAGATAAAGATTTAGAGTTAGAGCAAAGAGGTTTTGGGTGGAATGAGAAGCGACCATATAAATTTAAAACATATTACAAACAATCTAATGGTCAAAATAAATGGCAAATACCTATCGTAAAACCAATTGAATTTGAAAATAATTTCACGTTACCAATTAACCCATATTTATTAGGCGTTTCATTAGGTGATGGTCATATTAAAAAAAACGGGTCAATATTAATTGAACTTGATGAGAATGATTTTGATGAAATATTCAATAATCAAATGTTAAATGAAATTAGAGGTGGTTTAGGGAAAAGAAGAAATTCTATTAACATTTTAAAAGAAGAAATTAAAGCGCTTAATTTAAATGGTACATTATCAGATACTAAATTTATCCCATATGGGTACAAGTATTCCTCAATTGAGGATAGATTATCAATATTACAAGGTCTTATGGATACTGATGGTCATTGTATGAAATCTAAGAATGGTAATTTTACTGGCACTGAATATTGTAGCGTTTCTGAGCAGTTGACTGATGATGTCGCTGAAATTGTTCACAGTTTGGGTGGTATTGTAAGAAAAAGTAGTAAGATTGGCTCTTATAAGAAACCAGATGGAACTAAAGTTATGTGTAAAAAGGCTTATAGATTGAATATTAAATTACCAGAAGGTATGAATCCATTTAGGTTAAAAAGAAAAGCTGATGAATATAACACCCCTAAAAAATATAAGGTAGGTAGATATATTTCAGATATCACTCCTATTGGTGAAGGTGAAAGTGTTTGTATAAAAGTGGATGCTGAGGATAGTTTATTTACTATTAACCACGGAATTGTTACACATAACACCTACCAATCTATAATAGCCGCTCTAGAATGTGACGCTAAAAAGATTTTAATCGTATGCCCTTCAAGTATGAAAATTACTTGGGAAAGGGAAATTGCTTGTTTCGAAGAACAATCAGTGATAATTAGCGGTAGTAGGTGGCCTGACCACATCCCTAGGTTCACCATTATTAATTTTGATATTCTTAGAAATTTCCACACGATAGGTCCACAAACTTTAGATGATGATGGTAATAAAAACCCACATTATAGAAATTTAGTTGAACAAAATTATGACCTTATCATAGTAGATGAAGCCCATAAGGTTAAAGACCATAAATCACAAAGAGGTAAGATAATTAATGAAATTAGATTAGACTACGGGATTAACACATGTTGGTTATTAACAGGTACTCCAATAGCGAATAGACCTATGGATTTCTATAACTTATTAAACCTAACTAAAGCGCCAGTAGCCGATAATTGGAAGTTTTTCGCTAAAAGATATTGTGATGGTAAGAGTTTTTACCAAACTATGAAAAATGGTAAGAAAAAGTTAAGATGGATAACCACAGGTGCATCTAATCTTGATGAATTATCTGTTAGAACCAAGAACATACTACTTAGGCGATTAAAGACAGAGGTATTAGATATGCCAGATAAAACTATCACCACCCATTACCATAGTTTAAGTAAAAGGGCGGTTAAAGAGTATGAAGGTTTATGGGATGATTATGTTGAGAAAAGAGCCGAAGAAGGTAAGAGGAAAATTAGCGTTTTATCTAAAGATATTGTAGAATTAGGGCTTTTAAGGAAATTTATAGCCATGGAATCTATCCCAAATACGATAGAATTAGCTGAAAATGCCTTAGAACAAGGGCAAAAAGTAGTGATTTTCACCACTTTTACTGATGAATTAGAAGAACTTGCCGAGAATTTTGGTAAAAAGTGCGTTGTACACAACGGTAGGATGTCAGCGAATGAAAAGCAAAAATCAGTAGATAAATTCCAAAACACTAAGAAAACTAAAGTGTTTATTGGTAATATACTATCTGCTGGTGTAGGAATTACTTTAACCGAAGGTACTGTAGTTATATTCAACTCATTTGATTGGGTTCCGGGTAATAATGAACAAGCCGAAGATAGATGTTATAGAATAGGTCAAGAGAATAACGTATCAGTTTACTACCAACTATTTAAAAACACCGTATCTATACCTATGTGGTATACTATTATGGGTAAAATGGATGTTATTAACCAAATATTAGGTAAAGGTGGTGAAGATGCTGAAAGATTAGGTAGTCTCATAAATGAATTAGAAGATAATGGTTTAACGCTAGAATAATGGAATTAATTGAATTTTGTCGTAAAAACTTTCATTTATTATTCGATATGGAGGATAGGGTTGAAGGTATCCTATATCCATATGAAATTGATATATTAAATTATATACACACTAAAGATTACACTCTAATACTTAAATCTAGACGAATGAATATTAGTAGTTTATATGCGTTATATGTTTTTTGGTTTATGATGAATAACCAATCTCCCACAAATGAAATAATTGTCCTTAAAGAAAGTTGGAATAGCCCTATAATCACTAAATTATCAAAATTAGACATTGGATTTAATGGACCGATTAATGCGACTTATAATGGTAACCAACTTAGATTAGTAAGTTCAAATTTTTTGAGCCGAACTTATTTTGAACACGTTCATATGTTAATTATTGATGATTATTCTAATCAAGAATCTGTTAGAACTCTATTTAATCAAATTTCCTTTCAACTGGATAGGTATAATAATGCCAAGGTATCAATGAGTCTCACTTCTATCGGTGATAATTATTTTAGAGAACTATGGGAAAGTGGTGATTGGTATAATTATTTAGCCCATTACAGTAAAAATCCTTATTGGACTTATGACATTATAATGAGTTGTATTGATGATTATAGGGATGATTACTCTGTTTGGTTCGAAACTATGGATTGTATTAGAATGGATAGCGTAGATAAGCGATATTATTTAAATAAACTACCATCACCAACCCCATATAAAAGTTCAACTATAATAAAAAGAATTAATTCACTTGCAAAACAATTAAATGATTAAAATATTTACGGCTGAAAATTGCCCCCACTGTATCAAACTTAAAACAGGGTTAGATGAATTAAACGTCACCTATAATGAAATCGACATTTCCGATTCAGAACACGCTGAAGAAGTAATTAGCATATTTGAAGTGGCCGAAGCAGAGGTTATACCGATAATAATTATGAAATCTGCGTTACTAGTTCCTGGAAGAACTTTCAATACAATATCAGAGGCTATAACAATTATCCAAAACTTAATGGATAAGTAGCATATTTATATATAAAATAAATACATGGATTTTTATATAAACAAAAACGCAACTTTACCAATTCTTAAATTGGAATTAATAAATGATGGTCGTAACGAAAGTGGTAATTTTTATGATTACCTACAAACCGCTACGATAACGTTTTGTATGACAGACGCAAATACAGGTATAAAAAAGATTGGTAATAAAAACGCTCTATGTATACTTAAAGAACCTAGTGCTGATTGTCTTGGTGAAGAATACTACATAGGATATAAATTCTCCGAAAGAGAAACTAAAACTACTGCAACATACACTGGCACCTTCACAATAAGATTTGATGATGAAATAACTAATGGGTTAGGTACTCTAATCGTACCTATTAAAGACGAGTTATACATTCATGTATTGTAATATTTAACCTGGTAACTACCTACAATTACACAAGTTAAAAAAAATATAATCGCAAATTTACTTTTTTAAATGGAAAAAAATGTGTTGTTTTGCAGTATAAATTCTGTTAAATAATATGAACAATGACCAAATAGTAAAATTCCTAGAGGGTAGGAATCCTAAAAAATATATAGTAAATATTGAAGTACCATACGGCACTAACAAAGCATCTCTTATAATAAACGACCCTATTAAAGGTAAATATATCGGAACTGATACATTTAAATCATTTGTTTGGTTTAAACATGAAATCACTCAAAAAATGTTTGGTGGTAATAAAAGTAAAATCAGAGCTGCATGTGATAAATACCAAGTAACCATAACAAAATTAAAAACTTCTAACCAAGCTGGTGATAAACCAGAAAGAATGGTAAATGGCTATAAATATATGGCTAAATGTGAAGGTTCTTATAGTAAATTATTAAACTTCTTTAGAGAGGGTAAGGTTGACGTATATAAGGACCCATACCGAAGATTATTCATCGCATTATCCCCAGTTGAGCAATATATGATTGCTTCAGGTAGGAGATTATTTAAAGGGATGGAAGATTATGATGATTTGGAGAGACTTCAATTTGACCTTGAAACAACAGGATTAAATGCGAAAGGAAGTCCACTTACAATCGGTGAAAGTCAAGAAATAGATAAATTAAGGCAAGACCCGAATTTTACTGAAGATTTAACATTAAAATACGAATTCGATGAAAATCGTAGGGCTGTTAGACATAAAGATGCCGAAATATTCCAAATAGGGATGAAAAGCAATCGTGGTTATCAAAAAATATTCGAAGTAACAGGTAATACCAAAGAAGAAAGGAATAATAATGAAATATTAGCCATTTATAACTTTTTTGACATGATTAGTAAATTAATGCCAGATGTAATTGTAGGTTACAACTCTGAATTTTTTGACTGGACATTTATTGAAAAAAGATGTGAAATACTTGGACTAGATATAGAGGTTATTGCTCAAACTAGAGATAAATCCGGATATAATAAATTCAAACGAGTTGATAAAAGTATCAAACTAGGTGGTGAAAGAGAAAACTATCGTCAAACTACTATGTGGGGTGTTAATATTGTAGATGCATCACATGCGGTTCGTAGAGCCAAAGCGATTAATTCTAATATTAAAAAATGGGGATTAAAGTACATCACACAATATTCCGAGAAGAATAAACCTAATCGTGTATACGTTGATGGTGATAAAATATATAAAATATGGGCTGATTCTGAAACTAAATATGCATTTAACGATGAAGATGGGTCTTATTACAAAATAACTGAAGAAAAGCCAATCAAAGATGGTTTTAAAGAGGTTCTTGGTAACTACATAATTAGACGATACTTAGAAGATGACCTTTGGGAAACAGAACAAGTGGATGGTGAATTTAATCAAGCAGCTTTCTTATTAGCCAAGATTATTCCAACATCTTATATGCGTTCAACTACAATGGGTACTGCTGGTATATGGAAATTGATTATGGCAGCGTATTCTTATGAAAATAGACTTGCTATCCCAGATTTAATGCCTCAAAAATCATTTGTGGGTGGTTTATCTAGATTATTAGAAGTTGGTTTTGCTAAAAATGTAGCAAAATTGGATTATGCAGCGCTATATCCAAATATTGAGTTAACTCACGGTATATTCCCTCATTTAGATATTACTGGTGTAATGGAGTACATGTTACTATACATTGCTGATACTAGGGATATCTATAAAGGGTTGATGAATAACAGTTACGCCAAGGTTGATGAGTTTAAAACAGCTCTTAAATCACCTAATTTAACTGAAGAAGAAATTGAAGTATTAAATGATGCAATTAAAGAGCATAAATCTTTAGCTGAAACCTATAATAAGAAACAGTTACCAATTAAAATTCTTGGTAACTCATTCTTTGGTTCATTAGGTGCTCCAAATATTTTCCCATGGGGAGATACTGATTGTGCTGAAGAAACCACTTGTAGAGGTAGACAATATTTAAGATTAATGGTTAAATTCTTTGTAGATAGAGGATTTAGACCACTAGTAGGTGATACAGATGGATTTAACTTTGCAATACCAGATAATGTTGATGAATATAAACACACATTAACAGGTGGACATAGATTTACCAAGCCAAGACAAGGAGAAACGATTAATGGTTTACAAGGAGTTGTTGACGAATTCAACGAAGCATATATGATTGGTAGAATGGGTCTAGATATCGATGATATTTGTACGTCAACTATCAATTTCTCCAGGAAAAACTATGCAAATGCTATAAAAGGTAAAACTAAATTGGTTGGTAATACGATTAAATCATCAAAAATGCCAATATATATTGAAGAATTCTTAAGTGAAGGTATAAAATTCTTATTAGATGGGGATGGTTATTCATTTATTCAATTATACAACGAAACAGTGGATGATATCTATAATTTCAGAATTCCGTTAGTTAAGATAGCAACTAAAGCCAATGTTAAGCAAACTATGAGGCAATATGATGAAGACATGAAAACTAAAACTAGTGCTGGGAATTTTAAAGCTAAAAAAGCGTATATGGAATTAGCCAAGAGAGATGGATTTAACCCTGCTCTAGGTGAAACAATTTATTACGTGAATACTGGAACTGTTAAATCTCATGGGGATTGTAAAGTTGTGGTAGATAAAATAACAAAACAAAGAAGTGTTGAATTAAAAGCGATGATTATTCCTACCGAACAAATAGAAAATAATCCTGACTTAACAACCGATGAGTATAATGTTCCTAAATATTTAGCAGCTTTTAATACTAGAATCAAAAAACTTTTAGTATGTTTTGATGCCGAAATTAGAGATAAAATTCTTACAAATATGGTTAAGAATAAAGAAACTAAAGAAATGGAGTTAATGACAGTAAACACCTTTACTAGAGCTCAATGTATTTTAAGTAATGGAACTCCAATTGCACCTAAAGACCAAGATAGTATTGAAGATATGATGACCATGGACGATAGAGAGATTGAATTCTGGGTTAGAGTTGGTAAATTACCTAATAATCTAGAAGATTTAGAAATGGATTGGGATGCAATCCTATTGGACTTTTTTGAGAGAAAAAGAATTGAAAGGATTGAAGGGATTGCCACTGAGAAAGCACATGTGATTAGAGCTAGTAAAATGTTAGAACTTGTAGAATTAGATGAGATTACTGATAACATAACTTTACCTGAGAGTTTACATCACATGTCAAGTTTAGATGTTCATGATGATAAAGATGGTAACCCAATGATTTACATAAAATCTGATAAATGGGAAAATGATATAATGACAATCAATGGTTTATTAAAATATCGACCTTGGGCTGAAGAAAGAGCTAAATATTATGCTACCGAAGATGATGTTAAAAAACATACTTTTATAGATTGGTTATTAGATAAATGGGAAAAGTTAATGGTAAATGAAGAATATGATAAAGCTAATTTAATTAAAAATGAATTAGAAAAGCATGGTCATGTAATGGATATAGATATAGAAAAAGAAATCTAATAAAAAAGGAGAGCATTGCTCTCCTTTTCTTTTTAATGGAAATAAAACCCTAATGGTCTATATTTTAAATGTTTATTTAGATTCTCAGCCTCATTAGCCGCTCTCTCCATTTGTTTCTCACTACTCAACCTCATTAATCTCTCGTCTAAGCGCTCCAATAATTCTTTATGGTCTGTGTTACCCTCTGACAGTAAACTCTCCCAATCCATCGTTCTCTCGGCTTCTGGTGGGCCTATTATACCACCGTACTTACCTCTAGTTCTACCTAACGTCATTTTAGCCTTAGCTATGAATAACTGTCTTATTAATGTTTTAGTTGGTGAATTGAATTTATCGAAATCTAATTCTGGTAAAGGAATTTCATTTGGTAATGTTATAATATCAGAATTTAAGTCTCTACACTCTTCAATATCTTCAGGGTCTATACCAGTATCATAATAGTGATACCAAACCTTACACCCTTGCAAACCTACAGCAGTTGGACCTGCTCCAGCACCTGCTCCAGCACCTACACCAGCACCACCGAATGATAATCTTGAGCCTGGAGTTGAAAGTAAATGTAATAACCTAGTTCCATCAGGACCTGCAGTTATCTTATAAACTAATTCACTTCTAAGCATTCTGTTTTTCATATTGAAATCTTGAGCCGTCAATAACACATCAAAAGCAGGTGCTACATAATAACCACTACCAGCACCAGCACCTGAAGCACCGTTGGCTGCGTGACCAATACCCATTTGTGCAAATCCACCACCGTAACCAGCGTCAAATCCACCATAATTAGCAAAAAGAGCTGCATCTGTTGTTGGTGGAGTAATCCATAAAACTTCATTAATTTCTCTACCAGCCGGGATAACATAAACTTGTCTTCCAGCCTCAACTTCAACGAAATCTTTTTTAAGTTCCCAAGGACCCCTAGCCTGTAAACCTACTTGTTTTGAATAAGCATACGTTTGTTGCGTTACATAATCATAACTACGAACACTCATAGCAAAAGCCATATCAGTAGTATCTAAACTCTGACCAAAGACTGATTGCCATTGATGTTCAATTAACCACTCTTGCACGTATTGTGCATAATCTTCAATAGCTAACGTAATCAATGTACATAACTGCTCATCAATTAATTCAATCTGTCTAAGGGGTGCCCCTAGTGAATGTCTTAACTCAGTGAAAATTTTATCTTTATCTTTTTCTGTTATTGCCATAATTATTCGTTATTTATTTCTTTTATCAAATCTTTTATTTCTTGAAATTCTTCTTTTATTTGATATAATTGGTCAGCATTTAACCTATTTATTGAATCTGTTACCTTTCTTGCTTTAATTTCTTCAACCAACGTTGAATCTCGTTTTGCTCTTGATTTTCTAGCTGATATATTATTCTTAATAGTTTCAACATTCGCCATACTATCTAATATACGTGCCTTTTGTTCTTCTAACTCTGTTGGCTTATTTTCCATCCATTTTTCAGTTTCATATCTTATCTCCTTATTAGAAAATAATCTATTCTCAACCGCTTTATCTTCACCACCTTTAGTGTGCAACCAAGCGCCAACTGATACCATTGCAGTTACAACTGCATAGTATTTCCAATATTTCATTATGTTTTCACCAATACTCATTTTTACCTTTTATTATAAATATTATTATTATTCATTAAAACCTCACAAATATCATAACATTATAATACCTACCTTTATCATTTTTAATAGATTTAATCCCAACATGTGTATAATCTTCACCTTCTATTACTCTTTTATGTCCCTCACTATTTAAATAAGCATTTAATGTACTTTTCGAACCACTATAACCATACGCTACCACTTCACCTACCATTTTAGCACCATAATTAACCAATCCAAAATGTCTAGCCCCAAAATTATCATGACTAGGTTTGTCATTTTTTATCATATAAATGCAATGGTCCTTAGCAAATCCACCCACCAATGTATCAGAATGAACCTTTATAAAACCTTTTGAAATTCGATACTCATTAACCAACGTAAATAATTCTTCATCGAATTCAGTCAAGATAGACTCAACTGGTGTATATTCAATTAATGGTATTTCGTCTTCTGGTGAACATGATTGCATTGCTAGTATTAATATAAAAACTACAATTCGTTGCCAGCTCATTATATTAACTTGCTATTGAAAATATCTTTAATTTCACACCAAGATAGGTTTTTATCATACATGTCAAAACTTAATATATCACCAATAAAGGTTCCAGCAAAGTTCTGTTCAATAATTAACCCTAAATCGTCAGGGTCTTGCCCATCAAATGTTATAGACTCAATCAAACCTTGAGTACCACCACCAACACTAATATTGAAAGGTACTGCAATTTGTTTCTCTTGAATATCATAAAGACTCTTAGGTATGAATTCCTCCAATGTTTTGGATACAAATACTAAATTTGCATCAACATAGAATTTATATTTACCTTTTCTAGGACCTTCAGTAACTAAATCACATTCACTATAAGTGTCATTATTTACCCATTTAACAACAATATGTTGCCATTGGTCAGTAGTTACCATACCACTCATTGAATATTCCTCTACAACTTCAACGCTTTTACAATCACCTGAAATAGTTAATAATCGATATCCAATACTACCATCTTCTTTAATTCTAAACCCAATAGCATTATCAATGATATCCGCATCTTTATCCAATTCCATAACATCTTGAGTTGAACCACTATAATCTCCAGCTCTTGTTTGACCAAAACCATCCTCAGAATCTCCATTACCACACACCTTTCCATTTGACCTACCAAATGTTAAGAATTGATTTTGAAAATCCGTTTGTTCTTGTCTAACAATGTTAGCGTAATATTTATTATCTTTATCATAAGAATTATCAGCCCTTACTTGACCAAAACCATCCTCAGATTCTCCATTACCACAAACCTTTCCATTTGACCTACCGAATATTAAGAAATTATTCTCAATCAATGAGACATCAATAGGTGGTGGACTTAATGGAACTGACTCATCAGTTACCTCACCATCTACAAATATGTTATTTATTATAACGTCAGTCTCTTTTATATCAGTACAGAATGTATCTCCAGAAGTACATGCACTAGCAGTAACACCTGAAAATATATTCCAAAATTTATTCTCGGCTCTAGTTCCAGTATAATAGAAAAATCCAGTATTACCTGAGTACGTATCATTTAATGTAGTTCCAGTAGTCGCATAATCAGAAGGTCTTAACCAAGTTGATATTGAAAATCCTTTTTGATACCTAGTAGGTAATACTTGATAATCATATCCCGCCAATTTATAATAACCTTGAAGAAATCCTCCACGTAAAGTCATGTAATTACCAGAAAGTTCACCACTAAGTGTTATTTCACTAGGGTATACATATCCACCAGTAGCCCCTGAGACTTGATTTAAGACTAGTTTAGTGTTAGTTGATGTATGTACTAGGGTTGTACCAGTTAACACCGTTAAAAGGTCTGTATTACCGTCATATGGTATAAGACCATTATCCATTCCAGTCAACCCAAATGTGGTTGCACTAAAATCAGTTGAAAACGCATCTTCCCATTCAACATCACTAATGATTCCAACTTTTACCATATTAAAATCACCTTCTAGAAAATCAGGTTCAATAAAATCAACACCAAATCCTCCATAACTAGAAAAATCAAATGACGCTATTAAATTAGTTTCGTGATAATCTGAATCTTGAATGGTATCAGTGTTTAAATAAAAGTCCCAATAATCACTGTTACTTAATTTAAAATCTAACTTACTTAATGTATAGTTTTGTATATTACCCATTTTTTTTAATTATTATGAACTCACCCATGATACACCATTATAAAACACTGGAACTACTACTGTCCCACCACCTGATAATGCACCTAAGTATGTCGGTGTTACTGCATCAGTTACGTAAGCTCTCATACCCACTGTACCTGTTGGTAATGTTGCCACTGTATATCCACCCGTTATAACTGTCTCTGCTGTTAAATTACCACTTGAGATAGTTGTATCACCACTATAAACATTCAAATCACCACTAGCGGTTAATTCCATCTTAATCGTGGATACAAAATTATGTGTATCAGTTTCATCTGTAAGCCAAATATGAGGTTTATTACCATCTACATTGTAAGCACTTAAACCATGACCTTCATTATATAACGTTACTGCGTTAGGTGAAAAAGTACTATTGCCAAATAAACTAAAAGATGCTCTATTACCAACATCATTAACCAATGTATATGACACTGCCGAAGCATTACCCGTATTTTGATTTACAAGTTGATGTCTTACGGTTCCATTATGGTTATTTATTACTGTAAGAGCGTCTAAATTAATTAATATACTACCTTGAGTTGCATGTGAATTAATAATGTTACCAATTCTTTCTACCGCATTAATTCCAGTTGGGTGAATATTTGTCATAGTTCCACCACTACCTAAATATACTACCTCACCTTCACTAAAAGTGCTAGTATCAAAATCAATCAATGACCCAGCAGTTGTTATTAAAATAGTTTCTCCATTTGCTCCACTTTCTGTAGCAACTGCAAGTACTTGCGCCTTTGAAAAATCAGTATTATCAGCCAACCCGATTTCAGCTAATACACCCGATGCACCCGAAATATAAACAACTTGTCCTTTTAATATCCCACTAGGTTCAACTATTAAACCTGTAGTTACAATAGAATCAGCACCAACCCCTGTTACAATAGGTCCAGTAGTTGTACCACCACCAACAGCGGATGAAGGTATTAACCCAAGTAGACTCTCAATACCACCAGCGGCTATTTCAATATTTCCACCTGTATTCTTCAATACAAATTTTGTCATTAAATAAGCAGAGCCAGTATAATCTCTAGGTATATTATAATTTGCAGTCTTATTATTATCTGCAATTGCTTCAGCTAATTGAGTATAATTAGAATCTGGTAAATTCATAAACATTTTACAATCATCAAAATCTTCAGCAACAGTACCCCAAATAACTACATTATAGTATTTGTCACCAAATGAAGCACCCGTTGAATCATTTTGTAAATCAGCCGAAGTTAATCCGTGTATTAATTTATATGGTTCACTTGAATCGTTTATTACGAAAATAGGTGAATTAGTAGAACCTACTGCTGTATCATAACCAGGTACTAAATTGAATTTTATTTGTGAGATTACAGCGTTTGTATATTCTAAATCTATACGTGGTACTGAATTATCTTCTGCTGGTATCGTTGTTAAAATATTACCACTTTTATATTGTGGGAAACTTTGTCTAATAAATGCGTTTATATTAGTTAATTGTCCAACACCATTTTCATTAGCTAAAGTATCTACCCAATTTTGAAGTTTATATACCCCATTTGCTTGCACTGAAACTGATGATTGTACCATCAAGGTTGCAACTGGAATAAATTGTTCAGAAACTGGAAATCCTAATGTACTTACCGTTAAATCTTTAGTTGATTTTGGCATGTAAATATAATAAGGAATAGGAGTTTGGTCCGTACCTTCACTCAATGTAATTGATTGAGGTTGATTTTTAACGAAGAACTCAGAGTCAAAAATTAACGATAAAGGGTTACCAGCATCTACATTATCCATAGTGAATGTTATAACAGCCCCATTAGATTCTACCCTTATAGTTGATGGTTCTAACACTGAACCATTATAGAATTTAGTTAATCCATTTAGATTATTTAACACTAACATCTCCACGTAGAAAATACCATCGGTTGTTCCACTCTTAGCAATCCCACCAACTTTTACTTCCCAATTTGGTGATATAGGTAATACATCTGTAATTTCACCAGCAAACTCTGGTGATAAATATATCAACGCACCTTCAGTTCCACCTGTAGTACTCACATCATTTACGAATCCACGAGTGGTTACGTAACCATAAGTCCCCGGTTCAATTGTATGTGTTGTAAAACCAACACTATTTAATGCTGACAATTCAATTGACGCAATCGCTAAATCAACATGAGGAACTCCCTCTGCTGTAACACCTACTACGGTTACTACTTTACCATTTTCAAGTGGATTTCCAGTATTATTGAAAACTCTCATCCACATTTCTTGACCCATTTGTTGTGTTACATCTGGTTCATCGGTATACATTTTAATGGTTTTATTTACATTATCCCATTCTATTTTACCTTCTTGCCAAACTCCACTAGGTGATGTAGTATTAAAAGTCATACTATCACCACTCAACTCACCAACTTGTATATTATTAGTTGTAGTATTACCAACACTTGTTACACTATCTAGGGTATCAAATGGTCTTAAATCACTAATTTGTGATTCAGTAATGGTTATTGCAGATTGTACGAAGTGTATATCACCATCTGCTATGTGGTCAGTAGTTGGAACAGTATCTGCTGATAATGTTGTTGTCATATCATTTAAGACATCTCTAAATTCAGCGGCAGTATTATTACCACCGTCCGATATGCCAGTTATTCCGCTTAAAATTGATTCTATACTCATTTCTTTCTTTATTTATAAATATTCATAATTAAGTAAAAACATAATTAAAAGTTATTATCAACGTAAGTGTCTAACTTTAATTTAATCTTATTGTAGATATTTAACAATTCTGGATTACTTGGAGGTGTTATATTATCAATATTATATTGGGCAATATCCCAATCTCCAGTGTTTAACCACACCAACGCTTCCCTTACTGGTCTATATATAAGATTAAATTGTGTTTCCGTAATCACCCCAGTATCTTTAGCCCTTCTTAATTTAGATTTTAATTGCATATAAGCCTTAATCCCATCAACTTTATAGTTAGTTTCAACATTAGATGAGGCATCATTATCTAAGACTCCTTGGTTGTAATCATCAATCTCTTCTTGTGTAAAATCTATTATAGTGTATGTGTATGTGTCGTTAACATCTAAAAATAATACTCCTAGCCTTTGATATTCAGTGATTGTAGGTGTTATAACGTCTTTAAACCCTAAAGCACTCAACTCACTATCCGTTGCAGATTTAAAATTTAAGATATCTCCCCAAGTCTTAGGTAATACCTTATACGTCACTATTTTACCATTTATTTCTATTCCTTTCATAATATTTTATTTTACCAAGATGTATATGCCAATCCAGCACCTGAATTATATAGGTCAGTATGGTCTTGTAATGTTAAAACCCTATGCCACATACCTACTTGGTCAATTAAACCGCTGTAAAATACGGTAGCCAATACGTTAGCACCTATTTTTGTGGTACTTATAGAATTTGTGGCGGTTGTTGTTGTATTAATCACCGAAGTATAAAACTGTCCATCTAACCATCCCTCAACGGTATTGTCAGTTTGATTAACAACTTGAGTTATCAAGTGCCATTGATTATCCCAAACATCCCATCCATCCATCTTTGCGATTGGAAAATTAGTACCATCATAGCAAGCTAACCAAACTTCACCAGTCGCAGCGATTATTTGCCAAGAATAAGCATATGGACCACCCGAATTAAGTCTTCTTTCTATAAGTCTAACATTTGACGCTGTTAAAGCTGGGTCTGGTGATTTAACCCACATGGATATTGAAAAATTATCGGCATTTGCGTTAAGATTCATTGAGGTTGATTCTGGAATTGTAACATGACCATCACCACCATAATTTAAAGCGTTAGATAAAACACCAGTGGTTATTGTTGTATTAAATGAAGTACCGTCATTAGCCCCAACAGAATCGGATGTAAGAGTACCACTAGGCTCATCAAACTCCCATAGAGATATCAAACTATCATTTAAATTAGTACTTCCTGAAACCACCTTATTTTCTAATAATATTTTATTTCCTAAAATCATAATTAATAATTTTTAAGTCCAGATATAAATAATGGAGTCGAATCATCAACACAATATATTTGAATATAATTAGTCTTAGTTCCATCAAAGTTAATCAAATCAACAGTATTTACACCTGTTGGTAATGTTAAAGTATAATCCCCATCAATAACTAACATAATGGTTTTACCTTCCAATATATTACTAAATGTTAATTCTGTAGCCGCACTCATAGTATAACTATATTGTATTCCATCATCCCAATCTACATCAAGACCAACCAAATCGGTTGAAGCTTTTAACTCAGGTTTCAATTCAGCCACACCAATACTATCACTTAAATCATGCGTATGCCCTGTAAGACTATACCTATCATCTAAGTTAGTTACTACTGTTCCACCACTTAACCTATCTAACGTTAAATCACCTGTACTTGTATTAAATGTACTACCCGTTACATAATCATCAACGGTACTTGTAGTTCCACTAGAGGTCCCAATTTCAAAAACTAACAAATTCTCATCAACTCCCCAAAAACTTCTAGTATCTTCAGCCAAGAAAACACACCCAGCATTCATTGTGGTTGCACTTATTTCTATTTCATCTCCTATAAAAAAATTATTATATACTTGTCTTGCCATTATTGTAAAGTTGATTTCGTTATAAGTTGCACAACATTTAATTCATCAGTTAATTGATGTATTAAGTTTTTATTTCCATATAAATTTGTTACATATTTATCGGTAATTTCACCTGTTACATCATAGAAATAACCATAAATACCCTTAACAGGATTTACATCAACCCATGTCTGTAAATGGATATCGTGACCCCAAGTATTAGGATTGGTTTGTAGATGTGTTAAATATACATTTCCAGACATTTTTCCATTTCCACCATATCTAATTTTACAAAGTAATTTATTAGCTTTAAGACCAACGTAATCCATATTATCGCTTCTAATAGACCCGAATATTGAGTTATAAACGCTACAACCACTATCAAAAGCTATATCTGTATAATCATTAACTCCAGTATTTCTAGAACCACCAACCATACAATTAGCCATATACCCATTATTAATTATAGTCCCAAATGAAAAAATATTTAATCTACTAATATGTGAAGTTAACCCACCAACATTCACAGAACAACTATCAATAGAAGTCACCTTATTTATAGTACCACCATCAGAATTAATATAACACCCCGACATAAAGGTTGAGTTACTTAAAACACCTTTAGCATTTACAAAATAGTTAGAACTATTCCCGTAACGTTGAGATTCTGTTAAACATACTGTATTGGTCAAAGAGTCCACCTTGAATCTTGGAGTAAAGGAAGTTGGTTCTTCATTAAGGATTGGAAATATATGAAAATCTTTAGCCTCAGTTAACCCAGAAGTAGGTAATATTATATCTTTGGTATATTCAGAGGCTATATCATTACTTGCACGCTCACCATACCCAACTGTTGGAGCTGTAGTAACTCCACTTAAAAATGGGTCAGTATTACCAGATAAATAGAAATCTAAATAGAAATTGTTATTTTCTATTGATGGTGCAATATATTTATGACCGTCACCTATTGTATTATTTACTGTGGTACACATATTTTCCACACCAATTTTATACAAATCCTTATTTAATGTGTATTCAGACCATATTTCATTATCTACTTTCCATCTTCTATATCTTTGAGTTCGCCAATCTTTATCAACTGATATATTTAAATCAAACGCTTCTCGTTTTTTAATTAAACCATTCCTAGTTCCAATTTGTAGGTTATTTTCATCATAAATTATATTATCTTCAAAATAATATAATAAAGTGTCCCCTAAAAAGGTAAGACTCTGAGCTTCAATTGAGAATTTATTAATTTCAATCGCTTTTAATACTATTTCTTCTATTTTAGGTGAAGGGTTTTCAGCGGCAGACATATTCATATAAGGTAAATCATTATGAACTTCAGTATTCAATACCCCACCCGCTTGCATTACCGTATTTCCAGATAAATCTGTTATAGTTGTATCACCAGTAAATTGAGGATATCTTTGATTTTTTATTTTAATTACTATACCAGCCTCATTTGTTGTTGGAGTAAATCTAATATATGAGGTATTAAAGAAGTCATATGTAGTAATCAATTCACCAACATAATGACCACCACCATAACCATCTGGCAATTCAACTATCTCAACTACATCTCCATTTTTAAGTGAATCTGATGAAATACCAGGACTACCAAAATATGCATAATCACCTGATGGTCCTAATATAGTGTGTAATTCAATAATATCAGACGTATTAGTATTTTCAATTTGATAAATTGTTTTATAATCAGTAAGAATATATGTATTACCAACGATAAGTGAATTGGTATTGATTAAATCTGTAAGTTCGGAATAAGTACCTTGAAATACTGTATCTAAATCAGTAATTGTCTTTTCACCAACAACACCATCAGTACCTCTAGCCAATACCGTATTTGTAGTTCCAGTTATGGTAGGTAATGGGTTAGGTGACGGAAATAACAACCCTCTAGTTTGAATGAATTGTAGGGCATCAATATTAATTGTATTCCCTGTAATATTTTCAGGTATATAGACATCATCTACACCGAATGTAGTTGTCCCGGATAATATAGTATTGGTTAATTGAAATTGTTTTAACTGTCTATTATTAGAATAGTCAATCCTAGTTTTAAAATCACTCATTGAATATTTTATATATAAATATCAATGTAAATCTTATTTAATCAGTAAGTTTCTGATTTTTATAAGTAAATGAAGTTTTATTTTTAACCCTACTTAATTTAATAGTCCTCCAACGCTTCCAAAAGATGAAATAAGGCTTTATCTTGCATTCACTATATCTAAATGATAAAATGCCGTCTTGTTTAAACCACATATAACTTTCACCAATAATTGAATATTTTAAATCAATCTTATCACCAACCCAACCCTGCCAAGGGTCTCTACCTTCCTCTACTTCATATTTTAAACCACAAGACATTGGATATTTACCACCATCTTGTACTTTTTTACCCCCTAAAGTAATATCATCAGTAATGAATTCTAAATCAGTTTGACCTGTACCATCACCAGTTTTAAATAAAATAAACGTCCTTAAATTCCATATGGTATTTCTAAATGCGTGCCATCTATACCTTACATAAAAGGTTTCCACACCATTTCCGTATTTATCAATGTAAACTTGATAATCTCCAACTGGATTACCATTTTCATCTAATCTCCCATCGTCATTCCAAATCCAGAACATCTTCCAATGAGTTAATTCCCATAAAGGGTAAAATATAGGGCTACTTAATAGACCGAATCCACCTAATAGGATTGTGGATACAACCCATTTAATTATTACTAATGTTTTATTCATGCTAATCTATAATATTTGGAGTTCTAATAACTTTATTTTTATAGTCAATTATTATTTTATTTTGAATTAGGAAATCACTCCCTATAATTCCCACAAAGCCTAAATGATTGGTAAGGTTAGATAAGTCTGTAGACTTGAAATTAACCCTCATCACCTGACCTTTATATGTTAATTTTGTGTTATTAGTTTGATATAATGGATTCTCACCACCGATACCATCAACTGTCAAATCTAAAAATGAATAAATAGTTACATTATATTTATTTGTAACTCCTTCATCAATGATAGATATATTGGCTCCAGTATCAATGAGGAAATAACCCACTTTACCATTTAATTCACATTTAATCATTGGTAAGCCACCACTTATAACAAAATCTATAGAATCTGGTATATCATTATCTTTATTACATGAAATTATGGTAAATACTAAGATTATTATAAAGAATATTTTTTTCATAGTGATTATTGTTAGGTTATTCTAATAAATATCTCACTATTATTCATTATTTAAGTATATTTAATATATTTTAGGAATGAATACCATTTTCTAGTTTTTAAGTAGTCTAAATTACCTTCATTAGCATAAGCCTCCCTTTCAAAACTTATATTTCTATATGCATTTCCTTCCATAAATAACCTAATAACCCATTCAATGAAATACCACGCATAAAATGGTATTACCAATAATTCTTTTTGTTGATGTATATGAATAGTTTCATGATTGATTATTATTTCTTTAACTTTAAGGTTATGTGGTTTATCATACTCTTCTCTCAATATAATATAAGGGAAAAGCGCCATGGCACTTACATTACCTATAAAAGTAAGTCTAGTTAGGAATTTATTACTATATTTAACTATTGGTATCTTCATATTAAAATTCGAATTGGTCTCCAGCAACTCCACTATCAATTCGTAATGTTTTTAATAATAACCATTTAACGAATGCTTTAACATTTGCGTTATTAGGTAATTGTACTTTATCCTTTTTATTACCCAATATGAAATAATCATCAATATCATCATAAGATAATGATGGCATTATATCAATTACTAGTGTTGGCTCTTCTAAATCACCACCACCTTGTACAAAAGTAACAAAATCGGTTGTTGTTTCACCTGATGTACCACCTGAAACGGTTAATTCACCATGATTTTGAATTGTACTACCACTTGGAGTATCACCTATTACCTTCCAATAGTGATTTGAGATAGTAACGCCATTTTCAGTCATCAAATCAAATAAAAATACAAATATTTTATCACTACTGTTATGGCGTTCACCTTTATATTCTAATGTTGCGTTTGGATAAGCACCTAATGTTATTTCATTAATATATGTACCTGTTATTGCTGTTAAAGTCATCTTTTATGTGTTTTTATATAAATATCATTAATATTTAAAATAATCATAAAACCATTCATATGAATTTACGATATTATTACTTACTCCCTCACCTAATATTTTATTATAGGTTGGTGTTATCACTTTTACCTCTTTTTTAATAGTGTGGTCACCATAAATACCATATACATTATCATCTTCTACAGTAATCTGTTCAATATTATTAAAATCATGCTCATATGTTGGTAAATCTAAATATTTATAAATTTTATCCATCTCTAGACTTGGATTACTCGTTAAATCCTCAAATCTAATGAATAATATATCCTCTGATATACCTTCATCTATCATTTGCTTCAAACGTTCAAGAGCGATGCCTATAGGTGGTGATTCAGCCCATAATTTAACTCTTTTTTCAGTTGTTGTTCCAGTACCTTTAGCCCAATTAACAATTCCTGAGTCTTTTTCAGGGTGTTTTCTGAAATTTTTCTCCATTGAGGTGTAAATACATCTTAAATCTCTAACCATACATATAATTTTAGTATCTACAATAAATGTATCTAAAAATGGCTTATGAATTCCCCATCCTCTACTCTTATCGATTATATAAGGCTTGTCGGTAACTCCGTCATAGAATCCTTGTATACCTTGTTTGCAGAAATTTAACCATCCAGACTTCATAAGTTCTTCATCTTGTGCTTTAAACTCAGGAGAGTTGGTGTAATTCCCTCTTGCAGAGAATAATAATTCTAAAACACCAGATGTTGGGGTTACGTAAAATTCAGGGTTCTGTCCCATTATGTTTTGTAATAATGTACTTCCAGCTCTTGGTAATGATGATTGAAAAAATATCTTTTTATCCATTTATTTTAATTTTTATCTTTTATATTTGAAATAGTCATAGAACCATTTATGTGTGTCAACAATAAAATTTGAAATCTCAGGCCCTAAAACCTCGTTATATGTTGGTTGAACTAATTTAACTTTTTTACGTATTTTGTGGTCACCAAACATCCCATGAACTGAATCATCCTCAAAAGTTAATTGTTCAACATTATCAAAATCATGTGTGAAATTAGGTAGACCTAAGTATGTATAAACTCGTTCCATTTCTCTTGTAGGGTTTGTTGTTAAATCTTCGTATCTTATAAATAATATTTTTTCTTCTATACCCTCGTGAAACATTTGTTCTAGTCTATCAATAGCATGTCCAACAGGTGGCCCTTCGGCCCAAACTTGAATTCTTTTACTTGTAGTTGTACCCGTACCTTTACCCCAATTTTCAATACCAGTATCCATATCAGGATTTGCTCTATGTATTTTTTCCATTGAAGTATATACACACCTTAAATCTCGCACCATACATATAATTTTAGGGTCATCTACAAATTTCTCTAAAAACTTCCTATTATGCCCCCACCCTCTACATTTATCCACTACATAAGGTTTATCGGTTATAAGTGAAAAGTACCCATTTACCGCTGCCTTACAGTAGCCATTGAATGCCTTTTTCATTATTGCTGGGTCTTGCGCCCTAAATGTAGGTCCTTTGGTATAAGCTTTCCTTGACGCAGCAAGTAGGTCTAATAACCCCGAAGTAGGGGTTACATAAAATTCAGGATTCTGCCCTATTATATTTTGTAATAACGTGCTACCTGACCTAGGTAAAGAGGATTGGAAAAATATCTTTTTTGTCATATTATATTTCTATTGCGTAAATATAATTATATTTTCACAAAAGTAAATATATTATCCTAAATTACTTATCTCAGTTAAAATTGCATTAACTTTAGCAATTCGGATATCCATACTAATTTTTCTATTCTCAGCCTCTTGTATTTTCCTATTAAGTCTATCGATAGTCACCACTCTAATATTACCTCTAATTTGGACTGCATTACCATCTTGGTCCTTAGCATCAATTAAATCATATATTCTATACTCATCAGGGCTTGTATCACCCGATTCTTTTACTAATTTTTCTATTACTCTACTCATAATTATTTTAATTTTATTAAATTGGACCTAAATTGTGTCCGTATACATATGTATAACTATCTTGCATAAACATATGATAAGCAATGGCAGTTGAATCTCCTTGATAACCTCCGTAAAATCCTGAACCAGCCGTTGTTGCATATATATATAAATCTGCGTCACCAGTATTATACTCATTTTGGTATATATCTATACTATCGTTTTCTGGGACGCTGGATATAGTTCCACTATTAGTAGTAGCACCATATTGATAACTACCTACTTCTTGAACGCCATCTACCACCACAACAAGATATGACCCAGACTGAAAATAAGTGCTGTAATGAGTCCAAGCAAGTGTATTAGTAGTAGCGTGAGAATAATTTCTAAAGTCACTTAATCTATCTAAGGGTGCGGTATAATACGTACCATCTAAATTAGCCACTATTGCATTTGTAATACATTCTGTTAATTTAGTGTAAGTGCCAGATGAGGCCATTTCTGTTATTACTTGGGATAATTTTTCTCCTGATGTTGGTACTGCCATTATTTCTCTAATTTTTTAATTCTGTCTTCTAATTCAGCTACTTTGGCTATCAACAACCTAGTATACCTCACAGAATCCATTTCTTCAGGTGTATCGCCTTTCACTACAAATTCTGGGTTTGTTTTTTCTAATTCATCAGCAATAACACCAATTTGTGTTTCACCAGTTTCTTTCATTTCATATTCCCTCCACCTAATATCAATAATTTTAGGGATATAATCTTCAATTTTATCTTTTAATCTTCTATCGGAAGAGTTAATATGGTCAGTGGCAGTAACAGTTGATGTAAATGTAGCCGCACCCGCAGTAGTCATTGAAAATCTATTATTAGTTATTAATACATTTCCTTGAGATAATTTAAATTTATCTGAATCTGAATTATCAATCCCCATAGACCAATTCACTGAACCACCCAAGTTGAATAGTAATGCTGCATCACCAGTACCATCATTTCTTATTGATATTGCTGGGGTTGTAGTAGTACTATTAATATATGACATAAAATTATGTGAAAAAGTTCCATAATTACCAATAATAACTTGACCACTACCATTAATTCTAAAATAATCTGCGGAAGTACCTAACGTACTAGCCCTACTTATTTTAAATGTATCTCCATCTGAATTATCAATACCAGTAGTCCAATGAGTGGTCGTACCAATTGAGTAAGTACTTTTAGCGTCACCAGTACCATTTTGTCTTAGAACTATCCCTTGATTAGTAGCTGCATCATTCTCAAGAATATATAAAGAACCATCCGAACCAAGAGGGCTACCAATTGACATTGAATCTGATGCATAAACCCTAGCCCCTAAGAAATCTCCACTAGTCCAAACATTTGTACCTAAAGCAACATTTGCATTCCCATTCTGACACCACACAAATTGATGGCCACTAGCATTAACCACCCCATTTCCAACTGTATTATATTTATAAAGAGCGCCATACATATTTCCAAAAGTACTACCATTAGCTGGAATTGTATATGCGACACCCATAGACCAGATATGATTAGCTTTAGTTGAATCATAATTACCATATATACCCCTATCTCTATAACCTGTTTCATTCACCACATCACCTCTAAGGTATAATGTGGCGGTAAGGTAATCAGTTGCATCACTCCTTAAGAATGAACCACTTGAAACACCGTCTAAAGTATCAGAATTCAAGTTGGTTACTTTGGTTGTAGATGCTACTGTAAATGGTGATGTACCAGTAGCTACTGTAGAAAAGAATCTAGAAGATGAGGTATCTTTTATGAAAAACACATCTCCATCTCCCATCATATGCATTCTACGAGTACCGTACCCTGACATTACCTCTAATATAATATCGGTAGCAGTTCCTGTACCATTATTTACCCTACCATCAAAAGATAGAGCACCTCTCGTTGTTGAAGTTGCAGCTCTGTTGTCCCCTAGAAAGTATAGTCCTGGTAATGTTAATTCATTATTTTGTCCAGTGAAAGTAGGAAAAAACCCACCACCAGTTGTACCATTTGATACTGTAAATCGATTATTTTGAGTACTATCTCTAAAATTAAGTAGTATTTGATACCCTATACCAGTATTAATTAATCCATTATATAACCCATTTGTACTAACAGGTACACTCGCTTGAAAACTAGTACAATATATATCATTATTTGTATTATCTATATAAACAGCAGAATCCTCATATACTGCCTTATTTCCAGCAGTACTAGTTTGTGTAAATAATATTGGGCAATTGGTATCACCAGAGTCATCATTATTAATGTATAATTGAGATGCTGTTGCAGCATTCCCTGTAGTACTTTGGTTTAATGTCGCAACTCTAGCTGCGGCCACTGTACCTGTTGATATATTAGAACCATTAAGATTGGTTAAGTTACCACCATGATTCTCAGAGGTTCCCCATAAACCATAATGCCAAGATGTAAACGTACCACTACCACTCCAACCTCTCCAAGCCAAACCTCTACTAGCCGTTCTTGGTAAAAGTAGTTGATTACCAACATCAGTACCACCTTTAGTGACTAATACAGGGTCATAATTATCACCAGTAGGTGCATTGGTATTCGTACTACTAAATAGTCCAAAAACCCCTGAATCTAGTAATCCATTCATATCCAATGCCGCACCAAATCTCGTATGATTTACTATATTCCAAGAAGGAGTAGCCCCATCAATAGTAGCCCTTAATCGTGCAACGTCAAATACACCCGTAGTTGTATCACTAGCATCTAAACTAGATATAGAAGTTGTAGTATGTGTATGACCTGGGTTTGCACCACTTGTAACGTTAGCACCTGTAACGGTTGTAGCGGCTAATGTACCAGTTATATTAGCACCTGTATTAGTTGTTTGTATTTTACTACTACCATTATAATATATGTTTACCGCTGCATTTTCGGTACCTAATAACATCCATTCACTATTCTGGTCATCATACAAACCAAATTGAGTTTCACTACCCATTATAGACCATTTCGCAGTAGCACTAAATACGTATTGATGGCCTAACCATGAACCGCCATTTCTATTAACCTCTAATAAACCAGCCCTATCAATAGAATCTTGTATTAAATACCCATCTACAGTAAGTGTATTACTAATTAAATCATCAGCACTCCAATCCACAGTTAAAATATTACTATTTCCACTATGATAACCTATAAATCCACCGATTGTAGTACCGCCTTTTAAATTTGCCATTCTATTATTCTTTTTATATAAATATACTTATTCATTATATTATTCCTTGTTCTGTTATTTTTTTAACATTGACACTATCTGTCTGAATACTAAACTGCTTATACAGACTCTCAACTTCGGAATCTGTAAATGCTCTTTTTGCCACAACCATATCTCTAAAATATGCATTGGTAACATTTCCACTATCCCAACCAAATTTAAAATCATATCCATATTGACAGACATAATAATTGGCAACTGAATTGGTGGTTGCGGTACTTCTAGTAGCCTTTGCAGTCCCTTCAATACCCCAAGTGATAGTTTCAATACTAGTACCTGTTTTAACCATTGAGATGAATTGCCATTTATCGAAATATTCTGCTGGCGTAAATGCACTAGGCGTTGCACCATTTATTACGTCACTACCATTAGCCTTACCAAACCATGTATAACCACCACCAACTGAATTGCTATTAGAACCTAGAGATTCAATACTATAACCAGTTAATAAATTATTAGATGTTGCTATTGGTTTTTTCCAATAACATATACTCCAATCTCCTGACCAATCTAAACCAATACTTCCATTAAAATTATATTCTAAATAAGATAATGTTCTAGTTGTACCACTTATAAAAGCGGGTGCAAATTCTAACTCTACCACTTGCCAATCATCAAACCAAACTGTACCATAATCACCACCTTGTCCATACATATACCAAGTTATTGGTGTTGTAGCATCCCACTCTACAGGTATTGTATATGTTTCAGTCATGGTTTCCCAAGTATTAACTTTCGTATTACTCTTAGTAAATATACAAGTACCAAACGTATTGACTGTAGATTCCTTATGGTATAACCCACATTGACCCGTCTTACCTAAATTATCCACTTTCTGTTTCCATGATAATGTAATAGTAGAACCAACTCCAATAACAGATGCTGACATATCAGAAATAAATGTATTTGACACTCCTAACCATCTATGACCTAAACCTAAATATGTTTGATTCTCATCAATCATTTTCACACACGGACCACCATCTTCACCTTCACGCACCCATTGTGCGTGGTAACCTATACTTGGTGAACCTACACCCGAATTATATCCACCAGCCCAATTTGATGGGTCAAACGCTTCTGGGTGTAATAAAGTATCCCAAGCGGGAGCATAAGAGCCAGGTTCTCCAGCACCATTACTACCTGTTGGGTTAGTAACTAGATTGGTAAATGTACCTCTACCAACCCATGCTGAACCATCAACAAAAACTACATTGGTATCACCCGTAGCAACGAAACTTTTAGTAACATCTAAGGTATCGGTAGTTAATGGATAATAATATACGTCAGTTGGCATAACTGGTTCCTCAATTAAATGAGGTGTTATCATTTCAGATTCTTTTATCTTAGAAGGTCCATTAACCAATTCGGTAATTTCAGCGGTTGTTAAATCTGTATCATATATGGAAACATCTTTTATTATTGATGCCCCAAAAGCACTAGTATTATACTGCCTACTACCAATCCAAATCGTATCTTGCATAGTAGCGGCTAAATGAGCAATAGTTCCAACTTGAGTTTCATTTCTATATGCACGATAATTTGTACTATCTCGAACAATAGTTATTGTATTCCATTCATCATAATTACTAGCATTTAATATATCAGCACCTAACCAAGCCCATTCAGCCAAATTCCCTTCTCTAATCAACCTATAAATCCCATTATTTGTAGTCCCATTAGTTGACATAATAGTCCAAGTATTATTTTGACTATAATTACCCATTTGAAATATTGTTTGGTAACCTGTAACAAAACCGATATCGGTTAAAACTCTAACCTTAAAGCTAACAGTATAATTACCCGTTGTAACTGGGTTTGGAATACTCATAAGTCCAGCAGAATTACTACCATCAACAAACGCTGGAGCAAAATCTTGTTCTACTACTTGTGCGTTAAATATAACCATACTACCACCACTTGTTAACGATACATCAAAAAACCTATATGTTGAATCATATGTACCCCTTGATGCAGTTCCATATATTTTACCACTACCATTTACATCTGAAGGGTTTCCAGTTAACCCTACATCACACCAATCTGAATTTATTGTACCTTTTAAGTTTTCATATTCTATACTACAAGCATATGTATTACCATTTGTTAGGTCACCTAATAAACAGTAAAATCTAAAATTAGATGAACCAGTACCATCATTAACAATCTTATATTTCCCATCACCAAGATATGTTTTAGTTGAGTTAGATGTTAAATCATTTGCTGAATCAATTGGGTCTGAAGAATTATTATATAATAAATTTTCAGTTGCAATTTGTATCGCCATACCACCTTCTGATGGTAATGGGTTGGTATTGACCCCAATACCTTTATTATTTTGATATGCATATAAAAACCCAGCTTGTACGTAATCTAAAGTTGCGCTAGTTGTACCTTCTTGGTCGAAATATAAAACAGCACCAGTATCCACTGATTTATAAAAATAACCTGTAACTTGATTTGTGTCAGCTCTCCTATAATAAGGTTTACATTCCGTTATCATCTCATTAATACCACCAATAAGGTCAGTAGAACCATTATTATATGAGGTGGTAGGTAAATCAACGGGTGCCGAAAGGTCAATGTTAACTGTATGTCCAGATTTAGCTGCTCCAGATTTAGATAATACAAATACATTTGTTGTTGTATCGTTACCAGTAGCAACGCATGAAACCCCACCATCAACAAATGATTTTAATTGTGTCATTATTGTAGAACTAACAGACCAAACATATGTATCCACTATCACTAAATCGTATGTTTGTGCGGTTGCTAATGATATTGTTGAAATATCAGAGGTTACAGTAGAAACTGTATTCCCAGTAAACCAATTTGCCCAGACATGTGATGCGTTTGGAGCATAAACAAGGGTTTTGGCTGACGATGGTATTTCCGTTAATTCCATACTCTTATCACCATCCAATGGATAGTGAGCCACCAAATTAGTGGTTATAGAAGGTAATCTTTCATTCAAGGAATCGTTTAACCTCATCTCCCCATCGGTATGTAATCTAGCACCTACTCCCATAATTATACAAATATAAAGTCAATTGAAGCTTCTGTTTCATTGTAAACCATTTCAGCTTTAGCCACATTAGATGTGTTGGTAAGTATTACTTTTTCAGTTTTAACACCCGCTGGAACTTCTAACTCACCATTGGTTTGTAATTTAGCCTTAGAACTACCATTAGAATGAAGGTCTAAGTAGTTACCTGTTAATGCTCCTACAACTGCTCTACCTGTATCCCAACTTAAAATACCATGAGCAGCAGTAGAACCCCAAGTAAACACACCATCACCAGAGAGTTTAAATCTATTTGCACTTACACCCATCCAAATATCACCACCAGCTTCAATACGCATTCTATTAGTGTTAGTAGTTTTAAAAATCATATCGGTAGCACTAACATTTACAATATCAGTACCTGTGGTATTTCTAAATAGTAATTCAGATTTACCTGATATATTTTCTATCCCTATCGCATCTTTTACATTTAAATTATAGTAAGAAGTCTGCCCCCCTATTGTTACCTGACCATCAGTTTCAATTTCAAAGAAAGGTGCCGCTAAACCATTTATAATAGGTTCAACAGCACTTGCGTTACCATGAATTTTAAAACTATTATCAGCATCATCACCACCAACAGCCCATGTCATATCACCAGTATCGGTAAATGTTATTTGAGGACTAGCAGCATTAGCTAGATTTATTTTTATTGTCGGTTCGTTATTAACACCAGGATTAGTACCAAAATAAGTAAGGTCATTACTAAAGGTTTTACTACCACCAAAGGTCTGTGTTGCGTTGGTAACTACCCCAGCCAAGGATGCAGTTGCACCAGCAATCGAATCATCAGTACCAGTGCTTGAATTAATTGATACAGTTGTAGCATTTTCCACAACTGTTATGTTCGTATTACCTGGAATTGGTGTACTATTGAATGCGTTTGAACCTAATTCTCTCGTACCAACTACGTTAGAACCATTAATCATAAGAGCAGTTGCTTCAGAGGCTTGATTTGATAAACTAGTTAATGTTAAATCTGGGGCTGTTACTAATGCGTTTAGAGCTATACTTGATATAGTAGTTCCAGCTCTAGTAACGACCATGTAAGAACTTGCAACGCTGTTAGCATCATTTATTGCTCTGAATAACCATTGAGTCCCAGTAAAGACGAAATCCCAGTTCTTATAATCCACCGCTGCACTGGTATTTTCAAAGTTAAGTTCTAAATTACCAGAGTTACTAAATGTTTTTTGACCTGTAATAGTTTGAACACCAGTTGTTCTAACTACCGTACTATCTACATCTATTGTTTGTATATGGTCACCACTTGTTGTATTTAAATCACCAGTAAGTCCATCACCAGCAGTAATATCAACTCTAGTTATATCACCACTATTATTGGTAAACGGTAAATCAGATATCAACCCTTTCTTAACATTATTATCAGTTGCATCGTGATATACAATTGTGTCAGAAGTTGAAATCGCTGAACCTTCTAAATTGGTTGCAAAATCAATAAAGTTATCAGTACCAGTATAATCAATATCAATATTAATTGTTTCATTACTACTTTGGTCAGTAGTGAAATTTCCACCCGTACTTAACCCATTTCTAGCTGTAATAGTAATTGTTGCATCATTAGGAGCTGCACTATTGGTAAACGGTAAATCAGATACAAACCCTTTCTTAACATTATTATCGGTTGCATCATGATATACAATTGTATCAGCAGTAGATATTGGAGTACCCTCTAAATTAGTTGCTGAATCAATAAAGTTATTAGTTCCTAAATAATCAATTGCAACATCATTCGCATTTACTGTTATACCAGTACCAGAACCAACATTTAATGTAATTGTTTCATTACCACTTTGGTTGGTTGTGAACGCACCAGGTGAGTCAAGAAGTCCACTACCACCACCTATTGTAATGGTTGCGTTATTTGCGGCTGCATGTGAAGTCCAACCTTGGTCATTATTGAATATCCCTAATGGAATACTTGAAATTAATTGTCTATTTTCAACTCCACCATTTTCAGCAATTATATAATCAGTCGCAATAAGAGTTCCACCAACCCCCAATTCACCAAAATTAAGTGAAAGACTTGGAGTTGTACCACCTGTCGAATCTAATCCATTACCACCCGAAACACTAGTTACAGTACCAAGATTAGATGTCCATGATTGGTCATTATTGAAGATACCTAAAGGGATTGAGGATATTAATTGTTTATTACTTACCGTTCCATTAGAGGCAACTAAATGGTCTGTCGCTATTAACGTACCACCAACAGCCAATGAATTAGCATCAAAATTTGTGGTTATCGTTTCATTACCCGCTTGGTTAGTAGTGAAATCACCACCCGTACTTAACCCAATTCCAGCGGCTATTGTGATTGTTGCATCGTTAGGTACAGCACCAGCTGGTAACGTAACAGTCTTAACGTTTATTGCAGTAAGATGTCCTTGTGCTGTTGTAGTCACACTATCAACTACATCAAAATCACCACCATGTGCTGGAGATTCAGATGATGTACCATCACTTCTTGATACAGAATCATGGTTAATTGTAATAGTTTCATTACCTGATTGGTCAGTTGTGAAATCACCACCGCCACCTAAAAGAGTTCCAGCACTTATTGTAATGGTTGCATCGTTGGCCGCTGGATTATTATTAAATGGCATTGATGACACCAACGCTTTCTTAACATTATTATCAGTCATGTCATGATAGATAATATAATCAGCGGTTGATGGGTTATTCAATGTAGGAGCTGACCATATAACGTTATCAGTACCTAAATAATCAATATTAAATGTAATCGTATTGTTAGATGATTGGTCGGTTGTAAACGAACTACCACCACTTATACCAACACCAGCACTTAACGTAATTGTAGCATCATTTGCAGCTGCATGCGAAGTCCAACCTTGGTCATTATTGAATATCCCTAATGGAATTGAACTAATCAAAGCCTTATTACTTACACCAGCATTATCGAAAACTATCCAATCACCTGTAACCATCGTTGATACACCTAATTCAGATACGTTTAATGATATAGAAGGGGTTAATCCACCAGTTGAGTCAATACCTACACCACCACCAACACTAGTTACATACCTACCATCTAAATCATAAACAACCGTTCCACCTGATAACCTAGTTAAGGTTACTTCACCATTACCAGTATTGAATGACCCTGAAGTAACATAATCATCAGTATTTGGAATTAAATCACCAACTAATGGGTATCTTCCGTCTAAATCAACCGTAATAGTATTACCCGTTAACATAGAATGGGTTAGAATTCCATCACCCGTATTAAATGTAGTACCTGTTAGATAATTAACATCATCTAAATGTGCTAGGATACCAGTTTTATTTTGTAACGAGTGTTCAAAGCCAGGAGTTTCCGCACCCTCAATTTCAACATTACCTGTAATAGTAATTTGTTCAGTTTGGCTACCGAATGTAAACCCACTCAAAACCTTCTCGAAATACGCCCCTATTGAATTTATTCTACTCATTATTTTATTTTTCCTATATTTTTAAGTTTTCCTATATTAATTAAAGTTAATAAATCTGATTTTCTAACCCCAGTCAACATTTTAGCCAAACTTTGTAAAGTTACAGACTCATTATAAGTGTATGTAACTACCCCAGTAACACTAAGACTCTTTATTGTAGATAACTCAACACTTTCATTAAACTCTCTACTACCAATATAAATATCAGTAGAATCGGTAATTAAATCTAAAATATCCTCATAAGTTGCAATATCTTCATCAGAAATTGAATTATCAGAAGTTAATGTCAGTGTAGGGTTAAAATCTACTTGTACGGTATCAGCCAATGTATTATCAGAATTTAAAGTTAAAACCATATCAAATGACATATCAACACTATCAGTTAATGTATTATCGGAATCTAGAGATATCGATTTCTCAATCACATTCCCAACCTCATTTTCAAGTGTATTGTCAGAATCTAAATCAATATCGGTATCAATAATTAAATTACCTACCTCATCCAATAAATTATCAGAAGTTAACACTAAAGTTGGGTTAAAATCTACTTGTTGGTCTGTTGGCATTAAATTATCCGAATCTAAAGTCACTCCCAAATCAAATGACACATCAACACTATCACTTAATGTGTTGTCAGAATTTAATGTGGCACTTAGATTAAATGCCATATCAACCTCATTTTCAAGTGTATTATCAGAATCTAAATCAATAGAACTATCCATAATTAAATTACCAACTTCATCTAATAAATTATCGGAAATTAATGTTAATGTAGGATTAAAATCTACTTGTTGGTCTATTGGTATTAAATTATCTGAATCTAGAGATATATCCAAATTAAATTCCATATCAGCACTATCACTTAATGTGTTATCGGAATCTAATGTTGTCTCAGCATCAATACTTAACCCACCATCAATTGGTATTGTATTATTTGAAGTTAAAGAAACGCTCCCAACAAAATCAACGATTTCAACATTACTAATTGAATTATCTGTAGTTAATGAAACTGACTCATCAAAAACGGTTATACGTACAGGAGCCTCAAATTCAGCCCAAGAAACACCAATACCTCTACGATTTGTTGGTGAACCACCACCACCCGTAATATCAAATAATAATCTAAGATTAGTATAATCCGTTATATTATTGGCTTGAGTTGTTGTTAAGTTAACTGTATGAGTAGTCCAAGCGTTAGTACCATCTTGTGAAACATCAGTAACTATTGTAGTGGCACCTTGCATCAATGATGTAATTACTGTTGGGGTAGAACCACCCGTTCCTAGAACACCACCATCAATTTGTGCAATTCTATATCTAAAGGTATGGCTAGTTCCAGTTAATGGGTCCGATAAGGTTGTAGTTAGTCCACACTCATATATAGTGTTGGCATTATCCGCACTATATAAAAAGTCAGAATCACTAGCACTGGTTTCATCAATATCAGCGAATGTTCCCGTTATGTCAGTGTTCTGGATATCCGATATGGGTCTTCCAAACTGCGCCATTTAACTTATATTATGATGACGTAATGCTACAAGTTACTGTTACGTTAAGTGTATCACCATTTAAAACTGCTCTTGATGATGCGAAGTTACCAGCACCCAAAAGAATCCCAGATGTACCACTTTTAGCGTTATCGTCAGCCAAAAATGCCCCAAACACCGTAGAAGTTGCATTGATATTAAATACAGCTTTTGAAGATGCATTATCAACACTACCAGATGCTATCGTTCCAACAGTAAATGTCGGTCTATTAGCATTTGAATAAGGTACTAATTCTGTCCATCCCTTTGATGCCATAGTATCACCAGCTGCAGCAGCGGTTGTATTTTTAAGTCCAACATACCATGTTGGTGAAGCATTACCCGTTTTAAGAGTCGCATCTAAATAGTGATTTCTACCTACAGTTACTACTAAGTTTTTGAAGGTTTCATCCCACTTTAAATTACCGTCTTTATCGAAGCATTCCACTTGATAAACTTGACTTATTCCTATTGTTTCTATATTTTCCATTATTTGTTTATTTTATTTATATATAAATAGTTATATTTTATTAAATGTTATAAGTTATTAAAAGTTATATTACCCATAGATGAAATCACTAACCATGTGTTATCACCAGTACATAATAATTCTATTGCATCTCCCTGACTTGTTGATTGTAAATTATCATCTACTATTTCATCTACAAATTCTATTGTCCATGAAACAGGTACGTCTATTTGCCATCCACCCGAACCTTTACCTGTAACCCTTATCGTTTCTATCGTATTGGTAGTTGGTAATGTATATGTTATAAGTGATGCTGAATTTGAAATATATCCTGTTTGTCCTACACAAGTAGTGTTTCCAGTTACAACTTCCCATGAGAATCCACCAGTACTCGCTGCATTATCTACATACTCTTTATCTACAATACTTCTATCAGTATATTGAGCCGAATAATCATCAGCATAAACCATACCTTTATCATTCACGGTATCAGTTACAGTTATCCCAGAAACAGTGTTTAATTCAATTCTTAAATTATCCGAACCAGTTGTATCAGTTGCTTTCAAATCAACACGACCATAAGTTGGTTGCACCTCTGAAGTTATAGATGATTTCGTGTTGGTGTCATTATCGTAAGCGTTGGTATAGAATCCTTCATTATGGAATCTTGATTCACTATAAACTTGACCACTTGGTTGCATTAGGAATTCAAAGTAATAATTACTTGAACCTAAACCTACTACCGTATCTTTAACTAAATCACCACCTAATTGAACATTATCTACTGTCCTAAGCAATCCATTATCAAAAGTTAACATATCACTAACTGTAGCCGCACTTGCAATCCAATCAAGTCCATCCCAAGTTAATACATCAGCAATTGTTGGTGTTGTAATATTTGTATCAGTTAAACCTGATAATGCTGTTGGACTTGAACCAGATGTAAAGGCGTTTGTCCCTAATTCTCTAGTTTCAACTATATTTCCCGCACTTATCATCAATGCAGTTGTTCCAGTTACTTGAAGAATATGATTTTTAATATATAATCCTTCAACAAATGTAGTATCAGTTTGAGTTGTAGTAATATTAGAGCCTATTACGTGTGCATTACTATGACCTACATTATTAAGTTCACCACCTAATATTGAGTTTTTAGTTCCACCTGTAATACTATTGTTTTGACCACCACCAATAACTCCGAAATTTTCTTCTACCAAATTTCCATCACCACCACCAATAAATCCACTAGTCGCAGAAACATTATTATTTCTACCACCAGCAATATTGGTATAATATCCTGATGCAGTATTATTTTGTCCACCACCGATACTTGAGTATGAACCTGTCGCAGTATTATCTCTACCACCACCTATCGTAATGTAAGTATCACCTGAAATCACATTTCCTCTACCACCACCGATAGTTCCATAATGAGAATTAAGTATATTTTTCCAACCACTACCGATATGTGAATAATTACCAGCTATCTCATTATCATAACCACCTGATATAGTTGAAGCATAAACCGCTGATATTGAATTGGCTCTACCACCTACAATTGAGTGATATTCAGTACCTGTAATAGAGTTTTCAAAACCACCACCAATAAATGCTTGACCGTTAAGTGAATTGATTGAGTTTTGTCTACCTCCACCTATTACAGACCATTTAGCTCTGTTTATTGAGTTCTGGTCTCCACCACCAATAAATCTAAATTCATAATTAGAGTCATTTATTATTGTGTTTATGTATCCACCAGCAATAGTGTCATATTCACCACTTACAGTATTTCCATAACCACCTGAAATAGTTGCACCAAATGTATTATTTATTGGGTTTTGTATTTTATTACCCGAACCACCACCAATGGTTGCAGCCCAATCTTGTGTGATATTACTTTGACCACCACCAATGGTGTTGTATTGTCCACCAGCGATATTCCCTGAACCACCACCAATTACACCATATGTCCCACCTGAAATCGAGTTATTATCACCACCTGAAATTGTACTATAATTACTAGTGTTGGTAAATGTACCTACTTTAGGCGTGATTATTTGAGTACCAGTTCTTTCATAAACTTCATCACTTTCTAATCCATATCTACCATCTAAATTCTCAACAACAGTTCCACCACTTAATCTTGTTAGAGTTAAATCACCTGTACCAGTATTGAACGAACCAGAAGTTACGTAGTCATCCCCACTTGTAGTTCCAGAATACGTTTGTAAATATTCTAAACTAACTAATGATTTAGCACCCGCAGTATTTATCAATGTATTTGTGATGCTAGGGGCAGTTACAGTACCATCAAATAATACACTAAACGCATTGCTACGCACATTTGCGGTTAAACTACCACTATTAATAGTACCATTACCAATAAGGAATATTGGGTCAGTTGCCGTATTAGGGCTACCAGTTGTACCACTATAATCTATATTTGCTTGACCTATAATAGTTGTACCAACTGAAGCCCCAGCCAAAGCTAGACCCAATGTTGACATCCCAACACCACGATTTACGTTATTTCTACCAGCATTTAACGTGTAACCAACTATATTATTAGAAGTATTATCACCACCAAACACAGTATGACCATAACCACTAATAGTTTGGGAGAATCCAGCAACCATAGAGTAATCACCCGTTACGGCATTATTATAACCAAATACAGCGTTATAACCAACTCCATTAGTTCCTGTTACAATATTTAATCTACCACCAACAAATGTAGCATCACCTTCATTTACAACATTATCCCAACCAAATACGGTGTTAACTGAACCAGTAACTATATCATTACCAAATCCACCAGCAAATGACGTATAACCTGTAACGCTATTAGTTTGACCAAAGGCAAAAGCGCCATAACCATCAACAGCGTTAGAATCCCCAAAGGCACCTGATAATGTATTTGATATATTATTTTTATAACCAAAAGCAGTTCCACCCCAAGCATTGTTGGTGTTTTGATATCCACTACTCGTACCATAAGTACTTAGCGATGTATTAGTATTATTATACCCACCAATAACGCTTGAATAACTGGTAGCTACAATATTATCTTTACCACCACCAATGAAATTATGTGTTCCACCTGATATGGTATTATTTTCACCACCAGAAATAGTACTATAATTAGCACTAGCCATAATCTCATTTATATATCCACCACCAATAAAGGTATAATCACTATCTAATGTATTTCCATCACCACCAACAATTGCACCATAATCTGAAGCTGAATTAATAGCATTATTACTACCACCAACAATAACTCCCTTTTGATAACCTGATATAGTATTTAAATCACCACCACCAATAAAGGCGTATTGACCTGAAATAGTATTCCTCCATCCACCACCAATTGTTGAATATTCATCAGTTATACTATTATCATAACCACCACCAATAAAAGCATATATATCTGATGTAGTATTTCCACTACCACCAACAACTACAGAATAAAGTTGGGATACTGTATTATATCTACCACCACCAATAAATGATGACTGACCACTTATAATATGACTTCTACCACCACCAATAGTTGAGTAATGCGCTAATAGTGTATTATCTTGTCCACCACCAATAACACCACGAGTCCCATTAATAGATATTTCATTACCAGCACCACCACCAATTGTCGAATACACAGCACTTGCTGTATTATTATAACCACCAACTATTGTAATACGTGGTCCTTCAATAAGATTATTATACCCACCACCAATGAAACCATAATCACCTGATATCGTATTGGCTCTACCACCAACAATTGTTGAACCTCTACCATCCGTAATTTCACCATTATAACCACCAGAAATGGTAGCATATGTACTACCACTAAATATATCATTTCTATATCCACCACCAATATATGTGTATGTACTACCAGTTGCTACATTATTAGTTCTACCACCACCAATAGTTGAATAATCACTACCACCAAGTATGTCAATATCATCACCACCACCAATAGTACTATAATTACTAGTATTGGTAAATGTACCTACTTTAGGTGTGATTATTTGAGTACCAGTTCTTTCATAAACTTCATCACTTTCTAGACCATATCTACCATCAAGGTTGATACTAACTGTACTACCACTTTGTAATGTGGATTCTAATAAACCAGTCGAAGTATTGAACGTATGTCCTGTTAAGAAATCATCAGTATTATCTGAAGCATGTGTATGACCAGTTAGTGAGTATCTACCATCTAAATCATAAACAACAGTTCCACCACTTAACCTAGTTAAGGTTACTTCACCATTTGAAGTATTAAACGAACCAGAAGTAACGTAGTCATCAGCATCAGGTGATTCGGTAAAACCAGTCAAATATCTACCGTCTAAGTCCACTTGAACTATATTATCACTATCCCTATCAATTAAAGATAAAACCCCGTCAGAAGTGTTAAAAGTAGCTCCTGTGATGATGTCACCATAAGCCTCATCCCAATTAGTTGAGTTATCTGTAAAATCAGTTATATCATCAATAATATGTGTGTGACCAGTTAATGAATATCTATTATCCAAATCTACAGTTACAGTTCCACCACTTATCATATTAAGTGTTAATACACCATCACCTGTATTAAATGATGCTGAATCAACATAATCATCAGTATTATCTGATGCATGAGTATGCCCAGTCAGTGAGTATCTATCATCTAAGTTATAAACAACTGTTCCACCTGATAATCTAGTCAAAGTGACATCACCAGTGGATGAATTAAATGACCCACTTGTTACATAATCATCTGTATTATCACTAGCGTGAGTATGCCCTGTAAGACTATATGTATTTGATAAATCTACATTATATGTATCTCCTGATTGTCTCGTGAATTCAATTATTTCTGAATTGAATGTTGCACCCGTAGTGTAATCATCCGTATTTGGAATTGTATCACCAGTTAAAGCGTACCTACCATCTAAATTTACAATATTACCATTACTTATTTCTAAATCACCTGTATCGGCACTAAATGATAATGTTTGTGAATCGGTTTCTGTAGTTAGATATCTACCATCTAAATCTACCTGAACCGTACCACCACTTAATAAATCTAAACTTAAGATACCATCCCCTGTATTGAAAGTTGCTCCCGTTAAGAAATCATCAGTATTATCTGAAGGATGTGTATGCCCAGTCAATGAGTATCTACCATCAAAATTAGTAACAAATGTAGAACCACTTTGCATATCTAATGTTAAATCACCATTACTTGGGTTAAACGTACTTCCAGTTAAGAAGTCATCTGTATTATCTGAATCATGTGTATGCCCTGTAAGACTATATGTATTTGATAAATCTACATTATATGTATCTCCTGATTGTCTAGTAAACTCAATTATTTCTGAATTGAATGTTGCACCTGTTGTGTAATCATCAGTATTTGTACTTGTATCACCAGATAAAGCGTACCTACCATCTAAATCATAAACAACAGTACCGCCTGACAACCTAGTTAAGGTTACCTCACCATTTGAGGTGTTAAATGAACCTGAAGTAACATAGTCATCCGTATTTGGAATCAAATCACCAATCAATGGATATCTACCATCTAAGTTAACACTAACTGTTGAACCACTTTGTAATGTAGATTCTAATAATCCAGTTGATGTATTAAAGGTATGTCCTGTTAGGAAATCATCAGTATTATCACTATCGTGAGTATGCCCTGTAAGACTATAAGTATTACTTAAGTCAACGGTATATGTACCACCCGAAAGTCTAGTAAATTCAATTATTTCTGAATTAAAAGTTGCTCCCGTAGTGTAATCATCAGTATTATCTGAATCATGTGTATGTCCTGTAAGGCTATATCTACCATCTAAATCTTCAGTGATAGTATTACCTGATAACGTATTTAAAGTCAACACACCATCTCCTGTGTTGAATGTCATTCCTGTAACTACATCACCACCACCACCACCGCCTATATTATCGGTGAAATTGGCACTAATAGTACCACCATCTCTCTGTTCTAAAGTAATTGTTTTAACCACTGTACCAGTAACAGTCATTCCAGTTATGGTATCATCATAAGCCTCATCCCAATTAGTTGAATTATCAGTAAATCCTGTTATTTCAGAGATACCATGAGTATGACCCGTAAGGCTATACCTATCATCTAAATTAACATTATACGTATCTCCTGATTGTCTCGTGAATTCTAAGTCACCAGTGTTTATATTAAATGTTGCACCTGTTGTGAAATCATCAGTATTATCTGTATCGTGAGTATGCCCGGTCAATGAGTATCTCCCATCTAAATTAACAGTATTACCATCACTAATATTTAAATCACCAGTTGAAGCACTAAATGCTAATGTTTGGTCACCAGTACCACCACTACCACCAGTTCCACCATTAACGGATATAATATCCCAATCTGGACTTAAATAAGCTGCAGTAAATCCAATATCAACACCATATGCATTATCAGTAACACCACTTTGAACCACCCCATTATATTCTAATATACCTTCAATGGTTGCCCAAGACGGTTCATTAGTAAGCCAATAATCAACAATTTCAATATATTCGGTTGATTGTGGGATTGGAATGGTAGCTGTTAAAGTACTAGTTTCTAAAATTGTTGGACCACCTAAATCTTCTTCTATTCTAACGGTAAAATATTCAACATAACTACCAGCATCAAATGGTGGTGCTATAGTTCTATATTTAACTAAACTTGTAGGGCTTGCAGTCTCAACAAATTGTAAAATAGAATCAGTTATAATCCCCATCAATTCTGATGTTCTATCAGTTGAATTTAAATCATCTTTATCTATTCTAACAATATCTCCTTGATTAGTAACATTCCAACTTTCTGCCGATGGTGCGGAACTTTGAGAATTAACACCCCTAGTCCATCCACCAGTAACTTCTGAATTACTACCAGAGTTTAACGCATCAATGTAAACTATAAATTTAGAACCAGGCTTTACGAATCGTTGACCAATAGTAACTGTAGACCATTCACCAACCTCTAAAAGTGGGCTTTCATATATATTACTAATTGGTGACCCTGAATTGGTTACATCTAAAACAACTACTCTATAATTTGTTGTACTAGTTATTTCACTTACAAAGACTCTTAATTCATTAATCCACCCTGATTCTGTAAATGTATATTCATGACCACTATTTACAACACTAATATTAGATTCAGTACTTGCTGTCGTACCAGTTATACCGTATTCTTTATCACTAGATTCTTGTGGCGCTAATCTATCTTCGGTTGTTTTATTGGCAATACCTAAATAATCACCATCTAAAGCTTGTTGATTTACGGTGTATTGTGTATTTGCCCATAAACCTGTCCACTCAATATATCTATCATCTAAATCAACAGTTACAGTTCCACCACTTAACCTTTCTAATGTTAAGATACCCGTACTTGTATTAAATGTACTACCTGTTACATAATCATCAGTATTATCACTTGGATGTGTATGCCCGGTTAACGCATACCTATCATCAAGGTCTACTTGAACCGTTGAACCTGATAATAAATTCAAACTCAATATACCATCACTAGTATTAAACGTTGCCCCAGTTAAATGGTCATCGGTATTATCACTATCATGAGTATGTCCAGTTAATGAATACCTATTATCTAAATCTACTATAACAGTTCCACCACTTAACCTTTGTAGTGTTAATTTACCGTTTGATGTATTAAATATAGCGTTATTTACATAATCATCAGTATTTGGAATCAAATCTCCTATTAATGGATACCTACCATCTAAGTTAACGCTAACAGTACTACCACTTTGTAATGTAGATTCGAATAATCCAGTACTCGTATTAAAGGTATGTCCTGTTAAGAAATCATCAGTATCATCACTTGGATGTGTATGTCCAGTTAGACTATACCTACCATCTAAGTTAACTGTATTTCCACTACTTATCGCTAAATCACCTGTATCAGCACTAAATGATAATGTTTGATTATCGGTTTCGGCAGTTAAATATCTACCATCTAAATTAGTAATAATAGTTCCTCCGCTTAACCTCGTAGAGGTTAAATCACCTGTACTTGTGTTAAATGTAGTACCTGTTACATAATCATTATCGGTATGTCCTGTAAGATATGTTTCATGAACATTACCATCCTCATCTCTAGTTAAAACCTTAGTACTACCACTTAAAATATCTAATTCATCAGTTATTATAAGTCGTTCAGTTCTAGTTATACCTTGAACATCAACCCATATAGTTCTTCCCTGGAAATCTATTGAACCACCACTCATTATTACAACTAAATCACTTTGACAAGTACCGCTAAACACTTCAGGACTAATTTCCTCAATACTAGTAACATATAAATCATAGGTAGAACCAGTGTAATTTTGATATACAATATTACCATCTAATTCTATAAATTCATCCCCCTCAAACCCATAACCTGTTTGAGTAGTTCCACTATTAGCGTCAGTTATAATTGTTAACCCCTGAATTCCCACATCCATTCTAGGGTCACCAAATGTATAAGTTGTTGACTCACCACTAATAGTAGTAAAGGTTGACGCTATATTTATTAATGTTGAAGTTGTTCCGATAGAACCTTCATCAACACCTGAAGTCAACCCACTATAAGGTAGACCAAAAGTGGTTGTCCCAGATAGTGCTGTCTCAGTTAGTTGAAATTGTTTTATTTGTCTATTATTAGAATAATCAATTCTAGTTCTAAAATCACTCATTAATCAGTTTTTATATAAATATTAACTTTTTTGGTTATATTTATTATAAAACTGATTATATGCGAACAATCAAGAAAAAAGATGTAAAAAATTACAAACCAAAAGAAAAGGTTAAAGATAAGACTGAAGAAAACGAAGATGTTGAGGTAATTGACGAACTAGTTGGAGCTATGGGTGGTGAAATATCTGGCGATGATAAAAATGTCAATAATAGTGAAATCGAAACAGCTCCACAAGCGACTACGGATGATTTTGCATCTATGGCTATACAACCTAATAGATATTTATATGGTGTAACTGGTTCAGCTTATAGTCATGGGTCTAGAGGTGGAACTATGGAAAGTGTTGAGGCTAAAGATAAGATGATAAAATTATTGGAAGAAATGGGAGTACAACAACCATCAATTAACGATATTAATGATAATCAAATTCCAGATATCTCAGAACTTCAAATACACATTTCAAATAAAATAGATGCTATCGTTAAGACAGTTGATGATAATGGTTTAGAATCACCTTCAGTTATGATAATATTAAATGAAATTTTAAGTAAGTTAATTGTTAAGTTAGATGAAAATGATTTTAATACAATTAAAAATAAGTTTTAATGGCTAATAGTGATTTAGAACATAAAATATATAAAGTGCCAATGAAGGTTATGAATCGTATAAAAAGTATGATTAATAAGATAACTGTAACTGATGCACACGCTAAAGGAATTAAAAAAGCTAATGACATTGTAAATAATGGTCAATTAACTTATCCTCAAATGAAAGCGTTAAAAACTTATTTCGACAATTATGTTGGTAAAGGTCTTGACGATGAGTATAAAATATTAGGTGGGGAGTTAACTAAAAAATGGGCTGATGAGGTTTTAGGTCAAGATAGAGATTCTATTAAAGCGATAAAAAAGGCTAAGATGGAAGGTGATATTGATAATTCATTTTTAAGTCCTCACACCAAAGATAATGATAACGCAAATCCTGCAAACCCCAAAGGTGGTATGATTGACGTAGCCGATAGTCTTGATAGTAGAAATATTACGGCAAATACTGCTGTTTATAAATCGAGCACAAACGAAGAATATACCAAAGAAATCGATTCTATGAGATATTTAATAGAATATATGAATAAATAAAAATAAAAATTATGTCACATCAAACAAAATTAGAAGAAATTGCAATTGAAGCTAGAAAAACTTTAATTACTAAAAACACATTTAATGATTCTTCATTACAAAATAACTATTCAGCTACCCATACCAATGCTAAAAGTGATGAAATCACACCTGCTAACGGTAAAGGTACTGGAACAGCATTTGATACATCTGCTGGTGGTAGCCAGGATGACATCTACGGTGTTAGTTCTGCGGCTGGTTCAGGTAGATTAGGTAATGTAGTAAAGAATCAATATAACGCTGAAAACGGTTATCACACACCTGATGTATCAGGAAATGTAGGTCAAGTTACAATTTAATTTTAAATGAGGCTTTACAATTTATATAAAGAGGTTATATTAGAAGCAACCAATACAGGAGACGCTCAACGTGCTATTGACGAACATCTCACCGCTAACATTAAATATGATAACGGTAAAAACGATGGAAGTGAAAATGTTAAACGTTATTGTCGAATCTTGAATATAGGTGCTATCAAAGGAGAACCAGCAATTAGGGTTTTCCAGATGTCTAATTTTAACATCAAAAAAGATAAAAAAGGTAGAGAACAAAGATGGAAAACTTTTATGATTGATAACATAGTCGATATAGAGTTAACCAATTTTAAAGTAAATAGACCAATAACAACAAAAGACGCTGATATCCCATGGAATCCAAATGGTGATAAAACGTTAGGATTAGGCCCAGGCTCACCTGGATTATCTAACTTCGGTGTTAAGAGAGATAAAACGGATAATGCAGATGAACCAGTAAAACCAGTTCAACCAACACAACCAGTAGCTAGATACGCCTCTAACAAGTATCAGAGACCCATTCCTAGCGACCCAGTTGAACCAATAAATAAAAGTGGTGATAAGTATCAGACATCATTTAAAAGTGGCGTAGAAGTGCCGTCAGACAGTGGAGTACCAACGGATGTAAATCAAGACCCGGAAGGAAATGTATTTGATACAGAACCTGAAAAGTATGAAACTAGTCAAGATGCTAAACAAGGTATTGGAAGTAAACTTACTAATTATTTTAATAAAGTAGGTAAGAAAATTTCAAGTGTTTTCGGTAATGAAAAGCCTGAAGAAGAAGAAGAAGATAATAAAATAGAATAATATGAGTGATAATAGTAAATTAATGGCAATGTTAGCTGGTGCTAAGAATGTTATGAATAAAGTAGAATCTGGAGATTACACAACAGGTAATGTTGATGCAAGTCAACAAGGGTTAACTTCAGATAATTTAGTTGAGAGTGTTCAAGGTATGCCTAATCCAACTGGAGGACAATATGGGACTAGACCTATGGGGAATACTTATAAAAATTTAAGTACAAGTAAAATGGACCCTGCAATACTTAAAGCGATGGTGGATAACCCAATGCCACAACAATCTATGGGTAGCGGTGGTGGACCAACTTTTACATTAGAAGATGTACAAGGATTAGTCCAAAAACAATCCACAACAGCACCTCAATACACGCCACAACCAATACAAGAGCAAGCTCCGGCGAACTCTTATGGTCAAAAAATGATTACGATGACTGAATCGGAATTAGAGGCTAAAATTAAAAATACGTTATTCGAATTCATGGCAACTACATTCGTTTCAACACTTAAAGAAGAAACAATAAAAAAGACTATTACAACCTTAATAAAAGAAGGTAAAATTAAAGTTTCAAAGAAAATTAAATAAAAATAGTTGTATTTTCAAAATAAAAACCCACATTTGTGGGTTTTTTTATTTACTAATGTTTTATTTTAGTTATATTATGCGTATAAATTAAAATAGATGAAAGATAAACAAATTAGAATATTAGTAGTACCTTCAGATAGAACCGGAGTATCATATTATAGGTCAACAAAACCTCATGTACATTTAGAAAAATTATATCCAGATTCGTTTAGAGTTGACATTGATTATGAGCCAAAAATTCATGATGATGAATGGTTAAAACAATACGATATAATTCATTACCACAGAACTCTAGGTCCTTATGATAAAATGGAGGAGTTGCTAGAAAAACTTAATGGTTTAGGTATAATAACAGTTATGGATATAGATGATTATTGGTCACCAGGTATTCATCACCCGGCATATCATATAATTAAAAACGAAGGGTTAGATAAAAAAATAAAAAATAATATTAAATTGGCTAAAAATGTTATTACCACTACGCCTATTTTTGCTAATGAAATTTCTAAGGTTAATAAAAGTGTAACGGTTTTACCTAACGCTATTGACCCTACCGAGAAACAATTCTCAGTTAATCCAACTAAATCAGATAGAATTAGAATTGGATGGCTAGGTGGTAGTTCTCACCTTAGTGATTTAGAATTATTAAAAGGAGTTGTAAGTAAGTTGAATTCTGAAAAATTATTAGATAAGGTTCAATTTGTTATTTGTGGATTTGACATTAGAGGTAATAAATCATCATTTAATAAAGAAACTGGTGAAAAAACAACTAGACCTATAACGCCAGAAGAAAGTGTATGGAGTAGATATGAAGAGATTTTTACTAATAACTATACAACTATTAGTCCTGAATATAAAGAGCATTTATTAAAGTTTAAGGAATCAGAATTTAACGGTTTTGAAAATGAACCATATAGACGAGTTTGGACTAAACCAATTAATAGTTACGCTAGTAATTACAATCTATTCGATATTTCACTAGCACCGTTAGCTGAAAATACATTCAATAAAGTTAAAAGTCAATTAAAAGTAATTGAATCTGGATTCTTTAGTAAACCTATCATTGCTCAAAACTTTGGTCCATATCAAATAGACCTAGAAAATGCATATCAAAAAGGTGGTACTATTGATGTCACTAAAAACGCTTTATTAGTTGATAGTCATAGAAATCATAAGTCATGGGTTCAGTATATTAAAAAGTTAGTTCAAAATCCTGAATTAATTGAGGTTTTAGGAACTAACTTAAATAAAATGGTTACTGAACGTTATTCTATTAATGCAGTTAGTGAGAAACGAAAGATTTATTATGAAAAACTTGTTCAAGAACAAAAAAAATAGTATATTTGCATTAAGTTTAGTAAGAGTACTAAAAGATTATTTTATTGAGTTTATTTTTAAATTCTATTGTTTATTATTTAATGATAATATTCTAGAATTTATTGAGTTAGATGTTGATATCTCAGAACTTCAACAGGAGGCTGAAATAGAAAGGATAATTGAATTAATAGATTATAAACCTAAATTAAGGGAATTTACCAATATACATGGTTGGATGCCTTATGAAGATTATGAAAAAATATTTATTGCTGAACTAAATAGATATGAAGATTTAAAAACAACAAATAATGAGTTTAGAGAAACAACAAATTGCAGCGAACATGAAGAAATATCTTTCAGTGGCTGAAGACCCTAACTCTGGGTTTATGACAGAAGAGTTAAAAGAATTAATTGGTACTGATTTAATGATAGCACCAGCATCAACTATGATTAAGTTGCACAATGCTTTCGAGGGTGGTTTAATTGACCACATACTAAAGGTTATGAAGTACGCATACAAAACTAATCTTATGTTACCTGACAATATGCAAGTAACTAAAGAATCACTAATAAAGGTGGTTTACCTACATCAGATTGGTAAATGTAATTTATACGTACCTAACCCATCTCAATGGCATAGAGATAACCTAGGTAAAATGTATGATTTCAATGAAAATATCACTTCAATGAGAGTCGGTGAGCGTTCAGCTTTTTACGCACTTAATAGTGGTGTTAAATTAACTGACGATGAATTCGCTGCAATAGTTAATCACGATAAAGTTGATGATGCTATGTCAGAGTGGCATAATACCATTATTGGTGAAGTGCTTAAAGTCGCTAATAAGTTAGCAATTCTTGAAGAGAAGAAAATTGCCGGAGCACTATAATGAATGTAAATATTAAGAAATTACATGCAGATTCAGTAATCCCAACTTATGCTAAAGTTGGGGATGCTGGCATGGATTTAACAGCAACTAGCAAAGAAATTGATAAATATGGTAACACTATATATGGCATCGGATTGGCTTTGGAAATTCCACTCGGATATGTTGGTCTTATATTTCCACGTAGCAGTATTAGTAAGTTAAATTTAGATTTAGCAAACTCGGTTGGTGTGATAGACTCTGGTTATAGAGGTGAATTAATTTGTAAATTTAAACCCACACCACACCTAAAAAACTACAAAGGTAGTAGGGGTAAATATAATACCGATGAGTATTATGAATTGGCCACTAATAGTTATGAAGTTGGAGATAGGGTTGCTCAAATAATGATAATACCAATACCAGAAATTGGATTTACCGAAGTTGAAGAATTATCTGAAACTGATAGAGGTGAAGGTGGATTCGGTTCTACAAATATATAAAATAATGATTAGTATAATATGTTCTAGTATAACACCAAACGGTGCTTATAAAAAAGAAATTTTAAAGAAAATAGGGTTAAAGGATGTAGAGTTTTTACATTACGAGAATAAAGGTGAGTATTCATTAACTGAAATTTATAAAAAAGGGCTGTCTGAAAGTAAACATGATATAGTCCTTTTTATTCATGATGATATTATAGTTAATACCAAAAATTGGGGAAGGAAATTAGTGAAACATTTCAACGATACCAATTATGGTATTTTAGGCGTTGCTGGGACCACTAAATTAACAGAAGATGGTACTTGGTGGTCTAGTAGACATGATATGGTTGGAATCGTTAACCATAAACATCAAAATCACACATATACTTCAAAATATTCAGCTAATTTAGGTAATAACATAGTTAAAACGTTATTAGTTGATGGTGTATTTTTTGCTGTTCATAAAGATAGGTTAAAATACGATTTTGATATCAATGTAAAAGGGTTTCATTTTTATGATATAGACTTTACCTTTGGTAACCATATTAATGGTTGTGATGTAGGGGTTATGTTTGATATTAGGATAACTCATTTATCGATTGGTGAAACTAATGATAAATGGGAAAAGAATAAAGTTACCTTCCTGGCTAAGAGAGAATTTGACTTACCATGTGAGATAGTTGGTGATATGTTTTATAATGAACCTATAATTAAAATTAAAAAACAACCTAAAGCAACCATTATAATACCACATATTCACAATAATCCTCTATTATTTACGTGTATAAACTCACTAATTAAGACAAATTACGACAATTATGAGGTAATTATAGCCGATACTGGGTCTAATGATGACGTTATAAGCGAAATAGAGACCTTTATAGAGCCTTTTAGTAATATAAGGTTAGTAAGGTATGATTACTACAGTTTCGGTAAAATTAACAACGATGTGGTGGTAAATCACGTATCTGATGATAGTGAGTTAGTATTATTCTGTAATAATGATATAGAAATGATTAATGATGCCCTATCAATTATGATTAAGCATTATATTAGTAATAAACAAACAGTAGGTACAATTGGATGTAGATTACATTTCGACAATAAAAGGATACAACATTCTGGTATCATGGCTCTATACCAAGATTCTCAAAAAAGTTTTAAATTAACACATTTAGGGTTAAATAGTTATTATTTTTATGATTCTGAACCAAAAAAAGTGATTGGTAATACAGGTGCATTTTTATTGATTAATAAATCACTATTCAAACAAATAGGTATGTTCAATGAGGCGTATAGTGAATGTTTTGAAGATGTTGAATTGAATTTAAATACTTTATTATCAAATAAAGATAATATTAATTTAAGTAGTGCGGTATGTTGGCACAGGGAGAGTTCAACTAGGAATGATAATCCGGATAAGTTAAAGACTGAAGGTGAAGATTATAATGGTGTTTTAATGCCATTCATACATAAACACCAATCAGATAGGAGGATAACTAAACATATTCAAATTATACAGTAAAATGGAAACACCTTTAATTAATATTTTAACTAGGACTTCTGGTAGACCTAACGCTTTCAAACGTTGTGTGGAATCAGTTAGTAATCAAACGTATGGAAATATTAATCATATTATAATCACAGACTCAAATTATAATTTAGAATATATAAATAAGTATGAATTTAATGATGTTTGTGTTGTTGATAGGGAAATGGCTATTAAAAACGATTATTCAATAAACCCTAACACTGGGAAATATTCACCACACAATTTATATTTCAATGGTATGAAAGATAAAGTTAAAGATGGTTGGATGATATATTTAGATGATGATGATTATTTAAGTCATGATGGAATTATTGGTGAAGTAGTTGATGAAATTAATTCAGTTGACATAGATACTATAATATATTGGAAAATGTTATATGATAATGGTAATTTTTTACCAAGGTTAATTAATGATTTAAACCCACCAAGGATAGGCGGTATTGGTAGTCCATGTTTCACTGTAAGTACTAAGTGGTTAAAGGATATTAAATGGGATGGATGGAAATGTGCCGACTTTAGGGTGATTGACGCATTACATAAAACATTACCTAAATATAAGTGGGTAGATAAGGTAGTTGCTATTATACCATCGGCTGGGTTTGGTTTTAAAAAAGATATGTAATGAATGAGATTTCAGTAATATTAAACGTATATAAAAGACCTTACAGTCTTGAGGACCAAATCAAAGCTATTAAATCTCAATCTATAGGAATTAAGAGTGAGAATATCCATATATGGTACAACTTACCAGATTATGAGATGGAACAAGAATCACCAACCGATAAACTAATTAAAACATATAGGTGTAATTATAATACTAAGTTTTTTGGTAGATTTATGATACCATTATTATGTAAAACACCATATATCGCAATGTTTGATGATGATACGATTCCTCAAAGAGATTGGCTTAAAAACTGTTTAGATACAATGGAAACCAATGAGGGTATGTTAGGGGGTAGTGGTATTATAACAAATGGTGTAAAATATAACCCACATCAAAAAGTAGGGTGGAATGGAATGCAATCAGATAAAGTAATTGAAGTTGATTTAGTTGGACATGCTTGGTTTTTTAAACAAGAGTGGGCCCATTTTTTATGGGATGAACCACCAGTAAGTTGGGATAATGGTGAAGATATTATGTTTTCATATGTATTACAAAAACAAGGTATTAAAACCTATGTACCACCACACCCAATAACGAATGTAAATTTATGGTGTACAACACATAAAAGTGGGATGAAGCTCGGAGCTGATGAAAATGCGTCTTACTTAAAAACTCCCCATAACGGTCAAAGAGATAATATAGTAGTAGAATTAAAACAACGAGGATGGAAAACAATAAAGTAAAAGATTTTAAAGAACACTTTGAGTTATTAAAAGATAAATTAATAAATGGTGAAAATTTTGCATATTTACGATATAGTGATGGGGAAATGCACATTTTAATGGATAGGGATGTAACAGTTGCAGATACATGGTATGAATTAAATGGTGTTAGAAAATCAGGAAAATATGACGCAACAAATTATAAAAATGTTAACCAGATTAAACATAAATATTTTGTTGACGCACTAAAAGCATCATATAAACATCACGATAAAAATTATTTTGTTGGACTTAGCTGTAGGTGTTGTGTAGGTGAATCTAATTTTAAATGGATGGTTGATTTTAGAGGTGGTGATGATGAACATTTAACGTGGGCAAATCTATTAATTAATGCAAATTATGAAAAATTTCTGTCAGAAATGTTACCACTATTTAACAATAAAAAAATTGTTTTTATTGGAAACGAAATAATGGATACGTCTAAGTTACCATTTGAAGTTGTGAAAGATTTTAGAGTAGGCTCAAATTGTATGATTAATAATTTTGACTTATCAGATGAAATCATTCAATGGGTACAAAAAAATGAAATAAAGGATTACTTATTTTTATTTTCAGCATCTTCACTTAGTGAAGTTTTAATACATAAACTATTTTTGAATGATAAAGAAAATACGTATCTTGATATTGGAACAATGTTTAATTTACATTTAGGGTTTGATACCAATAGAGGTTATTTACTTGGAGGACCTTCAACAAATAAAAAATGCATATGGTAAACGATATATATAGTAAAATTGATTCTGATAGGTTTGGAATCAACATTGGTAAAGTAGAAGAGTCCTTTTTCAATGATATGACAATAAATGAATCTATTGATTATTTTAATCAAAATGAATTTGATTTGATAACCACTCGGATTGATTTTAGTAATCTTGAATTAATCAATAAACTCGAAGCTCGTGGTTTTAAAATATGTGATATTCAAACAATTATGTCGTATCCACTGAAAAATTTTAATAGTTCAACGTTATCTAATAAGAATGAATCTTATAATATTCGTGAATTTAAAAAATCTGATATAGATTCGATTATGGATATAACCACAGCATCATTCAATGAAGATTATGGTGGTCATTATTTTAATGATACGAGATTAGATTCAAAAGATTGTGCAGATGCATATTCAGATTGGGTGTATAATAGTTGTTTTAATAAAAATATTGCAGATAAAATATTTATATCTAAGTCACCTCAAGGTGAGTTAGCGGGATACATTTCAGTTAAAACATTTCATAGGGATGGTAAAAAATATGCCGATGGTGTATTAGGGGCTGTAAGCCCTAATCATAGGGGAAAGGGAGTGTTCCAAGACCTTGCCATCCGTTTAATTGAGTGGAGTAAAATTAATAAATGTGATGGTGTAGAAAATAATGTTTTGGTTGATAATTATTCTGTTAATAGAGCATATATAAATTTAGGATATAGACCAACTAAAGTTACCGTAACACTACATGGTTGGTTAAATGAAGTAAATATATAAATTATGTCAAGAGAATTTAACAGGAAAAACCCATACAAGGTGGTACAGATGTTTGAAGAAACTGTAGCAGATTATACAGGGGCAAAATATGCCGTATCGGTGGATAGTTGTACAAACGCATTATTTTTATGTTTAAGGTATTTTCACGATAATAAAGAGAATATACGAACAATATCAATACCAAGTAAAACATATTTATCGGTACCACAATCAGTAATCCACGCTGGTTTCGAACCAATATTCGATACGAGTAAAGATTTATGGCATGGCATTTATAAATTAGACCCATTACCAATATATGATGCGGCTAAAAGATTTACATCGGATATGTACATTGATGGTTCGTATATGTGTTTATCATTTCACATTAAGAAGCATTTGCAACTTGGTAAAGGTGGGATGATTCTAACTGATGACGAAGAGGCGGTAAAATGGTTCAAACAGGCTAGGTATGAAGGTAGGAATGAAAAATTATATCACGAAGATGATATCAAAATGTTGGGTTGGAATATGTACATGACCCCACAAGTTGCGGCACATGGATTAGCTTTAATGCAGAACTATCCATTGAATGTACCTGATTTGGGTGAAGAAAATGGATACAGGGATTTAACAGAATTTACGGTATTTAAAAAATATAAGAAAATATAAGAAAATATAATGAAAAAAGTAAACGAAGCTAGTTATTGGGAAGATAGATACAAAAATACAAAAATGAAATCTGGTTGGGGTAGTTATAATGAGGAATCTGTAAGTTTCAAATCAAATTATGTAAATGATTTGATTGAGAAACACAATGTTAAATCCGTTGTTGAATTGGGATGTGGCGATGGCAATCAATTACAACGCTTTACAGGATACGAATCATATACAGGATATGATATCAGTCCTCACATCATTCGTGAGAATCAAAACAGATTTCAAAATGATGAAACTAAATTATTCACATCACATTTAAATGATGTATTAGGTAAACGATATGATTTGTCATTAAGTTTAGATGTTTTGTATCACTTGGTAACTGAACAAGTATATACTGATTATTTAAGTAATCTATTCAGTTTATCAGATAATGTATGTATCTTTAGTACCAACCATACAATTGAATCTGGAGCAAATCACGTAACATATAGAGATTTTACAAAAGATGTAAACGAAAAATATAAATTACAAGATTATAAACAATTTAAAGATTCCGAAATAGGAATGTACTTTTACCAAAAATCATGACACACATATATTCAAAAGTAGACCCATCAATATTACTACATATCATTGTACGATTGGAAGATATTGAAAATCAAGAATCAAGGCAAGATGTAATTCCAGAAGATAATTTCATTCAATGTTCAACACTAAAAATGGGAAAAGGTAAAACATTTCCACCACATAAACATATAACTAAGGATAGGCACCACACGGAACAGATAGCTCAAGAATCTTGGGTTATAATTAAGGGAAGTGTTCAGTGTACATTTTATGATTTAGATGATACAATAATATGTGAACCAATATTATATGTTGGTGACGCTAGTTTTACGTTATACGGTGGTCACACGTACTTAATTTTAGAAGATGATACTTTGGTATATGAATATAAAACGGGTCCTTATGAGGGTCAAAAATTAGATAAAACATTCTTATGAAAATTTACGCTAAAATAACTGGCACAGGTATATGTGTTCCCGAAATGGTAGTTCCAAATAAAGAAATTTCTAATAATCCTGATTGGGTACAAACCACATTAGGAATTAAAACTCGTAGAATTTCCAACCTTAGCGAAGATAGCGCATATCTTGGTACAATATCAGGTGGGAATGCGATTAGAAATGCTAGAATACCATTTGATGATGTTGATATGATTATCATTGCAACTTCAACACCAGTACAAACAACACCATCAACGGCAAGCATTATAAAAGATAATCTAGGGTTATCAAATGCATTTCCATTTGATGTGGTGGCAGTTTGTAATGGATTCACAGTCGCATTATCAATAGCAAATCAGTATATTATATCAGGAATCTACAAGAATATATTGGTAATTGGAACTGACACGTTTTCTAAAATAACTGATTGGGATAATAGAAATTGTGTGTTTTTTGGTGATGGTTCTGGCGCAATGGTTGTTTCATCATCCATTGAAAAAGGGTTTCACGGATTTTCATTAGGGTCAAGTTCGGTAAATAGATTAGGGTTTGATTGTAAATTGAATGACACATTTACAATGAACAGTAGACAAGTATATGATACGGCAATAGAACATTTACCAAAAATGATAAATGAAGTACTTGAAATATCAAATATGGTAATTGGTGACATTGATTATGTAGTACCACATCAGCCTAGTATCAAGATATTACTTGAAGTAGCAAAACGTATTGGTATCGATGAAAGTAAGGTAATGAGGAATATGGATAAATACGGAAATACCGTATCCGCAACCATTCCAATTCTATTCCACGAAACAAAAGATAAATTCAAAAAAGGAGATAAAATTTTATTAGCATCAATCGGAGCAGGTTGGACGTATGGTGCATCAATATACGAAATATGAAAACAATAGTAATATTCGGTGGAAGTGGTGGTTTAGGTACTGCCTTGACTCCACTATTAGAAACAAAGTACAAGGTAATATCTTTGAGTAGTAAAGATGTTGATATAACGAATTTTGAACAAGTTGAATACTTTTTCAAAACAAATGAGGTAGATATCGTATTGAATTTCTTCGGTAAAAACTATGATGTATTCCTAAGTAAAATTTATGGTAGTGATGTTGATAACATTAAACAAATGTTTGATGTGAATATAAACGGACATGTAAATGTAATGGCAAGTTGTTTACCAAGTATGATTGAAAAGAAAAATGGTAGAATTATCGGTATATCATCGGTACTATCTGAAATAAATGTACCGAGTACATCAATTTATAGTGCTACAAAAGCGGCAGTTGATAAACTATATCAAGTTGCGAACAAAGAAAATATAAGATATGGAATTACTTGTAATACTATTCAATTAGGGTATTGGGAAGTTGGTATGATTGAACAATTATCCCCTAAATTTCAAGAACAAATAAAGAAATCCATCGGATTACGTAGGTGGGGTAAGATAGATGAACTATATAACGCAATAGAGTTTATCATAAATACTGAATACTATTGCGGTAATAATATGAAATTAAATGGTGGAATTTAAAAAACAAGGTGAAGATTTATTTGTGGCTGACACAGCAATCATAAAACACCCTAATAAAATTGAATTAGGGAAACATGTAGCGATAGACCATTTCGTATATCTTTCAACAAGTGCGGTTATAGGTGATTATGTTCACATAGCACCAAGCGTATCTATAATAGGTGGTATAAATTCTGTGTTACATATGGAAGATTTTAGCGGTATTGCGGCTAATTCAACAATTATATGTGGTTCCGATGATTTTACCAAAGGAATGTTAAACCCTCAAATTCCATTAAAATATCGACAACCAAAAATAGGTAAAGTGATAATAAAACGCTTTGCTTGTCTTGGAGTTAACTGTACGGTAATGCCTGACGTAATATTAAGGGAAGGTTCCGTAGTTGGAGCTGGGTCAGTGGTAACAAAGAATACTGAGCCATGGGGTATATATATTGGTTCACCAACTAAATTGGTTGGTATTCGAGATAAAGAAAGTGTGATTAAAGGGGCTAAAGAATTGGGGTATGAGTTTTAATAGTATAAAAATATTTGAAGAAAAGATTGCTGAATTCTATGGCGCACCATATGCTGTCGCTGTTGATTGTTGTACACATGGAATTGAATTATGTCTACGATATAAAGATGTTAAAAAAATTACAGTACCATTTAGAACTTATATATCAATACCATTTTTGGCTAATAAGTTAAATATAAAGTTAGAGTGGAAAAAAGAATCTTGGGAAGATTATTATTATTTAACAAATGATATTATAGATTCGGCTGTACTTTGGGAAAAAGATTCATATATTAAGGATACTTTTATGAGTGTCAGCTTTCAATTTAGAAAACACTTAAGTTTAGGTAGAGGTGGTATGATATTAACTGATAGCGAAGAGGCAGCCAAAGAATTAAAAAAAATGTCTTATGATGGTAGGTTACCAGAAGTACCTTGGAGAGAACAAGATATTAATACAATGGGTTACCATTATTACATGACCCCTGAAACCGCTGAAATGGGGTTGAATAAATTACCAGAAGCGATAGAAAGTAAACCAATAAAATGGTCAATTAATGATTGGCCAGATTTAACAAAAATGAAAATATTTAATAAATGAAAAAAGCCTTTATAACAGGAATAGCGGGGCAAGATGGTTCGTATTTAAGTGAGTATCTAATAGGGTTAGGTTATAAAGTTCACGGTATGATTAGAAGAAATTCCACAGCAGAAAATCAACAAAGTAGATTAGGTAAAGTGAGATTTAACCCAAACTTTAATACGCATTATGGTGATTTATCAGACCAAACATCTATTGAACGTTTATTAACGGAAATTAAACCAGATGAGATTTATAATCTAGGTGCTCAATCACACGTAAGAGTTAGTTTTGATGTACCACAATACACATCTGAAATAAATGCTATTGGTGTGTTGAATATGTTAGAAGCCTATAAACGAATTTGCCCAGAAGCTAAATTTTATCAAGCATCTTCTTCCGAAATGTTTGGTCTAAGTGTTGAAGATGATAAGTTTCAAAGAGAAACAACTACAATGAACCCTGTATCACCTTATGGTTGTGCAAAGGTATTTGGTTACAACATTGTTAGACATTATCGTAGAGCATATAAATTACACGCAACAAACGGAATCCTATTCAATCACGAATCACCAAGACGTGGAAGTAATTTTGTAACTAATAAAGTAGTTAAAACTGCTTGTAAAATTAAATTAGGTTTAATAGATAAGTTAGAATTAGGTAATATGGACTCTTATAGAGATTGGGGTCATTCAAAAGATTATGTTCGTGCAATGCATAAAGTAATCAATCATGAAATTGCTGATGATTTCGTTATCTCTTCAATGGAGACGCATTCAGTTCGTGAAATGTGTGACGTTGTATTTAAACGTCTAGATTTAAATTATAAAGATTATGTGAGTCAAAATCCAAAATATATGAGACCAGAAGAATTACCATATTTAAAAGGTGATTCAACAAAGGCTCGTACAACTCTAAATTGGGAACCAACTTATACATTCGAAGGTATGATGCATGAAATGGTTGACCATTGGATGGACGTATTACAAAATATAGAATCTACACGATAATGAGAATAATTATACCGACTTGTGATAAATACTTGAAGTTAATTCAAGCAAATAAATATACCATGGATAAGTTCGGTGGTAAAGATTTGGATGTAACCATACTTGGATTTAAAGAACCAACTTTTGATATAGGTTCATGGAAATTTGTAAGTTTGGGAACAGATACGGGACCACAATCATATTCAAATGATATTACTAAATTCTTTAAAGATTTCGATGATGAATATTTCATTTACGGTAACGATGATTGTGTTATTATGGATGATATGAACGTAGAAATGATTGATGAATTCAAAAAAGTAATGGATGAAAATGAAGATGTGGTAAAAATTTGTATGTCACCAGCTGCAAAAAATAATTATAAAGGTGGAAAGTTTGGTAATAATTTAGCACAAACAAGGCAAGATGCCGATTATCGTTTATCATTACATTATAGTATGTGGAGAACATCATATTTCAAGAAACACTTACACCCAAATTTAAGCCCTTGGCAATGGGAAATGAGACCAAGCGCAAAAAATGATGGAAAAATCATACTTGGTACTGTTGAAAAACACGTACTTGATTTAGGACATCTTTATAGAATTGGTGGTAAATTGAGACCAACTTGGTATATTTCAGAAGAAACGGGAGTCCAATTATCAGATGAAGATATTAAAATAATAACACCAATGATAACACTATGAAAAGTTTAATATTATGATACTACTAACATACGGAACTAGACCAGAATATATTAAGATTAAACCCTTGATATTAGAGATGCGTAACCAAGGTATTTTATTTAAAACGCTATTTACGGGTCAACATAGAGATATAGCACCTAAAGACGCTGACTATGTTTTTAATATGGTTAATCATGATGGTAATAGATTAGACTCAGTACTTAAGAATTGCTTATCATTACCAGAGTACTGTTTTAATGGAATAACTCATGTCTTGGTTCAAGGAGATACAACGTCAGTAATGGGGTTGGCAATCGCTAGTTTACATAGAAAAATAAAAGTGATTCATTTAGAAGCTGGGTTAAGAACTGGTGATTGTGAAAACCCATACCCTGAAGAAAATAATAGGAAGATTGTATCAACCATTGCTACAACACATTTATGCCCCACAGTATTGAATTATGATAATTTATTAAAAGAAAATGTGGTTGGCGATACTTATGTGGTTGGTAACACGGTTTTAGATAATCTATTATCTTATAAAGATGATTGTGAGTACCTAGATAAGGTATTAATAACTATGCATAGGAGGGAAAATCATGATACATTACATCTATGGTTTAACGAGATTAATGAATTAGCCAAAGAGAACCCTAAGTTAGAATTTATAATCCCATTACACCCAAACCCTAACGTACAAAAACATAAGGAGTTATTAACTAACATTAAAGTGGTAGAACCATTATCACACGATGAATTGATGAAACTGCTAGTTAAATGTAAATTAGTTATAACTGACAGCGGTGGAATTCAAGAGGAATGTTCATTCTTCAATAAAAAATGTTTGGTCTGTAGAAAAGTAACTGAACGTCCAGAATCTGTTGGATTAACTAGTTTTATGGTTGAACATTATGATGATTTAAAAGGTTTATTCTCCGAACATATAAATAATTATTTCACAGATATTGAATCACCATATGGTGATGGTAATGCGTCTAAAAATATATGTAAAATATTAAAAAAATTAAAATAAATGAAAGTATTAGTATTAGGTGATGGGTTACTAGGTAGTGAAATAGTAAAACAAACTGGTTGGGATTATTGGTCTAGGAAAACTGGATTTGATATCTTTGATATAGACCCCTTAAAAATAAGGGAGTATGATGTTATGGTAAATTGCATAGCCAACACAAACACTTATTCAAATGACAAGGAAAGTCATTGGGATGTTAACTATAAATTTGTTGATGACCTTATATTTTATGGTAACGGATTTTACGTTAAACTTGTCCACATATCAACCGATTATATTTACGCAAATTCTGAAAGTAATGCAACTGAGGATTCAATACCAGCACATGGTAATAATTGGTACAGTTACACCAAGTTACTAGCCGATGGGTTAATTCAACTTAAGTCAAAAGATTACTTATTATGTAGAACTTCATTCAAGCCAAGACCATTCCCATATGAAAACGCATGGGATGACCAATTAACCAATGGTGATTATGTTGATGTGATTGCATCAATGATTATTGAAGCGATTAATAAAGGTTTATCTGGCGTTTATAATATTGGAACTGAAGTTAAAACAATGTATGAATTGGTTAGTAAGGATAGGGATGTTATTAGGACTAATTCAGTACATGGCGCACCAAAAGACGTGTCGATGAATATCGATAAATTTAAAAAAGATATAAAATGAGTATAAGTAAGTGGCTTAAAAGAAAAATGGCATTAGTAGCTTTCGCACTATCCAAGACAGAAAATATAGCACTAGGGCAACGAGAAGATGCTTTGGTAGAGAGTGGTAGTGGTACAAGACAAACATACAACCAAGGAACGTTAGCAGATGCTTTACTTAGAGGCGAAATAACGCTCCCTGTGAAAGAATTAAGATGGAGGCTATACAAAGTACTCTCAGAGTCTAAAAGTCGAACTGCGACCATTACAGGGTACGATAAGGACGGTTTACCAATAGTTAAAACATTCTCAGCTGAGAAATATAAATTAAGTAAGATTATTTGCGATGATGAGGACCCATATCCGGTTGAGTTGGTGGTGAATAATGCGCCATTAACAAAATCTACATTTGAGGCGTTTGATAATTTTGATTCTAATTACATTTCGGGAGATACTAGACCAGCACCAAAACAAGAAATGTTTGAAATTATTGGACAAGAAATGACAGGTACGTCATTTACTCACATTGAAGTTCCATTTGACGATATGATGTCAGAATTTAAGGATATTAAAACTTTATTTGTAATTAGGGAGTCAAAACCTAAATTTGAAATAGAATTTTACACTAAAAAGATGTTAGTTAGGAATATTTCCGATACTGAAAAGTTATTAGAGTTTTATGTTTCGGAATATCCGGATGAATATAATAGAAAAAGTAGGTTATTTCTTAATGATGTTAAGAAATGTATTAAGAATCCTAGATTTTCAGATTTATTAGAAATAAATAAAGTAGGTTTTATCTCAGATAAAACTATAGGTTGTGATGATGGACTAGAATATGAGTATGAAATTACTAATTTTCATAAAATCGTGAAATTCAATGGATTCTATGTAATAAAATTTAAAGCTAAGCCAATAATTAATGGTGAGGACGTTTTTAATAAGTACAAATTAGACGAATTAGAAGAGCGATATGAAAATAAAGAGGCTAAAAAACCTTTAGTTTAGTAATAAAATTAATATATTAAATGTGAACCCAAATGGTTCGCATTTTTTTTATGGGACAAAGACGAAAAAATATTCACCCACCAAAGGTGGTGAAAAGTGGTCAAACTAAAACCACCAATGATAAAAAAACAAAAGCAAAAGAAACAAGTGCAAATAAAATCATTGGTAGTAAGGTTAGATTAAAGTGTAAAAACGAAAAACAAAAACAATACGCAAATTTAATTAAAGAAAAGGAAGTTGTAATTTGTTCAGGACCTGCTGGAACTGGTAAAAGTTATGTATCAATTGCAGTGGCTATTGAGTTACTACAAAACACATCCAACTCGTATAATAAAATTCTTATTGTGAAGCCAGCTGTTGAGGCTGAAGAGAACCTTGGATTCCTTCCAGGTGATATAAAAGAAAAGATGGCACCGTATTTAGCATCATCCATTGATATAGTTGATAAAATACTTGGAAAAGCCACTAGAATAGATTTAGAGAAGTCAGAAGATTTAATGGCAGAACCATTAGGGTTTATCCGTGGTAAAACCATTGATAATGCAATCCTTATAATGGAAGAGGCTCAAAACATGTCACCAACACAAATGAAGACATTGTTAACTAGAATTGGTTATAACTCTAAGTATGTAATATCAGGTGATATGGACCAATCGGATAAATATGATAATGTGAAGAAATCAGGGTTATATGACGCTATGATGAAACATAGTAATGTTGAAGAGGTTGGTATGTTTGAATTTAACGAAAATGACATCGTTAGAAACCCTTTAATTAGTAAATTATTAAGAAACTATAAAAAAGATGAAGAATAACATTTACTTTAATGATAATTTAAGTACATATAGAATATGAAAATAGGTATAAGTATAAATGAAGTATTAAGAGACTTCGTAGGACAATTCGGATACGTTTATAGCAAGTATATAAATGAAGTCGATTTAAAAGAAAACCCAGTGACTGAATGGAATTTAATAGATTTCTTTTCATTTGACAATGAAGAAGAGTTAAATAAGTTTCTATACACTGAAGCATCGTATGAGGTATTCGCCATTGCTGACCAGTTACACGATAACGTGGTAACTAAGTTAAATGGTTTTATTACTGAAATGACAGATGAAGAACATGAGGTTATTTTAATTAGTAGAGAAGCTAATAAAAGTATCCCATCAACCCTTTTCTTTCTATCAAAGTTAGGGTTTACAGGTAGCAACATTCAATTCGTAATGGACACGGTTAAAAAGTGGGACGATATTGATATTTTAATTACAGCTAACCCAATTGCGTTAAATGGTAAACCAAAAGGTAAGATTTCGGTTAAAGTTAATTCAACATACAATAAAGGTATTGAATCCGATTATGAAATTGATAACATAATAAATTTATTCGAAAATGAAGATTTATTAGAAAAAATATTAGAAAATGATTAAATTATTTGGTGAAATATATTATATAGATTTTGAGGTTATTGATGTGTTTTTAAACTCCGATTCATCATTAAGACCTGGTATGATTGAAGAAACAGAAGAGATTTTTATTTACAATGATAAGGATGAAGTTATATCACGACAAATCACAAAGAATACAACACAAAAACCACGAGAGATTAATGGGGTTAGGTTCGATATCATTAGAGGTTTAATTTCTGACTTAGGTGACGGTGAGGAAGATGACTCTAAAAATGAATTAGGTACGATAAAGTTAGAAGATATGAATATAAGATTCAAACTAGCATTTAATACACTAACAGCATATCAAATACTAAAACCAATCGAAGATTAAATAAAAAGAAATGGAAGACGAAAAACAAAAACAAATTGTAGAAATGATTACTAAAATCGAAGAAAAAGATTTCGGTTTTTACTTTTTTACTTTAGATACTAAAGGTAACCCGGTTGCAAGTGTCGCAACAATTTATGAACATGTGAAAGGTTTAACCGATTTAGGTTATAACGCATATATTTTACATGAAAAAGATGATTACCACGGAGTTGGTGATTGGCTAGGTGAAGAGTACACTAACTTACCTCACCAATCAATTGAAAAACAAGAATTAAATCTATCAACTATTGATTATATTATAATTCCAGAAGTATTTTCAAATGTAATGGAGCAAGTTAAAAGCTTCCCATGTAAGAAAATCGTATTAGCTCAATCATATAGTTATATGTTAGAGTTACTAGGTATTGGTTTAAGATGGGATACTAATTTCGGATTTACTGAAGTTATCACAACTAGTAACGTACAAGGTGATTACATCAAGGAATTATTTCCAAATGTAACAACTCACGTTATACCACCATCAGTACCCGAATACTTTAAACCAACAAGTGAAATGAAGAAACCAATCATTAGTATTGTTACTAGAGAGCAAACCGATGCATTAAAATTGGTTAAATCTTTTTACTTACAATATCCAATGTATAAATGGATTACATTTAGAGAATTAAGAGGTTTACCAAAAGAGCAATTCGCTAAAGAATTAGGAGACTCTTGTTTGGCGGTATGGGTTGATAATCCAGCAGGATTTGGTACTTTCCCAGTAGAAGCTATTGAATGTAACACTCCAGTGATTGCTAAAATTCCTGATTTAGTTCCAGAATGGATGCAAGTTGTTTCAGACTCTCAAGAAATAGAGTTAAAGAACAATGGTATATGGACTAATAACGTACTATCAATTCCAACTTTGATTTCTCAATTCATGGAAGTATGGTTAGAAGATTCAGTTCCTCAAGAATTGATGGATGGTATTGAAGCGAGTAAAGGATTATATAGTGTTGAAAAGCAACATGAAAAAATTTCTGAAGTATATAGTCAATTAGTTCTTAATAGAAGGACTGAACTTGAGCAATTATTAGAAAAACAAAAAACAGAATAATTATGAGTACAGAAAAAAATAAAACTGATATAACAGTAGTATTGCCAGTATATGGCTTAGATGAAACATTCCCAAATGCAATTGATAGCGTTAAGAATCAATTAACACAACCAGAGGAGTTAATCATTGTGGTTGGTACTAAAACTGAAGATATCAAAACGGTTAAAGCATATGATTATGGTGACCTTAACGTTAGAATTATTGAAAATGATACGGACGATACAGGGTTTCAAAATCAAATGAACATAGGTGTTAGTGAAGTCAATACCAAATGGTTTGCATTTTTAGAGCAAGATGATGAAATGTCTAGCATATGGTTAAAGAACGTAGTTGAATACCGAGAAGTGTATTCGGATGTAGGAATGTTCTTACCATTGATAGTAGATTTCTCTTCACCAACAACTGAAATAGTAGAAGGTAAAGAAGTTGAAATCCCTAGTGGGTTCGTAGGTATGGCTAATGAAGCTGTGTGGGCTTCTGAATTCTCAGATGAGATTGGTATTCTAGACAACTCTTCATTATTGAAATATCAAAACTTCAATTTTGATGGCATGGTAATGCTAAAAGAAATCTATGAAGACTTTGGTGGAATTAAAGCGAATGTTAAATTAACTTTCATGTATGAATTCCTTTTAAGGATGACATATAACACAGTTAAAATTATGGTTATCCCAAAAATAGGATATAAGCACATTAACTTAAGAGTTGGTGGCGTATTCGACAACTACAAATCAGAGTTAGACCCTGATGAAGCTAGGTGGTGGTTTGCAACAGCTAAAAGGGAATACTATCATATATCTGACAGAGAGATAGAATACTCTAAGTAATGGCTGAGAAACGAGGACGAAAGAGAAAAAATGGTTTATATTTCGGTCCCGAACAAGAGGAAGCTGTAGTTAGGTTTTTAAATGAAGAAGATTATATTATTAGAAATAAGATATATAATGCACACCTTCGTGATGCCTTTAATACGATGATTGAATCAATCATTAGAAGGTATAAACTATATAGAAAAAATTACAGTTTTGAAGACTTACATAGCGATACATTATCATACCTTATCCTTAAAGCGGATAAGTTTGACGTAACGCAAGGTAAAAGAGCTTACTCATACTACGGAACTATATGTAAACATTATATATTAGGATTAATGATAAAAGATGTCAAATATCTAAGTAAAACCTTAGATTTTGACACCTCTATCAATACAGTTCATAAGAATGATAATTACGTTTACCAATTACCCGATACTGACTATGCTATGTCAGATTTTATCAAAGGAATTTCTGATGATATTAAACAGGAGTTAATTGATAACGAGGATGCTGAAACACGAAAAAAGAAAATGACAGAAAATGAACGTAAAGTTGGTGAAGCTTTAGTGTATATCCTGGATAACTGGGGGACTATTTTCGAAAATTTAGATGGTGGTACTAAATATAATAAAAATACCATCTTAGCAACCATTAGAGGTTACACTGGGTTAATTACCAAGGATATAAGGATTGCTATGCGTAGATATAAGAAAATCTATGAAATGATTAAAACCTCTAAAATAGAAAATGGTTTTTTATAGGTGAATGCCACTAAAACCATTTATTTAACTATTTATATAGAAAGATAATATGGGACGAACTAAAAAACAAACAATAGAAATAAATAATAACGAATCATTACGTGGTGTGATGCAAGAAGTGTATAACAATGCTTGTAATCAAATCGGTGATGTTCAGAAAGTTATTAATGAACTTGTAGCAGCTGCTAACCCGGAAGATATTGACGATGTTACTAAAATTGCTAAAGCTAAAACTGATGCGTTAAAACTTAAAGATTCAGCGATAAAAATCAAATTAGAATTAGGTAAGTTACAGAGTAATATAATTAAAGATGGTGGTGATATCGTTAAAGCGGTAACCAATTCATCAGAAATAGTTAGTAACGATAGTTTCGCTAAAATTAGAAACATGGTTAAAAACGCTGGAGAAGTTAAGTAATGGACATAGCAAGTGAAAAAGGTAAAATATATAGCAAAATTGCTGCATTAAGGGTATCTACTGAAACATTCCCTAAAACGTTTTTATCAAACTCGATACCATCAATAAATAAAGATGGTAACAGTTTAAACTTTCTAACTGATTTAATTAAATCTTTAGTAGGATTTGATGCATTAAACGATGTTATAGTTGAAACTTTAACCACCAATTTAGATGAGATTGAAGTTGATATCAAAGTAACTATTAAGAAGATACTTAAAGAACTAGTATCTTGTAACATAAACCCTTCAATTCCACAAGATTTTATTGATAATGGTATTACCATTGAAGTGAATAAAGTTGACTTCTTAGATATTATGAGAATTAACCCTATTTCACAAGCAGGTAAACTGATATATGATGATGTTTTTTCCGCTAGTGAAAGTACAGATTTTAACACTTACCTATATAGCGCAATACAAGGTGAGGGTGAAGAACTATTTTGGGGTCATGTAACTACAGATGAGGACATTTTAGGTGTTAAATTTAATGAAGAAGGATTAATTAGTAATAACACCATCACAATCAAACCTAGCACTTATTATAGTGAAAATAAAATGTTAACAGATTTTAATAATAGTTACGTTGATAGCGTTAAATTATTCAACTCGGTTAAATTAATAAACAATATAATAGAAAATGTATTTGGGTCCATTAGTGTTGTAACTAAAAAAGATAAACAAACAATCAAAAATGAAATTCAAATCAATGATATCATTGATAGAGTTTTAAATTCAGATTGTGATGAGGTCATAGATGATAGTTATTTTTCATTTTCTAATGATGAGTTGCAAGATATAGATTACAGAGCTAAATCAAGACGTAAAGGTGTTAAAGTTTTAAAAATCAATGAAAACGTAGATTCTGAAATAGATATCAATGAACTAACAGCATTAAATGACGAGTATGATGCACTAAGTAATGATTTACCACTAGGTGAGTATCAAGAGAAGTTAACTACACTTGTTAGAGATGGTATAAATTCATTGGCTAATGCAGCCGCAGTGAACGTTGATGATGAAGATAAGATGACAGTTAAGTTAAGTTTCATTGAAGATATACTTAAAAAGTTAATGACAGCAATTGTTAATGTAATTTTATCACCAAAATTAATATTAATTTTCACGGTAAATCATTATATATTATACCAAGGTGAAACCTTCGAGAATGTTCAAGATTTCATGGAGAAAAATAAATGGCTTTTAACTAGGATTTTAGACGAAGTTAGAGATTTAATCATAGCCAAATTAATGGAGAGAGCACTTAAAGAAATTAAAACATTAGCAATTGAAAATGCAATTAAGGTTAGCGTTGAAGGACTTAAAAATAATAAGGCTCAATTAGTAAGTATGGTTTCAAGTAAGTTAACAAAGTTCAATGATTCAGTAACAAATTTAATCAAATAATATGTCTTGTTCTACAAACCCAACAAATTCGAATTCAACTTCTAAAAAAAGTTCAATGACCAATATATTAGGTATATTAGAAGCCGCATTCAATATACCTAGAAAACCATTAAGTAAATTACCACCACAATTATTAATTGCAGGGGCTAAATTAAGACCAGGACTAAGTGCTAGAATGATAACATCTAGAATAATAGCTAGACAGTCCGAAGCGGGAGCACCTTCTGGGGCGATATTTAAAGATGGTAATAACGTAATGGAGTCAATGATAAATATAATAACTGAAGAAGTGGTAGATGCATTATTATTAGACGCTAAAATAGAGGTGGTAATTCCACCAGGAGTTCAAGTAATAGCCACCGGAGCTAACAGTGGTGGACCAATAGTGGTTCAAGGAGCTACAACTAATATAGCAGCTGGAGACGGAGTAATAAGATAAGATTATGGGAAAATGGGATAATAAATCAAGTGATTCAATCGTTTTAGAATTGAAAGAAATGCAACAAGAATATGAAGCATTAAAAAGTACTATTGGAACTTGTTTAGATAAGATGGATAAAATGGAAGTAGATTTCCAAGAAGGAAATAAGATTGTACTATCAAGATTAAAAAAATAAATAATGAATAAATATTTCTTCCCGGGTAATAGTATATATAATCAAGGTTCAGGTAAGGACTTACAGACCACAATATTTTATTATGGTTTAGTAGTATCAAATATAGATGAGTTAGGAGCAAATCGTATTAAAGTGCGTATCACAGGAATAGACGCTGGAATTACAAATGATGATGATTTGTCTTATTCATTCCCAATGATTCAAAAATTCGTCCACATAATACCTAAAATCGATGAGATAGTTATGGTATTTATACCAGATGTTAATAACCCTCAAATAGATAGGATGTATTTAGGGCCAATTATCTCTCAACCACAAATGATGTTTAGGGATAATGAGTTACATCATTCAAAATCTACACTAGATAGTGGGATTAAAAAGGCTTTACCATCTCCAAATACAATCCCAGAAAATAAAGGGGTTTATCCAAACACCGAAGACATCGCAATTCAAGGTAGGGTTAATAGTGATTTAATCTTTAAAGAGAAAGAAGTAATCGTAAGAGCTGGTCAATTTGAAAGTAATACGATTGAAGGTGATATACCTAAATTTAACAAAGTTAACCCATCTTACGTTCAAATAAAACATGACGTAATAATAAATCAACCAACAGATAAGATTGAACCTGAATTAGGAGGTGTTATCAACGTTGTTACCAATAAAATTAACCTATTAACACATAAAAACGGTTCACCTAGATTCTCATTAAATGACCAAGAATCAACAATATCTGACGAGGAATTACAGAAAATAATAACTGAAGCACATCCATTGGTTTTTGGTGATACTTTAGTTGAGTATCTTAAATTACAAAGAGCTGCATTTTCTAACCATGCCCATCCATATCCTGGAGCGAAACAGAAACCTCTTGCAGATACCAATGCAGTTGAAAAATACTTAAAATTTAACTTGGACTCAATACTATCTAAAAATATACGTATTAATTAACTTTTTTAGATATTTATAAATAAACAAAAACATGGTAATAAGAACATTTTTCGATAGCAATAATACACTTGTGTATAATCAACCAATCAACACGGGTAAAAACCCTGTTGCTGAATTATTCTATGGTGGTAGTGTTGGCACTAATTATTCAAGGTTTATATTTAAATTTAATGAAGAAAGAATAAAAGAATTTAGAGATAAAGGAATGTATCCTGATTTAAGTAAATTAAAACACACCTTACATATGACCAATACAGGTACATTTGATAGTTCATTATTAGGAGGTTACACGGCAGATAATAAAGCTAGAGGTTCTTCATTTGATTTACAATTATTCACAGTTGACCAACCATGGGATGAAGGTGTTGGATATGATTTTGGTGGTCAAAAATATTTTAATAATGAAGATGCTACTGTTATAAGTTACGCCCCATCTAATTGGGCTGAATCTAATACTGGTACAGAGTGGGTTAATGGTGGTGGTACATTTTCAGATTGGAGTGGTGCTACTTTAATTGGTGACCAAATTCACTTTGCAGATGGTAGTGAAAATATAAATATAGATATTACCGACATAGTTAATCAATACTTAAGTGGTGGTACAACTAACAATGGTTTAGGGTTAGCATTCATCGAAAGTCTTGAGGGTACTGATACAGAAGAAATTCAATACACTGGATTTTTCACTAGACATACACAAACATTCTATGAGCCATATGTGGAAAGTAAATATTCTGAAACTATAGTAGATAATAGAGGTAATTTTTATATGGATAAACTAAATAAATTATACCTTTACACCAACCTAGGTGGAGTTCCTACAAATGTAGATGATAAATCTACTATGAGTGTAACAATCCATGATAATAACGGTGAAGTATTTTCAGCAATTACTAGTAGTGATATTACTGAAGTAACTCAAGGTGTTTACTCAATAGAATTAATCGTACCTTCCGCAGATAACTACGACTGTACATTATACACTGATACTTGGTCTGGAATCACTATGGATGGTATAAGTAGACCAGAAGTAATATTAGATTTCGAAATAAAAAATTCTGAAAGTTATTATAACATTGGCGCTGTCAAACCTAAAAGTTACGTATTTAATGTTTCCGGGATTAGGTCTAATGAAGATATAAATAGAGGTGATATTAGAAAAGTAAGTGTAATGGCTAGAGTTCCATATAAAACTAACCAACAAGAGGTTTTAGATTCGTTAGAATATAGACTTTATGTTAAAGAGGGTGCTGCAGAATTTACAGTAATAGATTATACTCCAGTCGAATTGGCTTTCAATTATAATTATTTCTTACTAGATACCGCAAGTCTTGTGCCTCAAAAATACTATTTAGATATAAAATCAACTTCAAATTATGAAGTAACTACATCTAAAAACATAATTTCATTTGATATTGTTAGTGTAGTTGAAGAAAGAGAGGGGTAATTTAAAAATATTGCAATAAATACTTGTATTTTTTGTAAAAAAAGTGTATATTTGCATATATATAATAAACGTGATTAACTATCGTGTTGGTCTTGAGTCAGAATGGCTTTAGAATTATCATTTAGGTAATGAAGATATCAGCACATTAATTAAAAAAATTAAAAAGTAATGACAACAAAAACAATTGGGTACTCATACCCTACGGTGAATTTGGCTGTAAATAAAAGCCGAATCAAAATGTACAACAAGGCATCTGACATGCCGACCTTTTATCTTAAAAAAGGTGATGAATTTCAAATCGAATTATTTAATCCAACAACTGACACCGTTAAAGCGGTAATAAAGTTAAATGGTAAACAAATCTCTAATGGTGGTCTAGTACTTAGACCAGGAGAACGTGTTTTTCTAGATAGATTTCTAGACATTAATAAAAAATTCTTATTTGACACATACGAAGTCTCAAATTCTGAGGAAGTTCGTAAAGCAATTGAAGACAATGGCGATTTAGAAGTAGAATTCTATAGAGAATATGTTCAACCAACACTACCAAGAACTCCATTATATTGGAATAATGATAATGGTTGGAATAGTCTTCATAATAACACATTTTATGGTAACGTTACCAGTGCTGGTGGCTACGTAAATAACACAACAACTGGTGAAGTAAGATTAGATGGATTAACAACCACTTCATTAAATTATAATGATACAACCTTAAGTGTTGGTAGCACATATGATGCAAACCCAATCGCAGGTAGTCTTAGAAGTGCCAAACCTAAAAGAGGGTCATTTGGTAAACTTAAAAAATCTAAAAGTGTAGAAACTGGTAGAGTAGAACAAGGTAGTACTTCAAATCAAGAATTCAAAACGGTTAATAAAACATTCGAAAGTAACGTTTTAAAAACATATGCGTTTAAAATTTTACCAATATCACAAAAAACTGTAACTACAAATGATTTACGTCATGCGTATTGCACTAATTGTGGATTAAAAAATAGTACTAAGAACAACTTTTGCCCAAAATGTGGAACTAAAGTTTAAGGAATAATAAAAATGAGTTAATTACGTTATAAATTAAAGGGAGATAAGATTGTTTATCTCCCTTTTTTTGTGTATCTTTGTAAAAATAACAAAACATTATAAAATGGATAGAAAAGAAGTATACAAAGCGTTAGATTCTGAAAGAGAATATCAAGAAAAAATGACAATCAATGTCGATAGACCTGACAATCCAGAGGATTCATATCAAGATACTATGGAACATCTTAGAAAGTTAGGTGGTATGATTGTTCAAATGGGTGAGAAATACGGAATACCTAAAAGAAAATAATTAAAATGGGTAGAAATATATTAATAACCGGAGGAGCTGGTTTTATTGGTTCACATGTGGTAAATCACTTTGTAGATAAGTACCCTCAAGATAAAATTATTGTATTGGATAGTATAACTTATGCAGCTAATATTAATAATGTAGTTGGAGTAATGTCATATAACGATGTTCCTTACGTGTACGGAATTTCAAACTTATGGTTTGAAAAGGCCGATATTAGAAATATAAAAGAAGTTGAGGATATATTCGAAAGATATGTAATTACTCACGTAATTCATTTAGCCGCAGAATCACATGTAGATAATTCAATTGAAAATCCTAACATATTTGTTGAAACAAACGTGATGGGAACGGTAAATTTACTAAATGCTTGTGTAAAATATTGGGAAACTAGTGATAATATGGATAATAGGTTCTATCATGTGTCAACAGATGAAGTTTATGGGGCATTAGAGCTCGATAGCGACACGTTCACCGAAGATACACCTTATGCTCCCCATAGTCCTTATTCAGCGTCTAAGGCATCCTCTGACCACTTTGTTAGAGCGTATCATGATACGTATGGATTACCTATATTAATTTCTAACTGTTCAAATAATTTTGGACCCCACCAACATGGTGAGAAATTAATTCCAAAAGTAATTACTAATCTTAAATATTGTAAAGATATTCCAGTTTATGGAACTGGTGAAAATATCAGAGATTGGTTATATGTTGGTGACCACGTTAGAGCTATAGATTATATCTTTAATTTTGGTACTGTTGGTGAAACATATAACGTTGGTGGTGATAACGAATTAACCAATCTTGAATTAATTACACAAATTTGCTGTATATATGCTCAAGTAAAAAACGATGGGGAAATGCCAGACATAGTTGACATCCCAATTAAATATGTTGAAGATAGAAAAGGTCATGATTTAAGATACGGAATAAACTCTAGTAAATTAAAAAAATTAGGTTGGGAACCTAAAGTTAGTTTCGAAGAGGGTATCATCAAGACTATAGAATATTATAAAAATAAAAAAAATGTTAAAGTGTGATTTATGGGGAAATATAACCTATTATGAAGATGTAGTAGACGGTAAAAATGAGTGGGTTAAACAAAAATTTGTAGGTGAAAATTTAATCAACTATGAAGATTCAAATGGTAATTATTGGGAAAATAATTGGGGAGAATGTACGTTACCTATATTAGTGGTAGAATCTACAAGAATGTTATCATCAGCAGGTTATAGTGATATTGATTACAACACTAGTGAGAAAAATTGTTATATTCAAAATTGGGGTATTTCTAATCCTATCATTAAAAGTGATAAAAATGTAATATATTTAGGACCCTCACCTACTTTAACCTTCTCAAGTTATACTATGACTGATGGTGGTGATAATTGTACCTACGGTACAATTGGAGGTGGTTTTTCATCTACTATTGATGTATCACCTACAACAGATTACACCATTGTTAGTGGTAATAGTAATACTAGTATAATAACTTTATCAACTGACAATTCACTAAGTTACACATATGATGGTACTATAACCATAGGTAGTGGTGATACCAATAGCAACGTCTACAGTACAATTTCAGGCGGTTATAATAATTATATAATAGGAACTGACTGTTATGGTTACACAAGTAAAGCTAAATCTCATTACTATGATAAGAGTTTTTATTATAATGGTGGTTTAACTGTTAAAGAGGTGAATGATGAGTAAAAGAAAAATATTACAGTGTGATTTATGGGGTAATGTAACTTATTATAATAATAATAATAAATGGGTTAAACAAAAGTTCATTGATAAAAATAGAATTTCTTATGAGGATTCATTCGGTAATTTATGGAACGACAATTGGGAAACACCATTTATCTTTGATAATTATATTAGTAAATGCGATTTAGAGCCGGATATTAATAAACTATATTTAACTGAAAAGAGGTCTAGCAATAAAGATAATCCAAATATATACGTCACCACCACATCATTGTGGATGCCAAGTAAAGATGCTGTAACGGCCGCTTTAAGAGCGCCCTTGATTCTACCTAGAGATGAAATGTCATCACATTTACAATTACTAAGGCAATGATGCAATTAGATATTTGGGGAAACCCATCGGTATTGGTTATCAATGACGTAATAATAACTCAAACATATTTAAATTCTAAATTATTAAAATATAGTGATAACACAGGAACATCTTGGGAATCTTCCTGGGGTCCATATCCAGATTTAGAATATAAATGTGAGTTTATAGATTTTGAAAATGAAGAAACAATTAAAGAGATAATTAATGGCTACATCCGTAAGGATGTTAAAAATAAGTTATTAACATTTAGTCTGGATATGGATAGGATTCTTAAAAGAGAAGTGTATAAAACATTAAGTGTGGAAATAAGAAAGGAAATTGATAGGGATATTATACGTAGAATTAAAGAAATGGCATGATTAACTTAGACACACTTAAAGTAGATGACTACGCAAACGTAACATTTTTTGAAAAAGATGGTTACTGGGTTAAGCAAATGTATGATGGTTTCGTAATTATTAATTATGAAGATTCTGATGGGATTTATTGGGATATTAATTTAATCGTACCTTTCCCTTATAGGGAATTCAGAATATCAAAACATGTTAGTAAATATATCATTGAGGGCGATATTCTGAATTCTGATAAATTATATCTTAATTACGAACATAATAATGTTGTTGAAATAGACACTAGATACTTATTCATTAAACATATCCATCCTATGACTATGGCATCAACTTTAGTCCCGGTTGCACCAATGGATGGGCCAACAGGTAATTTACATTATATTGATTGTGTTTATAATGGTGATGCGTTAACACAAGCAGTTGATGATTATATGGTAGGATTAGATAACGATATTGATACTGTGGTCTGAAATACCATTGACTCTATTTTTTATCTCTTCTGGTGTCGCTAAGATGAATAGTTCGTTGGTTTTAACTAATTGCAATATTACATTACGGATTTCATCTGAAAATGTTATTTGATGTATTTGAAATATCCTATTTTTATTAGCAATAACTTCTTTAAGTTGGTAGTTATTTGTATTCATCTGTGAAAGATATTTAGAATCTATAAATGAGCCTAACTCTTCATTTATTTCTCTATCTATAGTTGTTTCTCTATCATTACCACTTTCGAACCATTGTTTAAATATATCCCATTTAGAAGTTGGAATTTGAATTCTAATATCATTATCGGTTCTATTTGTTGTATAATCTATTGATTCTAAAAATGGAATTGCTGATGGTTTATATTTTAGACCACCACCGATTGGTTGGAATTTCAATTTTTCTTTAAATAATAAATAACGTCCACCAATATTGATACTACCTAAAGCAGCACATGACACATCAATCCTATCATTGGAATTTTCATTTAAAATTTGTGCGTATATATTGGATAACTTCATATTAATAAATAGTTTATAAATGAAAAAAGCACCCATAAAGGATGCTTTTTCTGTTTTACACGAATGTTGAGATTATCTCAATTCGTTAGGGTTAAATGTTACTAATCCATCAACTCTAATTCCACCATAGAAACGGTTGTTCACAACTTTCTTCGCATAACGAGTCATGATACCTTTTACTGGTGCAAAGTTGAACGGGTTGTACATTGTAGGCGTAAGTTGCATTGGCACGTATGGTGCGTAGATGTAACCTGTATCTAATAATGATTTACCTTTGTGTCCAATAATGATTGACCAAGCTGGAGCATAAGGGTCACGGTACACTTGGTAACGTCCACTTAAAGAACCAATTTTTTCAATACCCATGTTGTACTGGTCTTGCTCTGGAGATGCATCAGATACGTGGAAGTATTCTAAGTCATCAAATACAGCAGAGATTTCAGAAGAAACTACAATAAAGTTAGCTCCACCTCTAAGGGTTGATTTATGGATTTGTGCAGAGATTTGGTTTACTTTCGTAATTAAAGTCTGGTTCCAATCCTTCTGTGTGTATGCGTTAGCAGCCATAGAAGCTTTTCTCCATCCATTCCAATCCCATCTAAGTTGCCATGCAGCAGCTTTTCTAAGGTCTCTTAAGATTTCACGGTCAATTTCTGCCGCTACTTGTTCTGATAACATTGCTGTTAATTCAGCTTCAGCATCGATGTTGTGGAATGCACTAACATCTTGTGCTAACTCTGGAGACCAAGTTGCTCTTAATTTTCTTTCTTCTACTGATACAACTACCTCGTCTAATTTGAAAGATACTTCTCCCATTTCAGTTTCAAGTTCTAATGAAGCGTATTCTGCCCAAGAGATTACGAAATCAGTTGCGTCTAAATCACCAATAGTTGTTCCAGTTGATACGTCAGCACCAATATAACCATCAGAAGTTTGAGTAGCAGTATTTGAAGCTACAGGATGAGTTAAATCAACCTCTAAGTAGATTTCTCCACCAGCAGTACAAATATCATCATAAGCTACAATACCTTTACCGTATTTTTGTGTAACTAATCTAAATGGTACTTCAGTGTTATCTGCTGCAATAATGTTTCCATCAGGGTCAACAATATCTTCACCAGCAACAACAGTTACTTTTAAAGAAGCTAAGAAAGATTCAGTATCCATTGGGTTACCATCTGGTCCTGTTAATCTACCTTTATCCATTCCAACTCCAAATCCTGATGCTGATATTTGGAAACTTCTTAAAGTTCCATCAGTTGCAAGTGGAAATTCATCTAAACCTGCTTTTGCATCATAATCACCTGAAGCGTTTAATAATACTAATGCTCCTGTACCAGTTACGATAGAGATTTCACCTTTTGATGCATCAAATAATCCATCGTTATAGTAAATATCGTAAAGGTTTTTTGATAAGTACTCAGTTACAGCGTAAGATTTACCTGAACTATCAATATCAACACCTTTTACAATTGGAAGTCCGTCAGAACCCATTGAAGTATGTGCAGATAATGTAGCATCACCAGTTTGGTGTGGGTCACCGTATCCACCAGCACCGTCATAACGAGCTGAAGTTTGAGGTACGAAGAAGAATAATTTACCAATTGGCATATTCATTGCTTGTACTGATACGATATCATTAGCTAATAATTTTGAGAATACTCTTCTCACGATTGGAAATACAACCGTTTCGAA